CCTTCCATTCCTCTGATTGATCACTACTCTCTATCTTTCTTCATATTTATCATTTCAATTTTTTACTTTTCTCTCTTCTTTTCTCTCTTCTTACTTTTTCTTTCCTCCGGACTTTTTATTTCTCCGGAACCAAATACCCATAAAATAGTTTAACACGCTTATTCACTAATATTTTTGATACATCATAACTACTTATACTGAGTCCTTCCAATGATTTTACGCGGGAAAGTGCCACGTAACTTTGCCCCGCTTCGAATACCCCATCACCGATATCTATGATACACCGATCCAATGTCGCACCCTGACTTTTGTGAATTGTAATCGCCCATGACAAAATCAGCGGGATTTGCGATACACCTATACCTGGAATATTATCGCTAACCCATGTATGATAATTAATCACCATTTCAAGTCCATTGTTGAACCGAACTACCGGTAATTCCGGCGACGTTTCTGTCATACGAATAATAACACCCTGACTGCCATTACAAATAGGGGTGGATGCAGTTGTGACCGCCTCTTCCATATTGATGACACACATCACTTGTGATCCTACTTTCAAATGAACCACCTCGTCGCATAGTATACTATTTTTAAGTGAAGCCATCTCCATTGTTATGCGTTCTTGTGACTGTGACGCACGAATCTGCCGCTCTTTATCCGACAATGGTAGATCGGTGACGTATTTCAATTGGTAAGAATGTGTACGACTACTGGGATCCATTATCGACAATTTCTCCATTTCCAACCGATTGATTTCATCGACGCGTGACCGGGTAGAATAAAGCAGTGTCGGTTTTGTTTGAGGTGTTCCATCTTCAGATACGTCGGGTAAAACTACCCCGACACGAGAACGCAGAATCTCATCCGTTCGACGGGTGATCCGACCTTCACGCACCTGATTCAATACTTGGCAGTAGACAGGATCATTTTGCCGAAATATCTGTTTCAATTGAATGTGGTTCTGTTTAGGGAACGCCGAGAACCAAGATTCACTTTCAAAACAGAATCGCGAATTGTCTGGGTCTTCGGTATTCACGCCTACGGGTGGCAACTGGTAGAAATCCCCGCAAAATATAAGTTGAATACCGCCGAATGGTCGGGAATGGCAGTTCCGCACAGTTTTACCGACAATATCCAAAATATCAAACAAGCGTTTCGACATCATACTTACTTCATCGATGATGAGTGTGCGTGTCTTTCGCCATTCCTTCTTCTTGAAGAAGTTTTTATCGACCTTATTGACAATTCTCTCGACATCCCCGTTCGCAAGTCCAATACCCCCCCAAGAATGAATCGTTTTGGCTTTACAATTCAGCATAACTGCCGCGCATCCAGTTAGTGCACAAACCTGGATATTGTGCCCGTGTTGTTGTCCATAGTTATAAATCTCTCGAATGAGCGCGGATTTACCGGTTCCACCAGGTCCAGTTATGAATACGTTTTGTCCGGCAACGTATTTCGCAAATGCGTCCTTTTGTTCGGGAGACATCATTAGGGACGATGACGTGGGCGCGGGTTCAGGCGTGGGCGTGGGTGTGGGTTCAGGCGTGGGCGTGGGTGTGGGTTCAGGCGCGGGCGTGGGTGTGGGTTCAGGCGTGGGCGGTGCGGGCGCCGGCGCCGCAATAAATGCCGAATCAGGCAATTTTTTGACTGTGGTATATTTTCGAATATCGTGATTGGAGGGTGTTGCTATAGAGGTCATCATGGCGGTTGTCATATTCTATATTCGGGTAATAGATTTCAATTTATCGGGTTGAATTGCTTTATTTTCTTTTCGATCAGTGTAATATAAGATATAAATCCATCGAATTATAGTATACAATGAATACTACTACGAACATATCCCATTATTCATCCCCGGCAAACGCAATGTCTGATAATATATATTCAACAACCACATTTTTGTCACCAATTGGTGGTGGTATACGTGTTAACAGTCCAGACAAAAAGAATACAACAATTTCGTCCGATATTGCCAACGATTATTTAGAACGCGTTAAAAAATCGCAGATTATCCTTGAAAAATACCCGGACAGGGTACCGCTTATCATCCAACCGTCAAAAAATGACAGGGACTCGTACCCTATAGACAAGTCTAAATACATAACTCCGAGAGATTTGACTCTTCTTCAACTTCAGCAGATTATCCGTAAACGCATCAAGTTTCCTGCGGAAAAGGCGCTCTTTATGTTTATTAATAACAAGATATATCCGATTACGGCCGTAGTTGGAACGATATACGATACACACAAAGATGCGGACGGGTTTTTGTATGTCACGTATTGCCAGGAAAGCACATTCGGGTGCTCCACGTAAATAAATATAGATGTATTCGTATAACAGTATAAAGTGATGATATATGTTATCTCTTTTTACAAACACAAAGAATCTGATATATAATAAAATAATAAATCCGGGTATTGTAAATAAACAGACTATTCTATTACAACATTCGCAACAAATGTTTGTGAATGATTCATCGTCGGGGTCGGAGACTGAACCTGAACCTGAACCCGGACCAGAACCAGAGATGTTACATAAAAAGTTATTCGACACGGATATACCGAATAACATACTAAGCACCGATTATGAATTACAGGAACTCATTAAAATAATAACAAACAGCAATATCAATATTGATAATGTCGTTTTACATAAGAGATTTGAATCCAAATTGGCGAAACATGAAGACGCGGTATTTAAAACCAAAATGCGGTTATTATATGTTATTATTGCGAATAATCTATACGGGTCGGTATTTGAAGAGAAAAAACTATACAAACCTGCCAATAAAACATACTATCCCACCGGGGTTTTCAGGTATAATGATTATATTATTCGTATCGATGATTCGCCTTTTTGTTTTTTCGATGAAGAGCAGGTTATCACTGCATTATACAAGTCTACTGCAAACGACATCGACGACGCATGCAACCACATCATCATTCCATATTTTACGTATATCAATATGAAAAAAAAGGCGAATGGGAATATGTGTGATTGCGATCATGACCCGTGTGGATGCGCCTATGTGGGGGATGATAGTTCATATTGCGCCGACGATGCGGCGTATGACGAGGACCTTATCAGTGGAAAATTCGAGAAGGAACCGCCTAATTATTCACGCATATTTTATAATCAACTACGACACAATACCATATCGTTTAGTATTCAACCGTATGTAAAAGATACCGAGTCATTGTATACTTGGGCGAAGGATAATATCAAAGATAACGTCAATATTAATTTCGCAAAAATCAAATTCGACTTTTTTACGGATCTGTTTTCCAAGTGCGCATTGTTACTTCAAAAATTACATTCTGTTGAAATAGTCCATGGTGATATAAAACCGGATAATATATTGATTAAAGAAACCCGGGATTTCAATATCAACGACGTATCGAAATCCCGGTTATTTTCGGTATATTTGATTGATTTTGGTCTGGCTGGCAAGAATAGTGTCGGTATCGGCACCGGAGGAACTATTCCATATTGCCACCCCGAATTCAGAAATATACATGATACAAAACGCACTGATAAATACAACTGGGCTGTTATCAAAAAGAAACACGATGTTTGGTCACTTGGAATTACATTTATTACGCTGTATATGAATAATACGTTTTACAGTTATTATCATAAATATCCGTCTTATTTCTTCAATTCGAATGGATATGTTAGTACGCTTGTATTGGATTCTATCGCAAACCCACAATTACGGCGATTATTTACAGACATACTTTCATATGATTCGATCTCGATAGACAATGTATGTGAACAAATACGCGTATTACAGAATACGGTCAAGTAAGTGTCTGGTCGGGTCGGGTCACGGTGTCGCTTTGCCTCACGAAGGTACAGTTGATGTTAATTCTCTACCTGTGCTATCACTTGATGGTGCAGCCGCAATGACGTCTGCCGACGTCGAATCAGAAATAGGTTCTCCCAATACAGAAGATATAACTTGCTTGTCCACTTCAGGTACAGGTACAATCGTATTTACACTGAATGGGTTATTATTATTTCGTAAAGAAGACGGCAAATATTGGTTATCATAATGTTGGGGATTTATAGGCGGTGCAGTCGACGACGTCGATGACGGTTCTTCTTTTTTTGAAATGATGCGGCTGCTTCGACCTGATGACGACCCCTGGTTTGTGTCTGGTGCTACGGTGGAGAGCGTCGATTTGAATTGATCTGGAATATATGCGCGTTTTTCCAATGTATCGCGTTTTATATTCAGATTCTGAAGAACATTCATCATTGTGCGCGGTAGAATCGAAATTGAGTTCATATGTGTGCGATATTTGAAAGAACAAACACTTGTTTCGGGAACTACAAACTGAACACTATACCACCAATACGCCGGTATATACATTATCATCCCCTGGAATAATTCCACTTCAAGTGTCTTGATTTTATCGAAATCGTCTTGATATTCGGATTGGACTTTCCACGGGTTCACTGGAGAACGGAACTCGAATACATCATAATCACTGATTGGATAGAGGTATTTGCTATCTTTGGGTGGGATCAATAGTATTTTAATACGACCTTGTGTGACAAGAAAATAATTACGATAATTCACTTCATATCGTAAGGGTGTTGTCGTGGCCACCGACGCCATCATGATGTCATACATACACGTAGATACCATATACGGTCTCAAAAAATCATCATTCAATTGAAACACTTTCACTAATCCGGTTTCATCGATGAAATCGGTATTATTCTCGCTAATATACTTGGCTTCAGTATCCTTTTGGAATACTTCATGCGCTATTTTCAGTGTCACTGGAATATAAAGAACCGTATTATTATTTGCACTGTCTGAACCTTTTTGCAACTTTTCGGGGGGTGATTTACCGTCAGGTCCCGATCCCGTCACCGCGACTGATACATCCCGAACCTGAATATCAAATGCCCGATAATTCGTGGTTATACCGTGATAAGATAACGCAGTTAGTAAATGTTCATTATAATATTCGAATGTGGTAGGTTGTCGTATGTCACATACTTCTTCTAAACGTTGTTTTGAAGGTTGCTCTATTTCGTATACTTCTAAATCATTACTACGTTTCATATGAAAATGGATATGAAGATATAAGAAGAGCACGATACAAAAAATAAAGATGGAAATTATCAACATAATGAGAACGAGGTCGTACGAATCGGATCGAAATAGAAATATTATTATTATTATGCCTGAATACTAATATTTATAGGATTATACTCAATTACTTTTATGTTAGATTTCGTTGATAACTAATGCGATACGTGAATCTACTGGAAAATGTGGAGACGTATTTTCGTATTCTTCGTCCTCGTGATGCATTTGCGTGGGTTCTTCGGTTGATTCTTCGGTCGCGGCGGTCGCGTCAATTTTAATAGATTCACTCATGACGGCGTGACTCATATCCGGAACGATAAAAATAGAGACATCATTATCAACCGGATCATCTGATGATGCATTATGATACAATCCATTATCATCGATTTTGGATTGTTCGTTTGAATCATTGCTCATACTATGACTGAGACTGATACTTATGCTATGACAATCTGCGTCTGCGTCGGTGTCTACGTCCGCGTCCGCCTCGGCGTGTACGTAGTTATGTTGCTGATTCAATAAACGCATAACCATCGTATTCATTTCATTCAGCATCTTCTGTTGTGAATGAATCAATGACCTTAATTCTTGATTCTCTTTTATGATGGGTTCGACTTTAAGGATCGTCTCCGAGAGATTGGTTTCATTAACAATCTTATCAACGATACCTTGGACGAAGTCGCGACTATTGATCAAATCATTCATCACAGTATCCATCAATAATACAGTTTCATCTTCTTCTGCGTCAGCAGCGTCGGCGTCGGCGTCGGCGTCGGTAGCGTCGGTAGCGCCGGGGTCAGCGTCGTGGTCGGCAGTTGGACCGGCACTTGCTCGGTCTTTTCTATTATTTTGAGACAATTCATCCAAACGAGAATGAATATAATCAACACGATTAACCAAGTCATTCAATACATTATCATGTTCGCCGATCTTTTCGTCGTGACTTTTTAAAATCACAAGTGGCGGAGGTGTCGCACCAGTAGATGTAACCATACTTACAAATGGTGTAAGAACTGGTTGAGGCGTATTATTGGCGGTATTTTCGACAACGACGTTAGAGACACCATATCTAGGATTCTGTCGAGGAATCCCCTTTTCATAAATAAACTGTGGTTCATTCTGAGACGACGACGCCTGCGCCGGCTGCGCCGTGACCTTAACAGGCGAATTCATCTTGGGTTGCATACTAGCCACCATTTCCATTTCTTGCACCATAAGCATACGCTGTTTAAGAATCTGGGTTTGAACTTCATTCTGTTTATGAAGTATCCTCAACTTTTCAGGGGGCATTGTAGACCCCTGAGTTTGGATAAGTTTTACTCTCTGCTCGATTTGCTGCTTAATCAACTCGATATTTTCATACACATTAATCGGTATTTGTGGTCCCTGTGGCGCCTCTAATACTGGTGGTAGACCTCCACGCCCCCCACCAGGTTTCCCCAGCGCGGATTGATTCATCATCGCCTGAATATTTTGGATACTATTTCCAGCGTAATAAGAACTACCATTGGGTTGTTGAAATCCGCCCGCGATTCCAGAACCAGAACCAGGAGCACCTGGAGAAGATGATGCACGCCTCTTACGTGCGGCCGACAAAGCTGCGTTTCCACTCATTGAATATATAAGATTATAAAATGTATAAATAGATTATTTCTATATTATTTTCGCATTTGCATTTTCACCTGCGAGTGGCATTTATAATCCATTACGCGAAAATCATCCAATGTATACGAATTAATATCATCTCTCAACGTCGTTATCTCCAATTTCGGAAATGCGAACGGTTTCAACGACAATTGCTTGGTTCGTAATACATCAACATGATCATCATAGATATGTGCATTTCCTAAATGATATACGAATTCATGTGCGACCAACCCGCAATGTTTCGCAAGAAGGTGTGTCAAAAAACTGTATGACGCGATATTGAATGGAACGCCTAAACCTACATCACCGCTCCGCTGGTATAAAGCACACGAAAGTCGGTTCTGATTATCTACATTAAACTGGCAGAGGATATGACAAGGGGGTAGTGCCATTTCATCGATTTGGCATGGGTTCCAGGCGGACATAATCAACCTGCGTGAAAATCTCTCGACGGGGTGTTTTAAAGACCGTATAATATCAGAGAGTTGGTCGACACCTTTCCCCGTATAATCAGCGTCACATGTAGAATATGTAGCGTTAAAATGTCGCCACTGATGGCCGTATACTGGTCCTAGGTCCCCGTCAGCGTAATGCGACAATCCGCGCGATTCCAGAAAATCCCGTGAGGCGTTATCGTCCCAGATATGGACGCCTGCCGCCTGTAGCAGACGATTGTCTGTTTTCCCTCGAATAAACCAGAGTAGTTCTTTGAGACAAGTTTTCCACGCCATTTGTTTTGTTGTTAAAATCGGGATTCGCCCCTGGTCTAATGAAAATACCATCCCGGCGCCGAATACTGAAAGTGTGGTTCCATTTCGACCGTCGTGTTCATGGTTTTGTTCGATAATATCATGAATAAGATTTAGGTATTGATACTCCTCGTGGGGGGTGATCGGTGTGGGGAGTTGGTCATCGGCGGCGGCGTCGATGGCGGCGTCGGTGGCGACGGCGACGATATAATGAGGCGCACTATTTATACGAGAGAAACGGCGAAGCATTCGGACAGGAGTTCGATTCGATTCGATAATAATAAAGAAAATATTGTGTTTAATTCGATTTCATTATTTCATTATTTCATTTCATTTAATATTATTCCATCCCGTAATTAAATCTTCACTGGTATATATATACTTATAAATCTCGTAAATGGAGGCGTTTGAAGAAACCGTCAAAGAAGGAACGAAGCGTGGAAGTTCATTTGTCGATCATGTATTTCGATTGGACGAACAACAACAAGGTATCTTATTGAATATTGTCCAATATACACTTGTCGGATTTGTCCCCATCCTGATTATGTTGTATTTGGTCCGCACTTATGTCCCCGAACCCGACGACCACAAGGCCACTTTGATGGTTTTAGTAGAAATCATCGGTCAAATCCTCTTTATGTTCGTGTTCATCTACTTTATCCATCGTTTAATCACATATATCCCAACTTACTCCGGATACAGATACTCTGAATTCAACTTCACGACAACTATTTTAGGAATATTGATGATTCTGTTGAGTATTAAGACGAAGTTGGGCGAGAAGGTTCAGATTATCGTGGAGCGCACGATTGAGCTCCTGGGTGGTGAGTCTAGTTATAATGGTGCTGGAGGTGGCGGCGGCGCCGGAGGCGCACAGGGTGGCGGGGGCAGCGGCGCCGTTCGTATCACGCAACCTCTCTCGCAACCTTACGCTGGAGGTATGCCGGGTGGAATGATTGGTGGTGGAATGGCGCCTCCCAATCCCGTCCTTACAACCAACCGTAATACCGGCACTGCGGACTACGGTCTATCTCAGGCGTCACAGCAAACCCAGCACTTTAACAGCACGTACGCACAAAATGTCGGCGGTGGAATGCCTGGTGGGATGATGTCGTTTGAACCGATGGCCGCCAATGAGGTTATCGGGTCGAAGTTTTAGACCATTGCGGGTGGGATGATAATAATGATATAGACATACACTTCATTTTGTATGTATATTTCTCTCGACGACGAGAATTCACTTCTCTATAAACGTCTCTCGTTCTATACTTTTCATAATCTTACGTTCACCAATCGGGTCATCCTTGATTTCGTGAAGGACGTTCCTAATCATCTTATGATGAAAATCCTGTAACCTACTATTCGTCTCCCACCCCGGATGTAAATCCATCCACTTTTTCACCGCAAAGTATTCCTTGTTGGCGATATCCACAAACACCTGACGCATCCGCGCATTCCCTTCATCTCTCGCCCACTGATGATTATCCCGAATATAAATCGTATCCCGCTTCTGATCCGTGCAATGTATCGGGCGTTTATAAAGGTCAATCTGTTTCAATCCATCAATCATGACTTTACTAATCCCTTCAACAAGTCCCTGATCCCGGGTATAAGTCAGGTCGTCCATCGTGATTTCGAGAGAATCAACAAAGTCGGAGATATTGACCGCGTCTTTACATTGTTCGTTCAAGAAAAAGTTCAAATTAAACTGGTTGTTATTCGTATTATTCACGATAATATTCCGTTCCTTGCTTAATTCAACGATCTGTTTTTGGAGGGTTTTATTCTGGTCTAATAATTCAAATACGAGAGAATTGACGAGAGATTTCTTGCTCCGTTTTTTATCCATTGTAAGTGCCGTAATCATTTTCCTAATATATTCCTTAAGTTTATCATTTTGCTCGGTTAATAATTCGGATACAGAAGAGGCCGCGGTTGCGTCTGTAGTCACTGAAAGTGCGGATATTGCATCATCAGCATCATCTAAACTGGTGGATGATTCAGAGTCGGATGACGACGCTTCATCGGCGTCGTCGGCGTCGCTATAGGAATACGACGGTTTTTCAGAGATTTGAACAGATAATTCCGAATTAGGTTCTGGTAAGTATTGGTATATGTTATCACTTGATTCGTCCATTTTGATCGCCTTTTTTTTAGATTTAAAACGATACCTGACCATTTCCGTATTATCGTCGTCATCGACGGCGGCGGCGGCGCCATTGCCATTGCCACCGTCACACGCCACAGCAACAGTCGCTGGCTCTTCATGCGCCGTTATAATGGATGTAGTCGTGGTCGTCGTGGTTGTCGTAGTAGCCACGATAGAAACAGATACAGTATTCAATGAAGTGTCTATATTGGGTTTTTTATTTGTAGCTTGACAATGTTGAAACTGTAAACATGTGGATGTATGTTTATAATAACTAGAACGGTGAGAGTAGGATTTTTTACAAAGACAAACATATTTCCCTTCAACGCTGACAATTGCTTCGACTACTTTATCCGCCAAAATATTCGGTTTAAAATCTGGAATTTCCTGGACTCCCTGGACTGCGTCCTTTGACATTTCGTCCATTTTTTCATCGTTCAAATTCGGTTTCATTTTAATAATATAGAAACTAACCCGTTCCTTGGCCTGTAATTCATTACTACAATAACAATCCTCCAAAATAACACACTTCCAATTCGACCATCCGCCATTCTTCCGAATACAATCGTATAATTTCGACCCGTAGGATGAATCCAGTGTCTCTCGTTTGTGCTTGTATTTTCGCTGGGTTAAATTCGTTGTATATGAAATATATGAATACTTGCTATCCGGAGTTTTACAAGTAAGTTGGTAGATATATGTTTTTGAGTAGTCGGCATACTTTCGCGGCATTTTTAACCGGTTTAAATCTGGATATTCGTCTATTCTATTTCTATTATATATCTCTAATATTTATTACCCCCGAGGGGTTTTTCGGTGGTTCAAAAATCCCATCACCAGTGGCAACATCCGCACCATCGGTTGGTCTAAATGTTGCCATTCTCACTTTAAAAATCGAAATTTAGGTCTGTGTTAATGTAGTAATTTTGTAGTAATTGTAGTAATTAGCAATTTGGCACTTTAGACTTTTTGGCAACATTTGCACCATATTCAATGTCATCACCAGAAACAAAACGCCTATATATGCTCTCGGGGAAAAAGGGTTTTTTTGTTTTTTTCAATAAATGTCCAAATACGGGTTTGGCCATTCTGCTTTTAAAACGCGTTTTTTCGCATGTTTCACCTGACGAGAGCATAATTTGCGAATTCGACAATTTCCTCATTGAAAATCAGCGGGATTTCAGTCACCCGGTTTCATGGAACCGCATCCGGCGCCATTTTTGGGCGGGATTGTGCGATTTCCCCGCCTTACTGACTTTTCAAAAAGTTATAAGATAATGCTATATATGCTCAGGTTTTCAGTAAGGATGTGTCTGAATGGATGCAAAACCGCGTTTTATCGTCACAAAATATGTGTAATAATACATAAATAAGTATTTGTATTATGTATAATAGGGAATAATGAATTATAAAATTACGGCGTCGCGGTTGGCGGTTGCAGAACCACCTAAAAAAACGGTGATTGTTGATTTGGAGTATATGCGTCCATCGGCGTCGCGGTCGAGGTCCCGGTCGCGGTCGATGTCGAGGTCCCGGTCCCGGTCCCGGTCGCGCGGCGATGAACGATTGAATATTGATGAATTATTGAATACACAATATACAACAACTGGATGCGACATTGACGTCGACGGCGACAGTGACGGCGACAGCCACGACAGTAATCTCTCAGAGTCAGATACAGAAGGCAGCAGTATTGATTCGGAATCCGGCGACGACCACGACCACGACGACCGACGAGAGTCACGAATCCACCCAAGCATCCAAGATACTGATTATGCGGTGAACTCCGATGATGACCTACTACAATCAGTATTAGATGAACCGACATTCCCGCTGGATGTGAATGCGATATTAAACGCGATGAATAAGAAAGAAAACAGTACGATCGCAAATCTTACATTGAAGAAGATAGCGGAGCGTCGTCGAGAGATTCTCTCGACGTTGGATTTACCAACGGATAAAATGGAGGACTTTGATAGAAAATTACAAATGTATCGAGTAATAGAGGATCCACAAGATTTAAAACATACGCAATTATTGCGATGGATACCGCTACGCTCACTACTGACCAAACCATATCTTACACTTGGAGGAACATTGTTTTCAGTCAAGTTACACCCGGACGACGGACTTCATCAAGTCACGATACGCAACGTCAAACAATTCGTATTCCGAATCAAGTTTGAATTAAATGTAGTGTTTCAGAGGTTAAGTAGAGAAGAACTCCTAATCTTGCGCGCAGTTGAATATGTCGATGACGTTTGACATGTGACCCGACCCGACCCCCAGTAATAAAAATATATCTATATATATAATGACATATACACCGACAAAACGTAAACCCAAAGTAGTTGTATTTGATGTGGATGAGACGCTAGGTAATTTCGCCCAATTTGGAATATTATGCGCTACTCTTGATGAATATTATAAACCGGATATTTCATATAAACACTTCAATGATTTAGTTGAAATCTTCCCCGAGATATTCCGCCCGAATATAATTAAGATTTTGGATTATATTCGTAAAAAGAAGGACACTGGTGTATGTAGTAAGGTGATGATATATACGAATAATCAAGGACCTGATAAGTGGGTTCAACATATCCGTGATTATCTAGAAATGAAACTGCGCGAGAAAGCGGTGGCGGCCGTAGCCGCAGTGTCGTCATCGCCATCGTCACCATCCCGGCAATTGGCAATTATCCCGCCATTATTCGACCATATAATAGGCGGATTTAAACCGCGAAACGGCAATAGTGGGTATCCGGAACGAACCACCGGCGAGAAAACAGTCAATGAATTTCTGCGATGTTCGCGTATTTCCCCCGATATCGAAATATGTTTTCTGGATGATGTATTGCATGAGCAGATGGTGGATGAAAAGGTATATTATATTAAATTACAGGGGTATCATTCGTATATACCGTTTGATCATTATGTCCATCGGTTTTTGAATAGTGCGCTATACAGAACCACGTTCGAACAACTTAAACCGATAACGGGGTCAGTATCATCTGAAATGACACCGCAGGTGAAGAAGCAGATTATAGCAATCGAATTACAGAATTTACTTGTAAAACGCGCCAACCAATTACAATATGACGCCCGAAAATATCATAATAAAATGAATCCGCGCGAAATCGATGAAATAATCAGTAGGTATATATTACACCATCTTCGGCAATTTTTCAAGGATGGACCGCCGGCGTTGTCGTCAAATATGCGTAAACTCGCACCGGCGTCGGGTTATCGTGCATCAAACCGAACAATGAAGAAAAAAAGTAGGCAACAGCAACAACAGCAACAACAGCAACGCAGTATACGAAATATATTTTATGTAGATAAAGCATCAGCAATTAAGAATATGCGAAGTAGGACAATGAAGAATAGGTAGATATTATATATGTTTACTGTAATCAGTGTGTACGGTGGAAGTGTTGGCGGGATGTTGCTGGGACGAAGACAACCCTTTTCCCGGCCGAACGTGCATCGGCAACAAGTCTGTCTCTTCTAATCTGCGACTCTGGAGTATGGTGTTCCTCGTAGATATAAACAACATCCGATGACTCCACCGCCTCCACCACTACCGCCGCATCCGCCTCCACCACTACCGCAGCCTCCGCCTCCACCGCGTCAATCATCGTATCCACCACCGACGCAACCGCAACCGACGCGGATGCAGCCATTACTGCCGCCAGGCGGTTTGATTGACGTTCTGTATTCCAACGCTGATGACGAGCGTTCCGCATGTGTCGGTCCCAATTGCCCTGTACTCCACGCCATCCACAAGGGCAACTCACTGGACGAACGATATCGAGTTCGTGAAGCGTGTCTCGGAATAGACGAGACGTAATCATTTGGAGTGCATGATGAAGGATCATCGGCGATGATTCGTAGCCCGCATTCCCCTCTTCTGGTTTGTAGTTGAGAACCAGTTCAAATACGTCGTCTTCTTCGCCGCGAGACACCATATTGTGATCGTCGTCCAAGTAAATGCTGGAATTCTCGCCGCATATTTCAACGACAATATCGTTGGCCAGTTCCATCACTTCCTCGTATAATTCATCATCGTCGCAGATTTCGTCATGTGTCAACCATCCGTGTAATGCTGCACCTGGGCGGTGTGCACCAAATGATGTTCTTTTGTGCTTGTGTAATGAACCCAGCGCATTCATCGCGCGTAAATACTCACCATCTGTAAATTTGTCTTGATTTTCGTCCACAATCGCCATGATAACATCCAGTTGATTTTGAATGTCAACATCAACTGGTGTGACTCTTCTCGCCACCGCCGGCGCCACCTCCGCCACCGCCGGCGCCACCTCCGCCACCGCCGGCGCCACAACTGGTTCCTGATGTTCCTGATTATGATGACCTTGTTCCATTATTGTATCTCACGTTGTTCACACGCTAATATATATCCGATAAAAACATTTCAATTTTATTGACAGTAAACTTTCTTTACGCCGGTGGAACCGGCGTCGCCTGTGTCGCCTGCTGCGTCTGTTCCTGAAGAAACTTCTTCACTACAGGTATTTTATCCACTGCACCAGATGTATCGATATAATTATATATGGGATTCACTATATTGGTCCCCACAGGTTGTGTAACAGTTTTATTGACCTGGTCTTTTGTATAATTAGCAATTGAATCAGAAACGATATGCGTTAATAATATGAAGATACAAGTAGATATAATGAGTCTCCTATCAAACTCGCTAAACTTATTTCCGCCAAGTACCGCGAATTTGGGATTATTCCATGAGATCTTATTGAACCTCACCAATAAAATAAACACTGCAATATACAATATCGTATTTCGAAGTGTCGGTATATATTCGGGTATTGTATTATAAAACCCGAGCAATATAAGCGCGTATGTCCCATAAAAAAGCACATCGATATATTTGTAATAACTCGTATATTTCTGGAAAAATGGCGAAATCAAGTCGCGTATTCCATTAATAATCGTAAGTGCGATATTTTCCGCAGTTGTTTTTATATTATTCATAATACCAGTATTACTATATATTGGTATTATATTCATTCATTCATCCATCCATCCATTCATCCATCAAGTGCGGCTGCTGCGGTTGCGGCGGGCAATCGGTCCGTCACATAAAAATCAAGAAGTCGCGCACTCGGGTCAAGCACTCCATCACAAAACGGATGTCGCCAATAATACGGGATTGTTTCACCGCGCCCGTTATAGACAGATTCAAATATCCGACGATAATAGAAACTCTCCTTGTCGTAAGGGGGATTATAAAGATAAAACAACGCGTTATGACGGTTATTTAACTCAGAGTCGAGAACAATACGGTCGATATGTTCTTTAATCATTTGGATCCATGTGCGTCCATCCTGACTACTCACGCCATCACTAAACGCCTCCTTTCTTCGCCACAATACATCATCAGGCAGTAAACCATCACCCTCAAATGCTTTACGAAGCAAGTATTTCTCCATACGAGGGGGGCGGCGATCACCCGCATCAACGCCCGTGGTGTTACCGTCATGAAACTGTTTGAACCGCACCGGAATCGACATGACATATGACAAAAACGCCTTGTCCGCAAACGGGACTCGCGCTTCTAATCCAGCGCCACTGATGCACTTATCTGATCGAAGGAGGTCAAAAAAACGGACATCGCGAATCATGCGCTCATTTTCGACCTTAAACTCGGTCGGGTTGGGGGCTTTCAAGAACCCGCGATATGACCCGAAAATCTCGTCGGACATATCACCACAGTAAATAACAACATCATCCGTCTGTTGTTGAATGTATTTACTGATGAGATAATTCCCAACAGAAGCGCGGATGGTCGTGGTGCAATAACTCTCGGTCTGAAAAATCGTATCGTGAATAGCATCTAAGAAATCACGTTCGGTAAGCGCCACCTCATGGTGACATGTTCCGAGATGTTCGGCCACTCGACGCGCCCAAATCAAGTCCACTGAATTGGTCAAACCGATACTATATGTATTAAGAACGGTATCTGGTGCCGACTTCTTCAATTCTCTCGAAACAATTGCTGTAACCAGCGAACTATCCAACCCGCCCGACAGTAAACATCCAACGGGTCTTTCACTCATCAGACGTTTCTTGACGGCAGTTGTGAATAATTCGCGGATATTATTGCATATTGATGTTTCGGTAGCGGCGTCGTCCGCAGCGTCCGTCGGCAAGACCGACGGATACGAATAACGCACCTTAATATTCTTTATTTGACATTCCAACATACTTTCGTCATTGGTCTTTTTAAGTACTATGTGTTCGGAATCATAATATATACTCGCATTCTCGTAATACGTCTTGAAAACCGCACTACCATCCGCGCTATCTAACCCCGAATATTCCATAAAACAACCCGCGGGGAATTGTGCAATTGTATCACATAATATATGTATTGATTTCATCTCACTCGCAATACAGATGCCGTAATGGTCTGGATTCAACGAAACACAACCCAAATCCGAATGTTCATATCCAAACGGACCATCATGTCGACAAACCCCGATATAAAGCGAGCGAACACCCACAGGATCTCTCGCAACATATGTAAGTTCATTATCATAGTCATACAATACAAATCCGAAAACACCATCCAGACGACAAAGCGTCTCATGTATTCCGATTTTGCGATAGAGGTGGATGATAATCTCACAATCCGAACCACTCTGATATTCTCCTTCCAAACCGAACTCCGCAATCAAACTACGAAAGTTATAGATTTCGCCATTACAAACTAATCGACAGTTCTTTAGATAAAATGGTTGATCAGCCGCGGGTTCCATACCGTTGATAGAAAGACGGTGAAATCCCCATGCACGAGTATCGTCTTTCATAAATACTGATTTATCTGGTCCTCTATGTGATGAAACAATATAACTTTCCTGGAGTGTTTTTAGCGCCCTCAGGGAAACGCGGGCGACAGTTTCAAAGTAAAAGATACCGCACATTGTGACGGAGGGGTGTGTATATTAAATACATTATACCGTTTAAGTTATATTATTTTCACATTATAAAGTAATTACGAATACCCGCCCGCCTGGAAATGGAACTTTATGGAGTAATCAACGGTGCATATTCAAACCATCATGACCGTTTAACCGAAATTAATAAACGAATTTATGAGCGTGTAATACCTTCAACACTGCTTCGACCAGCGTATGATGTTCGCCCGATTTCGTCGAAATACGCAATGATGCCGATTATCGAGTCACGCCCTACCCCCACGGTCAGCATTCCCCCCTACCAGAAATTCTCAACCGAAACCGTATTTAATCCGGGCAATGCGAAAGCGCCGTGGAGAGGATGGGCCGAGCAGGTCAATTTAGAGTCGTCATTGCGAAACCAATTCTTCGCGCATCAGAGAAATGACCGCGCCGAATATGTCCCGAATTCCACAAGTGATATGTATAATGTCACCATTGATTCACGTATTGTAGAACAACCGAATCCATATTTATTTGATAATGGCGCATCGAATTTTGCTCCGATGAACCCTAATCCTAACGATTTAGGAAGATTAACGTTTGAGAATTCAACGAGACATCAACTTCGTGCACTTGATTGCACACACGATGGTTTCTGTACGGGAGAAGGCGGTCCCACTCTAACTCCGGCTACGAATTATATCCCCCAGGAACAACTCGATAAGAAAAATAAGGAAAAAGAACAAAAGCGACACATTTCGCACATTGCGGAAGGGTTTTCGGGTGGAAGGGGTGACGGTCAGTCGTCGTCGTCGTCGTCGACCGCGTCAAACACGCAATTCGCAACATTTATACCACGTGCATCTGCCTCATCTAATGCGCGTGAACACCTGACAATGCGAAAATAAACACTGATACAAATATTACACTATTCTATAACGTAATAGTCTAATAATAATAATAATAATAATATTACAATGAACGAATTCGATGAATTTACATTATCGGTTATGTCGAACCGGAACCATTACGGTAAATATTTGAAGACGAATACTAATGCACAAATGTTGGCCGACATTTTTAGGAAAGAGAAGATGTATTATAATGAACGGATTATCGAGTTGACGAGAGATTTGATCGCACACGAAGATGATGGGGGTCGATGCACAGATAACGATGTAAATGAATCACATCGCGAATATATGAAATGTTGCATTAGGTATTTGAAATGGAAGGATGTAACAGAGATGATACAAAAAGAAAAATATGCGGACGACGACGACGATGACGCTGACGACGACGCAGACGAGACTGTAAGCAATGCGCGGCAAGAATTAGATAAACGAATACAAGAAACACCGTTACCTGACTCGTCATCGCCGCCGTCACCACCGTCACCACCGTCACCACCGTCACCGTCGCCGCCCAAATACAATCAAGAAAAAGGACTGATTTCATTTGCGAATAAAATGTGTATTCGTAAAAAAACAATGGACGATTTTATAAAGATAATACCCGCAGCGTCGTCGTCGTCGTTATCGGCATCGAACTTACCTCAAATACGCGATTATCATGATGAAATAGAGAAGCAAAGCAAATCGACTACTGAATCGTCGAAATGATCTCCATTGCAGCGTAGATGTCATTATCCGTATACATCGAACTAGTAGGAACTATACCAGCGCCGGCGTCCCAGTAATAAACGCGGGTTGGTGTGAGAATGAACATTTTGTGTCCTGTGATCGTTTCAGTCGAATCATTTGCGTTCCAGAGTTCGTCGATGTCGTAATAGCACGAATCGGTGCTGAATACTCGGTGCTTGAAATCGGCGTCACTACCGACGACACCGATGAAATCGGACAAAACACAGTATTCGCGCTGATTCGAAGGAATAACCAGATTCATAATATATGTCGTGATATTCACGTATGTCGTAAATTTGGTCTGAATCGGGTTGATTGGTTCGGGTAATGACCCTACCACCGCGGCGGTAGCGCCGACCGCCCCGGCGTCGCCAGAATCAATCGTCGTTGAGATGACGCTGTAGACATAATACGTCCTGGTATCGCGGTTGTATACAACATATGCTGTATTATAATGGGTGGTCTGATCGATACTATATACACCCAACTTGTAGATGTACCGCGTCACGGGATTCATCGGGTTCAGACAAGATTGGCGCTGAAATGACATCTCGGCAGCACCGCCCTCGGCAGCACCGCCCTCGCCCTCGCCCATAGAGACAAGTGCCTCCGCCGCCTCGTATTCCGAACCGAACACCGGTTCATCGGACTGACGAGTGCGACCACGGATAGGGGTATATACCTTGTAACTGCGAAGACTTGCTTCGATATAAGATGGCGTGGATAAACGCGGGCTTCGACGGGGGGATTGAGTCGGAGTCGCGGTCGATGTAGCGGTCGCAGTCGCAGTCGCGGACGATGACGCGGACGATGACGATGACGCATTGAGACGAGATGAACGGCGAGTAGAAATAGCCATGGTGAACGAGTTCTTATTATTAGACCAAATAGAATATAAAAGGTTCAATTTTTTATGACATAGTAGTATAAGTTTAGTATTCGAATGGAACAAGAAGAGGACGCGACGACCAAGGACGCGACGACCAATGACGGTGGTCGGTTCAAATCCGTAAGTTGTGCACCCAAAGATGCGACTGATCCCAATCAGAATGAAACCAAGGATTTCTCATGTTATTCATCTAAATCTCTCGACAAGTTGAAAATACTCTGGAATAAACGACACCCTGACCAGAAAATCCAAGACACAGACCCGCGCGCTATATGGACGGCACTTAAAAACAATATGAGTCGTGTATGCCATCAAGAGGCGTGCTGGTTACGCCAGAATTTCGCATCATCCGGAATGGATAAAGAGATGCTTCATTATACATTCGCACCTCAAGCACCAAAAGAGTGGAAGAAAGATATTCGCGAGTGGTTGTCGAGTATCGATATTGCCAACTCTCTGAAACAATACGAACATGCGGTTCCGTCGTTTCTTTTCATCGGTCCTTCGCCCGTCGATTTCGATGAAGTCCTCGATGACGGTGAATGTGTTTGGGAAGAATTATGTAAATTCGATATTATGAAACATGTTAAAAACGGCAAACAGAAGATAGGGATTGTGTTTAATACAGACCCACACGACAAACCAGGCGAACACTGGGTATCTATGTTTATTGATGTGCGTGCGAAAGTCATTTTCTTCTTTGATAGCACGGGGGATAAACCGCAACGTAGGATACGTAAATTCATGAAGATGGTAAAAGAACAAGGCGACGCCAACGGCATTCCATTCAAGGAATATATCAATGATATATCACATCAACGAAACGACTCGGAATGCGGAGTATTTGCGATATTTATGATAATTCATATGCTTCTTGGGAAGATGACGGTCCATGATTTCCTAGATAAGAAGAAGAAATTGAAGGATAAATATATGCAACGGTTCAGACGCAAGTTTTTTAATGTGGATGAGAAGGTCCCTACGCCGAATGTGGAGTTTTAGGAGGGGCGTTGGTCCGCCTACCAGCCCGCCTCCCGAAGGTCGGCTGTTTGGATTGTATTATAAACCGTCTGTATGATTAAAGAAATAATATATCCGCCACCAAAATTATATAAACACCTCCGCTTATATAATTCAAATACATACATCCACACCCTCCACCATCGGATGTCATCTCTCGAATCACAAGAAAACAAGCAGCTTCTCTGGGGAATCTTGGCCGAAGAAGGGATATTCGATACGGTCCCTGCTGCCGTAACTGCCGATGAAGTCAAGCATGTATTCGAACGCATTATCCGCAATCTCTCGGCGTCCATCCCCGCCCTTCTCGCCACGCGCCTGAAAGAGTTATATATCGCGAAAGAGCGTGCGATTGCGGAAGAAGACTATGATGCAGCAAAAAACATCCGTGCATCTATCGAGCAAATCGAGGCGCCATCCGCGCGTATATTGAAATTAGAGCAACGAAAACAAACTGCTATCCAGGCGGAGGATTATGATTCAGCAAAACAAATCAAAATAGAAATCGACCGTATTCGTGCGGCGTCATTTTCATTGACTGAATTGAATAAACTGGCGATTCAATCTCTCGCAACAGGTATTCCGAAAGTAACAGCGGAGATAAATGCGATAAAGGGCGGTGGTGGTGGTCGTGGAGGTAACCGAGATGATGCGTTTACAGGATCAGGACCGGGACCAGCGCAGCATTTCCCGTCGAATCAAGAGATATATAATGTCGAAGATTTCCATTCCCAAAAACGTAAAGACATCGAACTAAAAATGCGAGAGAAAGAGAATGAGATGCGGTCATTTTTAGAAATACCGAGACCGGTTGAAATCGATTTCTCAGACAAACATAATCAACCGCCGCCGAGACTGAAATCGTCGACACCGGCGCCGGCACCGGCAGTCGAATTAGTCCATTTGGATTATAATGGTGCGTCCGCCCCCGGTCCCGGTTCAGATTCACCGATAGGCGATGATATGGATAAACTGATCGCGGAGCGAATTGCGTCACGTGAACGAGACTTGGCAAAGATCACCGATCAAATCAAAAGGTCGGTCGCGCCGCCGCTGTCGAACGCATCAGAGCAAACACCGCCGTATTCGAATAACGATATTATGATAATGCGAAAACCTGCACCGCCACCCTCACCCGCACCTAAGGTCCGATTTGATGAAACACCCAATTTTATACAAGATTCAGACCCAGAACAACAACAAACGCAGATGATGATGATGCAACCACAACCGATAGACACACGCAATGCAGGATTTCATGAAGATATGAACTCAATCTTTCTGAAACTAAAGAGAAAACCAATTTAATAATATACAAATGATGGATGACGGTGGGCGTTCGTATCAAATAAACTCGAAACGCGACTGTTCACCAACCCCCGACCGTGGGTCCGCCGGTATGATTGTCCGCCGACCTCTTTCCACCATATTCCCCATTTTGTATAACTCCAAGTCATAAAGAATATTCGTGTCGGGATCTTCCGCATATTCTTTCCCATTCACGACCAATTTACGCAATGTAACCGATGTAGTCTTCTTATTCATTTTCGATGTCTTATCATCCTCTTCCGTCGCAATATTTGGTTGATACGCGAGAGATTCTTCACCGACCCCCATTCCGAACGAGTAGCAGTTCAAGCGCTCCTTCGACCCCGCCGTTGCGTGAATCATGCAATCAAACGACGACTCCTTGACTGCCGTCAAAATCTGGCGTGTAATCCGCTCCTTTATATTCGATATCTCATAAAGAGACTGGTCTGTACTCATCGGCGATACGCCATCCGTCTTGCTCTTATCATTCATACGGATATTAAGAGATTCATCGTTATCCGACGCGATTTGACGCGCGGAAAACCGCATAATATAGAGAAACACATCCACAGTCCGGAGTTCTTCCGGTAAATCAATATGACTGCAAATACGTCGCGCACGACCGATAATCTGTTCTGTTCGAACGGGGTGCCAGTAAGGTTCAGTGATATGGACGTAGCGGACATTACGCAAGTTAATACCTTCCGCACCTGATGCAGTAATCATCAAGATTTTAATCACTTCACCAAACATATTATTCGTAGTACGAGCAGTCAATTGGTCGGTGATCGTCTTCGGCACATTCTTCCATTTGCTATTGAAAATATTGCGGATGATTTCCTTTTCTTCCGCTGTTTCACCGCCAGTATAAAGCGCGAAACATGGTCGTTCTTGTTCTTCGGGTGTCATATCAATCGTCCAATCACCGCCGGATGACTTAGCAATCTTGAATTGTGAATACCCGTTTGTTTCAAGAACGATTCTAAGAATACCGATTCCTTCTAATGTGCGAAACTGACTGTATACCAAGTGGAGTCCGACGTGTTGTTTATCAAGGATATTTTGAAGAAGATGAAGGAATTTGGGACTATAAGTGGCGAGTTCGTCGGGAACAAGAAAACTGCCCGCGCTTACTTTCAAGTCACGCATAGCCTTATTTATCGACGCGGTATATTGTGCACCAGCGTCATCGGCGCCCGCACCGGACTTTTTACCGGCGACGCCTCCCTCGGCCGCCATTGTTGCAGCTACTGAATCCGAATGTTCTCCTGTAATCACCATTTCACTGTCGTCTTCATCATCGCCATTACGTATTCGAACACCATCAAGCATATTTTCATCCATGAGTTCGGGTTCATCGCCCGCCGCCGCCTCACCCACACCCGCAGCAGCAGCGCCCTTGGGTTTACGTCCGCGTTTCGCCGTCCCCGCGCCACCGCCACTGCCGCGCTCCATGGCAAGTGCAATTCGCGCCGCCAACATCTCGGCTGTTTCATGTGTTTCGCCCATAATACCCGCATCGGGCGTACCACCAAGTGCAGCCGATTTCTTCAATTCAGCAGCTGAGGCGCCACCATCATTCGGAAGAGGGCGACGAATCGAAGGCGGGAAAACGAAATTACAAAATGCGCGGGAAAAAATACGATATGTGGATGAAACGTCGTCGTAGATGCCTTCGCCGCCACCTTCACCGCCGGCGCCAGTACCCTTTTTGCCCGCCGCGGCGCCCGCGCCTCTTTTCTTTGCTTTCTTCTTCATATCGGATTCCTGTTTGCGTTCAAGGTCACGCACCCGCGAGTAAATCGCAAACTGATAATCGCTCATTTCAATCTCTACAAGATGAAAATTGGCTGCTGAATCATACGTCGGCAATAATTTCTCTTGGGCGCTACGAAAATAAGATGTAAGACCTAATATACGGCGAATAAATAAGTCGCGGTTTTTGAATTGGAGGGTACTAGGATCGATGAAGAAACCGTTGAATTCATCTAATTTATCAGGGAGTGCAGTGAAAGGGGTCTGCTTACTGGATGAAGCCGAGACAACCGAAATTCCATTTTCGCGGAGTTTCTGGACGATGGCGCGTTCAAATGCCGCATCAGATAAAAGACCGTTATCGGTGGATGTAGTATCGATGACGGATACGCCACCTCCTGCCGCGCCGCCACCGCCCTCTTCGCTCATTATAGCTGCTGGATCACCCCGGCGAATAACCCCACGATATTTCGACGAAACCGAGTCATAATCACGAACAAACCCAAACGGATTTCGGGTAATCATTAATTTCTTAGTCCGAGCATTATATTCCATATGGTCGAATGAAAGACCGATACCTCTGGCGAAGGCTCCGGCCGCTCCAGCGCCGCCACCACCCCCTCCGGCACCTTTTCGTCCCGAACCCGTACCAGCACCAGGCGCAGTAAGACCGAATATTGTCTTGAATCCGTCCAATCCGAGCTTCGCGCTACTGCCAGTGCTTTCACCAATAGTAAACACCCAATTGTCGATATTCCCGCGCAAAATGTTAAACAACACGGCAATTTCGTTTGGATAATTAATAATCGGTGTTCCTGTTAATAAAACCACCTTCGCATTTTGTGCCGACAAAAGGAAATGGTATAATCGATACGCCATCGTTGTCGGGCGTTTCAGTTTATTCACGATACGACTTACGAAATTGTGTGCTTCGTCAATGACAACAACCGCATTATCAAACGGATTATGTGTATACCCATCCGTCATACTTTTCAGTTTCTCCGCCCGAAGACCGTTATAGTTAATAAACTCATATTTCATATTAATCATTTCATCGATTTGCTGATCTACGCGTAAACGCTGACTAGGCGTGAGTTCAGTCTCATAATTGCTAGGTTTGGTGACATTTACCATCCACGCACCGCCCTTTGTAGTAACGAATTTCTCATCGGGGAACATAAGTATTCGAGATAATACCTTTGTTAGTTCGGGATTGCCACGAGATTCAATAAACTCCCAATATTGGTTTTTCTTATACATCAAGTCACCGCACTTCGATTTCATTTCTTCGATATAATTCATACGAAGTGATGCAGGTGTCATGACTACGATTCTCTTAAATGTTTTCAGACCTTCGGCAATAGCGATGGAAGAACATGTTTTGCCGCTTCCCAATCCGTGAAATAGAAGAAGACCGCGGTAAGGTGAATAAATATTCAGGTAATCACGGACGATTTTCTGATGAATGAGAAGCGCGACCGACGCGGAATCGTCGCCGCCGTATAATGACTCACATGTAATGTCGCTTTCACCGGATGTGAGTTCATCGCGATATGGTCGAAATAATGCATTAATATATTGGATGAATTTGGCGCGATTATTCATATAAAATTCTGACGCCTGGATTTGTGGAAGGGGGCGTGTTGGAGGAAGACGTGTTGCGACGATCGTATCACCGATCTTATACGCGGATATATTCACTGTGCTATCTTCACGTTCCTTTATTTTCTTGATTTGGGCTTTCACTTCAACGGCCGCGCCCGATACGCTACTCACGGCAGTCGCGGCAGTCGTCTTTTTGGTCTTCGGAAGAAGCATCCGTTTTACTGGTGGAGGTGCACCCGACGCACTTTCAGGTTGCGCCAGTTCCACCATTGCAGGAGCAGCAGCAGCGTTGGACTGACGTAATATATCAAATTCTTCCGGTTGATTTGCGTTCGCAATCTCTTTCGCTGCGTCCAGTTTACTTCTTTTTGCGGGTTTTTCCGATGGTAAATCAGCTCTTTCTTTCAATTTAATAACTCTATCAGATTCACGTTCATTGGGAAAATCTACGTCTTCGGGACCTTCAGCACCTTCGGGACCTTCGACACCTTCGACGCGTACACCCGGTTGTGGTGAAAATTTACTAGAAAACGAAGGAGGTAAACGTTCAACAGGAACCATACGGACACCCTTCAACCGGGCCATAAGTTCGGTGCGATCGATATCGCGAGTATGACGCTTATCCACGACAACTACTGCATCTGTCTCAACACCTCCGGCGGCTGACGCCGACGACGCCGACGCCTCTACCGACGCCGCAGCCCCGGCGCCCGCCCCCGTCGGATCATCACTACCCGACGTTTCTACAGGTCGTTCCGGTTCAAACTCTTTGACTCTTTTAGACATAACGGTTTTAAACCCATCCGGGTTCCGATCCCTTTTGAATACGGCCTCGGGTAATCTACGAACAACATTTATTACAACTCCTTCTTTGACGTCTTCATCACCACCCACATCTTTATGAACATTTGGACGTTCTGTTAAATTAAAATGTTGGAATACGGCCGATTTACTCATGTTCTATATTACTATAAATAGATAGTGATATATTTCTATGATATATTTATTTACTTACTTACTTATTTACTATATTACGCCGTTGATCCTGAAGAAAGAGACCCAGTAATTAATTTTATCGCCATTTCACATGTGGTTTGTTCGGCCTTCTTCTTTATTTTATGTGATGAACGTGCGAAGAAGATAAACGCCTTACCGCCACCGGCTTCACATATACGATGAACCCCTGCAAACCCGTCAGGCAACGACTTGAATGGAATCGCGGTTTGCGGATGTTCGGCCACTTCGTGGATTTGTTGTCCTAAACATAAAAACAACCCCATTTCATAACCTGTATCCGCATCACGCGACAATTCAATATAATCAGGCGTCGTCTTGAACTCTTTCTGGATTTTCACTTGAAGAATATTCTTGTAATTGTCGTCGTTTTTGATCAAATTCGTCCAATCAATATGCTGCTCAAAGACAGACTCAATAAATATCTGAGCAATTTGGAATCCCGGTCCGCATGTAAACACTTTCTCAAACCATTTGTCGTCATCGCGAATCGAGATGCGGTTGAAATCCAGAAACAGAGCACCCACAAACGCTTCAAACAAACACCCCAATTTCTTCAGATTGGTTCTGGTCTTCTTTTCCTCTGAATGTTTCGAAATAATGAACCACCGATGAAGACCCATTTCAAGTGCGAATTTGCCGATGGTTTCATTTTTCACGATGGCGATTTTCTTCTCGGTCATAAACCCTTCATTTTCTTTAGGAAAACGGCGATAGAGATAGTATTTCGTGATACATTCGAGAACGCCATCACCGACGAATTCGAGGCGTTCATTAGACTTCGTATGAAGGGGCATTGCGTCGGTCGGTCGGTCGACAAATGTGATATTTTCCAGTTCGTTCAGGAGTTTAGGACGACGAGTATAGGACCGATGGACAAATGCGCGTTTGTACAATTCAATATTATGGACTTGTGATGGAACACCGTATTTAGCAAGTATTTTCTCGATATCCGGCACCGTTATTTCCACATTTTCACTATTATATGGGTTGAATACGTATTTATCGTCTTCAACTCGTATAATGTCGTCGTCATTGTATATATTTTTACCGACGCGTGAACTTTCGCCAGCGCCACCACCATTGTCGCCTTCGTCGATATTTAGAAGTATATTTTCGCCTTCGTCTCCGTTGCCGTTGCCGTCGCCGTCGGAATTATTATCGGATGAAGACCCGCCGCCACCACCACCACCACCACCACCACCACCACCACCACCACCGCCATTTTTACGAAGTCGAAACATTTACAGGATATGTATATAGTATAAACGATTGTATTTAAGCAAATTTTTTATATTTGTAATATTTATAATTAATTAGTATTAATCAAATGCCAAGTAAACGAGTAGCAATGAAAGCTTCATTAGTGAACAGCGGCTGCCATTTTGGCAGTATGCCCGGTTCTGCGCCCAAGATTGGTCGCGGTTCTTGGTCATCACTCACCTACCGCCAGAACGGTATGACGTGCGACTGTCTCCGCAAGATCAGGTTTGGCACCTGTGCTGAGCAGTATGCATATTTGAAGGAGAAGAACCTGATCTTCAGCTGTAAACTTACCGGTGGTGTTGGTCGTCAAATGTTCACCAAGAACTGTGCACCGGGCAAGGCTTAAACACGCCGTGCGGGTCGTCGCGCATCCTGTATAATTATACAACTATAAATATATAGCTATAATTATATACTACAACAATGGTAAACAGTAAGATCGCACGTCGTGTTATGTTCAACAGCACGGGTCCAACCAACGCAATCCGCACGGATACAATGAACGGTGGGGGTGATAAGAAGGGTGGATCCACCCCAGCAGGAACAGGACAGATGCGTAGTTTTGCAATGAGGAACACGATCAGTGAACCGGCCAAGCATAAGAACTTTGTATTTAAGTTCATCGAGAGATTGAGTCCGGCGAGGCACTCGGGACCGAAGCTATAAACGTAGGTCGGATGACCTCGCTAAGTTTTAACGAGGACACGAAGTTATAACGAGGGCGCGAAACTATAATAATAAACTCACATAAACAGATTTTGATGTTATTATTTATTTACACACCGGTCCGATACGTTCCGTTCCGTTCCGTTCATTCGATATGATTATAAAAATAGATTGTCGAGAGAAAGACCTGCTTCATCTGATGCGACCGGTCGCCAGCGCCGCCGGCGTGTCACCAGACACAAAATCGGCACCCGCACCCGCACCCGAACCAGACCATTATTTGATGGATCTAGGTGATGGTATCACGATGAAAGTGCCACTTCCGAAGAAGACGCCGACGAATACGGCAGTGAATACGGCAGCGTCTTGTAAAGACAAATCTCTCGACACCGCCGCTGCCACCGCTGCGACGATCCATGAAATCAAATCCGAGAGATTACCTTTAGGCGATATTATAATCCACGACCCCGCACAAGGACGAGATATTGTCCTCTTCGAGAGAAAGTCGCTGAACGACCTTGCAGCAAGTATACAAGACGGGAGATATAAAGAACAATCATTCCGCCTGACACAAACCACCGATTTTCATAACCATAATATTATTTATATCATCGAAGGCGATATCGCGAGATATAACGCAAAACATAGCCGGATATCAAAGTCCGCACTTCAAAGTGCGATGGTGTCGCTTTTGTATTATAAAGGGTTCTCTGTGATCCGCACGATGAGTGTAGGCGAAACAGCGGAGTTCATTCTACATTTTGCGGATAAGGTTGCAAAGGAACGCACGTTAGGACCCGCGGTCCCCGCATATTCGAATACACTGCCGTGTGACGACGACTCGAGTGCCGAGAGATATAGCGAGGTCGCCTCCAAGAAAGAGAAACGAGACTACATTACACGAGAGAATATAGGCGAGATTATGCTGGCGCAGGTACCGGGGGTAAGTCCAAAGATAGCGACGGGGATTATGAAGAAATACGGCGGGTCGGTCTATGAATTTTTAGCAGATTTAAGGCGGAAATTGAACAATTATGAAGAAAGTGTATCGCCGCAGATGTCATCGCCGTTGCCCGTTATGGATTTGGAATTAGTGTCGATAAAGGAGACACCGACGAAGGAGACACCGACGAAGGAGACACCGACGAAGGAGACACCGACGAAGGAGACACCGACGAAGGAGACGGACGCGAGACCATCGTCGCCGATGAACAAAAACAAACTGAAACACGTATCTGAGTGTTTTAGGGATATCGGGGATGGAAAGCGGAATATAGGGAAGGTGACGATAGAAAAGTTGTGTTATTTTTTATCGTGATAGTGTAGTAGAATGACTTATATGAATTGGGACAGTATCAAAATGGAGCGAGAGTGGAGACCACTAGTAGGTAGCACCCAAGCAGCAGCAGCAGCAGCAGCAGCAGCAGCAGCAAATCTCCAAACCCCTCAGAATTCTCTCGACCCATGGCGCCAAAACCCACAAACTAGTATATTTCTTGATTGTTCAATCGACGACCCTCAGGCATTACAACGTGATGTATTTGATCATGGTAATTCAATACAATTTGAAGAAAATCTAAAACATTCAACAGAGATTGGTCTTGATTTTGTCGATTGTATTCACGGTGTTTCAGCAACCACCTTCATGGTATTAGCTACTTTTGTTTTTTCTGATGGAAAAATTGTACAACATTCTATAACTCTATCCGAATTGTTACGAATGGTTCAAGAAAAATTACAACTTAGAACAATTACCGACATAAGAAAGGATATGACGCAGGCAAAGGTTGCATTATCTCAAAAAGGAGCAAATGAGTCTATAAAAAAAATATTTGGAGCAAAAAATTTGAATAGATTTGAGGATATGACAATGAATCAATTATTAGATTTGTCTAAAAGTGATTGGTTTTTATCAGAACCATCAAATCCAAGTCTAGGAGAACAAATGGAACATGGTACCGCGAGTGCAGGTGGCCATAATTTCAAAATAGTTGACACAGGTCGTATACGCCGCGGAGATCGTGATTCTGGACCAAATATTAAAGAGGTTATCCCCAATATGGTGACCAGTATAATAGACTCGTTTAGGTTGAAACAAACGGTAGAGACATTATTTACAGACTCACGGCAACAAATACTGCCGCAATTTATAACTTCAATCGCAAATAGACTAGACGCAGCAACGAACCCAAAAGGACGTTCATTATTTGCATTATTATTTGCAAATTTCAGATCTGACTTTCTCTCCAAATTTTATGGTCTTGATCCTCGCGAATATATTTTGAGATTAATTACACGTAGAGCAGAGAGCAATAATTACAATAGGGTTTGTTGTGATATTAATATTGGATGGAAAGGTGATGAGCGTGATCCTATTACAATCGCAAGTTTTAACAGTTTTATATTTGATATTGCCGCAAGTGGTACGAATGGTATTGATTCAACCCACGCGTCTATTCAATATAACGACCGCGTATATAAAATTCAAAACCAAGTGAATAACCATTCTATTGCTAAAGAAATCGCTTTACGTATGGGAGGGAATAATGGAAAAAACGCAAGACTTATCTCATATATGAATAAATCAATGCCCGGTGAAACTAAAGCACAATTACTTTCCGATATTATATTGAAAGCGTTCGGCGACCCTAATCAGTTACTTTTTAACATTTCAGACGTATTGTATTATTCATTATTACGATTTAAAGCATATTTAAATTCAAACGACGCTCAGCGTGAAGTTTCCACAATAAAAACATTACACGGATTTTTTATTGACACGCTAAGTAGTTGTATATTAGTTACATGTGATGCGATGTTGGCACGTTTAGCGGTTGCTTTTAGGTATCCGGTAGCGTTACAGAGAGGTAATAACCTAGTTCATTTAAAATTTACCCAAACAGATGAAGAGTTAAAAGCACTTTGTGCATTCATTACAAAAAAAGAATCTGTAAAAAATAAAATGAATGCTGCGTTGGTTTTACTTGCCAAATGTTACAATTATTTGAGTTTATATTTAATAACAAGCACCGGTTCTACGCCGATTTTGGCGAATACCGATTGGTTTAATTTATCTCAGATAATTAATCAGATTTCTACCACAATTAAAGAACAAATTACGGTATGCGATGGTTTATCCCTGGCAAATCCGGTCGATCCTAGTGAGTATTCTGCAAAATTAAGTACATTAGAACAGTATAATGAACTTTATAGTGTTCCACTTGTTACTAAAACAACAACATCCGTAATTGGTTCGCCAGGGCAGTCTAGATTTGTGTATCATATAAATTATCAAAGAGCATTATCAATCGCAGGATTATTTCTAGTTCGGACAAAAAAATGTCATAGATTAAATGATGCGATGTCCGAACCCGATTATACAAAGGCTGAACATATATTTGTTACATTACAGCAACAACAACAACAACAACAACAACAACAACAACAACAACAACAACAACAGCAACAACAACAACAACAACAGCAACAACAACAACAACAACAGCAACAACAACAACAACAACAGCAACAACAACAGCAGCCGCAACAACAGTCATTACCTGAAGAAAAAAAACTGACTATGTCGGTCGTTGCTTCTAAATGTATTTCTCACAACAACTCCTACACTATTACGCATCGAGTAGATAGAAGTCATTTGATACGTTGCGCCGTGCGGGCGGCTCAGGGAGGAGGAGGAAAAACCAACAAAAGTATTAAACAAAAAGGAGGTGCTAGTAATAATCAAAACCCAGATGTTGTTTTGGAATCACTACTTGGCACATATTTCGTATCTGTTATCAATGACCCATCCACGTCGCCGGCTATTCTTAATACTATACCATTTGTTCAACGTTATGTATTACTATTTTTATATATCTTATCATTAGGAAATTCGAATGAATTATATGAATCGTATAAGAAATACTTAGAGATTCGTGATGACACATCATTACACGATGTTGGGTGTGATATGACGGTTATGACGGTTATTCATGCTATGGTATGTGATTTTATAGCAATATTGATAAATATCGATGTTGGAGTCCCCCCCCCCACACACACACACGCACCCACACACGCACCCGCACACGCACAAGCACAGGAACACCCTCTAACAGAAACATTAAATAAATATATGTCGGAACATTCCAGAACAGGTGAAAAAATTAAGGGCATTACACATGAGTTTAAAAGGGTTGTGGCGGATGCCGAAAAACATATTGACGGTATTGAAAATAGAAAACAAACCGTTCAACAAGAAATAGATGATTATGAAAAAGAGATTACTGATACAAACGCAAATATAAGAGAATTATTGGTTAATATACAGAACCTCGAGGAAAGACACCGCAATGTCACATTCAATAGTGAAAATCAACATAGTGTAAAATTCAGAGCAGATGCAACAGCGGTCGGCATACCTATAGTTCCATCCGCCGCTGTTAAATCTAACATAGAAGGTGCAAAATCTGCTTTAAAAGAACAACACGAAAAGTTGGGTGCTATAACTGCTTCACGTGATGATAAATTAAAAGAATACGAAAATCTCAGAAAGGAACTCGAACAGCAGACAACAATACATAAAGAATTAACCAGCGATCGCAATGACTATGCCAAGCAAATAGACAAGTTAACTAGCCATAATAAAGATTTAACGAATAAAATGCAACAAATACACGAAGTATTGGAACTTTATAGTGAAAAACAATTTGAAAATAATCAAGCAAAACGTATCGCGACGGAGTTTGAAACCGCCGTAAATAATTTACTGCAACGTAAACAAAATGACCTAAATGATAACGTAAGCCGTATAAATATATCTGTGACCCAACACCACCATCAACAACAACAACTACAACAACACCAACAACAACTACAACAACAACTACAACAACAACAACAAGAACTACTACAACAACTACAACAACAACAACCACCACAACCGGAACTACAACAACAACTACAACAACAACTACAACAACTACAACAACAACTACAACAACAACTACAACAACAACAACTACAACATCAACAACAACAACATCAACGACTACAACATCAACTACAACAACTACAACAACTACAAGCACAACAACAACAACTACAACAACAACAACAACTACAACAACAACTACACCAACTACAACAACAACTACACCAACTACAACAACTACAACAACCATCACAACAACAACAACAGGAAACAAATGTTGAAGAAACAATAGGTATTGAGGACCTTAAAGAGAAAATTAGATTCGTATCAACTAAAATAAATGAGGTATTAGATAACGCCCAGAAACGTAATATACCATTAACAGATGGATTTATGAATTTTGTTAAAGAATTTAGATTAAAAGAAAATAACGCGATGACCAAAGGTTTATATTCCTTGTTTGCAAATACTGAGACTTCATCATTCATATCCATATCTGTATCGACAAGTCCGGAGAGATTCGTGAAGAGTCAGAGTGATTCAATAAAGAAATCAATAACAGAATCAATTGAACGCGATCCGGGTCTTTCAAGCCTAAATGATAGTGATAGTACATTCAATTATAATGTTGTTAAAAATAATATAATTATAGTTTCAGTATCACCGTCTGTGTCTCATGCATCGCCGATTAAATCATCATCATCATCATCATCATCATCATCATCATCAGCATCCGCAGCATCATCTCCATCAGCAGCAAAACAAAATACAGATACTCGTGAGTCTTCTATTGATTTTTCGGTTTGTGGAGGTGGTGAACCCTCATCCCCAAACCCGTTGTTTTGTTTGACACAATCAAACTCGAGTTCACATAGTAACCCCTCCGTTACTCTTCTAGAAACCGCCGTAATTTTTGATTACTCAATACTTTTAGATTTAATACAAAGTATGATATCAGGGTTATGGGGATTCAACGAATCCGAATTGCCCGCTATCCCCACCCCCCCCGATCAGCAACAAAGTGTCAATACTTCGGAAGAATTATTTAATAAATTAAAATTAGTTGAAAACAGTATTGTAACACATATAACTACTGAGATAATAAACCCCGAGGCAAAGAATTTCAATGGTAATTTGCGTCAAATTTTATCAGATTTAAATGAATCGATGAAACGATTATTAGAATTTGCAAGAGCAGAAGCTCTTGCAGAAACTCGCAGAGAAGAAGAAGCTCTTGCAGAAACTCGCAGAGAAGAAACTCTGTCCGAACACACCCCCGTCCAATCTAGTTCGAACGCCGCGGGCGCGGAGGGGGATGAGGACATCGTTGTTCCTGTTGTTCCTACATTCATAAGTTATGTTGACTCATCTATAACATCGCTCTCTATGTGTATTGCAGAGTTAGAATTGTTACTTAACCCCCGACCACATTTTGATAATGATACTGATTATATGTATCTTTATACTGGCGATGTAAAACTATCATCGCCACCACACGACCTTACGAATAGTGGTGGTGGTGGTGCCGGTGATAGTTCTAGTGGTGGACGTCGTCCAGTCAAAAAATCAACACATCGTAAGCCTCGTCGCCATACCAGAAATTACAAGAGTCACAATAAACGGAAAAGAACAACCGGAAAAAAATCATCTATACGGCATCGTAATTCGCATTACAAACATAAACGAACTATCAAACGACGCAAAATACCCACTAATAAAATAATCTAATACTATTTCAGTATACTAGTACTTGAATTAAAATAATATAAATGTCTACAACCGAACGAAATTTTAGTGTACCGAGTTATAACAAGATATTTAAGGACCCTATTGCTATTGCGACAAAAGGAGAACGATGGATAATACCTAAAAGACATGAGTTGATACAACAAATAAAAACTATTATGATTAGCGACCCAGAAAAGACATCACTGAGGGATGCGTTTATACACGCGTTTTTGGTAAAAGTGACACCTAATGTCAAGGGTGTCAATATAAATTGGGAAAATTATGACATAGTTTTTATCACGAGTGAACGGTCCTCGCAGCGTGGGCGAACTCAACAATCTAATGATTTAGGTTGTTATAAATGGGGTTATTTTGTGAGGAATTATGATCGGGGTGATGGGCATCCTGAACTGGATTTAACTCTCACAATTACACCAGTTGTAAAAAAAGCGCAGCCATTACCCCCTATTGATAATGGAACGCTGTTAGAAAACCAAAAGGAAATTATAAAAGAAATGATTACGGCCAATCTGTTCGGTGAATCATACCCCCCAATTGACTTAGCTAATAATGTAGTATATCTGCCGCATGACGGTTATTATGTGTTTAATACTTGTTTAGGTGTATTTGATCCATATCACGACTTTGGTAAGAATCCCCCGTGGAGGTCTGGACCTATTGTTGATAATTTAAATGGGTCAAAGAAAGGGCCCTGGGACAAACCGATGAATCAATATGGTCATACTTTGAAGGATTGCGTGAAAAATTTGTTGCAAACACAATATGACAAATTGGAAAAAGAATATAATGCCTTAGGAAAAGGAGGAGGAGATGTGTTTGGAAATGATGGTATTTTGAAAAGAATATGGGGTCATCAAAGTGATATTGAACAAACTATGTTGAACAAGCTGATGCCTTTGTCTTCTGACATTGAAGAGAATAGACGTGCGCTGGGTTTATACCAGCGCGCCAAGACCAAATTGGATATGTTGCAATCTGAACATAGGCCTGTTGATGATCCTTTACGCATGTCACATATCAATGCACCATCATATCCAAAATATGACGCCCCTACAGAAATGTTCGATAGTACATTTAATAATTCCTGTAAATTTATAGTAGCATCCGCGATTGATGGTGCAAGTTGTGGTGCTTGTGGTAACCTGAACAAACTTCTACGAGGATGCCCTATGGAAATTGGAAATATAAACATTACATTTATGAGATTGAATAGCGATGATGACCCAGATGAGGACAATTATGTGAATTTTTGTTCATATATGACAAATAAAGATGATGGAGTATATTTTCATTTACGAATTACGCGTAAAGTGACTATCGCTCCTCTACAAAAAACCTATACAGCATATTATAAGTATAAATTGATGGATATTGCAAACGACGCGAGCAAACTTACGGTTGTTACTGTTGATAGTGAACTCGGATGTTATCGAGACCAATCCCGCCCCCCCCCCTTCGCCGTTAAAAGCGATTTTATGAAAATTAACCATATGTTGCCGAGTGAACCCGGAGAGAATGAACCTACATTTGGGGAAAATGTATATGATTATAGTCAGGCAAGACTAATCGACACTTTTGATTGGGTAAACGGAGTAAGAAAGGCGTGTTGTGATTTTTTATTTAGTCTTCCTACATTTTTAAAAAACGGAGGATATATAAATATCTTGTCTTCTGGAAATGTAATATCACCTAAACTCGAAGGTTCGGAAAATTTTCCAGTATGTGTTTCTTCGGGAGACCAACCAGCAACAGCATTAGCACATTTTATATTAAAGAACTGTAAAGAAAAAACAGGCAAGAATGTAAATGAATTTTTACATGAATATTTTGCTACTAACAACGAAAATTTAAGATATGGAAATAGAGCGGGAACCTGTATCTCTGCCGTCAAAAGGTCTAGACCAGACGGAGGCGAATCAAAATCGAAACGCTCAAAAAGGCAAGAGGGGGGTAATAGACCTTACATAGGATCATCATGGGGGCGAGTACCACGGTTCGACGCTAAGATTGACACCCAATTCAATAAGATTAAAGCATTTTTTGAGGGATGTGCTCAATTTAAATACCCGGTTATATTATTAATATGCTATAATGAAGTTAAAACGGATTCAGACACATTAGATAATTTTCTAAAATATACAGTTAGAGACTTGGGTCATTTTGAATATGAAGCAAAAACGGGGTTTGTTGATGATGAAAAATTGAAAGAGGATATTAAACGTTTGGTTCGCACCATGCCACAGGAGGAGAAGTCCCCCAACGCTTATAAAAAGATAATAAAAACATATAATGCTGTTCGTAGTCATGCTGGAGCTGAAGGTGGAGCTGAAGGTGATGGTGTTGTAGGTGTAGGTGGTGATGGTAATGGTGATGGTGTTGGTGTTGGTGATGTCGAACCTGAAGGTAAAGTTGGTGATGGTGGTGGTGGTGCTAGTGATAGTGGTAGTGTTGGTGCTAGTGTTGGTGATAATGGTAGTGTTGGTGATAATGGTAGTGTTGGTGATAATGGTAGTGTTGGTGCTAGTACTGGTAGTATTGATAGTATTGATAGTACTGGTAGTACTGGTAGTAGTGATAGGGCTAGTACTAGTGCTGATAGAAGTTTTAATAGTGCCAGCACTGTGAGGAAACCTATTAACCCTATTAAACCTATTAAACCTAAACATACAGGAGGTTCATCTACCCGCAACCACCGTCGCACCCAATACACAAACAAACACAAACGTTCATCCAAATACGCAAAAACAACCATCAAACACCGCAAATCATACCGCAAACACAACCGCACAATCAAACGCCGTAAAAGTCGTCGTCACCGTTAATAAAATAATCTAATACTATTTCAGTATTACATCATTTCATTCGATCCGATTCCATTATCATTCCACAATGAACGCCATCCTCCCAAACCCAAATGATCAATCCACCGACACCCTCGCTAAATACATCGTTTTAGGAATATTTATCATCGTCGCACTAGTCACAATCCAGTATATTTTCCGTAATCATATCGGGATGATTGAAGGTCTCGGAAACCGGAATTCCAAGAAAGGCGCCACCACCGACCCTCTCGAAGACGAAAACGACGGCGATATTATCACCATCGCCAAGCGTCAGGAAGAACTGACGACGAAGACTCAGAAATCCCTGAATATGGATTCACATTATAATCATTATAACAAAATCATCGAGAATATGGATCAGTGGGTGAATGCGAAGATCGTGAATTCTCTCAAAAGCGTCTCTCGAGAAGTCCACGGCGAAGGAAAAATGGAAGACATCATCAGGCATATGAATGAATTGAATACAATGAATAAGTTCAAGTTGACTTTAGAAGAATGTTCTAGGTATATCGATTCCTCGTGAAAAGTCGTTGCGCAACCATCGCGACAAAGTCACGAGGTTGCTCCACTTCTTTTCACTCGGAGTCCTCACTCGTCCATTATTCTGCTTCACTCCGTTTTGCTCCATAACTCCCTCGTTCGGGTCTTCCTCTATCTTAAGTTGAATTATAAACAATTTAACGATTACTTGCGATTCCAGACGTCAGATTCATCGAGTGAGAACCCGAACGAGGACGTTATGGAGCAAAACGAAGTGGAGCGAAATAATCGGACGAGTGAGAACCCGAACGACGAAGTAATGGAGCGAAGCGCAATTACGTAGGAGTGAGGACGAGTGAGTCAACACTCACGCCAACACATTGTCCCATCATAATCCCACGATATCGTGTGTTCTCTTGCAACTCCCCCATTGGCGTCATCGCCAAGAAAGACCTCCCAGTAATCCCCTCCATCCCCGAACCCCCGTGATCCACTGCGCAGCCACTCCCCCGCATAAATAAACGGTTTCGTAGTAAAATGCCGAAAGTCTTGTCGACACAGCGCAGGAATATACTCCAATGACCTCCGTGTAGAGTATGTATATTCATACCGCTTCTTCAGTGAAAATCCTCCATTCGGTTGCCGAAAACATTCGATTTCTTCTGGGTGCGCGGTCGTCGTCGTCGCCGTGGTCGTCGTCATTCCTGAATATACAAATACATAATATCAGTTTATATGAAATTATGTATCAATTTTTTACGCCGCTGGTTACGCCGGTTGGCGCATTTTCCCCCATTGAACATCCGCACCACGACCACGCGACACCGCATCTCCCGCATACATCGGGTTCCGGTATTTATTATTTGCCGAGGGAACACGCATAGGAACGAGTGCGGATGTATCGCTTCGAATGGCGTCTGGACGTGTCCGCTCGATATACGCCCCAGAGTCAACAACTGATTCCGAATACTGCTTCCCGCCCCAATTCGCATCCATCGGGTTATCGCTATACGTCATTGTGAGTTCCTTCGCACGAAACTCGGCGTCCTGTGTAGTATAATCGCCCATATTGAAATTCAAGGGGTCGAATCCGTCATACATCTGGTTATTAAATGGCGGGTTATCACGAGACGCATCCATCATCTGGACAAGTGCAGCAGGTGCAGGTGAATAAGGCGCATTGGGGGAAAGTCCGCCCTGTAAATCTACCGGGGAAGGTCGCATCTTATATACGGCATTTCCCTGTGCGTCATATGAAAACTGTAGGAATAAAATAGGGCAGCGAATACCGCGTCCCTGTAACCAATCCATAAACTCCGAATAATCTTCTAAACTTTTAAATCGGATCGGGTTTACACCGGGGACTTTTTCGACTTTAGAATTGTATAGAAAGATTTCGTTTCCGTGTTGGATTAATATATTCGGGCATCGCTGACTATTAGTTGATTCAAAACTAGGTGCCGGTGCGGTCGGAGGTGCGTCTGATCCGTCGAATCCTTCCGTCGTCGTCGTCGTCGTAGTCCGAAGTTCACGCCTAGGTTGGGCGTCGGACTCTATATTTATGAACCCTTCGGGTAACTTCGCCCTGGACCGTGTTCTATATGTGATAAAGGCGCCAATTGAAAATAATATAACAATAAGAACAGTTCGTAAGACTGGTCCATATTTAACAATTACCCCAAACATTTTTAGTTCGTTCAAAATAGTGTTCATAACTAGGAACGCAGGAGGTATTTATTATATACAAATACTATATACAAATACTTATATTATAAGATGATAAATATCATAGAAGTTAATAGTACCCAAAACATAAACGAACTAAATGCTGCTGCAAAAGAAGCGTTAGATCATCCAGAAACCCATGGATTACTTGTTAAATTCTATGCGGATTGGTGCGGGTTTTGTACAAAAATGGCGGGTGATTGGGAAAAACTCACGAATGAAATAAAAACAAATTACACTTGTAAAACACCAGGTTGTGTACTTACGATCGCGAATATTCAGATTGACGCTATGGACGAGAGTGACCCGGTAATTAGTCAAATAAAAAATATACCTAAAGATCTTACGGGAGTTCCAAGCATCATGTATGTTTCCAATGGACAGCGTGGTATGGAATTTTCAGGGGACCGCGTTTACGATGAATTGCTGGAATGGATTATACAACACCCGAAGTTTGGTTTAGTGAAAAAGGGTCAGGATGATAATAATAATAATGATAAGAATAATAATATCGAACCAGTACAATATGGGTTAGATTACGACGTTCCCGCCCATGCCGAACCTGCCGAACCTGCCGAACCTGCCGAACCTGTCGCACATAAAGCCCGTAATATTACAAAACGTGCGCGAACAAAATTCAAATTATTTCATCGTAAATCACTGCGTCGGTTTCATAAATTAATGAAAAAGCAAAATAAAAAAAGTGTTAAGTCGCGTAATCCGACACCTAGGCGCAGGACGAAACATATACCTGCATATTTGCGTAGATAAATAAATCCGTGTATATATATATACCAATCAATGAACCTTCATTTTACGATATGTCCGCTTGCGTCGGTAATTTTAGTATTGGTCATTCTGATCAATATTTATGATATTTATTTGATTGGAACAAATCTAGTATTTTTCATCGTCAACGCATTGTTATCGATTTTTGTTGTATGGGTCGCAAATAAAACGTGCTTTACATGGCATTGGGTTTCATGGGTCATCGTGATTTATTTAGCAATTTCCGCAATCGGTTATCTTACTATCATATTCGTTCCAGAAGTTGCCAATGAACCGCAAATGAAGGCGATCATCGAAAAAAACCGCGAGCAAGTTAAATCTGGTGCTATATTATAAACCATGAATCAAATATTATTATTCTCATAATAAATATTATTATTCTCATAATAATATATAATAATATTCGTACATATATCGAGAACAATGAACCTTCATTTTACGATATGTCCGCTTGCGTCGGTAGTTTTAGTATTGGTGATTCTCGTCAATATTTCCGATATTTATTTAGTTGGAACGAATCTGGCCCTTTTCATCATTAACGCGTTATTCGCGGTTTTTATCGTATGGGTCGCCAATAAAACATGTTTTACACGGCATTGGGTTTCATGGTTCATCGTCGGATTTTTAGTAATTAGCGTTATAGGCAATCTCTTGGTTATATTCATTCCAATGTTCGCAAACGATCCCAAGATTAAGGCGCGTCTTGATAAGGACCGCGCTGAAATAGCTGCCGCCGCCGGTGTAAACAATGACAACAAAGACACGATATAAGGGTTTCTTGAGGGCGCTTCTTCTTGTAAAAAAACCAAGAATAACTAATTCATACAATACCAACAAGACCATTGTTGTTATCGTATTTAGTAAATAAAATGTTAAAAATTGAAATAAAGAATATAAGAAAGATTACATCACATAAGAGAACCAATGAGAAAATTCAAGATTGTGAAGAAGACGCCGACTCCATCCGCGGCAGCACCCACTGCGACGCCACCCGCTACCGACAATAATAGTTTCCGTTTGATCGATTTCCATGTCTGTGAATCATCGCCCGTAGTTAGCGAAACAACTGCGTTATCCGGATCGGGATCGGGATCGGACCGAGACAGTGTAAGTGCAGATACCGATGGTGGCGAGGGCGGCGGCAGCGCAGGTCGCAGACATGGAAAATACGGTTCGGCCGGCGCCGGCGCCGCCATCATCGACACAAAGCAATTCCAAATCCAAATGTTCGGTATAAATGAACAAGGCGAAACATGTTCTATTTTCGTGGACGATTATCTCCCATTCTTCTACGTCAGAGTAGCCGATCATTGGACCAACACCACCAAATCCGCGTTCCTCCGCGACATTAAAAAGAACTTAAAGAGCAAATATTACGAAAACAGTATTATCACGGAGAAATGCGAGATAATCCAAAAAAAGAAACTATACGGGTTTGACGGTGGTAAAAACCACAAATTCGTCCTTCTCGTGTTCAAAAACACGACAGTGATGAACCGTGTTAAGAATCTATGGTATCATGACATCTATACCGCACTTGAAGGTAAGACGCGCGCCTTGAAACCCGATGGTTACAATTTCGCGAATACGAATATCACGATCTATGAAGCCAATATTCTGCCGATCCTGCGTTTCTTCCATATTCAGAAAATAAGTCCATCGGGTTGGGTTCAGTTTTCCGCGAAAAAGACGCGACTGATTGAGAAATACACGACGACGTGTCAGTATGAGTATCGTCTATCGTTCGAAGACATCATCCCCCAAAACGACAAGGAGACGGTTGTCCCCTATAAAATCTGCAGTTTTGATATTGAAGCCAGTAGTAGTCACGGCGATTTCCCAATTCCGGTAAAATCATATAAGAAACTGGCGTCGAATATCGTGGATGCGGTTATTGCCAAACACAAACATTCGTCGTCATCATCATCAGACGCAAGCGGATGCAGCGCCGGCGCCGCCGCCGGCGATATAACCGACAACGATATTCTTCATATGATTTATACCGCATTCCAGTATGAATTCCAAGGTCGCGCGAAATACGCAGGTATCGAGACTATTTATACGAAACGACGCCCGAAAGAGGCGGATATGGCGCGGTTATGTCGTCTAGTTATAACAAAGGAACTCCGGCATTTGATTAAGAATGATATCATCGAACGTGAAAATACGATAGAGCAGATGTTCGTTCAAATGGCGGAGGCGGCAAAGGCGGCGAAGGCGGTAGCTGCCGAAAGTGCGGCAGCAGATGCAAAAGACTGCCGCGCCCATCACGACGACGACAGCGACGACGACGACAGCGACGACGACGGAGACAGTGACGCGGGCGGCGGCGGTGGTGCAGATATCGAGTGTATCGATTACGATACACTGTCCATGAAACCAAAACCGAAGGCAGCGACCGCATCCGCATCCGCGGCACCCGACCTCTCTGTAAAACTAACTGATCTATTAAACAACCCCAAACATAACCGCGAAACCAAAATAACTATTGTGAGTAATACACTGGGTTCAATCTTCCCGAAAGTCGAAGGTGACAAGGTGACATTTATCGGGTCAACATTCGTCAAATATGGTCAAAATGACAATCAACCCTATTTAAGTAACTGTATCGTTTTAGACACATGCGACGATATCCGCGACGAAGTTCCGAATTCGGAGATTGAGTCGTATACAACGGAGGCGGATGTATTGCTTGCATGGACGCGTCTTATCCAAAAAGAGAACCCGGATATTATTATTGGGTATAACATATTTGGATTTGATTACCAGTTCATGTTTCGGCGTGCAGTAGAGACGGGGTGTTATGAAGAATTCCTGAAACTGTCGCGTAATGAAGGGGAGTTTTGCGGGAATGCGGGCGGCGGCGGTGGCGGCGGCGGATACATCAACCCGAATACAGAAATAACGGTCGACAATGTCGCCATCGAACAAACAAAAATCGCACTGGCGAGTGGGCAATACGATCTTCATTATATAAAAATGACAGGACGACTTCAAATCGATGTATATAATTATTTGCGTCGTGATTTCAATCTTTCGTCGTATAAATTAGATGACGTGTCGAGTTATTTCATAGGTGACGCTGTAAAAAGCGTCGAATACAACCCCGCCACGGATATGACGCGTATATTTTCGAATAATCTTGTCGGGCTTTGCGCCGGTAATTTCGTGAAATTCGAACAAACGAATCATTCGACGGATTTATATAAAGACGGGTTCAAGTTCAAGGTGACGACGGTTTCGACGGCGGCGGCGGCCGGGGCCGGGTCCGGGTATTTCGACGTCCAGGGTGCCGCCACCCCAGATATGAAAACGATGGTTCGATGGGGACTCGCCAAAGACGACGTTTCACCACAAGATATTTTCCGGATGACGAATGAAGGTCCTAGTGAACGCGCGATTATCGCGAAATACTGTATTCAGGATTGTAACCTCGTCCATCACCTGATGAAGAAAATCGATATTATTACAGGATATGTCGAAATGGCGAAAATCTGCAGTGTCCCTATCAGTTTCCTAGTGATGCGTGGTCAAGGCATCAAACTCACGAGTTATGTCGCGATGAAGTGTCGCGAGAGGAATACACTTATGCCGGTGATAGACAAGGACCGAAGCGAGACTGGATATGAAGGCGCGATTGTTCTTCCACCAAAATGCGGTCTATACTTGGATAATCCTGTGGCGTGTAATGATTATTCATCACTATATCCGTCGTCGATGATTAGCGAGAATCTATCACATGATAGTAAAGTATGGACGAAGGAATACGACTTGAACGGCGCGCTTACCCGCGAGACGGGGGAGTCCGAATACGATAATCTACCCGGGTATAAATATGTGGATATTACGTATGATACATACAAATGGACTCGACCGAAATCCGCGACGAGGACCGCGGCCGCCGCCGTGAAAGTGAAATGCGGGACGAAAGTTTGTCGATTCGCACAATTCCCCGCAGGAGAGAAGGGGATTATGCCGTCGATTCTGGAAGAACTGCTCGTCGCGCGTAAAACGACCCGCAAGCTCGCTGAAAAACAGACCGACCCCTTTATGGCGAATATCCTGGATAAGCGACAACTTGGTTATAAGGTCACTGCGAATTCTTTATACGGGCAGTGTGGTGCAAAAACAAGCACATTCTATGAGGTGGATGTGGCGGCGTCAACAACCGCCACGGGTCGTAAACTTCTCACATATGCACGCCGTGTAGTAGAAGAAGCGTATGGTGATATCACGCTCCCGACATCCCATCCGAAGTATCCCCTGGTTCATTCCAAAGCCGAGTATATTTACGGAGACACGGACAGTGTATTCTTCACATTCAATCTCGCCACGCCGGAAGGCGTCCCTATCCGCGGGAAAGACGCAATTGAAATCACGATTGAACTCGCGAAACAGGTCGGCGATTATTCGTCCCGGTTCTTGAAAGTGCCGCATGGATGGGTGTATGAGAAGACGATTTGCCCTTTTGCACTCTTGCGTAAAAAAGGATACGTTGGTGTATATTACGAGCAAAACCCGAATAAGGGCAAACTGAAAAGTATGGGAATCGTGTTGAAACGCCGCGATAATGCGCCGATTGTGAAGGAAATATATGGCGGGATTATCGATATTCTGATGAAGGAGCAAAATGTCGACCGGGCCATCGCGTTCTTGCGTGAGAAACTCCAATATATGATCGACCAGAAATGTCCCATAGAAAAACTCATTATCACCAAATCACTTCGATCAGATTATAAGAATCCGGCCCAAATCGCACACAAGGTGTTGGCGGACAGGATGGGTGTGCGTGACCCCGGAAATAAACCGAATACTGGCGACCGTATCCCCTACGCATATATTCATAATGATACGAAGGGGGCGCTTCAAGGCGATAAAATAGAGCATCCCGAATATATCCACGCCAATCGACTTCAATTGAATTATTCATTCTATATTACGAACCAGATTATGAAACCGGTCCAGCAATTATTCGCGCTTGTATTAGAGCAACTTCCGGCGTTTCAAAAGAAGAAGGGGCGTTTCTTAGATACATTAGAGACGGTTGCGTCTACGATAGATGACCCGGTTAAACGTGAGAAGAAAATAACAGAGATGCGACATAAAGAGGTTAAATCGCTGTTATTCGATGAGTATTTAGTAAAGGCGGACAATTTGAATAAAGGTAATCGCCCGATTACGGATTGGTTTCGTGGTGGAAAATAATTAATCCGTGGTCAACAAAAATATTATAATATTTTTAATCAACTTCCATATAGTCGTCGCCGTCGTCGCCGTCGTAGTCGTCTCTGTATCTGTTACGGCGAGGAATATCATCTGGTACCCGCGATGGCGCCGACGCCCCTCCCGCCGCATTCAAAATATCGTGAAAAATATCTTCATCACTGTATCTATTATATAATGGCGGTAAATCATATGAAAATGTCACACTATCGTTCGTTACATTGTTGATTTCCATATTCATGAAATTGCCGGAATTATCCATAATACGTGAATAAATATCATTGACTGCCGATGGACGAGGACCCGTGGCGCCTGCACCGGCACCTGCACCGGCGCCTGCACCTGTGTCCCTATAATTACGTATATCATTCCGACACATTGGACACGTAGAATGATTTATAAACCATTCTCTCAAACTAACCCGATTAAAAATATGATTACATCCGCGTATCATCGTTATCTCACTCTCGTCTTCGAACTCATCTCTCGAAATAGGACAAGTGTTATTTACAGGAGTTATAATATTCGAGTACGTTGTATTCAATGTAGCGCGTCTTATTTGCTCAGGTGTCGGAATTGCCGGCCCTCTAGCGTCGGTACCATTAGTGGTTGTTCTGGTCATTGGTTGTGTATATGTGTAAAGCATCGAAAACAAGTTCGCATTGGGTTGATTAACACGTGGACCTTGATCATGACGTGGATCCTGATTTTGTCCAAGTCCCTGTCGGGATCTCTCGTTACGACTATTTTCCGTTGTCAAATAATTGGTCAACAAACGTGCAAATGCATTAGATAAGCGCGTATTATCAGTGGGTGGCGCTGGACCAGGTGGACCCGATGGACCGACTACGGTCGGCGCCGGTGCTGGCGCTGGCGCTGCTGCAGGAACAGGTGCAGGAACAGGTGCAGGAACAGGTGCAGGAACAGGTGCAGGAACAGGCGCCGGTGCCGGCGGCGAGTTATAAATAGCGTCATTGGGATTTGTTATTCTGCGAATATCGTTATGTCGATGATAATAAAAAGATTGGCGGACGATAGAACGCTCCAAATTGGCGCGAAGAGCCTGTTCCATACGCAAAAACATCGTATTACCATTTACAATGAATTCATTATATGAGTGTAACAGATGCGTATATTCATCTGTATAATGTTGCTCATCCTCCGCCGCATTATAAAACTGGTTTAGATGAAATCTCTCGTAATAGTTAGTTCCATTTCTGTCTCCGTCTGGATTCGGGTTCGGGTTCGGGTTCGGGTCCATGAAGTAATAATCGGGTTATAATATTATGAAGTATTTCTCTATATCTTTTTCATGCGACGCCGACGATACTTCGGAATATAGGTTGATCGGTAAGGTCCATAGTGGCGTTTTTTGTCATTGTTAATACAGCAAATCAATATCGAAAATAGAACGAAGAATGCACCAGACATCACAAGAATTTCCCCGATGAGCATATCGGCGTAGACCCACGTGGTATGTGTGAAGTGCAAAATACCCAGAATAAACATATCAATTTTATACGTGATAAAGAAAACTTAAATGTATAAATTTAGTATTATGTAAATATTGCAAATGACTACTACTCCCACACAAAGATTCCCCGATTTTGCCGGCAAAGGTCTAACCGGACTAATGAATATGGGGAACACATGCTTCGTGAATTCGTGTCTCCAAGCACTTTCCCATACGTATGAACTGAACCGGTTTTTAAACGACGAAAAATACAAGAAACGCCTGACGAAGAAACCAGACGCAGTATTATTGACCGAATGGGATAAATTGCGAACACTAATGTGGAGTGAAAACTGCGTCGTATCTCCAGGCGGGTTTATGGCGTCGATGAAACAAATCGCGCGACTGAAGAACCAGGAACTTTTCACCCAAAACTCGCAAAATGATGTCCAGGAGTTTCTGATGTTTATGATGGATTCATTTCATATGGCGCTGGCGAGAGAAGTAAATATGACGATAACGGGTAATGTGAATAATGATAAAGACATCGTCGGTAAGAAATGCTACGAGATGATGAAGCAGATGTATACGAAGAATTATTCAGAGATGTTGAATATATTCTATGGGATTCAAATGTCGGTGATTGAAGGACTGCCGGCTGGCGGCGGCGCGGGGGCGGGCGCGGGGGCGGGCGCGGGGGCGGGCGCGGGGGCGGGCGCGGGCGCAGGCGAGACATTATCAGTCGAGAATATCTTGAGTTTGTCACCGGAACCATTCTCCATTATTTCGCTCTCTATCCCATTGGTCGAAAACCGAGACACTGGCAAGACACGTATTCCAACATTATATGACTGTTTCTCGCATTATTGCGAAGGCGAAAAAATGGAAGGTGACAACGCGTGGTTTAATGATAAAACCAAGCAATATCAAGCAGTTCAAAAGCGTATTATGTATTGGAGTCTGCCTAATATAATGATTATTGATTTGAAACGTGTCCAATATACCGAGCGCGGTCCCACCAAGATAACAATTCCGGTTGAAATCCCGCTTCAAAATTTAGATTTAAGTGCGTTCGTCCGGGGGTATAAACGCGAAAGTTATATTTACGATTTATACGCGGTATGCAATCATCACGGTAATTTTAGTAAAAGCGGGCATTATACTGCGACGATACGGTCGGCCGATGATATATGGTATAATTTCAACGATGAAACCGTGAAACCGACGGAGATGAAAGGCGATACAATTACAAGTAATATTCCGTATTGCCTTTTTTACAGGAAACGGGCGTAAACGGCGTAAACGGCGTAAACGGCGTAAACGGCGTAAACGGGTCTACGCCGTCTATGAAACTATAATATATATAATTTGTATACTGATACTAATACTAATATAATACTAATTATATGAATCAACGAAACCCGGTATCTGTGGATGTTGGACATCTCGATAATGTGAGTGGTATATTTGGATGGTTAGACAGTAAACTCGACAGTGCAATAAAACCGAGATTTATCATTATTATATTAATCGTAATCGGTATGTTCTATTTCATTATATCGGCTTTAGGAAGCGGTGACTCAAATGACAGCGAAAGTACGATATTAGCCCACACATCCATAATTGAAATATTATTATGGGCCATATTTATCGTTATTGTACTGCTTAATGGTTTCCAGTATTTTTTTAATACAAACATAACTACTGAATTATCTAATCTGTTTTCTACATCACCGAAAATCGCGATATCAGAGACAGTGCCCGCACCGTCGTCGGCGTCAGGTGGCGATTTAGGCGCAGGTCCATCACTGAAAATGCGTAAGCAGGTATTCCATATTCCCGCCAGCGTTTATGACTATGACAATGCCAAGGCGTTATGTCAAGCATATGGTGCGAATTTGGCGAATATCGACCAGATGGAAGAGGCGCATAAATCCGGCGCCGAGTGGTGTTCATATGGTTGGTCTGATAACCAAATGATACTTTACCCTACACAAAAAGCAACATGGGATGAACTTCAGAAGAGTACCGACCCTGCGAAGAAAAACAGTTGCGGACGCCCAGGTATCAACGGCGGGTATATCCAGGACGCGTCTATGAAGGCCGGCGTGAATTGTTATGGTCCCAAACCGGAGATGAACCAGGGTTCGTCGAAAATGATGGCGAATATCCAGAATTATGAATCGGGAAAGATGATAGATCCGTTACATGAAGCGCGCATTCAGCAAATGAAGGATAAAATAAATGATGTAGTCATCGCACCGTTTAACAAGGGGGCGTGGAGTTTGCTTTAATATATAAATAAGGAACCCCTCCCAACTTTATATATATTATTATTGTATAAATAACAACAATAATGTCGATCATATTCACGTTCAGTGACTCAACTACAAAAACATACACGGCAGTCGATATATTGGATATATGCCACAATACAACACCAGCTATTTACGATAATCGCCCAAATGACGTTGTTTCCGTATATATTTCCGGGAATTATGATATCCCATTATACACAAATAACCCGAATTTGTCAATTCCATCAAATTTCACTATTAAGTATTTAATAGACGGATTATTATTTTCAAAAATGATTAATTTAGTAAGTATAACAACTGATCCAGTCAACACATATTTTACGTCAGTTGGGGGTTGTTTATTTTCAAAAGATGGAACAAAGTTGTATACATACCCCGCGGGAAAAACCGGTAGTTCATATACGATTCCATCTATCGTAACAGAAATATGGCCATTGGCGTTTATGAATACGGTCAATTTACGAACTGTAATTTTGAATACAACTATGACATTATCACCTAAATCGGCCCAGTTTGCGAATGCGTCGGGATTAACTTCGATGACTATACCACCTAATATAACTATAATTACGAACAACTTATTTTACAATTGTGTGAATTTGGCATCAATTACTCTACATAATAAATTAGAAGCGTTTTTTTCGAGTTGTATCGAAAAATGTTCTAGTTTATCTTCTCTAACAATTCCAACCAATAGCGATAATAGATCTATAATATTACTTACATCTTGTTTTCAATTAGCTACCGGTTTAGTATCTATTACACTTCCAAATAAAATCACTATATATGAAAACCCTTTTAGTTATTCGCTTTTTTCTGAATGTTCTAGTCTAACGTCTATCGTGATTCCAGATAGTGTGACAGTTATTCCACAGTTGTGCTTTTATAAGTGTATTAGTTTAAGATCTGTAACTTTACCAAATACTATAACGTCGATTAATGGTGCGGCATTTACTCTTTGTAGAAGTTTGACTTCGATAACAATTCCAAGTAGTGTAACAACATTTAGGTTGACCGGGTTAAACTTTGAGTTGTGTACCAATTTAGAAACTGTAATATTCAATACTGATAAAATACGTTTCTTTCCCACCGGGTTATTTGCTGGGTGTTACAAATTGTCATCCATTACAATTCCTAATGGAGTTACTTCATTAGGGGATAGATGTTTTTCCGGAACTGCGTTATTACGTTCAATTAATATTCCTGATAGTATTACTTCAATTAGTTCATCAGCATTTAATGCGTCTAACGTAATAGATGCGAGTAATAATCTGATACCAGGACAAACGAGTGTGGCCGGATTAACTACTGTTTATATGTCGCCTTTAATATTGGTACGGTTCAGGTTATCTCCTGGGTTAAACGCTACATTCTTCGGAGCGTCTAATGTAACAATAATACTTACGGAACGTATTTCTAGAATACGTCCGCCACCGCTAGGTTATATTTTTAGCGGACCATCGGTTTTTACGAATAATTTGGTATTTTATAAGTCAGGGACTGTATCTGGAAATACGCATAGTGGCGTATCAAACTCAAGGGTAGTCCGTCGTCGAACATAAATATAATAATATTATCGAAATATATAATAATATTATTCATTCATTCATTCATTGTATTTAGAATATCCGATGTCATCTCTTTCAATGAATAAGGTGCGTGGTCGCGCGTTGAACGCCAACACGCAAAACACGAACAACTTCTCGATGTGGATTGAACCTCTTTCGCATAAGCAGTATCCTGTAACGAATGTCGGTAACCCGACCCCTAACGCAGTGGTTACATCTAACGGATCACGGGATGCAATCAATGCACAACCGGGTCTCTTGTATAACAATGTTAGACTGGATGTGTCTGGTTCAGTGAATCCGACGAAGTGGACGAAAGGTCAGACCATAAACACTGCATTTTTTACAGGCAATGACCCATCATTTAACCAAACTGACTCTTCTATGTTAGGTATTTCAAATGGAATTGTTGCAAGTTGTATTTATACTCCTCGTTCCAATCATTCTAGAATCATTGTGGAATACGATGCACTGTATGAGATTAACGGACTTAACGGTGATGAATATCATTCGTATATATACGTAAATGAAACGTCTGGCATCAACCAGATCGCGACAAAAATACAAAAACCTGCACCACAAACTTGGGGTGGAGTTAGAAGTAGTACGATTTTCCCAATAATGGGCGCTTATACTAATTCTGGATTAACAGATATAACATTTAATATTATGCTAACAAGTGCAAGTCAAGGAGGTAATCCAACTGATCCCACTGACCCTATAAAATTTTATGCAGATGAATCATCTATGAAAGTGACCGAAATATCTTTGTAATTATTCCATTATACTCGACTTCCTTCGTCTTGTTTTATTCGGTCGTTTCGTTTCTTTTCGGCCATCGCCTTCACTAATACGTCTTTGGCGTCTCCGCGTCTTCACATCATGCTGTATTCGTTCATTGGATTCAACGAGTGAAAGAAGTGTATCAAATATATCATTGGGTGCATGTTTTGTGCTCTTGTAGTCTTTTTTCTTGTGAGCGTGGTCGTGGTCGTGGTCGTGGTCGTCGTCGTCGCTGTCGCCGTCACGGTCCTCGTCGTCGCTACTACTGCTCTCCTCCTCCGGCACTTCAAATGCATAATTACGCGGTCGAAACATCGGTGGCATCATAAACAATCCAGCCGGAACTGCTAAATCACGAAAAAGGTCACTGAACTTCTCGGGAATGAAATGCGGTTCGCTACTGCCGACGCCACCGCCGCCTCCGCCTCCTCCAGTCTGTTCCTCAAGCGACACAAACAATGGTCTCTTTTGCTGATAAAGTAAATTATTCACTTGATACCCACCTCCAATCATATTTCCTTCTTTATCTTGATGAAAAACTAAATGCTCTGCCGGATTGAAAAATTGCCCGATTTTTGATGACATTGTTGAAATACTTATTATAATATATACTAGACTCTACTGACATACGTATATATTATGATTTCGGATGTTTTCCGCTCCGCCTGGTCGGAGTTCTATTCGTCTGCATCACTGTCTCCGTCACTGCCGTCGTCGTGGCCGTTGCCGTCGCCCTTCTTCGCGGAAGACGGTTTCTCATTATAAACCCGCTTAATATCCGTTGATATTTTCGTCTCGCGGTTTTTCTTAATATACGCCATAATTTGCTCTACCTGCTTTCCATTGGTTATCAATTCTGTGAGGCATTTCTCAATGTATGTGAGCGTAAGTGGTGCGGTATGTTTTGATGAGACGAATTTAAGTTTTCCATCGGAAATATTGACGGTTACTTTTCCCAACTGCTTTTCTTCGACAAGTTCGATGATCTCGTCATGTATGACCGACTTCTCTGTTCGAATATCCTTGAATATGTCATTTGATTCCTTAATACGATTATCTAATTCGACCCAACGTTTAATTTTGGTTTCAAGCGTGGGTGGAGTGGCGTGGGTAGCTGTGAGAATGGATGTTGGGTTCATGGTATAATAATAAACATATAATTGCGTTTATATTATTATACGAAACTCATCGCCTAGATTTACCTGCGACGACTAGACCTAGACCTACCCCTGCGAGAGAATCTGCGGAAATTAAAGGAACGACCGAAAGATTTGCCGGCCCTACGCGACTGGAGGGCCTTCTGACCGACATAAAGACCTAAGGGTACAAGCGCGGTCTCGACTGCGGCCATAAGACCTGGGACCATACCGCCTGTCTGGTTCTGGTTCTGGTTCTCACTCTCACTCTGACTCTGACTCTGACTCTGACTCTGACGACGCGAACTCCGACCCATACGACGACCCTTACCTTTCCGACGACCGCCGACTAAAGGCGACATATTCAACCCGGATTTTGTCTCGGCTGCTTGAGCCATAGAAGCGCCGGCAACTGCACCGGCTACAGCGCCACCAACCATCGCTTGTTTAATAGATGACTGCTCCTGACCTCCAGCACTACCACCTGTCTGGGGGGAGTTATTGCCTTGTTGCATAGATTGTCCTAAAAGTTTCTGGGCGATCTCTCCGGCTTGCTTTAAAGTTGCCTCGGATATTTGAGGGACTCCTGCAGCGGCGTCTCCTCCCTTTTGTGTTTGTGCCTTGCGGCGATTGCGACGACCCCCGCGATGACTTTGTTTACTAGAATTAGAAGAAGGCATTATTACGTTATATATTACTCAATGAAAAAAACATTTATTTTATGGTAATATACATATACATACCATGAAGATATCCCCGATTATTCTATTACTTGGTTTAGGTCTTATTGTATTACCTGAAACCATAATCACAATTCCATTGCTTCCATTTGGACGCGCAGATGCCGCACTAGTGCCAGTGGAATCCGCATCCCCCATTGAATGCGCAGCCTGCGAATATTTAGCCAACGGGATGAATCAAACCATCATACATAATCCTAAAGTAATCGCATTCGTTACTACCGATATTGAAAAAGTGTGCGCGGTTTTACCCGAAAGCGTCCAGGCGATGTGTACAGATGCAGCCCAAACTGTAGCGCCTCAACTTCTAAACCATCTGGGCGATTTTATTGCTACAGAAGGATGCCAGGATTTAGGGATTTGTCATTCATTAGCGTAATTCATAACCGAATAATATATTGCTTCATAATACTAATTTAACTACAGACCGAGTTATATTCGTATATTAAACATTAAACATCAAACATCAAACATTCGCCTAAATTAAATTTAATTATGGAAGTATATCACCCTAATGATACATTTCATTTCGAACACCTTCAATTATCACCTCCCAACAGTATTCCAGGCGGATCGTATTTAACAAAATACTCGTATTATGACAGTAAAAAGGTGCTATATATTCAAACACCTAAAACGCAGTCGAAGCAGGGGATCGTCGTATCGGGTAAAAAAGCGCACATCGATCTATTATTTACGGGCGGGAATGAACATGACGCGGAATTCATTGAATGGATTGCGGATTTAGAGAAACGGTCGGTCGACTTACTTTATGAAAAACGGCATCTTTGGTTCACACAAGAACTAGATAAAAGCGATATTGAAAATTCTTTTACATCACCTATACGTGCATTCAAGACTGGGAATTATCTGGTGCGGGTTAATTTAGAATTAAACAGAGTACAGACACACATCCAACCATTTTTGTGTAAAGTATTTGATGAGAACCGCACAATCGTTCCAGTAGATTATGTAACTGCAGAGCATAACATCATCTCAATTATTGAATTCCAGGGGATTCGATTTACATCTAGAAGTTTTCAGATGGAATTGATATTACGGCAAGTATTAGTAATTCCCGAATTGCCGTTATTTGAAACGTGTATTATTAATACGAATACAGGTAATAGTAGTAGTATCGCAGAACCTTTAGGAAAATGTATAGAAACACAAGAACTGCATTTGCCGGATATTAATGCGTCGTCGATGTCGTCGTCATTGACAGCCAAGGAATTAGTTGAGAATCTGGATAAATCTCTCGGAAATCCGGATTCAACTCCGGATTATCCTCCGGCGTCTTCGGCGCCACCACCGACATCTAGCACATTAAAGCATTTTGAATGTACTGAAGTGGATATTGATTTCAAAAATATATCTGATGTCATTGATACGGAGGAACCGGATTTTGGCGTTCCTACACCGGATACATCCGCGGAACATTCATCGATCACAACAACGGCAACCATCCCCGCCAATAATTCACAGAAATTGAAATCGAATAATGGCGGTTCGATAACATTAAAAAAACACAAGGAGGTTATTTATGAAATGTATAAAGTGGCCAAACGAAAAGCGCAAGAAGCCAAAAAGGTCGCAATACGCGCTTATTTGGAAGCCAAAGAGATTAAGGCGTCCTATTTACTGGACGATTTAGATGAGTCGTCGGGGTCGGGATCCGATGAGGAGGGCGATTAATAACCATCGGACTATCGGACGACGACTAATCGGACGACGACTATCGGTAGTATTTATTTTATCATTTATTTTATATACAATTAAATTATAATAATGAGTTTCTTGTCTGATTTAGAGAAAACCGTTCGCTCCAATCACATTCTTGTGTTTTTGGGTGCGATCGTTCTAGTATATGCTGTCTATACTTATTCCGACCAAAAGTTTGTGTTGCCAGCAAATGCCATGAGTAACCCGAATGAAGGTCAGCAAGTTGCAGCCGGACATCAGGCGCCACCTGCAATGTCATACGCCGGTACCGGCGCCAATGGTTATAGTGCCGTCGACTCCATGACCGGACAGGGCGCTCCCCCCGCCGGTGCGACTAATATGCCCGTCGCAAATCCGTCTGACCTTCTCCCCCGCGACACAAATAACCAGTGGGGCAGTTTGAATCCGGCAGGCAGTGGCGACCTTTCTGGTCAGAACCTCCTTTCCGCGACTTTTTTGACCGGAATCGACACCATCGGCAATACGATGAAGAACGCCAATCTTCAGATTAGGTCTGAACCTCCTAACCCGCAGTTGAATGTCGGTCCTTGGAACCAGAGCACCTTTGCCCCCGATCTGATGCGTACTCCTCTTGAGTTGGGCGCTGGGACGCAGTAAGGTGCGAGCACCCGCACACCGGCGACAGTGTAGCGACAGAGTCATTACACATGTATGAAGAACATTATACATGTATAATATAAGAAATATCATATAAATCGGGGTGGTGCGTGATCATGTCCAGCATTCTCTCGACAATCATCTACTTATTCATATTTCTTACAGTATCAGTAATCCTGATCAAGAACCTTATCATCCCCTCATTAGTGAATTATCAATACGGTCTTTTGAATGACCCGGATTTCACTATCGGTGAGAGTCGTATCCAAGGTGTCGGTATATTCACCAAGCGTCAGCGTAAGAAAGGTGAACAATTGTTCGTTGCGGTTGATATGAACGAACACGTCACGCCTATCGGAAGTAAGATAAATCATTGTCCGTCAAAAAAGACGATTTTAGATAATGGGCGTGTAGTAACAGGGGACACACTCCTACCGAATACGTATCTCTCGACCGCACCAGATAAAACCACCGGTGAATGGTGGGTTATGGCCGCGCGCGATTTGGACGCTGGTGAGGAACTTACTGCGGATTATACATACACACCGGACTTTATAACTAAACCGGACCCTGAGTGGCAGTGTGAATTATAGTCATGTATTTGTATTATTGTATTATTGTATTACTATATAGTATATATTATATACCATCTAGTATTGAAAATGATGCTGGATCTATGCCGTTACAAGGATATATTTGGTCGTCCGAGAGAAGGTGCACATTCTTACCGTATCTTTGATATCGCGGTTGTTGATGTAGTCGCCACTGTCATCGTCGCGTTTTTTGTTGCTCGTGTGTTCAGCGTCGCATTCTGGAAATCTCTCATCGGGTTGTTCCTGGTCGGTATTATATCCCATCGGGTATTTTGTGTTCGAACCACAGTAGATAAGTGGGTATTCCCGAATGTGAAAGAATAAATAGATATATATTATATTATATTATATATATAGGAGATGTATGCTGCAACGAGTGCAGAAGGTGGTGATGATCATGATCATGATGATGATGATGATGTCGAAATACAGGAACCACCACACGAGTTCGCAGAAATGTTAGCCAAAGCTGCCATACGAAATGCGCGGTGGGACAAAGCGCGCGCTAAAATTGATGACGATAAACACCATTGTGTATTACTTGTAGGTGCGCATGGTCTAACAATTGATACGGGAAGGGTAGAAACACGTAGTACCGGACCTCAATATCGAGCCGACGTAAACGTTTATTCAATAGTTGGCGAAGGTCTTCAACCTGGATTAGAAACTGTAATGGACGATACGGACATTACAAACTACTTAGCAATGCCTACAGCAGTATGGTCTGTTTTTAACAGAGAAAACTACAAATTAAATACACCCAGACTACCCCGTGAAGATCAAAAATCAAAAATAAAATTGATGGTAAACGAAATAGGTCATAGAATAGAGGGTTTTAATGCTGCAGCTGGTATTAAATATCAAACCCCTCCTGTTTGGGAAGATAATCCGGCTCTCACACGAAAATTTTATATGTTCCCCAATAGGAATGAAACACATAGAAATTCGGATGCAGCAGCAGCCGCTTCTGGAAAACGTTCACTACCTCAAAGGACTTGTGCAGATTTGGGGTTTTTGAAAGAGCATGGTATGGAACTTATTTTTACAACGAATCCAGAACATAAACATTTATCATTGACCGAATTATCATCTGCGAATTTGCGAAAAAATAAAATTGCCGGATTCAGTGACTCTCCTTTTGTTACACCAACTATTTTGAAAAACAATAGTATATTTGGTCGTCGACGACACAAAAAGTTTGAAGCTATTCTTCATAAAAATGGAGTAGACCCGGATCTCATAGAGGGTGCAATACAAATATTACGAAGAGGTGTGATGAAGCAACCAATCACACTCGAAGAATTGTCTTTATTTATTTACTGTCTAGGTTATACATCATTCACACTAATTGATGGTTCTTGTAGGACTTTTAGACCCGATATGCACGGCGCACCAACTTTTCAGAGTTCACTTGATACTGATAGTGACGATGACGATGACATCCCCCCAACGTTTGAATTTCCAGAAACACCAAACCCAGAACCCATACCCAATATTCAAACCGAACCTTTCGAAAAATTAATTCCTACTTCATTTATAAATATATTTAATTCGATTAAAGGTAGTTGTATTGAATTAAAAAATAGGGTTTTTGATAGTGAAACGGCGAAAAAACTGAGAAGTGGAGGGTTTTGGCGCGCACAAATCGCATCATGGATGTCGCCTGAATTATATTCTTCTAAACAAGGCGGTAGTATAAATAGTTCAAGGAAATCATCGCATACACGAACACGCACGCATACACGAACACGCACGCATACACGAAGACGCACAAATACACGAAGACGCACAAATACGCGAAAACATAAAAAAAGATATACTAAACGCCGATATATAGGACAATAATTATTGTATCTGATTATATTAGAATACAGGTATAAATGGCATTTGCAGCTGGCGGTGGTGGTGGTGGTGCGGCTTGCGGTGGTGGTGTGTTTAGTAGTTTTAATCATCCTACTCATCCTAATTTCCAACGTAACCATAACTTGTGTATTTTTACTATTTGTGGTCACGGAGAAGTCGTAGGACCAAGAGCATCACGAACAAGCACTGCGACCGGAAATGCACAGTTTTTTTCGTTGGAATTACCATCCCTTACAGTTGCCAGGGTGATGCCTATGGAATCATGCGCCCCCGCAATTTCCCAGACATTCAAAAATGCGATTCCTACGAACTTTTGGTTCCATATTCCACTTATGACTCAGGTAGTTAACGCACAGAAAGATTCACTGCGGGATGCTGAGCAATATAATAAAATCGGTATACCATCAAATTTCTTACCATTAGGGCGTACTATTATGGATGGAATACGTGATATTGATAAAAGAGCTGGTGTTATCTATACAAAAGAAGCGTCATCCAATCCAGAGTTGGTTACCGGGGACCCTTTTTATCCTACTTATAAAGTTGACTATACAAATTTCAACCTATCACAAAACCGTGTAATATGGGTAAGACCAAACCAGGGAGAGGACCTACGACCATCTGGACTGCCATGTCGACGTTCTGTAGATGGACCTCCAGTATTCCCATTTTATGGGTTGTTTGTTATTCTTGTTGAAGGAGGTATTCTGCCAAAGGCGTGCACATTAACAGGTACAACAGAAGATTTAATATTACCGAATGAATTAGGTCCCGAGTTTACTATGTTTGACCCAACAAAGGTAAACCGGTATAATCTTCTTGCTCGGGGAAATAGAGTTGATGTCGAAACAAAAATAGGTATAAGTAAGGAGTTTTTAACATATGATAGAAAACATGAAGTGTGTGTCGCTGTTGATGCTGCTAAAGATGCTGCATGGGCGAGATACAAATTAGAAATAACTGGAGCTATACAAATATTACGACGCGCAATTGTCTACAAGCATATTTCACATATAGAGGCTGCAATACTACTAAAAGCATTAGGTTATACTGATTTATTACTTGTAGATTCGGCTTGTAATTGTCCGGGAAAGTTCGAACCACTCGAAGCAGTTATAGATAGTTGTGATGTTGACATGCCAGGAACCCCCCAAGATACAGAACGTTTTTGGGATGCCAACGACTCAGATCAAGCCGGCGAAGACGCAGCCGCAGCAGCGCGGTCGGCATTTATCCCCCCTGGACAGCGAGCGTTTGCATCTGTGTCACATGAAGTTGTTTTAACTGATGAATTTATGTACACATCTGATACAGCTGCTGCTCTTGCTGCTGCTCCTGCTGCTGCTGCTCAGCATGATCTTATGGGTGGACTGTGGGAGGGCGGCAGTAAAAGGAAAAAATCCCGAAAACGTTTATTATCAAAAAACAGAAAACGACAAAAATGTCGACGCACGCGTAGAAAAAGATATACAAGACGCCGGCGTTAAAAAATATTATGATACAACACTGTTAGTAGGTGTATTGTATCATATCAAGTTTTGCAGTGAGATTAACGACGCAGACGACGGGACGACCGACCACGACCACGACCACGACCACGACCACGACTTCGGTGAGCAGTTTTGCGTTTGGTCTTACGGGCATTAGAACGATTATGGCGGCGACCGCCTTTCGTGGAGGGGGGGGGTGTAGGGGGGTGTAATAAATCGTTGACGGCCTTCCATAACCATTTCGCATGCTCTGCCTCAGCAGCAGCAGCATGAGCATCCGCAGCATCAGTACTATCCATATATTGATAATAACTTAATAATTCATACAAAAAACTTTAAATTCTCTCGGTATATAAATAGTCTACAAAATAATTGATTCGAACAACAATGTTCAAAACCAGTGTTTTCGGATATATCATCATTATTTTCATTATAGTCGTTTGCCTTAAAATATACCAAGAATCAGACGCATTCCAGTTGAAATGTATTGTTTCTAAAGTCGACGGCAATAAATACTGCGTCCGCGAACGCGCCAAATTGGAACTCGCAGCCGACCTTCTCGCCACAGTAACCCAGAAAATGAAGCAGGTCGTTAAACATATGGGCGCGACTTATCCCGACCGCGATAACGTGAAACGTTTAGTCAAAAACTTCCGCCCGGAAAAAGTGAGCGAAACGCTCCCCACTAGTGAATACACTGCATATAGCGAGAACAAGGGTGAGAAACTCGCGTTTTGTGTGAATACAACCAAAAATGGGAATAAACTCATCGACGAAAATACGCTCACATTCGTCGCACTTCACGAATTGAGTCATATTATGACGGAAAGTGTCGGGCATAAAGACGAATTCTGGAATAATTTCCGATTTCTTATCGACGAAGCCCAGAAAATCAAGGTGTACTCGCCGGAAGACTATAAACTCAAACCGAAAGAGTATTGCGGGATGACAATTAATGACAACCCTCATTTTGATAACTAGTGCGTTCGGCCGCACACCGCCGGCGTCAAATATCATCAACGGTTCGATAGTATCCCATCATCGCCCCATCATCGCCCCATCATCGCCCCATTATCGCCCCGTTATGCACGGCGGTGTGCGGCCGAACGCACAGTTATCGGCGGGACGCGACCGTGCCGTGCGGCGGAACGCACCGTGCACGAAGGAACCGTGTATCCGGCAATCGTCGCTCTTGTATCCCCTTAATATCCGTCGTCCTTGTTATACTTGATACAATATCTCGGTCGACGTCTTCCACCTGGTATAGCGTGTGTGATCGGTCATTAAAAAATGACACATAAGGTGGGACTGAATCGGCGTCCGTCCAGCACCAAATCGCGCGGTTCATCGGATTGTTTCGAAGCGCCTCCCATTCGTCGACACTTTCATATTTATACATCAGTGGGAATGCCGTGTCATATTCATACGTTTCATCCACGAATGTAATATAAATCTCGGTTATATTAAACGGCGGCGGTGACGACGACGCGGACGATGACGACGAGAGCACTTGTTCATAGATGGATGCACCTCCAATAAACCAGACCACGTCATAATTCTTGGTGTGGTCATGGACCTCCGAGAGATTTTTTAGAAATGTCGCGGACGCCCTCGCACCCATCGTCACGTCCGCCGTCGTCACGTCCGCCGCCGTCGCGTCCGTCTCCGTCACGTCCGTCATCGTCGCACCTGCCGAAATAACGAAATTGTCGCGGAATTTCAACGGTCGCACCACCGCCGGAATACTATCCCATGTCCGACGTCCCATAACAACCGCGCTATTATAAGGAAACACCGATGATGACGTCATTTCCGCGAAAAACCGGAGGTCACGTTCGAGTTTAGGCCACGGAAGTTGTCCTTCAAATCCGATACCCCCACCACGACAAAGTGCAACAATCATTTTGAATTCGGTGGCGCGGGTCATTTGAATTCTTATGCGTGTATGAACGTAATACAATAATAAATACTATATGAAATTGTATTTATTATTATTTTGTTGGTATTATATATATATATATATATATAAATGTCCGGAGCCTCACAATGGATACAACAAAGAAATGCTTGGTTTTATAACGAAGCTGATAATTCGTTCTTACTAGAACAACCAACGATGGATGGTATGACTGACACTTTAGATAATATATCTCCTGATGATGATTTATTTTTTGACGATGACCCCAAAAATATTAATCAGGTCCATAACGCAGTCGAGGCGTATAATCGTGCGGTTGATGTATATATTAAGTATCCAGTTGAGGAGTATCTTCTACAAGAAGGAAATAGACAAAAAATAAAATTAAAAACAATATACTGCCCCCCGAAAAGATTACAACTTATACAAGTTGAGGAACCACAAGCATGCAAAGAAGTTATGATAAGACCTAAGGTTATGATAGACGTTATTGGAATTTCGGATATGCCACCACCACCATCATCATCACCACCACCTGTAAATTATTCTGACGCAAAAGGCGAAAATTTATTTGCGAAGTTAACAAAATATTTTCCTCGTGTTAAAGATGAAACAAATGTCGGAAGAGGATTAACAATAGAAATGATGAATAAAATAATTGCTCATGTTAAAAGGAAAGATATTGACACAAGGTGTAAATATTATTTTGATTTCGATAGATTATTATCTCAAGTTGAAGGTCTACTTTTCGATATTTTTAAGCAAAAAATCATACAAGATATGCAAATAGATGAAAACTATTTATTAGATGAATACGCAAAATATCTTTTTTCAGATTATATAGGAGATGAACCTGAAGATGGCACCGGTAGATTCGCCAAGTTAAAAGAAATGTTTGCAAGTATTGCCTCTACAGGTATCGATATATATATTGTAACAAATAACGAATCGGCGCACCGTACTGAAGATAAATATCGGGATTTATTTATAAAATTAATAAGGAAATTACATCCGGCGTTTGACGGAGATAACTTAATATCTAGTCGAACAAATGCGGCAAGGAATAAAGGTGAAATTATTGTAAAAATAAAAAATCCATTAAATTTATCTTTATATCTACCTGAACTATTTCCAAAGGGAGGAATGAAACATACACATCATCGAAAAACGAACCGACGCCGTAAATCGTCATCAACATTGAAACGCCGTCGTAAACACTCTACGCATAAAAAACGCAAACATAATAAAAATAAACGGTAAATCGGGTGGTCATTTACTACACATAATGAATTATTCTTTATTTGATTAAGTAATAAAGTATAATATTCTATTCATATAATAGACAATAATGGAAAGGTCGGTCCCAATTTATAAGATCTGTCATATTCGATCCCCGGCCGGTCTAAAAGAACGCCAGTCCGGAGGCGAAGAAGGCGGCCGCGCTAGATCCGTATCTGTCCTTACTGAAGAATACAACATCTTATACGTATTTTACGGAAATGTCGAATTTCTTAGCGACGAAGGTGGTGTCGTAAACATAAACGATTTATTCGTCCAAGAGCGTGAAAACCCATTCTTCAAATCTATATTTAGTGAATACGAACTCCAGTCGATTACCCATAACGAAATCAAGGTTGTCTTCCTCCCCGAGAGAATCTACCCCGATGACTCCATCGAGACGATTAAAAAGAAGTTCCTATATTTGACGCGAGATAAGGTCGGACTATCATACGCCGAATTGTATTTATTCTGTAAACAAGCCAAAACAATCACGAGTCAGTTATGCTATGACCAAATAACATCCAATGGGAAACTAGAAATAACACCTGTGCGTATCCAGAACTTTCTGCTGAATATAGACAATCATCCGAGAGAATCCGTGAATTACGGCGGCGGCGGCGCGGACGCCCTAACCGAAGAAGCGCCCGATTTCACGAAATTAGGCGCGCCATCCGAATCCGACGGAAATTATAGTTATACGAATATATTGAATCTTAAGTTAGAAGGAAAACCGCGGTTTATAAATGTCGTATTAGGGCAAGAGTTAAGCGCCGTTTCCGACGGGTACCCATATGCAATAAACCCGTTTGATGCGATATATACAGACCCCTTTTTAGAGGTTCACGCCGGAGAAATCATCAATACGACAAATAAGACAGTTCTTATTGACATCGGGGTGTTTTTACATAATACAATTTATCTAGTATCTGCGGGGGATGTACTACAGTACGCCAAATCTCTCGAAGACCCGTCTACATTGGCGGAATTTGGCATCCCGGTCACCCTTCCACCGATTGGCGCCGCCGGCGCCGCCGCCCCGGCGCAACTGCTTCGTCTCATCACCGAGAACTACATCGTCCAGTTATATTTCCCATATTTAGCAGTATATCGCGACGATACAAAACGTCTATCTCTCGAGTTAGGGTCGGCCGAAGCATCCGGCGAGATGGATCTCTCGACAATCCATTCCCATAATACATTATTACTTCATCGATTAAAACTGGTAGAATCCGATAAAAAGATATTGAACGAGAGATTTATGCGCCAGACGGCAAACATCAAGTTATTATACGATATTTACGAGAAGAGAACCCGCGAACATGCGTATTCGGATAATGGTATCCGAGGTGTCGAGTTTCATATTCACCAGAGTGCGAAATACAATCTCTCGTTAGACGCGATATTCAAACTTATCCATTGTTCGGAATACATCCCATTTATTAAGTACAATCCGGGCAAGAAAATGGATAATATCTACAAGTTATATATTTCGGGTGTAAGTAAAAGCGGGCGTAAAATCCCATATTTACCGAAAGGCGATATTTTCCGTCTTATCAAAACAACCGCGCGTAAAAAGGGGGTATCGATACTTATCCAGTATACATATTCGAACCCATCTATCCCCGACCATAAAGCAACGCATTTACCCATCCCGATTATTTGCGAGTTTGATGCAGATGGATCGGTCTATGTCAAACTATTCGTGAAATTCTCGTTTACTACGGAGGAAATGGAAGATATTATTAGAGCCACCGTAAATCCGGTGATGCGAGTTGTGAAAGAATACATAGAGCAAAGCGGATTTCAAATGAACTTATTCACCAAATTCACCCATGATAATATTGACCTTATCAATGTAGAATATTACGCCCAGTTGCCTATTAAACGAAATATTGAAATAAAATCAATGATCAAGTGTATATCCAGTGCGTTTAATGAAATCGAAGGGAGTTTGAATAAGGGAATCGTTCTAAGATACAAGCGTGTAAGCAACTATAATGACATGACGAGTCAGGAAGCCTATATCATAGAAATGATGAATAAGCGACACACCGACCGAGAGATTATCGACGGTCTTCGAGACAATTATGTGATGTCAGAAGAAGACGCCCGGACGAAAATAGTGACACTTCTTTCATCGATACAAACACAGCAAATGTCGCGTTACCGAGGTGGAAGTATCCGCATCAAGAATAACCCCGGGTTTCTAACCAAAATAACGAAGGGGCAATTCAATAATATAATCACAATCGAAATATCCAATATCAATAATATTCTCTTTTTGACCTCTTTACATATTTATATCGACTCGATTATACGTGTGTATCAGGATCCATCAACTACTGATATACCTTATGAACAAATCATCCAATTATGTCAAGGTGAAACGAAATCTATGGGTGCGACCGCAGTAGGTGCCGCAGTAGCGCCGGTGGCGCCGCCCTTGCGCGAAGAAGCGCCCGGCAAAAGCAGCAGCGGAGAGAGAGACTATACTACACAACCCATATTACGGGACGTCAATCCATCAGATAAAGAAGAATCAATCGAAACAATGACCGAAATCGTTTCATTATCAAGAAAACCAATATCTGAAAGTGTAACTTCCACTATTTTGGGGGAGAAATTAGTATTTGGATTTGAGGCGGAGGAGGCGGGCGCTGCTGGGGGTGACGCTGGTGGCTCTGGTGGCGCTGGTGAAGGAGGAATCGATTTGTTCGATTTATTACAGGATGACGACGAAGACGAAGACGAAGGAGACGGTGGTAGCGAAGGCGGCGACCAATTTGGTGGCGCAGGTGGTGCGGCAAAAGGTAGACCTTCAGGAGGCGGAGGCGGGGCAGCTATAGACGATAAAGTCCGCGGAGCCGGAGGCGGCGAAGGTGCCGACGATAAAAGAAAGTCCGCCCTCGGAGGCGAAGGTGCCGACGACAGTTTATCCGATATAACCGGTCTTGAATTAGCCAATCCGAATCCATTTTCAAAACGTATCCAAGAGCGTGACCCCATTATACATCTAAATGAAGATGTGGGGAAATTCAACGCATATTCGCGTAGTTGCCCGTGGAATGTAAGACGCCAACCGGTTATTTTGACCAGCGAAGAAAAGGCGCGAATTGATCGTGAACATCCGAATTCATATTCACAAAGTATTACATACGGATCAGACCAAAGCAAGCAGTATCATTATATATGTCCAAGATACTGGAGTTTAAAGCATAATACCAGTTTAACTGAAGAAGAAGTAAAATCAGGTAAATACGGAAAAGTCATCCCACAAAAGGCGAAGAAGGTGCCGGCTGGTGCAAGTATATTCGAATTTACGGATGATAAATATCATCTAGATGAAAAGGGGAATTACAAACCACATTATCCTGGGTTCCTTAAAAAGGATGCGCACCCGAAAGGTTTATGTGTTCCGTGTTGTTTTGGACAATGGGATAAACCGTCGCAAACTGCACGCAGACAAGAATGCGAGATGAAACAACATGAAGAAATCCGTATAAAAGAAAAGGATACACTTGAAGAATTTCGTAAATTGTCCGCGTCGGGGTCGGCAGCGGGGTCAGGGTCATCCAGCGCGCCCAGTGCGTCCACACCCTCAATTCCCGAAGTGGCGAAAATAACCGAAATGAAGGATGACCGCATTTTAAGTTCAGATAAATTCCCGCTTGATAATAATCGTTGGGGGTATTTACCGGTTCCAATACAGAAGTTTTTGTTTTCTGATAGTCGTAATTGTCAAGTGAGTTTGAAGAATACCGCAATCAAGAAAGATACGCCGTGTTTATTGCGTCGCGGAGTAGAAACAAATGACAAGCAGTCATTTTTATCGGTTGTAGCCTATTATTACAAAGAATGTATTGGGTCAATTAAAACGACCGTATCTGATATAACGCCCGATGTCATGACGACGACATCAGTTGCAACGCACAAAAGCATTGATGATATTATAACAGGCGCAAGTGCCGCAGTGGCGGGTGGTGGCGGTGGCGGTGGTGGCGGTGGTCGAGCAGCAGCAGGCGGCGGCGGCGGCATGTCATTAAAAGATATGATTTCAAAATCGGTTGCTGAAAGCATCAATAAACAATCAGCACAAATAAGATCAGCTGCATCTGCTGGATCAACACGTTCGAATGTAGAAGTACCCCTCGCATCCACAGGTGCAGGCGCAGGCGCACCAATAAATGATGAATATCAATCCGATGATGAAACCCCAGTCGCAATGACGCCTCGAGCTGGCGCTGCGTCCGCCATGACACCTCGGGCGACCACCGCGACCGCCACGACCGCCACGACCACCGCGTCAAATACCGGAGATACTGTCCCATCCATCCGCGAAATGCGTCGAATCATTATCGGATCTCTCGACATCGACCGATTCATAACATTACAGAATGGGACGCTTGTGGATGTATTTTTCAATAAAACACGCGAACTTCGTGAAAACGACACAACCAAATATCAGACATCTCAAATATACAGGCAATTCAACCCCGAATTATTCCGTAAAATATGTAATGCATATGAGAACTTTATCAGTTATTTGGACGATGATAATGTTATCATTGATCATACATATCTCTGGGATATCGTATCACAACCCAACGAGAGATTATTCAAAAATGGCAATAATCTGATATTATTACACATACCGGATGATGACATAACTAATAACGTTCAGGTGATTTGTCCGACAAATGCATATTCGGGCGAGGTATTTGACGCAAACAGAAAGACGGTAATAATAATGAAGCGTGACAAGTATTATGAACCGATATATTTATTTGAAAGTAAATCAAACGGTAAATTCAATGTTCTCGGGCGTTTCGCAATAAAAAGCAAGACGATTACACCGAAGATCAAATACGTGATTGAAAATATCCGCGATATTTATTTCACATACTGCCGTCTTCATGCAAGTCAACCGCGTCAATATAAATATGTAATGAATAAACCGGCGAAACAAGTGGCCAAGTTACTAACAGACGCCGGATTTCAAATTAGATCTCAAGTGGTTAATTATAACGGCAAAGTGATCGGACTTCATATTTCGCAAACGGTAACTGCGGTCGAAAGCAAAATAAAACAGACAAAAACTGTTCCGAAAGAAACGGCGCGTAAAATGTGGGAAGGTGTTATACCGACGGCCGTATCGGCGCCGTTGATAGCCACGGCGGGTGCGGCAGGTGTGGCGGGCGCATACGAATATCCGATTGTAATGATGGACAATGATGATTTATGGCGTAATAGTTACAATGAAACTGTCGAATTTTTGAATATGGTGGCTGATAAAGTGAAGAAAATGACGAAACAAATCCTGAATTGTCGTCCGAAGGTGAAAGTCGTCGAAGACGGGCTCATTGTCGGTGTACTCACCGAAACGAATCAGTTTATCCAAGTGAATGTGAATGTAGATCCAGCACAGAACCAGGATGATGAATTACCCACCATAACAGAAGGAAATCATCTCAAGGTTGATAAAGAGATTATGACGAGTTCGTCACTGGAAGGAGACAACAACCCCGAAGGACGCGACAAGTCGCGCGAGAGATATGTGCGTAACATCAGATTAGAAACGAACTTTTATAACGTTTTCCGAAATACCGCGCGAAATGTATTGAATCGCCCCGAAAACCGCGCAATAAGGGATGAAATCGATAAAATAATATCATCGGTATTTACGATTTATACAAATAAACTATCTAAAATCATCGCATTGATGAAGCAAATAATGAACAAATACGTTGCGTTTATACGTTATAGTAAAGAGACACTTAAATTAGTAGGTGAAGTAAGCAGTTGTATAACAACCGACCATGAAAAGTGTGGTCAAAAAAGTTATTGCCTTAAGGAAGGCGGTGGATTGTGCAAACTATTACTCCCCCAACGCAATCTTATGTATCCGGATATCGACAATCAAATCGCGTATTTCGGGAAATTATCCGACGAAATGATACGTTATGAGCGAGTGAAACTCTTCATGTTTGAACCTGCGAAATATCTCACATTTCAAGAAATAAAATACAATCTAAACGATGATGAAATCATATTGTTGGAATCTCTCATAACACAAGAATATTTCGATAATTTGGAACCGGTGGACGCCAACCCTTATGCATTACAAACGACATTTTATACGGTGAATCCGAATTCAAATACGGGTGTTGAATTACAGAGATATGATAATACGTATCGAAAATCGTATGTTGATGGGTATATTGAAAGCAGTCGTGGTGTCGCGCCTTCCGCCGCGCCCGAACTACCAGTGGCGGGGGCGGTGTCGGGTGTCGAGAGATTTAAAGTAAATGAAATAACACATGTATTAGGGTTCTGTAATGATATATCAAAACGTAAAGTGACGGAAAAGATGCGACAGTTATTCTTTCCGGTGGAAGATACCTACGAAATCTTATTTTCAAATGAAAGCGAGGAATGCTCGTTTGATGTTATTCTCACGATTTTAAGGGCGGTCGCACAGACCGCGTCGAAATGTCCGAGTGGACATACATGTAATCGAATGAAACAGTTGGAACGACGTGGCGCCGCGGGAGGTGGAGGCGGCGCCGCGGGCGCCGCCGCAGAAGATCAGGATGCATGCGGTAAATGTCGCACTATGATAGGAAAAGACCAAACAGAGTTCGGGTGTCTGCAATGTAATTATTTCGTATGCGATAATTGTCAGCATCAACATGTTGATCAATTAGGTGGTATGAATATAATAAAACTAAAGGAAATTTTGGTATCTGAATACGGTAAACTGGCCAGGACGCCTGCGTTTGATAAGAAAATAACCCGGGTATTGAATGGGTATGGAATGAAGAAATATGCGGAACTCATAACATCGGGTCGGGCTACATTATCACAAGTTATCCAAAGTCAGAACTATTTTCTGACAAATGTCGATATTTGGATTTTAGCGTTATATTTTAAACTTCCTATTGCGTTTATTTCGCAATCTTTGCTCATTGAAAATGGTCGAAATCTGATGGTATTATATGGGAGCGACACGCTTGAAAGTTATTTCTTTATTCACCCGTTTGGTGTGACACAGAATGTAATCTCTCGATTTGGTCTTATTGAAAAGAAACTGGATGAGGAAACATCCGTGTTGAAAATCCCGTCGGATTATCTATCAGACGGTCTTCGCGAAATGATTGCGCGTGAATTGGATGAACCGAAATCTCTCGAACAATACATTTCAGACTTTAAACTTGGAGATGTAAAGACCAAAGGACGACCAACACTGGTTATGCGTAAAGCAGAAGGCGTCCCAGTTATACCTGGTGAACAACCTGAACCTGAACCGGAATGAATAATGAATAATGAATAATGAATAAAATAATAAAATGACAATAATATACAAATGTCTACTATTGTTAGCGCGGATATTGTTACTTTGAATACAAGCACTGGGGAGGTTAATCTCTTGGTTACAGATATACCAAACGATGTATTTGATATACCGGATTTGGTGTTCAACATTCCCGAACCTGATTCAGCGATTGCGCATCCGCCTGCGGACGAACCTGTGCTTGCACCCGCACGCTCGCCATCGCCCACGCTCGTACACACGCTCGTACACTCGCTTGCACCCGCCCCCGCGCTCGTACAATCGATTGCACCCGCGATAACACACTTTCTTGCACCATCACCTTCCCCCGCACCCGCACGCTCGCCTGCACCCGCGCGCTCGCCAGAACCCGCGCGCTCGCCAGAACCCGCGGCGCTCGTACACTCGCTTGCACCCGCGTTTATCCAAAATATAAACAATTCGGCACTAGTCGATATGATGCGTAATGCGGCGCCCATATCTGTAAAATCACCAACAACTATTTCAACAAGAGTAACAGATATATCATCTAGTAATACTGCGAATACACGCCCACAGAACATCACAACTCCACTTAAACAAATACATGAACAACGGCATTCGTCAGGAGTATCGCGAGGACATCGTCATAATAAACTCAAGGTCACTAAGATAATGGTCGAAGATGAATATAAAGATACAAGTATCGACTATGATGACGACGACCCTGAAGTAAAAAAGACAAAGACTTCTCTTTTCAATTTCGTAAAAGATATCGCGTTTAATTTGATATTTACTATTCCGTCACTTCGCACAAAACTCAAACCAATTCTCAACAATCCGGCTTTAGCCATAAACCAAATCGAGAGAATATTCGACGAATTTAAGGATGAATTAAATCGCGTTCAATTGGAAAGCATCAAGCGATATGTATGCGTGGAAGGCGTTAGGGATAAACTAAATTATATACTGGAAGCAGGTTTCAAAAAAATACTTGCCGATGGTAAAATAGATATCAATGACGCACCCCAATTCATTCAACTCGTATATTTTATCATTCATTCATTTAACAACATCAATAATGGTGAGGTATTTAAATTCGCAGTCTCGAGAGAGCATGTTATGCTGCTCCTTCATTTTATTTTGAAGTCTGTATTTTGTCTTACGCTAGATGGTGAGGAAGAACAAATGGCGTTCGGTTTAGTGGATACGAGTTTTAAACTCGTGAAAATAGAAGTATGTCCGCTGATTTCAAAGCGATGGTATCATAAGTTTAGGATATGTCGTGCGAAAAAGGTGATCGAGGATTTGGTGGATTAAAGGCGGTGGCGGCGGTTGCGGCGGCGGCGGCGGTGGCGGCGGCGGAATATAACATAAAGGAAAAATCATATCCTAATATTTAGGAAAAATCACGGCGGCGGCGTTTTCGTCGAAAAAGGACTTAAAGATATTATCTAACTATAGTATGAGAAGGTGAAGTGGATCATCTCTCACACTGCAATGTCAACAAATTTTATTTGAACAACTGAATCAAGCACCTCTTTCGTCACAACTTTTTTGACGCCACTCGTTTTTCGAGTGTATTGGTCCGCCCTGTGACGGTTATCGATAATTTATTTGATTCAGTTGTTTTTGTAAATATGTAGCGACTTGCGACTTTAATACCGGTGTAGCTCAGCGGCAGAGCGTCTAAAAACGTCGTTTGTTACCCCCTTTACTACTTTCGCAAGGAAGTGGTCCGATCTACGAATGATTATCGCCTTATAAGCGGAAGGTCGTAGGATCGAAACCTACCGCCGGTATTCGCCCCAATCCAGGGGTATTCCCTTCATCTGTTTTATAGAAACAGGTCGTCAAACTGGACGTAAAACGTAGCACACGATCAAGGTCGTATTGTTTTACCGGTGTGGCGCAGAGGTAGCGCGCGGGGCTCATAACTCCGAGGTCACTCGATCGAGACGAGTCGCCGGTATTCGCCCGATTCAATATTGGGTCTTTTCAGTTGCTTTACAGAAGCGACGCATTATTTTCAGACCACTTCCATGGCGGACGTTTTATCGTCTGACACCTACTTTACTGATGACTTATCATCATCGGTCCGATAGTCGGATGGTTATTTTCTTATTCATTACAAGGACGGTGTGGGATCGATACCTACAGGTGGTAAATGTCAAACTGGACATAAAACGTAGTACCATACACGACGAAAGTTGTGTGTTTCACCGGTGTGGCGCAGAGGAAGCGCGCGGGGCTCATAACCCCGAGGTCACTCGATCAAAACGGGTCGCCGGTATTTTTCATTTTTCGTGTTTTATAGAAATGCGAACGTATCGACAGATATACAAACTATTTTACCGGGGTGGCGCAGAGGAAGCGCGCTGGGCTCATAACTCAGAGGACGTAGGATCGAAACCTACCTCCGGTATTTTTCATTTTTCGTGTTTTATAGAAATGCGAATGTATCGACATACATACATACAAAACTATTTTACCGGTATGGCGCAGAGGGAGCGCGCGGAGAACACCACTTCGAGGTCACTCGATCAAAACGGGTTGCCGGTATCACTTTACCAAAATCATATAAACACGCATTGTTTATATTATTAACACGCGCCGCAAAAAAGGACTTAAAAATAAGCGCAGATAGTTAAGTGGGTATGAGCACAAGTTATATGCTTGTATTCCACACGGATTACGCTCTTTTAGCTCAGTTTTGGTTAGAGCGTGGGTCTTATGAGCCCAAGGTCACGGGTTCGAACCCCGTAAGGAGCATTTTTCTTTGTTTTAGTGAATAAAATTAAAATACTTATTATTATATATAGCAATTACTGTATATAATATGCGTTCTCGTTCTTCTCGCAAATCCGCGTCTGCGGCGTCGTCATCCCGACGCCGTAAATCTGCATCTGGTCGCGCCGTTACTCGTCGTGTCCGCCGCGGTCGTGGTCGCGGTCGCCGCACCATCCAAAGCGGTGGATGAGGTCAGACCATTCCTATTGCGAATTAATTGATTCGCCTATTATTTGTTTTATATAAGTCGTATATTGTTGTGACGACGCGTTTATAAACCTTTATTTAAAAAGGACAAACGCGATTCTGATTTGATATATGTTTACTATATATTTATTATCATTGTAATATAATAAATACATTTAGAATGTCGACTGCTCCTAAATCCAAAAATACGTCTGTAGATAATAATAAATCAATTAAGGACAAGGACAAGGACAAGGACAATAAAAATAACAATAACAATAACAATAACAATAACAATAAAAAAAACGAGGACAAGAACAAGACCAAGGACAATAAAAAAGACGATGACAAGGACAACAAGGACAAGGACAATAAAAAAGACGAGGACAATAAAAAAGACGGGGACAATGACGATAACAATAAAAAAGACAAGGACAAGAACAAAATAGATGAAAAGAAAAAAGAGACGAAACCTAAATCAGAAAAAGGTATGGGAATGGGCGATAGCGCTTCGACTGAGACTGATAATGATGGACCACCTCTTGATAAATATGGAAATCCGTTTCCAATAGAAAATCCGGAAGGCGGAGACCCGATATGTCCCGGTGGATATAAAATCGATTATCAATTTGATCCGTTGAATGACCCGATTAATCCACCATTCAATTGTATTCCTATTCTAAAAGACCCAACTGACGGTGCAGCCGGCAAATTGTTGGCAATGGCCAATAACCCTTCAGCCGGTGTTGAAAATTTGGTATCAGGAACGGTACCTGGTGTTGGTGGGCGAAAAACACGCCGCCGTCGTCGAAATAAACGCAGCACTTCACGGAAACGCCACCGCCGCCGCCGCGGAAGCAGTTCACGCCGCAGTCGTCGTCGTCGTCGCATCGTTAATTGATTACTTTCAAAACCCGATATCATAATCATCATCCATCTTACCTAGACGAACCTTCTTGACATTATCAACACACGACTGTATCGCCAATTTCGGAATACCACACTTGTCTGTATCCAACCCGACCGATAAATTCGCCTTGAACGCTTCTTCAATCTCTTCATTTGCGTCCACATGACGATATTCTACTGCATCTTGTTTCATCATTTCGTCCATATTCACGAGAACCTGAAACGCACTTGTCCCATAATACCCTTCCTGACCGCACATTACATTCGCGGAAATACCACGCATCGGATCTAATTCCGCATGACGCGCCGCCTTCAAGAACATCTCCGGCGTTTCTTCAAATGACGCCTTCGCAAGCGGGCCAATATCATCACTGTTGATTCCGTGTCTAAATATAGATATCATCGACGATGAGACAGTCATACGGTCACACAGCAGAGAGACATGATGATAGTTAATTGGCGAGTCATCAAACACTTCGGCCAGTTCATTAAATATCGCCTGGCGTGCAGCCTCAATCCCGAATACCCGGTATACTTCCTGGATATCATTACTGGAAGTGCGTTTTGTATCAATATAATCCAACCCAAGCATATGGACCAAATTCGTCCCCATTGTATCAAGAACCCAACTGTCCTTCTTTGTATATACGCCATCCGATTTCACTAGCGTGTTCTTGATTTTACGTAACATAACCTTCTTGATTCCCTTGACGCCGCGAAGGACGATATTATTCAACAACTGGTCTTGGAACGACTTGATCATATAAATATGGTCGGATTGGTCAAGCGGGTTCTGTTTGTTGGCGCCGGCGCCCGATTTCTTGCTCTGTGCGATATTCTCCATACGAAGACGAAAGACAAGATGGTCGTCATTGTAATCCGAAAATGCGCATGATACTTCATTCCCGTAACTGTTTTTGATGGCGAAATGGATATCGTCCATCGTCAGTTTCTTGTCCAACATTGCTTCGGCGTCAATCTTGATCCGGATAATCCATTTTGATTTCGATGACGCCGATGCCGACGCGGCCGACGCGGCCGCGCCGCCACCACCACCACCACCGCCGCCAGGCACCTCTGGAACTCCGGTTGTCGCCATCGTCACTGAATCGCGCACACACTCTTCAATCAATTTCTCGAATTCCTGATATTGCGACATAACTGCACGGTCTTGTTCTACCAACGTATTCAGATCATCCGGGTCAAAGCAAACCTCCACTGTCTCTACCACTTCCGACAGTTTCGTATGCTCTATCATCGGGATAAACTCCTGGACTCGTTCAGGTGTGCTTTCATCATCCTCCTTAAAGTAAATCGTAATTGACGGGTTCTTCGGGTTTTCAGAAAGAGACAGGATTTCTTCAATACGCGGAACACCGCGCGTAGCATTGGACTTGGATGCAACACCGGCCGAATGAAACGTGTTCAGCGTCAATTGGGTCGTGGGTTCACCAATACTTTGTGCGGATACCATTCCAACCATCTCGCCCGGTGCGACAATCGACCGCTTGTACTGAAGATTGATCACGCTTAACAGGATAGTAAGTGCGCTACGATTGAAACGTTTCACAAGCAACAACTCCTTCGGCGACAAGTAATAATAATACATAACCTTGAATAACATGGTCGGGGGTGCATAGAAGATATTCTCGAGTTGGCGAAATGCAGCCGAAATCATATCCATCGCCTCGATTGGCGTGATATCCACCATAGAATTCTGGTTGATTTGTTGCTGGGCTTGCACATTATTGATAATATGCATAAATGAAACGGGCAACTGGACGTTCTTATTATCAAGGCGGTTGAATACATGCTCGATAATCAAGTCACGCATTTCAATCATATAGTCGATAAGGTCGTGGATCTTCTTCGTTGTCGCAACCTTCTCCTTCTTCATCTTCGCGTAGGCAATCTTCGTGAATGCGGTGATGGAACTCTGCTCGGTCTCGCTGGAATTGTCGAGTGGCATATGAAAGTGTGCATAGATTTCATCCAGAGTCATCGCGACGAGTTGGAGGGACTGATTTTCCACCTTGATCGTGTCGATTCCGTCATCGCCGTAGGTGAATTGGATGATGCGTTGTTTGCCGTTTCGGACGGTCATATCATATTCGACTTTGAGATCCTCCATGCCCTTGATGAGACGACGTTGGATATATCCGGTGGTTGACGTATCGCGGACTTGAAGACCATTGGCGAGACCGAAATTGAGTGTCTTTGGAATTGTCAAATCATACATCTTCGGGTGAAGTGCTGGGTCGACCATCGTCATTTCAACGATTTCATCCAGGATAACGTCATTGAGTGTTCGCACTTTATCGAGTTTGTTACTCCAGACGATTGATTTCATTTTACGATTTTTCTCTGGGTGAAGAAGGGTAATTTGCTCTGAAAATCGCTTTCCGTTGAAAGCGTTGATTGATAACCTATAAGCAGGTTTGATATTCTTTGTTCCAAAATTGTTTTTCTTGAGTTGAGACTTTGATATCTTTGCGTAAACACCCAATCTGGAACAGAGAAACGCAATATCTTCAGTCAATCGTTCACTACAAGATGACGAATTAATTGAATTGCGCGAAATATAACCATCTCCTGAAATATATCCGCTTATTAATCCGCAGACGAAGTCTTTGTTTGAAATATACGCCTCATTTGGAATATGCTTGTTTTCGGCTCCGTGACCAACTAATTTCGTAATGAATTCAGCCATAATAGAAGATGCTCCACAAACTGTCGTTGTTGTGCCATTGGCGTTGTTTATTCTAGATTTTTCGACGTATTTAATATTGAATTTAGAGAACCAACCTCTGACAAACGACCGAATGGTTTCATCATTATTTGTAATAGTAATGCATGAGTCATAAATATTTCCTTCTGCGATAAACAACCCGATAAATACACCATTTTCAAACGTCATTTCAAATGTTTCAGGAATGTTTGAGTGTTGTCTTGTTCCATTGTATGAGTATACGCCATTATATGATATATTTTCAATATTTGAACGAACAACGGCTCTCTGAAGACGAGCCTTGTTTGGGTATGGAAGAACAAATGTATTGTTATTATTTTCATTCCACCAGTTACTCGGTATTTTCATTCTATCATCACTCATGGTTTCTTTCATCAAATCAACGGCCTTATGTAATTCAGACCCATATACATATTTGGTCTTTGGCAAGTATTTTTCCATTGGTATCGCCATAATTGAAGATTCACCATCCGCGCGGTAATCACACACATTCTTCGCAACAGGAACAAAGTCACCGACCTTGATTTCTTCCGTGTATTTCTCGCGAAACTGCTGGAGTTCGTCATTCCAAACAAGAAGCGACTTATTTGCAGTGACTGTCACATAACGCCCCGCCTTGGTTTTGATTTTAAATAACTTCTCGCCCGGGTCGTGACGCGTGACTGCGGTGATTGACTCCCAAGATACATTTCCATCATAATCCATCGTAACAATTTTAATCGGATGCGTCAACTCCAGATATTCCATATTCTGTTCGGTCATATACTGAATCCTATTCGAAGCACATTCCGTCGCTAGGTGTGCGTCAATCCATTCACCGATTTTAACATATTTGGGGACTTCATTTTCTACGACGATGATCGGCGTCTCCCACGTGACGGATTTAACGGCCGTGTCAATCAACCCAATACGACCACCCATCGCGTGGAAGAACAATTCCTCCGGAGACAACCCAGAAATAAACGAACTTTCGATGAATCCACGCGCCAAAGGTCCATCATCGAACTTATTGAAGTGCGGCAACGTCCGACTGTCAAACCCGTATGAAATACGCTTGCCTTCAATCGCCTGTTGTCCTAGACATGAAATCATCTGCGAGATATTCAATTCGGCACCCTTCGACCCCGAAAGTACGAGTCCAACGAAACGATTGGAGGAGTTCAGACTGTTAATACCGATTTTACCGGCCTCATTCGTCGCAGTATTCAGAATATTTGACACCTTCACCTCGAACTCCGCCTCATTTGACTTCCCCGTCTTGTTCTCGAATATCCCCAAATGGACCTGGTCGATCAAGTTCTTCACCTCCGTCTTCTTCTTTGTGATGACATCTATGATTTGTGTATTCGTCGCCTTATTCGCGATCAAGTCGCTGATGCCGACACTATATGCGTGTGACTTCATATATTCCGTTATAATATTCTGGAGTCCATCGATGAAGTCGGCAGCAGCAATATTCCCGAAATCATTACAGACACGCTGGATCAGACCGACGCCGCCTCCACCAAGGACGCTCTTGTCGATTTGACCGCGCATCATTCGCCCATTCCGGATTTCAACAACATTATTGGATGTCGCGTAGTCTTCGTTTGGATTCTTCTCGCCAAACGCCTTCTTCTTGTATTTCAGCGTCAGCGGCGGCAAGATTTGCGAGATGACGTCGAAATTGCTGATATCCTCGCCGCTCTTGAATAGTGTTTCATTGACGCGGGGATAGGCCGCGAGCAGGTTCATCGCTTCCCTAGGCGTAAATTTGATATTTTCCCGCGTAAATAAATACGACCCAATCAACGAGTCCTGAAAGACGCCAATAATCGAACTATTGTTGGCGGGACTTATGAGTTGGTAGGGGACTGCTGCCAGATGACGCAACTCAATCTCTGATTCGTCATCCTGTGGCATGTGTAGGTTCATTTCATCTCCCGATGAATATCCTCAAGGTTTCCCAAGAGGCCGGACTGTATCATAGACGCGCTCTGAATGGCTAGTTCATCATCGCACACCAACACCGGTTCAGTCTCTGAGTGCCTTCCATAGTCTACCAAGCGACCGTAGAAAGTAACACTGCTGATTGCCCAATCCTTTACATTATTACCGTTGGGTTCGTCAATTAAACGAGTTCCTCGCAGATGTTTCCATCCGAAAGTGGTAGTAAAGGCTCTAAGGGGTTTCCAGCAACAAGGTGTTTTGCCGCACAACGCATACGCACGCACACACGCACGTACACGTCATCCGACTAGGAGGTAACACGCTTTTCACGCCTCCTGTTTCCGACAGAGATGTTTATCGAAATCCGCATTATAAGGTTTCGTACAACCCACATTCATACGAAACGTATCACCCTGATACATCACCCGCGCAATATGACACATCATACTCATCCTATGAAGCGTCGGTTGACGATTGAAGAGAATCGCATCGCCGTCCATCATATGACGATGAACGATGTCGCCATTATTCAGCATAATATTTGCCCGGTCAGCATAACGAAGCGAAATCGATTCGCCCGTCTTCCGCTCCAGGATTTTAGCGCCAGGATACTCATCCGGACCCGCGCGAACCAACCGAAGCAGGAACTTCTTGTTCCGGTCATTCACCACAACCGGTTTCGTAATATTCTTCGCGATTTTAAGTGGAATACCGAGTTCACGAATCGAGAGGTTAGGGTCAGGTGTAATCACCGAACGCGCCGAAAAGTCCACACGTTTCCCCATCAAATTCCCGCGAACACGCCCCGTCTTACCATTCAGGCGTTCCTGGATGGATTTCAGGGGTCGCCCCGACCTTTGTGCGACAGGTGCGCAACCCGGAATATTGTTATTGACCTGTGTCGCGACATAATACTGAAGCATCATATGCCATCCATCGATGACATTGGCCGGCGCCCCCTCATTCATCTTGTCGTGTAGCGTCGTATTCGCCTTGATAATATTCACGATGATGTGTGTGATATCATCCTCGCTACGCTGAGACCCGTCCATTTTCACAGAAGGACGCACAGCCGGAGGCGGGATTGCGAGAACCTGACAAACCATCCAGTCGGGTCGCGAAAACACTGGACTAAATCCCATAAATTCTACATCCTCGTCACTGATTCTACGGAAGATCTTGATCACGATTTCCGGGGTCAGTTTCATAGAGAGAGAACCATCCTTATCAGACTCAGCAGCACTCCCCGCGATAGCCCCCGCACTCGTCTCTTCGAGCACTCCCTTGACGTTGTCCCATTCGGCATAAATCTTGCCGAGACCCGCCTTCATTGTAATCCGCTTTGGTTGGAGACAACCGCAACCCGTCTCTGTATCTTCACCACAACGCTTAATTTTGCTGGCGATGCGGAAAACATGCGTCCATCTCTCGTCCGCGGGCATCGACATTAATTGTTTGTTCGCCGACTTGCTGATTCGCAATGCAGAACATTTGATACAAACACAACGCAGGATTTTAAGCACCGTTCCTAGATATTGGTAATAGAACACTGGTCTCGCCAATTTGATGTGCCCGAAGTACCCGGGGCATTTCATATAATCCAAACCGTCTGTGGGGCAAATCACACCTGGATCGATTGGACCCATCCTCGGGTCAAACAGACCGCCGATCACCGGTTTATTATTCACATACGTTTCACGATTCGTTATTTCTGCAACCGACCCTTTCAGAATCTCCTCTGGTGACATGATACTAAATTGAATACCGATGATTTTTGAAACATGTTGGTTTTTAATGTCAGTCATTGTCGTTGTTCTTGTTTAATAAATGAATAAAGTATTGAAACCTTTATGTTCGGTCTTCTTATATACCTACTATAATATTTAGATTGTTTTCAATTTTGTTTATAATATCAATTCAATATCGACGGATATCGACGGCGTCGACGGATAAAAAAATTGAAATCGTTTTTGATGTAAAGATTGTTTGTATCGGATCTCAACGAAGAAGACATGTCACCATTTATTATCAAGCAGAAGAAGAGCGCCAAGAATATATACAAGAAGCATCGCGATGACGGTCATCATGACCAGGCGCCTGAAACCGACTCCGATTCTGACGCTTCATCGGTGTCGTCGTCGTCGTCGGACCATGTAGAGAAGAAAAAGAAAAGAATTACACCTAAAACTCTTCTCCTCATTCAGAATGACGATGATACGCGTCGCGACAATAAAAGGAAAAGCATCGCCGCCAAAATGGTTGTTGGAAAAATTGCCGAGGCGTTAGCTTCGTCTATGATTGCGGCCGCAATTGTCGGAAAATCTAAGAAAAGGTCTCGTCGTGACGAAGAAGAAGAAAGCGAAGAAGAAACCGTCGATGACAGCGAAGACGATGAGAGCGCTAGCGATCCTAGCGACAACGACGACGACGACGAGAGCGAACAAGGTAGCGACGACGAAAGTGCTAGCGAAGATGCCGACAGCGAAGACGAAGACGAAGATGACGACGACAGCGAGGAAGACGACGAAGACGACGAAGACGAAGACGACGAAGACAGTTACGACGATGACGACGAAGACGACGAAGACGACGATGACGAAGACAGCGACGACTATAGCAGTGATGGCGACGATGAACGCGCTCAAAAACGCCACAAGAAGCAGCAAAAAGAGATGGAAGTGCGATGCGAGAAAAACAAAAAGAAGTTGACAGATATCAAGGCGACCGTCGCATCTCTCACGTCAACAATGTCGACTGATACGACTCTTGCGTCAAACAAGTTCATGAAAAAGCAGCTCGCCGAAATGAAACAAAAACAGCGCGACATCGAGCACCGTCTTCGCGCGGATGAGAAGAAACGCGACAAGTTGAACGTCAAAGAGTTCAAAACACTCTTGAAAAAGAAGAATTCAACCAACGATCTGCGATATTTCCGCCGCCACATGACACCTGCCGAGCAGCAGAAGGTCATCGCTGATCTGAAACAGATCCACGCTGTCAGCATCATTCAAAAACCGTACCGACTTTCCCTTTTGGAAACCGACATCCCCATCGCATTCAAGGCAATCGCGATGCGTAAAATCAATTCACTGCGTCATATGGAACCAGGATGCGGCGAATATTACAAGGTCAAAAATTGGGTCGATACCTTCATGAAGATTCCATTCAACAAGACGAAGAATCTGCCGCTTACCATCGAAGACGGTCTTCAGCGTTGCAGCGAGTTTATGGAGGCGTCCAAGACAACGCTTGACCACGCGGTATATGGTCTCAATGATGCGAAACTCCAGGTTATGCAAATGCTCGGTCAATGGATTTCCAACCCGGCCGCGATGGGAAGTGCGATCGCAATCAAGGGTCCGATGGGAACTGGAAAGACATCGCTTGTCAAGGAGGGTATCAGCAAAATCCTCGGTCGCGATTTCGCCTTCATCGCGCTTGGTGGTGCAACCGACAGCAGTTTCTTGGAAGGACACTCCTACACGTACGAGGGAAGCACATGGGGTAAAATCGTCGAGATCATTATCCAGTGTGGGTCGATGAACCCCGTCATCTACTTTGACGAACTCGACAAAATCAGCGAAACGGCGAAGGGCGAGGAAATCGTCGGAATTCTGACGCATCTTACTGACACCAGTCAAAACTCGCAATTCCATGACCGCTACTTCGCGGAGATCGACTTTGACTTGAGCAAGTGTCTCTTCATCTTCAGTTACAATGATGAGAGCAAGGTGAATCCTATTCTCCTCGACAGGATGTATCGAATCAACACGGCCGGATACAACAAGAAGGACAAGACGCAAATTGCACAGAAATACTTGATCCCCAATATCTGTGCACAGGTCGGGTTTCGTGAAGGCGAAATCGTCATCCCCGATGCAGTCATTGAGCACATCGTCGAGAATTATACGGAAGGAGAGGAAGGTGTCCGCAACCTGAAGCGGTGCTTGGAAGTCGTTCATCGCAAATTGAACCTCTATCGTCTTATCAAACCGGATACCCCGCTGTTTGAGAAGGATATGTCGTTGAAGGTCGCATTCCCGTTTGCAGTGACGAATGAAGTTGTGGACAAGTTGGTGAAACAGGTAAATGACGGTAAGCGTGCGAATATGAATTTGTATCTGTGAAGTGAATGAAATGAACGGAACCACCGAGTGAATGAAATGAACGGAACCGAGTGAATGAAATGAACGGAACCGAGTGAATGAAATGAACGGAACCACCGAATCATACCATAAAATAAAATACCAATATAAAGATTTTTTTATTACAATTATATGCAGATGTCGTTTCGTCATGTCATACATAACAAACCCCAACCAATTTACGTGTATTTCCATAATTTTTGGAATGGTTTTATTGAAAAAACCGACGCGATTAACATCACATTCTTTATGAAACTCCTTGAAAAGATATATGAAAGACCGATTCATATCAGTCAGACACCTAGGGAAGCAAGTATTCTCATAGAATCTATATTCGGTACAGAGTCACAGATATATTATAAAAAGTGGGATGCGACGATATTATTTACCGGTGAATCCAATTATTATGATTTCCCACATGTGGACAAATTTGACTGCGTTCTTGGATTTGAAGAAACTGGTGGAAAGTTCGTGAAATGCCCGCTTTATATTCTATTTTTGGTTTCAAATCCTACAATTATGCACCAGTTGACGGAAGTATCTAGACCGTCGCGAGACGCTCGGAACACAATCATTCCGCCTAATAACGCATCAGTTATTATTTCAAATGTTCATGGAACAGAACGATTATCTTTTTTGGAGAATCTAGAGAAGAAAATGCCGGTAAATTATGGCGGGAAATACAAAAATAATACCGGGAATCTTGTGTCCGGACATTGTAATTCTCCGGAAATGACGGATTTTTATAAGAAAGGTAAATTCGCAATAACGATGGAGAATGGAAGTCAACCGTATTACATAACCGAAAAAATCGTTAATGGGTTTAGATCGGGGGTGATTCCTGTTTATTGGGGAAGTATGAATATAGGTCAATATTTCAATCCGCGGCGGTTTCTGCAATTGAAATCAGGGTCACAGGAGGATATGGACGATCTTATTAACACGATGGTTTCAATGACGAATCAGGAATATTTTGATATGATAAGTGAACCTGTTTTGGCGAGACCCATCAATGATGTATGTGACGAAATATTGGAGTCGGTAAAAAAAATACTTACCGGTTCCCTTACCTCGTCGTCGTCGTCGTCGTCGTCGTCCTCGTCGTAGTCGTCGTCGTCCTCACGGTTTTATCCCCAATGGGTGTCTGGATCATAGTCGGAATCATTGTCGATCTCCTCCATCATCTCAATTGCGCATGCTGCAGCGCGTCCATCCGCCATGTCGAATTGGGCGTTCCACGCTTCCGCTGCCTTGGCCTGGTCTGCGTAGTATTGGTTTTGTTCGCGTTCGTAGTTCGCGTATCGTTGTCTGGCGTCCTCCTTGTCTGCTGCGAGTGCTTGCTCCTCCCACGCAAACTCTGAAATCGCCTCTTCTGTCAAGACTTGGTCCACAAATTCGTCATTCACGTCGTACGTCTCCACGAAAATCTCCTCGCGATTTTGAATTGCGTGAACTTTGAGTTCGTATTTCCCGCCGCCGTCGACAGTTTCGTGTATCCCGACGACATATTCGTTCGTGTCCATCGCGTCCTTTTGTGCGTGGAACCAGCGCGACGCGCAAAATTCGAGAAGCGCCAATCGGCGTATGTGTTCAATGGCCTCGCGGGATTCTTCGGCGTGTTGAATGATTTGACCGATCGAGTCATCAAGTGCGGTTTGTAAGGCCAGGATGAATTGTGTGCGTAGTTGGAACAAATTGCGATTGACTTCTTCAAGAATGTTTCGCGACATTGTGCGGTGATGCTGTTTGGCTTCAGCGTCCATCTTCATCAAGTCAACCGAGAATGCGTTCATTGGCTGTTCAAGTTCGTCCTGTGTGGTCTGGAGAGAGACCTGAATCGCGGTCGCGACGCGGCGATTGCCTTTGTGCGCCGTTTTTCGGTGGCGTTTGTTTGTCACGAGCATTGTGCGGAATCTTTCAAGAGCAGCCAGTGTGGAATTCACGTTGTTGTCGGGGATGTAAAGACTCTGGCATTCACTCCCGACCTTGCGAATGAAATCGCGGTGCTTGACTGCGCGTTGACTTGCGTGAAACTCGTGAAGTGGAACACAAATCGGCGTGTAGTCAACTCTTGCGTCGGGGGTATTGAGTGAGCGCTCAAACTCATTCTTCATCCGGTTCACAAGTGTGACGTATTCCTGGATTCGTTTTTTCAATTCCTTGGGGCCGCGAACGGGGAGACGGGGGATGGGAATGATCTCCTCCTCTTCATCGTCGGGGGTGATCTTGGTCTTGGTCTTCGTATTGGTCTTCTTGGTACGGGTAGCGGTACGGGTAGCGGTACGGGTAGCGGTAGCAGTAGATGTCATTGTTGTCTTGTTGATGTGGAACACTGTATTTCACATCAATCAGTAAAATCATTTCAATTTTTTTCAGTTCACAGGTTCGCCCGCTAGACGCCTGAGTCTGATGTACGGTTTCCACCGCGAGTGTTCAAATAGTTGATTTGTTCAGGGGTCATACAAATACAACCGGTGCTTGTAGAATAAGGGGAAGGACAGCATTCCGGTTTGCTCTTATTCTTAGCAAACATAACCAATTCTCCATTTTTCAGGGGTTCGTCGGCAGTATATGACGCCCCAAAATTATTGATGGTTCCATACCCAAACTCTGACGCATAAGTATTCGCCTTGGTAACCCACATTCCCGCAACATCGCTATTCTGGACTTCATTTATATCCGAACCCAATGTAGTCATACCTTCTTTGGTCCCAGAAGTAATAAACCCCTGGCGTGGTTTTGCAACATCACCGCCAATACTACCGAATGCGGTATTAATAGCTGTACCCAAATCACCAATATTCATAAAACCAAGTTTTTCGTCCTTCTTATCCTTATCCGCGGCTGCAGCATTAACTGCCTGAACAAGTGCCGGAACCGGTTTGGCCGTAATATCTACAACATCCTTTTTAGCTTGGTTTACAGATGTAGTAGATCCGACAGGACCAGGAGGTGTCTTGTCAAGTAATCCTTCTTTTGCCGAACACGACGATTTACCTGTAATCATATCAAATATAGGATATCTGCAACATCCGCATAACAAATTGGCGCCGATGAATAATGTTACAATAACAAGAATAACAATTTTATAATACATAACCGAGAATATACTTATAATAAATAAATAGATAATTATATTTTGATACTAGGATCGAGATTAGTATTTCCTAAATAATGACGATGATAACGATAATGACGATATGATTAGTCATCATCTGGACCAGGAATCTTACTTGTTCTTTGACGGGTAATTTGACGAGAAACCATACCAAGCATAATAAGTGGAATCGCAATTGTTAGAAAAACCGCGATTGCTGCGATAGCCAGCGCCCATCCAACGAACGGAATATACCAAAGTACAATAATAACAACAATCATAATCACCAATATAACAATGACGAGTTCATAGATAGAACCAATGAGTGAATAAAATGACCATAATACACCAATCATAGTTAGTAAAAATGTGGCTAGAATACCTTTTATTTTTTCGAAAAAATCCACCATTTTAATCAGCATATTTTGAACCGGAATGACAATATTTTGAATACGGTAAAACACAGTTATGAATATACTTTTAAGCGCATCACGCATTCGGTTGAATAGTTGGCGAAATCTCTCGATCACCTCCAAAATATTCTTGAAAATATTCATAACCACATCAAAAATAACATACACCATACTCATAGGTCGATCAAATACACCCTTCGTTGATTGCGCACTACAATCAATAAAATTCTGTTTCGTATATTCCATCGGACTCACCCCGTCGGGTGCATTAATCCAACCGGCAAATGGCATGACATCCGGGCGGCATCTATATTCCGGCCAGTCTCGTTTCACTTCAAGTAATTTATTCTGGATTTGAAAATAGGTGATTGACACCATAAAAAGAAAAATGACGAAACATACTTTCACGATGTCAATACCATATCGACCAGAAAATGTTTTATCGCCGTATAAGTAATCTAATTTCTCGACAATCGGTTTTTGTTTGATTTTTTCTAATTGTTCATCTAATTCGCCACTTCCTTGTTTTGAGTAATCGGATAATAATGAGAAGAATGATTTTCGCGCCGATTCCAAACCTTTACTCGCTAATTTTCCACTTACTTTGTTTGAAATAACTCCTAAATCTGTGAAATAATGATATGATGTAGTTATAATCCAGTTTAATATTTCAGTAGTCATAATTTATCATATAAAGATATATTTTACACATATTGTTATTTGAATACTAATACTAATATTGCGATTGCGATTGCGTATGCGATTGCGTATGTGTAAAATATCTAGAAAAAAGAAACATTTTTGTTGATTTGTCCTGGAAGTCCGTGTCCGAATAAAATCATATAAATAAGAACAAACGCTGCGATGACAATAGACCTATCCTCCGCCACAGCTTGGGGTTGGTTCAAGGCGAATCGCATCATCAAAAAGATTGCAATACCGATCATCGCGGAATGCGCGAGCATCATTAATCCGCGTTCATTCGCCATTTTTTGTGTTATAACTTATCATACGATAATAATACTACCGACCGACGAATTACCGTTTAAGAGACCTGATCATTTGACCAAATACACCCCCCCACATACTCTGCATCGTATATAGACTGCCTTGCATAATAAACATAAGTGTCGCGAAAATAGCGACCAATTTATTAATCATATCTCGCAATGCGATAATAATCTTTTGAAGTCCAATTAAAATATTTGAAAAAACACCGAAGATATTTTTGACGAGACCCATTATTTTATCACGGAGACCTCCGATGAACTTGCGGATATTCTCCGTGTCTTTGACGATTTTCGTTGCAACTGACCCTACAAGTGAAATAACGTGATTTAGCGGCATCATCAAATAATCCATATAACTACTTTGGGTTGCTTGGATACATTGCATAAAATTATCGCCAACATCGTGTCCGAATAACTTCGCAAACGGCATAACTGCCGGACTACATCGATAAAGCGGCCAATTGTCCTTAACCTTCTTCATCCCGATTGCTAAAATGTTTGCAAGATATAATCCTAAAAACACGACAATAATCAGTATTGTAAACGTAATATCTGTTGATTTCATTGTGATAACGACGATAACTAACGTAGTGTAGCGTCTTCAGTTATATAAAGTGCATATAAATAACTACAATAAAATACATGCGATACTACAAAAATACCTTCCTCATAACCTTCTTTATATTATAGGCGATTATAGTCGTGAGTGACTGATCGTGGCGTGGTTTTCTCGAATTTTGGGTACTTCGTCCATGATACATACGGCGCTTACTAAATCTTACTTTACGACCGCTGCGTCCACCTGTTTGTCCTGCAGCGTAAGCGTCATTCGCGCTGTTAGACTTGGCTTGATTATTTATAGAAGTAAAGGCTGCGTTTTGTGCACCGGCGCACTGTGGTCCACCAGAGCACGACGACCCCACTTGTGGAATAACGATTTGGGGGGGTGCGCCGCCTTTCTGTGGCGATGACGATGACGACGACGATGACGATGACGATGACGACGGCTGTCGATATTTACGACCTTTATATGTGCGAATAAATGATTTATGTTTCCATTCACGTTTAGGACGGATGCCACGGCCACGGCGGCGGCGGCGACTTCCACCCGAAAAATTATTCACTGTATTCAGTTCGCTTTGACCGACTTTAACATTATTCATGGCTGCTTGTGGGGTGGCAATATGGGCCGGAACCTTGATACCCGCCGCACCAAATTCAGGTGCTGCCGGCGTTTGTTGAACTTGTAGTGGAGGCACCATTGTGTATCTATGTATGTATGTATATATACGATATAAATTATTTCGGGATTCGCGTTTATTTCTATTGTATATTGTGTATAGACAATACACAATACATAATCTTCCGCCGCCGCCCACGATGAACGCAGATGAAAAGGACCAACTTAAAAAAATGATTGCGGCCAATGATACCGAAGACAATACATCGATGTTACGTGAATATAAGCATAGTGCGAAAATTTCCGATGACGTATTCGCAATGATTAAATTGAAACGCGATTATGCACGTTTAGTCAAATCTAATCCGAAACAATTCGATGCATTATGTGTATCTCGCTGTGCATTTATTTTCAAATATTATACAGACATCTTCAACCGTCTAAAGTCTGGTGAAATCGACCTAAACCTCCTATTTAAAATGATACGCATTCTCCGAGAGATTGAGGATGGGAAATTGGATCAGCACGAAGGTTCATTTGAAGTCGGGAAAATCCTGAAGAGTATTTACGTGGATAGTGCGCTAAAGCGATCCGAGAATTTAGACGCAGAGCAGGCCGCGAAGGATAAACGCTCGGCAACTAAAACGCATAAAACGTCGCGACCGGCAATTCCAGAGAAGAAGATAAGTTGGGCTGATTTCAAGGCGACGCAGGCGGCGCAGGCGACGGACTCTAATTCTCCGGTCGATGCTTCGGATTCATAAATACGATATATCCGTTCAAGTATGTCGCAAATGATACCCACGCTAGATACGGGACGAGTAAGTACGCTGCAAGTCGATTAACCGGATAAAACGCATGGACGTTCAACGCGATGAATACAACCATACCGATGATAACGACGAAACTCAAATCAGGGCGCTGTTGTTTGAAAAAAAGGTTCGACCACGAGAGATTCAAGATCCACGCCACGCAATAATAGATGAAACCGAGTGAACTGGCGGCGCCGCCATTTTTCAGGAAAACCACACCTGAGGCCGCTATAAGCATGTATAATATCACCCATACACTGGAAATAACCCACCCCGGTGGCGTAAGGGGCGATTTCTTGATGGATTTATACCACGCGGAATTACCGTTGTTCATTTGATGGAGAGTAATATTAGTATTCGAATTATATATATTAGTATTACAATAATATATATTCAAATACTAATATATCGAGCAGTCCCGACGTGTGTGGAGATGGATCCTCATTGTAGTAGAATAAAGGATCTACCAATTGACGCGACACATTACCAGGTACTTGATATTAAACCGTCTGAAACAAACGAAAAAACTGTAACAAAAAAATACAAAAAAATAGCGTTGAAATGTCATCCGGATAAAAATGATGATAAAGACGGTGAATACACTGAAATAATGAAACGGATTGTTGTCGCGAATGAAGTTTTAAGTGATGATAATAAACGACGTAAATATGACGCCTTTTTGTTAGAAGAAATTGAACTAAAACGTCAGTTTGAAGCTAGGGCGACAGCAGGTATGGGTTCATGTTCGAGAGCAGGTGCCGCAGAATCAGGTACGCAAGGAAGTTATCGCGAAAAGGATGATTTAGAATTGACGTCTAAGGAGTTAGACAAGCGAAATCGCGAACGGTATGGTCCAATAAAAAAGGAAGGAGAAGATGAACGAATTCGAGAGTTACAAGAATGGTTATCTTCGTGGTTATCCACCATAGAAACGTATAATCCAGCAGATGGAGAACTAACACTCGAAGGTGTTCGAAATATTTTAAATAAAATACGCCCTTCTTATCGAGATTATTTTAATAAAAGTTCTATAATCCAAGAACTTCATTATCAGATTATTAACGCACTCATCAAAAAACTTATCATAAATGTGAGCCAACTTGACGGTCAAACAAATGAATGGATTCTAAATGAAATAACGGGGATGACTAGTATTAGACGTGGTGCTATTTTACCCGAACATGGAGATTTATTTTTAGATGATAACTTGTTTGAGACAATTTTTACGAAAGAACTAAAGGAAAACCGGCGCCGGTTATATAATATTATAGTCAATTATCGCGATAGACATAAACAAACGAAGTTTGATCATGAAGGAGGTTCACGGCGAAAATCGATGCATAAGCGTCGTAATCTGCGTAATAAATGCCGAACTACTCGCCGTCGTCATCGCAAATACAGAAAATCGAAATGAAAACAAGTATAAAATTGATTGCGTATTTTGTATATAATTATAAAACATACGTTCCTCCATTTCATTACACCTATCTATGCCTCCTAAATTCAAAATCAGTCGTGGTGGACGCGGCGGTGGACGCGGCGGGTTCGGCGGTGGACGCGGTGGCGGTGGCGCCTTTCGTCCTCCTTATAAAGACAATACCAAGGGATCCACTGCCGGTGCTAGTGCCGGTGCCGGGCGCACCCTGATCATCGTGGAATCCCCCGCCAAGTGTCAGAAAATCGAGTCCTACCTCGGTAAAGATAAGTACATGTGTCTCGCTAGTTTTGGGCATATCCGAGAGATTGAAGACGGTTTAAAATCTATTGACGTAGACCATGAATTCAAAACCAAGTTCGCAATTATGTCGTCCAAGCAAGGTCAGGTCGCGAAACTCCGCGCCGCCATCACCGCAGCAGATGAGGTCATCCTCGCAACAGACGACGACCGTGAAGGCGAGGCAATTGCCTGGCATTTATGTCAAGTGTTCAATCTCTCGGTAGATAGCACCAAAAGGATTATATTCCATGAAATAACAGAGTCCGCACTTAAGACCGCCATTGCGGCACCCCGCACTATCAATATGTCATTAGTACACGCCCAACAAGCGCGTCAAATACTGGATCTAATCGTAGGTTATAAAATATCCCCCGTATTATGGACATATGTCGCACATACAAATCTCTCGGCAGGTCGTTGCCAGACTCCCGCATTACGTCTTATTCACGACAATTATAAAGAGATCGAGGATGCGAATACCGGCGGCGGCGGTGCAACAATGGTTTATTCTGTATCGGGTATCTTCACCAAACTTAATCTTACATTCCATCTCTCGAGAGATTTAGAATCAAGAGATACTCTCGAGAGATTTATTAAGGAGACTGCCGTAGCACCAGACACCGCGTTTCGTGCAAAAGTCGGTGCTTCAAAGAAGGTGACGAAGGTGCCGCCACGCCCTTATTCTACAAGCACACTTCAACAGGCGGCAAGTAATGATCTCCATCTCTCACCGAAAGATACAATGTTCGTCGCTCAGAAGTTATATGAAGGAGGGTATATTACATATATGAGAACAGACAGTAAAGTATATTCTGCGGAATTCGTCGCGAAAGCGTGCGGGTATATTCGTGGGCGGTGGGGTGGCGCCGGCGGTGCGTCGGCTGGTGCTGATAATGATCTTATTGGAAATATTAGCAGTGTAACTGGCGGAGGGGGAGCTGCCGGAAACACAGAAGCAGCCCACGAAGCAATCCGACCGACTGATATCTCTCGAACATTACTTCCCCAATCTTGTCATCCAAGAGAACATCGACTGTATTCGATTATCCATCGAAATACACTTGAGAGTATTATGGCGCCGGCAATTTGTCAAACAATTACAATGTCGATTCCTTCACCGGTGGCGGTCGTGGGTGACGACGGCAGTGGCAGCGCCGGTTGTGCCGAATACAGGCACACAGCCGAACAAGTCATCAAACCGGGTTGGAAATTGGTTGCAGGGTATGAAGCAGATGCGCGGGAATATACATATTTCGCGTCGTTTGCTGCAGCACAACCGACGCCCTATAAGAAAATCATGACGAAATGCTCCCTTCGAAACACCAAATCACATTATACAGAATCAGGTCTTGTCCAACTCCTAGAAAAAATGGGGATTGGACGTCCGTCTACCTTTTCAAGTCTAATCGATAAAATCCAGGAACGCGGATATGTGAAACTCCAGGATGTTCGTGGTAAATCTCTCGAATGTATTGAATATACCATTACAGACGCCGTTGACGTCGGCGCCACCGCCGTCGGCGGTATTAGAAAGATAGAATCAAAAATAGAAGTTCGAGAGATTGGCGGTGAGACCAGGAAACTCGTTATTCAACCTCTAGGTATTATCGTCATCGAGTTCCTACTTGAGCACTTCGCACCCCTTTTCGAATATGAATTCACGAAGAATATGGAATCACAATTAGATGAAATCGCCACCGACGGGATGGTTTGGCATGAACTCTGTTATAAATGCTGGTTTGATGTCACTACGCAATTACAAGAACTTAAAGAACGAGGTGTCGTAAAGGAGGAAGTCAAGATTGATGACAATCATTCGTATATCATCGGGAAAAATGGACCGGTGATTAGGTGTCGCGTGACGGACGCCGGCGACGACGGCGACGACGGCGAGGATGTGTCGGACACAATACACTCATCGGACGACGACGAACCTGCCGTGAAAGAAAAGAAACCAAAATTCATATTTAAATCTGTTCGCCAGGACCTAGATTACGCCAAGATATTACGTGGTGAATATTCTCTCGCGTATATGATTGGGGAAGAGAATCTGGCGGGTGAAGCAACGACTGTCGCGGTCGTGTCATCAGCACTCGGTGGTGTGGGCGTGAGTGCAACCGAAGGAGGTCGTGTTCTAGGAAAGCATCAAGGACAAGATGTTATTATTAAGAGCGGGAAATATGGAGCATATGTGGCGTGGGGGGGAGTAAATATCTCATTGCGACCCTTATTGGGAATCTCGTCTTCGAAAGCCGGCAAATATGCACGAAAAGAGACAAAACAAACAAAATCAGAGTTTGATTTGACATTACAAGAAGTCGTGGCGTTCATCAATAGTTCAAAACAAGAAATAGGCGGAGGCGGAGGCGGAGGAGGCGACGGAGGAGGCGAAGGCAGCAACGGGACAACGACCGGAATCGTAAGAATGATTGACGAACATACATCTATACGCAATGGACGATTTGGACCGTATATATTCTATAAAACGATGAAAATGTCGAAACCGGATTTTATCCCATTGAAAGGGTTTGCGCAATTACACGGAAATTATGCGACATGCGATATTTCCTTATTAAAAGCGTGGGTGGCGGCCCCCCGTAAAAAATAAATTATTATCGGTATATATCAGTAGACCCAAAACCTTCTTCGTAACAATAATCACTTAATAAATAAAAACAATGGATAATCTCGCTAGTCCCGAAGATTTGGTCCCATCATTTAAGATATTTTCAATGTTGATTATCATTACGATTGTCATCAAAATGATATTCCAGTATGGTTATAATGAAAATGCAGCCCCCTCATTTAGCGAAATGAAAAGTTTAACTGATGTATCATTGGTTAAAGACGAAATCAAGAAGAAAGACTCGAGTGATTTGAAAAAGGATGTGACGGTTTACTTCAAATCATATATTTTCTATTATTTAACACTTCTTTGGACATTCTGTCTTATTATTACAATTATTTCAGTTACATTCAATAAATATAACCCGGACAAACCAGGATGTATGATGCGGATGAGTTTGTTAAATGTCGTTCCGCTGGCGTTATTTACAGGTATAATTCTGTGGATTATTTACCAGAATACTGTTTATTTTAATAAGATCAATTCAGGGCATGTGGCGGAAAGTTATATTACGTTTGATGTTGCCGTAAACCTGCTACTTCTCGTCCAAGCCGGTATTATTTATGCGTACATTAATCAGCAGATGTTGTGTGCGAAAGAAATGTCGCAATATAGTGAAGCACTCGGTAAATATGGACCTTATATTGCGATGTTTGTGGCGCTTATTTCGATTGTTTGTATGGTATTGAACGAGATTATTCTGCGGTTTTTTACTACTGATGGGTAAGAAGATTATAGCGTCTTTTATTTGTTGGCAAGTAGAAGTCTTATTTGCTCATTTAGAAAACTGTATTCTTTTGTAAACCAATTCTTAGAAAACACCGGTTTCAAACCAGTTTTTGTTCCTTTCATTTTTTCATACATTTCCATCGGAGTATAATCAAGATAATTGTATATCTCTTCAGCATCTTTTTTTAACATTGCTTCGAATTTACTCGCTGTCAAATCTTCCATCGAAGGACCATCCATACCTCCTTTATAAAATCGAATAAACCATATTTTATTAGGACTATGTGGTTTGGTTACAAATGTTTTTTTATCTACATCATAATATGTTAGTTTTAATTTTGGCGCATTTTTCAACAAATAGTTCGTCTTTACATATATAACCGTTTCAACACCTCTCTTTGACGAATCAGACATCTTCATAAAAAAACACCCATAATCGGTTGATAGTTTCATATTATACATACAACAACATAATAATTACACCGTTGAATATTGAACCTACCGAAAAGAAATCTAAATACATTTATACGTCAACCCATATTCATTCTCCGTTTCATTTTCCCAAACACCCGAAATCTTAATAATAAAATGGTAAAATTGCGGTTTGTCGCTTATATATAAATCCTGTTTCCATACACTAATTACCCCATCACGTAATTGTTGTATGATATCGTATCGGCACTTCGCTGGCGCCGCACCCGCATGCGCATGCACACGCGTCTGATTCCATTTCTCTAAGATATCCGCCTCTATTTTGTCAAATATATCAATCACCATTTTATTATGTGGATGTGCTGCGTCAAAATGACAGTTGTAGATATTATTATTGAAGTTTTTATCGGTTGAGCAGACATTCAATTCAAACTGAATATATATTCCGTTCATAATAAAGTCACTGGTCGAATACGTAATCCTGTTAAATGTGCTATTTGGAATATGGGTATTCGCCTTTTTGTCGGTGAAATAGACGAGTTGGGTATTAAAATCCCTCGGGGATATAACTACGTTCATTACGCGCGTGCGTATTCCTTCAGTTATGTAATGTCAATAAATTCGATTTAAGTGCTCTTGACCCTGGGATTATTATTATTATTATTATATTCTAGGCGTTATATTATATACCGTCCCGCGATATGAAGGCGTACCCGATTACAAGTTATACGCGAAAAATGGCCCGCAAACTCGGTGTCGTCGTAAAACCGTCATCAAACTCGGATAAGAAAATAGATGTGTATCGAAAGTCGCGTAAAATAGCGAGTGTTGGCGCGCGTGGAATGAACGATTTCCCGACCTATATTCGAACACGCGGACTCGCCTATGCAAAAACACGGCGTCGTCTCTATAAAATGCGGCATGAAAAAGACCGACATATTAAATGGTCGAGGGGGTGGTTGGCCGATAAGTTACTCTGGTAAAGTCATATAAACCCGACCCGTGAATACTTATTACATTACATTCATCCCATTTCATGAAATTCTTCGAAAGTCACTATGACGAATATGTCCGTGAAGTTGACCGATTATCTCTTCAACCAAGTGTTAAAAAAATAATATCATCATTCCCATCAGATATAACCGAATTGCCGAATATTATTTTTTATGGACCAAGTGGTGTAGGTAAATATAGTCATGCGTTATATACGATATCCAAATACAGTCCATCGCGAATGAAATATGAAAAACGGATGGCCGTTTCTTATAACAAGGACACATTTTTCATAAAAATCAGCGATGTACATTTCGAGGTAGATATGGCGCTACTCGGGTGTAATTCAAAACATATTTGGAATGAAATATATAACCAGATAAATGATATTGTCAGTTCGCGCGTGAACACCACCGCGTTTATTATGTGTAAAAACTTCCAGAAAATCCACAGTGAATTATTAGAAACGTTTTATAGTTATATGCATAATGACAATGAGTTTGTTTGTTTGAAATTCATTATTGTCACCGATCATGTCAGTTTCATCCCGGATAATGTTATCCAACGATGTAAAATGATTCCATTCAAAAGACCGACGATGAATGCGTATAACAAATGCTTGTTTGGTGAGTCGTCCGCGCCCACCGCATCAGAAGCGTACCAGGTGATTAAAAGAACACCCATACGTATTACCAGTAAATTCGAACTCGATAAAATAACGAATATAAAGGCGTTAAAAGCCAACATAACCGAACTTATTGTCCCACATGAAAATATATGTAATAGTCTTATCGATATTATTCTCTCGCCATCATCACTCCTCAAATTTGATGCACTGAGAGATATTCTGTATGATCTGTTAATCTATGATATTAATATTCAAGAATGCGTCTGGTTTATTATAGAAAAACTGATAAAAACCGGTGCTTTACAACCGGAATATATGGATGATATTATGATTAAGATGTTCGTATTTTTTCAGTATTTCAATAATAATTACCGCCCGATATATCATTTAGAGAATTTCGTACTAGTATTAATATGCAAGATACACGGATTCAAACATCAACAATGTATCCAGACACAATCGTCGTCGCATTAAAAACACTGGGATTTACCACCACCACCACCGCCACCACCACCACCGCGGACGGCGTCACCGCGCCGAAATCTCTCAAAGAGTTGTTCGGCGTCAGAGCACCGAAATCTCTCAAAGAGTTGAATAAAAGGTATCATTTACTGGCGTTGAAACATCATCCCGATAAAGTATGCGACGGTCACACCGAGAGCGTCGGCGCCGACGACGACGGCGCTGCATTATTCAAAGAAATCAATGAATCCCATAAACGTGTAAAGGACTATTTTTATTCTGACAATGCGGATGCATTTGACACGTTTGCGGATTTCGACACAGACGCTAGCAGCAATAGCAGCAGTTATGACAGTATTTTCAAGTTATTTATAAAAAACATACTCGTAAAGATGACGTCGGTCAGTGCGGATCGAGTCGTCAGTGCGGATGCAATACATACCATAATCCAATCTATTTTAAGTAAGGGGGTTCAGTCATCTGTTATGTTATTCCGAAAGATGGACAAGTCATCGTGTATGGCGATCTATAATATTCTCTCGGAAAACCAGGAATTATTTTCAATCTCTCGAGAGATTATGGATGAACTTACATCCATCGTTGAAGAAAAGACTCGCGATGATATTGTTATTCGTCTTAATCCGTCATTATTAGATATGTTATTAGATCGCGTGTATATCCTCAATGAATGCGGACAAACGTATTATATACCGCTTTGGCATAGTGAACTTCATTTTAATAAACCCGCGTCATCATCCGACACAGGAGAAATAATTGTTTTATGTCAACCTGAACTTCCTGATCATGTCACAGTCGATGAAGATAATAATATTTATGTATCTATCGATGTGAATATCGTCGATTTATTCCGTAACCAAATCGTCCCAGTATATATCACAGATGAAATCAAGACACACGGATTTGTTTATTATTTACACGCGACTGATGTCACATGTCAATCGGGGGCGCGTCAATGTGTTTTATTGCGTAGCGGAGCCGGAACCAGAGCCGGAGGCGGATGCGGTGGTATCGCATTGTTAGGAACGAATCATATATACAAAGTAACGGAGAGGGCGAATGTATACGCCATCATAAAACTGAACTGCGACTGAATCATCATAGGGTCTGCGATTATTAGTATTTCATTTTTTAGTAGTAAAAAAATGAAATTTACCTGCAATCAAATGAGTCAGCGAGTGAACAAGTGAACAAGAGAGCGAGCGCGTGCATTATTAGACTTACTTGTTGATATTTCTTGTATTATTATATTATTGCTGTCGTGTATTATTTAGACCTTGCGGACGATCTTCTTCTTTGAAGCGGCGTCACCTCCCGCGGCAGCGGCAGGCGCAGGCGCAGGTGCAGGCTTCGGTGTGGAGGGCGCAACACGTACAGGTGCAGCGGAAGGAACTTCGTCGTCATCTTCATCCTCAATCACCGCGGAAACATTGTCGTGATCTGCATCACCATCGCCGTCACCATCGACATCGGTCTGAATTACCTGTGCGACAATCTTCGTCTTCTCTTCCTCATCCAACTTGATGTGACACTTGCCCTTCAATGACATCTTGGGCTTCACGATCGCCTGAAACAACTTCCAGGTCACACCAAACTTACCATTGGCGAACCAAATACCACCGCATTGAATTGAAACTGCGATGTGACTGCCCTTTGCAATCAGATCCTTGGGAGAGAGCGCCGGGTTTGACGCATCAGGAAAGACGGGTTGCATTTCGACATCATACAACTCCAACTCCTTCCATTGACCATCCCAGAATGGGAGTTTCACCTTGAGAGTTGGAGCGCGCGTCATATCGGCTTCAAGAGTGTCCTTGTTCTTGGGGTACTTCAGAACAGGAGTCCACAGCGCATCAACAGCGTCCGCAGTCATCTTGGGTTTGCTGAACCACTCCTTGGAGTTCAGGATTGCATCTTCCTTGATCTTCTTCTCGAATGCGGCCATATTTGCAATGAACTTCTTCGTAGTGGGCGTCTCGAAACCATCATTGGGAAACTGGAGCGCCAGGTCGTAACTCACTTTGCCAGTCTTGTCATCAGTGAACTCTTGAACGCCCCATGTGAGCATAAGAGGCGACGACAAATTGAGAACAGTGCTCGTCTTTGAGTTGACGATACCGACGCTGCGTCCGCCGACGGAATTGACCTTGGGTTTCGTATATTTCATATCAGTGAGGGGATTGAATGCAGCGCCGGAAATAACCATATCAGATGCCATTGTGAGTTGTGGAACGAGTAGTAAAACGAGTAGAACCGGTTGAACGATGATATATGTATTCATCATGAATGTTTAAATCAATTTTTTATGATGGACTGGGGATTCAAATGCTAATTCTAGCACTGCGAGTCCGAGGCTATTTGCTACCCGCAAATCAGCACTTCTTATTATCGAATATCATCATTACTTGAGTTATCATCAAATCGAACTCCTCGCGTTGAGAAACAGATAATGAATACGTTACCTTTATTTTCTCAAGAATACTTTGAATACGCCCACGCTCCTTCTCGATATCAACGGCCTTTTGCGCCTGGACCTTATATTCGTTCGCCAGGACTGATAATTGCTTCATTTGATTAGAGTAATCAATATTCTCCTTCTTGATGAGATTCTTATACTTATCGTAGTGTTTGATAAACTCGGTGGCGACATATCCAGTGATATTACGTGTATTGAAATGAATGCCTGACAAAAGACGAACCATTTCATCCTTATACTCATCCTTGACAAGATTTGTATCGACGATGGTCTTGACCTTTTGGATATGGTCGGCCAACCCGCCGAGAGATTGAAGAAATGACGGTTTGATTGCATCAAGAACACGTAAATAGTTAGTGTCTGCAATCAGTTTCTTATAATGTGCTTGAATCGTCTGATTCAGGAGATTCGTTTGGTCGTATATCTTCTTCATATTCAACTGAACTGTTTCCAATTTGGTCTTCTCTGATTGAAGAGTCACACTAACTCCGTTATAATTATTGCGGTTTTCGGTCTCAACACGATACTGATCGTCACTTGTTTCCTTCATTAATTTAATAAGTTTATCCTGGAATGCGGTGAGTTTCTTATTGGTTTTCGCGTTGGCTCTAATTATTTCGTCAACGACCGTTTTGGACACAGGCGCGACAACCGTAGGGGGTGCGGGTGCGGGAACAACGACCTTCACGGACGCGGCGACTGCGGGTGCGGGTGCGGGAGCAACGACCTTCACGGGCGCATCGGGCGCCACAGGAAAATATCTACAATAAACACGATTGTGGTTATTATTATCACTCGTCCAAAGCCATTCAGCGTCGCCTGGAATATTTGGACGAGACCCGCCTCCGACCGAACGCCAAATATTACTGTCTTGATTGCGTCCATAACTTACAGGTTTTGTCCACGCAGAATCATCGAATGTATTTTTAGTCCATCCATTTGATTCTTTGGTTGAACAACGCCATTCCGATGGCTTTGTTACTTTACCACCAAAAACGCCGATAAACGCGGCCGGACCATCTATATCCTGACCGTCTATGGCGATAACATCACCGGGTCTGACAACCGGGGTAAAATGATAGGTAGTCGTCCAACTTGTCCCACGACCAACCTTATCACCATTTACATACAAATCAAATACATTATCACATGTAAAATAGATAGATAAAGGTGCCGCAGATGCCGCAGGTGCACTGACCTTTAAAGCAACAACAGATGCTAGCGCGGGTTTCGGTGTCGCCTTAGGCGTGGGTTTCGGGGTCGCCTTAGGCGTGGGTTTCGGGGTCGCCTTAGGCGTGGGTTTCGGTGTCGCCTTAGGCGTGGGTTTCGGGGTCGCCTTAGGCGTGGGTTTCGGTGTCGCCTTAGGCGCGTGTCGCAATAACTTACGTTCAGACGACGCAACAACCTCCGGTAGAATGACGTGAAGACCCGTGTGATTTTCGTGTCCGGTGCTGTTGTCGGAAATGAATTTTACATCTTCTGTAGCGTTAAACGTGTCGTGATGAGGAACATCAACAACAGGGATACTGCTCACGAGCGAAACAGATAGAAGACATAAAAGCAAACAAGATGATATATGCATATGTGGTTTATATAATAATACTATACAAAAATCTTTATATCAAAAACATAATAAACATTATACCTTACTAATATATACTTTAAATGAATCCGATCATTCCAATCCCGGTGCCCGGGGCAATGTCATACAAAGTTGAAATACATAAATTATATCAATTATTATCACAGTTCAAAATGTATAATAATCCTGATAAGGTCTATTTACGAAAACTGAAATTAAAACGTAATGGACCTAGTGAATTATCTTTTGCGTACAGTAGCAGCACTACCAGCGGGTATGGCGGAGGTGGCGGAGGTGGCGGTGGCGGTGGCGGTGGTGTGGCTGCAGCGCCACGAAAGAAAATGAAACATACAGCCGAGGTAATTCATATCAATGAAAATCCGGATAATCCAGATTCGGTTGCTGCGGCGTGCAATACGTCTAAAGACGATCCGACGCTGCTGCCGCCACCTCCCTTTGACGACGAACCACCTCCATCAAATATTATTATACTGAAAACCAGTGAATTTGAAAAGGTAAAAACGACGAAATATAGTCTAACCGACTTACGCAACCTTTGTACGCATTACGGTATTAAAAAATCCGGAACAAAATCTGACCTGACACTTCGGATCTATAATCACCTGAGACAATCCAACGTCATCGTCAAAATCCAGCGAAAATTTAGACAATATATTTCGACTAAATATCGCGTATTAAGCGGGCCCGGGTATTTACATGTCGCCAGTTGTGTAAATGATACAGATTTTTATACGTTTGACCGTTTATCCGAGATCGCCCCACATAATTTATTCACATTTCGCGACCAAGACGGAAAAATATACGGGTTTCATATCGCGTCTATATACAATCTCATCCTGAATTCATTTCCCGAAATAACAAACCCATATAATCGCAATTTACTACCTGTGAAAATCGTGCAAAACGTCTATGATAAGTTGATATATGGGACATTACTACGATTTCGGTCGACGATTAAATTAGAGGAGGTCGATAATGAAGACGATTCAGTCGATTACGGGCGAGGGGATAATCGCGCACTGTCGAGAGAAAAACAAGAAGAACTTTACATCGTAGGTCTGTTTCAACATATTAATACACTCGGTAACTATTCGGACTCGGAATGGTTTACGACATTACAACGACCCGATTTCTTACGATTCATTCGTCATATTCATGATATCTGGTATTATCGCGCAAACCTGTCGCAAGAGATGAAGGAACGTATTTGCCCACCTCACGGCAATCCATTTATGTTGAATAATATCAGTGTGAATTTGAATGTCGTCAATTTATTGAATGACTCAGAATTACGCACGATTGCGGTGTCGATTATCAGCAATATTGTGAAACGCGGTGTTTCCCGTGAAGATCAGTGTTTAGGGGCGTTTTATGTTTTAGCTACGTTGACACTTGTAAATCAAAATGCGCGAAGTGCGTTGCCTTGGCTGTATGAAGCAGTTTTGTGAATACAAAACAAAAATGTGTCGAAACTAACTTAAAAAGACTTTACTCATAAGTGTATAACCGATAACATGGTCAAGTCTGCTCCTTCTTCTTCCGCTTCTTCTGTCGCTTCTGCTGCTCCGGCATCTACCGCTGCTGCCGTTGCCGCACCTGCTGCTGCTGCCAAGGCAGTTAAGCCCGCAACCCCCAAGGTTTCAGCCAAGGCTGCTGCTGCATCCACACCCGCACCCGCGCCCGTGACAGCCCCTGCACCTTCCACCCCCGTTGTTGAGGGCGATGCAGCTGTTGCCGAGGTCGAGGGTTCTGTCTCTTCGGCTCTCTACGTTAGCGTGTTGAGCAAGCTTCAGAGCGCCCAGTCTCTTATTACTTCTATTCGTTCCGAGGTGAATGAGCTTAAGCGTCAGCACGCTCGTGAGCTCCGTGTGGCGAACAAGGCCAACAAGCGTCGCAAGACCAACGCCAACCGCGCTCCTTCCGGTTTCGTCAAGCCCACTCTGATTTCCAACGAGTTGGCTGCTTTCCTCGGTCGCCCCGAGGGCAGTGTTCTGGCGCGCACTGAGGTGACTCGTGAGGTGAACGCCTACATCCGCAGTCAGATGCTTCAGGACAAGGACAATGGTCGCAAGATCAACCCCGATGCCAAGTTGCTTAAGCTTCTTAAGTTGAAGAAGGGTGAGGAGCTTACCTACTTCAACCTTCAGAAGTTCATGGCGGTCCACTTCGCCAAGACTGTCCCGGCAGTTGCTGTGGCAACTTCCGGCGGTGCTGTCAAGGCCTAAGTTCGCGTTCGCGCTCACGCTTAGTCGCGCTCGCGCTCGTAGTCACAAATAATAATAAAAAATGGTTTGTTTTTATTATTCACCCAATTGTTCAAATACTAATTTTACTTACGATTCTTCTTCTTATCCCGTGTTATTTGAATATACTTCTGATTGAGTTCGTCCAATGACCCGGCCTCTATTCCATAAACGTTATTTGCGATGATTTGGACCTGGTCGTCGGGTGAAATCGGGGGCACGGACGCAGACGCGGACCCGGGTGACGGCGTCGGCGTATCCCATACACCAACACCATACACCGGCGAAGTTGTAAATGTTCCATGACCACTCGACATTGTATTAAGTATCTTTTTATCATCCATATTGGGTTCTATAAATATAAAATCCTCCTTCATCATAATTTCCACAATCCGACGTTTCTGGATGTCATTGCGGTTTAATACAACCAGTTGCTTATACTGGTTGTCCAGTTGCTTATACTGGTTGTCCAGTTGCTTATACTGGTTGTCGCATCCGCTCCCGTGTTCGCTCCGGTGATTATTGCTGCTGCTGCTGATATCAAATAACGCCTCGGTTGTAATCATTGAAATGACCCCTACCCCCCCCTTTTTGCGTTCATCCAACCAGTCATAAAATCCGCCGCCATCCTGGTATTTCTTCTGTTCTTTCGGTGAAAGATGCTTGAACTCTATTAATAAACTGTATATCTGGAATATTTGATTGTCGGTGACAGATGCGGTGGGAGCGTCGTAGTCTGTGCCGTTAGCGACACACATCATCTTAAACTCCTGCTGATTTAACCCCAATTCCTTTAGTATCTCGGTCATGTTATAACTAACAACTGAATTATTTAATAAACTGATGTGCCGTAATACAATAGGGCATCCATAAACAAACATATCGGTGTCATCGCTCAAGCATGCGTAGACCCGTTTTTTTATCGCCAATTTCGCGCATAATACATCCGCCTCTCCTTCAGCGTCTATAATCGCGAACCCAAAACTAACCAGTAATTCCTTCACGTTTGCGATATCACAATCGCGTAATCTCGCGAACTTCTTTCGAAGTTGGGTCATCGTTTCTTCAAGTTCCGCGATTTCGGGGTTATAATACTCGGTCCGTTTGCGTTGTTTCAATTGGTCGGCCACAATATCGTATTGTTGCTTGGCTTGGTCTTTTTTATGTCGACGACTTTCTATAAGTTCGGTTTTTTGTGGTGGTGGGACGCCGTCAAACACAAATACTGCGTGGATATTATAATGCCGAAACAACGACGCCATCAAATACATATTTTCAAGCAGTGCGTTTTCACCGGCAAAACGATACATATAAATGCTCGTATCTACTGCAATTTTCTTTCCACGCAATTGCTCTAGATGTATCCTTGACGATACATTAGGACATTTCGTTTGAATGAATCGGTTTAAATTTCTGATTCCCATGACTGCGGTTGTGTCTCTATGTTAGTCGTCTATGATATTATTCTAATCAATTTTATTTTATGATAATAACCAATTTATCATAAAAAATTATTCGATAGTTCGCTCGTTTGCTCATTCGCTCATTCGTTCGCTCATTCACTTATTCTTCGTCACTGATCATACACGTATCATCCATAATAATAATATTGTCATCGTCGTCTTCGACAGTGACATCGGCAGTGACGGCGTCGGTAGGGGCAGCGACGGCAGTGACGGCGTCGGCAGTGACGGCGTCGGGTGCGTCTTCACTGTATTCAGTCACAATCATTGATATTGGGTCAATGTCTTCTACGACGGCGGTCTCTTGATGATAATGACGAACATGACTTTGGATACGACGTTTCACATAATCCTTCATATCAGAATAGTCATGATCCATTTCATTATAAATGATGGTCTTCTGTTCGACAAGATCCTCAGTCAGATCACATACTTTGTCTTCCAAATCAGTCACACTGTTCACGGTATGACCCACTTCGTCTTTCAGGTATTCGACAATCTCCTTCGTATCCGACAATTCAGCATCCACCATCCCGATACTCTGTTTAAGTGTCTGGCACATCTCGCGCACTTGCTTGACATCCTCAACTGTTCCGAAATACCGCGCCGAATGATACTCGTTTGACCTCGTAATCAGGTCGGTAAGTTCATTGTGGACACCTTGCACGAGTTCCGCGCTCACTTTGCTCTCAAATGCGACCTCACGGCAAATCGCGGTCGAAAACTCTTCACGCAAATCACCTGCGATGTGCGTATCTGCATAATTTCGTACTTGCTGGATTTGTTTCATAAGACACTCCTCTAGATCCTTCATCCGTTGATTGGTCGCCTCGTTCATTTTCACAGCCTCGTCCAGTTTCGCCATAAGGTCCTCTTCGCGTTGAATGAACATTTTGTAGTCACGGTAATACGTGTCATTGAGTTCAGATATTTCTTCGTGTAATTCTTGACGAAGCAATGCGAGTTCCTCCTTCAACTGCGAATTCGTATCCACGAACTCCTCGCGAACACTATCGACATACTTGAACACCTCCATATCCGCATCGAACGCTGACCCTGATGCAGCCTGTTTGGTCTTATTCACCTTCTTCGATACATACTTCCGCGTATGTTTCTTCATTTGACCAATTTTTGAATCCAGTTCATCTGACAACTCGTTGGATAATTCGTCAATGCGGCACTTCAAATCACGCGTCTCTTGAACCAACTCATCCGTCGCCTGGTTAAGGACGCCAATACAGGGGTCATAATCTTCGCGTTGTTTCTTGATTTCGCTTTCATTTTGTTCGCACCTGGAAAACAGGGTTGCAATATTACGCCAAAGCATTGTCTGCTCATCATTGTGCGCTGCCGACGCTGCCGACGCCGACGCAATAGGAATCAGATGAGGAATCGTCGGTGACGCCGACGTCGACGCCGACACCGGTGCAGTATAATACTTGGGATTGTCAACTGTGATTGAAACCAGGCGACCAATACTCGTTTGAGGGGTTGGGCGGGGGTATGCGTTATTGTTATTGTTATTGTTATTCTTTGAAGAATTCATCATTGGACCGAAGAAGACAGGAAGACAGACGGGATGTTGGCTTATACGTTATATCCATAAAATAACATTTATATTCAATTTTACGAATATTGAAAACCTATTAGTCCCTTTGGTCATATCGTCATCCGCAATGTATTTTGTAATACCCCCGACGACGACGACGACGACGATGACGACCGCCCCGCGTGGACCTTCTTTTCACAAAATGCAACCATCCCCAAAAATACACTATCTCTCGCCGCATTACGTATAAAATCAACAAACCGGATCAAATTACTATCTTCACCCGACGAACCGCCATCTCGTGAAAAACGGATACATTTCACACTTGATAACTTGCGTGGGAGGTCCGCGCTCGTCGTCGCGTTCGTGGTCGCATGATGATTATTCTCCCGACACCAAGAGATAAAGGGTAAAGCATATACCGAGAGAATACCGCCTAAAATATAATATGCGTATACATTTGTCTCCTCCGCGTATCGTTTTCGACACACCTCTATATTCTCAGGTGAAAGCACGGTTATTTGCGCATATTTCAGATCCATAACTTCCAGAACTTTTACGGCCTGATACGCATAAAATAATGCATTGACCGAGAGATTCTCTCGAACATGTCGAATAAATTCGGTTTGGGTGCGTACATTTGCATCAAAATATGTTTCAATCATCGTGTTTATTATGCGCGCCCACGTTTCCGTATATGTTTCAAACAAGAGGATATCATCATGTGGGATACAGAATGTTTCACGGAGACGTTTGTTGGCCGCGGACAAATCGAGGTCAATAAAATCCATATTGAAATTATGCATAGATTCATGAATAAATACTTTGAACCATTCCTCGGTTCGGTAAATAACAATCTCGCCGTTGGTTTCGCAATTCCGGGTAAGACCGGTATTCACATGAATTGCAGATAATGGCGACGATGCACTTGTGGAGGGTGTTGCTGCGGGGATCAACTTCTTAAATGGTGTCATATAAAAGTACACGTCGAGAGATTGGGATGAACATTCTCTAGATGAGAGACTGGTGACAATCGATAACCACAGAAATACTTTATATGCGTAAAGTTGGTATGTGGCTATTTCGGTAGCGCACATATAGGACGACGCAGATGCACCGCCTACCTGGACCTGGAGGTTAGCCACGCTACGACCACATACAGAAATATGCGACTCGGGGAATGTAATGAAATATAATGACACTGCGCGTGTATGTATCGTCGTTTGAAACCGAATACAATATTCCGATTTTTCGCGTATGTATTTATATACGATACGCGGAATATAGCGGTCGTCTTCGCCGTCGTCGCTGCTGCTGCTGCGCGTTGCGGATGTTCGTCTACCTGCACCAGAATCATATTGATGCCTCAATGTCTCGAGCATACGTGGTCTCGGCAAATCATTCACGGAATTCTTAATTTCAGAGATTTTGAATGTCATTTTATCAATATAATTACCGTCGGGTTCGGTTGTCGTAGGTGCAAATTTCCATTGCGTAGCCGTAAGTTGTTTATATAACTCGAGTTCATTTTCCGCGAGAATACCGTAAAACTGTTTCAGAAAATCGGTGGTCGCGTTTTTGTTTTCTGATGGCGCTGATTTAGTCCCGGTCCCGGTCTTGGAATAATCTCTCGCAAACTCCGAAATAGACTTACGCAGTTTATCTGTATCACGTTGTATATCATCCTCTATCCATTGTGTTTTTTGGTTCGGAGGCATATGATATTATTGTATATCCAGTATATAATAATACTATACTATTATGTTCGAACTCATCTACAAGAAATACTTCAAAAAGGGCACACTAGATATCTTCGTATTTTCATTTTTGATATTCATCGTATTAAATATTATTGAAAATGTGATCCATTATAATATCGGTAAATACCACGACGCGACGAATGGAAGCACTGGTGTGGCCGGAGTCCATTTTACCAATCCATCAAATAAGGATTGGGTGCGTATTATTGTAATTATGTTGATATTCGCGATATTACAGGGAATCTTCACGTCGTATTACAGCGTGTGTTAAGATCAGCGTGTGTTAACACGCGATCGAGCAAAGCGCGTAGATCAGCGTGTGTTAACTAGCGCGTATTCGTTCGCAACTTATGACGAACCCGTATTAAATGATGAAACACAATAGGATGTCCTCCGCGTACATATTGCACTAATTTCGCATTCCGGGTAGCCAACAATATATCTTTCAAGTTCTTGTTCTGAGAGAATTTCGCATATATCGCGTTTTCCATCTCTCGTTCACTGCGTCCATGATTGAAAAAATCGGGATCGATTGTAATCCGTGATGGGCGTAATATGCCGCCACTACTGCCGGCCAGTTTGCCGCTTTTACTGCCCGCCGCCTTCGCAAGGACCGGATCAGATGATATCTCCGACCGCGAATCCAGCGAGAATTTCAGGTAGAATTCACGGTTATTGTTTTTGAATTTACTACCTTGATAATAGTGTTCTACACTTTGCCATGTATGATTATCCAGCATAAACGGTTCGCTCCAGAAATTCGATAATTTACGCCGCCAATTATCAAATGTAGCCAGTTTTTGAAAATGGATCTTGTCGTGTTCCGGTATTTTCTCGCCTGGACCTGCGCCAGGTAATGCGTTAGGGTTGGATTTCGCATAAAACTGGAATACAATATCCGGTGTATAAAGATGCGAACCCGTGCGATTCCCGACACTCCCTTCATCCGTATGGATCTCTTCTAATAAATCGTCAATACTCGTATTTTGTAACTCGTCAGGACGTATCCCCAGTTCTTTCTGGAAGAGTTTAAATTGGGGGATAAAACAAAAAGCACCGGCTTGGGTTTCAAGGCACTTGGTTGTAATAAGTAATTTAATATCATACGGTAATTCGGAGAATGATAAAATCCCGTGTGTTTTATACGTGATAAGTTTATATTTATGCTGGTTCGTTGTTTTCGAAATGAAACTGCCGGTGTTTGCGCCGGTGCTGGCGCTTGTAGGTGCACCCCGCGCTGACCTAGGCGACCGCGACCGCGTTCGGTTACCGCTACCGCCAGTTAGGACCGAATCTTCCATCGCCATTGTCCGAATACCTACATCGCGCCCCGCCCCCGACATCGTCATCACAATCCCTTTATCGATCAATATATATGCGGTTGGTTCAAATACGCCGCGTTTCAGAATCACTGCGTCGATTGTATCCTGACCGCCACACTGAAGCACATTATCAATATCACCCGTTTCATATGCATTCGATGAAAAAAACACGAATTTCATATTCAGTACACGCTCCATCGTCGCAACACCCCACGCATCCGGCCAATAAAGCGACGTCATCATCCGTTCTTTTAATTGCTGTGTAGACCGCACTTCTTTCATATAATCATACTGTGACGCCAGCAGTTTCGTATATTTGGATTCATCCAGTTTCATATTATGCTCAACGACAAGTTTCTTCGCACCTCCAATCATAAGTTGCTGTTGTGCACGATCATGGATCGTCGATATCCGGCGTTTCAGATCATTATAACTATTCACGAGTTCTTTGGTTTCACGCATCTGGGTTCGGGCGATACCATGATACAGTGCGAATTTCTCTCGATATGCGCGAAATACATCATCCGTCACTTCATCCGACAATTGTTTGCGTAATTCAAGAATCGTCGTCGTACGACCTTGTGTAAGAAGAGCGTCGCGAATCACCGCGAAAAAACTGTCACTACTGCTCCCGCCTTCATTGTCTATGAAATTGAAATACTTATTACGAAGATACTTTTGTATCCATAGATCGGTGGTATTATTCTTGTATTGTTTTCTCTCGAGTTCGGATTGTTCTTTTGTTTGAAGTGGGAGAATCGATGCGCCTGATAATAGATGCTTTTGACGTGCGTCTAATCCGGCATTCAGGATATCATGATTGCCGTCGTTACCGTCATTGTCGCTGTCGCTGTCGTCGCTGTCTCTTGATTCATCCTGTTTATTAAGAGATTTTTTGATTTCGGCAGTTTCGATTTTGGTCTTAGCAGCTGCCGATGCCGCAGATGCCGCAGATGACGCAGATGACGCCGATTTGGTCTTCGCCGCCGCCACCGTCGCCGCACCCGCCTTCACAATAGATTTGCGTAATAATTCAGTATTCACAAATCCGTATAACAAGGGTGTCAATTTATGAATATCGACGTCTCCAGATTCATCCATTTTGACATTATTGGATGACATTTCATACACGCCGATTTGTTTCATGAACTCCTTTTCTGAATTGAATAAATAAATCGGAACATAAACCACATTATGCCGTTTCGAGAAATTATAGTTCAATTGTCCTACACCAATAATAACAGTAATACCTAATATTTTCAAATTGAATAACGGCGTATTGTAATTGAAATCTTCTTCTTCTAAATGCGAATATTCGTGATAATTGATATCCTTGTTGAGTTTTGATTTCACCATCTCCACGTAGTTATTATATACATATAAATAATAATTACGCACTTATCGCACGTCTCACGCGTGTTCACCGGTAAATTATCGCATCCGTCGTCGACGTAATAAACGCCAGTTTAAAATGCCGATCCTTCGCCTTATTCAATGCTGTAATCACGCGTTTATACCTGTCTACATTATTGTCTGATGTCCCGCCAGCACCCAAATGAAGTGCGTCGCCCTCATTCCCATAATCCAGGATATTTTTATTACGCCACATATCGTGTATGGATAAGAACCCCGGCACATTAACGATGGTAATACCGACACGTTGTTTATGATAATAATTGCTTAAAATGACGTCATCCGATAGACGGCATATCTGGTTATCCTGTGAAGTATATCGCGTCATATATTCCATAAAATCATCACCAAATGTCTTCAATGGGACACAAACCGAACCGTATCCCTCTGCTATTGTGGCGGTGTCATTGTGTGCACGTTTTCCGCTCAAATTTAGATTCATGAAATCAAATCCCGTCGCTGTCCAGACATTATTATCTCCCGGTGCGATCATTTTTTCATATGATTCTATCATTTTCGGGGGATACGCAATATCATCATCTAGGTATATAATGCGTGTATTTGCCGGGTCGATTTTATGTGCTTTCACATGGGCGTCATCTTTTAGATACGTCACCGCGGGGAGGATTTTCGTCGCAGGTCCATAATCTGTAGCCACCCGATTCACTGTAAGTGATTTACGGATATACTTCGGCACATTATACGTTTCGCCTGTTCGCGCGAACTCTTCCGGAATATTCAATAAAAATAAGTCGGGTTTGCGTGTTTGGTCTAATATACTGTGGATCATCGGTCCACATTTTCCGATACGCGTCGGACTGGTCGTAAATGATACGACGAACTTCGTTTTTTGTTGTGACATAGTTAGACTACTACTAATTATATACAATATTGACCCTCTATATTTGTTTACCGTATACTGTCTACTGTCTACCGTTACTTCTTCGCCTTCCCCGAAATCTCATCCAGCATATCCAGATGCTTAAATATAGTCTTGTTCGTAATACTCGGTTTGGATTTAATCTTCAGTTTGGAAATCTCGACGATTTGTTCCAGACGTTGTGCGAATAACTCGGTCACCTCTGCACCATCCGCATCCGTTGTTGCGGACGCGGTCGAAGCACTCTTTAGAACACTGTGACTGTTCTTTACAATAATATACAGATTCTCCGCGAGTTCATCCACTTCGTTTGTCTTCCCTTCCTGGCGCAGATTCGCATACATCAATTCCTGAATTTGTCGCATAATTGCGAGCACATGCTTCTTGTCCACAATTCCATTCTTCATCAAATTGACGATAAAGAGCGACATGGCCTTCCGCTTCTCGTTGGCCTTGTTGATATCACAGAACTTGTCGTAATTCTTCTTCGGGTCACAATATTCAATCGTCTCAAACAACGACATGAACGACGCTAGATTCTTCTCGAATACGTCACGAAATACCGCGTATTCCGCCATAAGGTCGCGAAACAGGCGCGCATAAATCTCAGAATAGAACGAGTTTGAACTCGCAGTTGTGAAAATCGATGACGCAATCCGGTTCATCACCGCGATCGTATTATGATCCTCTGATTTATCATCAGTAGACGCCGTAAACAGCGCAGCAATTTCTTTCAGGATATTAGACAACATTGCCGTGTATGTCTTGTCGGTGAGTTTGTTAAGATACGAACGAATATTATCAATACTCAACTCGATACCTTCCTTCTTTTGAAGTTCGGTCTTTTGAAATGCGAGGATTGTCTCCCACTCGCTATTCGGGATTTGCTGTGGTGCGTTTCGCTGACGCGTGATTGTGCTGCCACCTGATGAACCTCCGTGCGCTATTGATGACGAATGTCTTGTGATAAATGAATCGCCGTTGCTGCCAATTCGAGTTTGGAATGTATTCGCACTACTTCCTGCAACATGATAACCGGTCGCTGTCGCCGTCGCCGTCGCCGTCGTTGCTCCGTCATTCGTCGCGCTGCTCGCGCTCGCACTTAGTTCTGACCTAATCGGAAACACCGGTGTCTTTACATATGTAGGCGCACCTACCAAATCAGCCAACTCGGAAACAGACTTCAATACATCATCTGTTAATTTCAGGTCAAATCCAATATTCATAAATGCGGCGTAATCAGGAAGGTCATAACGATGGGTAATTTTCGCCATTTTAACAAACGTTCGTGCGTCTATTATATTATATAGTTATGTTTTATATCAATTTTACGAATTGGGTATGACGACAACACTCGGAAAAATATTTGAATTATATACCGGCGCTGACGCCGGCGCCGATATCGGCGTGTACATCGATTCCAATCTCTCGATACGTGATCTTGAAAAGAATAAATATGGCGAAGTATTCACTCCGTATTCTTATATCTGCGAGTTATTAGACCAACTTCCTGCGCGGGTATGGAGCAACCCGGCGCTACGATGGTTAGAACCCGCCTCGGGTATCGGGCATTTCTGTGTGGTTATTTATATGCGACTTATGGGCGGATTGTGTGCGACATTTCCGGATCCTTGCACCCGACATGAACACATTATCCGGAATATGTTGTTTATGGTAGAAATAAATACAGTTAATGTAGAACGAACGAGAGATTTATTTGGGTCATTGGTGAATATAACGTGTGCGGATTTTCTAGACCCGGTCGCGGCGGGTGCGGCGGCAGCGTCGATAGATATCATCATCGGTAATCCCCCATTCCAAATGCCGAGAGATGAGACTATTCGGATGGGGAGTAAAGGAGGACGAACATTATGGGACAAATTCATCGTGAAATCTCTCGACATATTGAATTCAAATCTTGGTAAAGAGGAGAGATTCTTATGTTTCATAACCCCGCCTGTATGGCGGAAACCGAACAGTCCTCTTGGTCTGTGGACGCGTATGACGAGAGATTCGTGTTCACTACGATATCTTCATACAATAGATAAGAAAATAGCAACCCGTGATTTGCAGGTTCAGCAAAGAATGGATTTGTACGTCGTAATGTGTGGTGGCAGCGATACGGACGCCGCCCGTGACACCTGTCCCGTCATCGAAACGGGTTGGTGTAGTCAATCCGTGAATACCATCACGCCGAGAGATTGGCCATTCTTACCTAATTCAGAATTCGAATTTATAAAGAGTATACTCGACCCGAACGGTCCTGACCCCCGCAGAGTCATCTACGACCGATCCGCCTACGGCACCGATCTCCCGCATATGTCGCCAGAATACCGCGCCGGAGAATTTATTTATCCGGTCGTTCATACAATGACGAAGAAGGGATTGGGACTTTGGTATTCGAATACGAATACGCGGGGGAGGCATTTCGGGGTGGCGAAAGTCATCCTTAATTTCAATGAAAAATTGTACCCATATTTGGACATGAGCGGGGAATATGGAATGGGACAATTTTCATTCGGGTTGCCTGTGAGTTCGGTGGAGGAGGGGGGGTCAATCGTGCGTGCATTGACTTCGCCACAGTTTCGGGCGGTGATAAAGGCGACGAAGTGGGGGGCGTATCAGACGGATAGGCGGATGTTTGAGTATTTTCGGGATGGATTTTATTCTTAGATTCACTTATTGATAATTGCCGACTTCAATCGGTTCCACATTGTTCTATTCCGGGCGGAATCACACGTTTCGATTTGTGTGGCCTTGGCGAAAGCTCTCGCCGTGAACGCAGTTCTTTTGGTCTGAACGGTCGTCGAAGTTCCGACTCTGGTGTATTTGATGATGATTGCGTTGGCGGGACTCATTCGTTGATTCGTTGATTTGATACGATTACTATCATCATTACATTATTTACAAAATCATTTCAATTTTGTTGGACCACGGCGACTACGACGACGACTACGACGACTACGAGTTAGAGATCGATTTCGATTTCGTGAATGTTTTTTGGTATTTTTTGTTTGTTTGCGTTTTATTGCATTATATATACGACGACGACGACCGCCATGTATATTGAATTTATGTAATTGTTCTGCGGGAGAAGTTCCTGGTATAGAAGCAATATACGCATCTACTGATTGTAAAATTTCTTTATTTTCTTCTTCAAAATTATTCATAATACCAGGGGTCATTATTTCTATTTTTCTCAATTGAGAAGTTTCAAATTCTCTTCTATATCTTTCAAATTGTGAAAATAGTTTAAATATAACTTTACACCTGTTTTCATTGAACGTTGGCTGTCCCGTGCCAACTCCATCAAAAAATATCATTGGAAACCATTGATACGATGGAAAAGATAGCATTGTTTCTCCTAGTGGTTTTATCGGTTTAATTGTTATAATAGTTTGGATTACAAATTTGAATGAATCATAATTTGTTAAAATATCTTGAGGAATTGGTCTTTCATGTTGAAAAGCAAATCCAAAATCTATTAAAGAAAAACTTGGTCCAAAAAGTATGACCTCTTTACTACCATGATGATTTGTTTTTTCTGTCATAGCGGATGGAAACGGAAATATCACGATATTGCCAGAATGAAGGTCGCCGTGACAATAACCAATAGAGTAAAGACGAGTAAGTATCGATACAACAGAAACAAATGCATATGCATACGAACCCTTTCTAAAAATTTCGATTATGCGTTCTTCAGTAAGACGTTCTCGTGAATATGAGTCATTTATACCAGTTAATAATAAACTAACTACATGTTTGTCCGTTAAAACAACTGCTGATGATGATCTTAAACGTGGTATATTTAAAAATGTATGAGTATTCACGGAAAATGGCATAAATGCTATACCATGGAGTAATACAGTGCCTGGTGGAATTAATATGTCAATTCTGCATGTCTGAAAAACGTAGCGAATGAATCTATAAAAAATATCTTGAATATCTACATCTTGCATATCTACATCTTGCATATCTACATCTTGCATATCTACATCTCGCATATCTACATCTTGACTATCTACAATTTTATAGAAAAATAAGGGAAGGCAAATAGAATTTAATCTTTCATTTGTCTTTGCGTATATTTGTCTCTGTTTATTGCATTCATTTGTAAATGATATTCGGTTTGAAGTGTAACTGCCTACTTGGTTCGCATCTTTTGTAATAACAATAGGTACGCCTTCATTCTCCGTGATAGGAACTAATTTACAACAAAATACATGATGTGAATCAGGTTGTGTGACAGATGTAACTATTGTTCTTGATTGTTCTGGGTCGACATTAAATGTTTGGAATGGATTAACAACAGAATTGTGTAAACTAATCTGAAATACAAATCCATATGAACCCTTGGAAACTAACTTAATTTCACATGATCCAGGTTTGGTTTCTAGAGTTTCTAATAGCGTAATTACATCATCTTCTAATACATCTGCATAAATTGCCGTCAACGGATTTGCCATTCGATATACAATATAATATAATCATATTATTATTTACTTAACAAACAAGACTTAAATATATCATGCTATAATTATTAGACATATCCGACTTCATTCGTGACCTTACTTACTTCGACATCAACTATGTCATCTGCCGACGATACTCCTATCACGCCTACCACCGGCGCTTCCGACTCCGCCTCTGGCGTCGCTGACTCTGCTGACGCCTCCGCTGCTAACGCAGCTACGTATCCCGAATTCAAGAATTGGGAAGACGTTGACGAAATATCCCCCGACCTTCTTCGCGGTATTTACGCCTACGGTTTTGAAAAACCCAGTCATATTCAGCAAAAATCGATTCTATCGATTATCCAAAAACGCGACGTTATCGCCCAAGCCCAGTCTGGAACGGGCAAGACCGGTGCTTTCACTGTGGCCGCACTTCAAAGCATCGATGTCGCTAAAACCAAGACACAGGTTCTTATTCTCGCACCCACCCGCGAACTAGCCAAACAAATCTACGATGTCATCTCTAGTATCGGTTCAATGATGACGGGGTTGACTTTGCGTCTGCTTGTCGGCGGCACTTCAACGGCGGACGACGCTAGCGATTTGCGTAAATCCGCGCCACATATCATCGTGGGTTGCCCCGGTCGTGTATTCGACATGATTCGCCGTAATCATATTCAGGGTTCGCACGTTAATATGCTTGTTCTTGATGAGGCCGACGAGATGCTTTCTGCTGGTTTCAATGACCAAATCTATAACATTTTCCAGTTCATGCCGTCTGATATCCAGGTTGTCCTCTTTAGCGCAACGATGCCGCCTGAATTGTATACATTGACCGAGAAGTTTATGCGTACCCCCGTGAATATCCAGGTGAAGGCGGACCAACTCACACTTGAGGGTATTCAACAGCATTATGTTGCACTTGACGACGATATCCAGAAATACCTGACATTGAAGGACCTGTTTAAGACAATCTCCGTTTCACAATGTATTATCTTCTGTAATTCCACGAAACGTGTAGCCGATCTTCATGAGGCGATGCATTTTGACGGATTCCCCGTTTGCTGTATTCATAGCGGTATGGAGAAGGGAGAGCGTGATAAGGCGTATCAGGATTTCAAGGCGGGAGTTCATCGTGTCCTCATTTCGTCGAATGTGACCGCGCGCGGTATTGATATTCAGCAGGTCAGCACGGTTATTAACTTTGATATGCCGCAGGATGTCCATATTTATCTCCATCGAATCGGTCGTTCGGGACGCTGGGGACGCAAGGGTGTCGGTATCAACTTCGTTACTCGCCGTGATATGCGTATCAAGAAGGAAATCGAGGTGTATTATGGGACGCTTATCACAGAGTTGCCTGTGAATTTTATGGAGGGGGTTTAATGGAATGGGATTAGTATTCCAACAATTAGGGTTTAAAATGAATATATTATTTCATTTTATACTGTAGAGTCGAAAAATAGAATACTTATGTCGTGTTGTTCTTTTAATGTTTGTTCGTTGATTACGGATGTTCGTGAATCTGTGTCTGAAATGCCGCGTGATCCCGATGATGTTAAGACGTTATTGATGGAACATTTAGGGATTGGTTGCGGAAGCGACGCGAAGGCAGCGACCGCGGTAGCAAAACCCGCGCCGAATTGTTCTACTGTTTCCACCGTATTTAAACACCCAATTTCATATTCTGACCCGGATAAATTACATGAATTACCGATCACGATTATTGAAGATCTCGAAATGATTCAACCTAAACCGAAGTCGACGAAGACCGATAAGGTCGATAAGGTCGACGCCGAGACCGAGACCGAGACCGACACCGACATCGCCGTGAAAGGTCTATATCACTACGTATTTTCTCCCACATCCGTATACGGAACGGATTATTTGCCCATCTGGAGCAAGTATTATACTACAGATATCGCGTATCTTAAAAACACCCAAACACTACTAGAAATGTTTGATAACGAACTGCTTGAACGCAATATCGTGCAGAATATGGGAAACGCCGGCAGCGTCGAGGCGTTCGCCACAATGAAAGAGACATGGACCAACTTCCGTGGAAACAGTAAACTCGCGGATTTCAAAGAGAAATTCAGTTACGTTGAAACCCCCTTTCTATCGAAACTGAATACCTCGTCATCATTCCTCCAAATATTAAGTCTGTATAACATTTCATCCCCGGTTATTGCTCTGCTTACGCCGATTATCGTTCTTATTATCCCATTTTTCATTCTGATTATGCGCGGGTTGAGTGTGAGTGTGTCGGAATATGTCGAAATCCTAAAAACAATTATCGGGCAACACTCGGTCGGACGTATTTTGAACAATTTTAGTGAGGTATCAATAGAACAAAAATTGTATATTTTGATGTCGGTCGTATTTTACGGAATCCAGATTTATCAAAATGTGATGGCGTGTATCCGGTTTTACAACAATATTAAACTTGTCCATACCCACCTTCATACCATCAACGGGTATCTTACTGCAACTGGTGTTAATATGTCGTATATGATCCAACTCATCCAGACGTATCATCTTTCGTCATATGAATCTTTCCGCGAGGAACTCTCCGATAGATATACCCTACTAAACGAGGTTACAACTGCCCTAACAGACATTTCGCCGTTTTCGGTATCTGTATCCAAATTCTTCCAAATCGGGTATGTCATGAAGAATTATTATTCGCTGTTTTCACAGACGGACTTGAATGAATTACTGGAATACAGTTTCGGGTTTAATGCATATATGGAACATTTGACTGCATGCCGTAGTATTGTTTTATCCGGGATGATGAATAAGTGCTCGTTTGTCGCGACGGCGCCTGTCATTGACGACACGGTCACGGACACGGACACGGACGCGGACGTGACACGACCATTATCGCCGATTGCCGAAGTCACGGAGACCGATGGTGAGACTGATAAGACCGACACATCCGAAGCACAGGAAGCATCCGATGTCGCAGTCACGGAAGCTGTATTGCCTCCGCCTCCTCCTGCGGCCATCGCCGTCAAAAAAACCGGTATAACGAAACTAACATCACAGATATACGCACCATTGAAGACTCGGGAACATCATAATAATATGGCGGTCATCGCCAACGACGTATCACTTGATAAACAACTCGTGATAACAGGACCGAATGCTGCGGGCAAGACAACCGTGATTAAAACCACGCTATTCAATATTATTTTATCACAACAAATCGGGTACGGATTCTATGACCGCGCGGAAATCAACCCTTACGACTTTCTTCACTGCTACTTGAATATCCCAGATACGTCCGGTCGCGATAGTCTCTTCCAGGCGGAATCGCGCCGGTGTATGGAAATCCTGCGCTGTATTATCGACAACCCCACGAAACGTCATTTCTGTATCTTCGACGAGCTTTATTCAGGGACGAATCCATACGAGGCTGTCGCGGCCGCCTACGGATACATTGATTATATATCCAAGAATCATAATGTCGACCTTATTCTTACGACGCATTATATTGAGTTGTGTGAGTTGCTGGAGAAGCGTAATTCGGGCGCCATTACCAATCTTCATATGTCTGTATCCCCGACCACGGGTGAATATTTGTATAAGATTGCGGACGGTATTTCGACCATCAAAGGTGGTCTTAAAGTTCTACGTGATCTTGATTATCCAATCGAGATCGTGGAGAGTGCGAGGCAGATTATTGATCGGTCGTAATGGATAATTTATCAATCCACGCCCTTAATTTGCGTTTATATATATAATAATCAGGATCGTCTGTATCTGTCACCTTGGTGAGAACGCATAAGTCTTGATAAAATGAAACACAATCTTCTTTTGTAGGTGATTGTGTTTTTGATACAGTATCATAAATCGCGTTTATATTCGCACGAGAATCTTCGTGTTTTTTATTGAATAAACCCTCATATAATGACGAATTCAGATAATTTATGATATTCGCCATTAACTCGACTATTTTGCTTGTATCGTTGTCCATAATAATCGTGATTGTATATTTCATGTTGTATGTTTTATGTCGTATTTATGTCGTGTCGGACTTATTGATAAGCACATTCTTCGCCACACGCTTTATAATCTTGGATATATTCCCTTCCTCTGCACCATCCGTAACCGTCTTCGACAATTTGAAATATTGCGCATTCTCTTTCGTATTACTATCCATACATCGTGGATGACGTGCAGCCCACTCCCCCATCAAACTCACATTTTTGTGCTCCACCGCAAGTACGGCATTCACCATTTTTTCATGGTCGGGTCCTTCACGCTCCCATTTATCCGCGTCTTTGACATATAATGTTTCTCTCTTGATATCACTACAATGGACTGGACGTTTATGTACTTCCGTTTTATTCAGATTGTTTATAAGAATATTCGACATTCCTTCGACATATCCGAGTTTTCCCACACTTTCAAGATCATCAGTATCCAATTGAATCGAATTCACGAAATCCTTCATATTCATCGCGTCTTTACATTTCTCGTTAAGGAATAGATTCATATTGAACGTCTGATTGTAACAATTCGTCAGATTATTGTTGTTTATATTATTACTATTGTTGGTTATTGCGGTCCCCGCTGCCGTCGCCACCGCAGCTGCTGCAGCAGTTTTATACAAACCCAATATCTGCGTCTTGAATTCGTGGTTCATCTGCATCATCGTATTTATCATATTCTTCAATTCTACCGTATTTTCAAGTTTGGATTCATTCATTATTTTCATTATACACGAGGACCCGAATTTCTTGTTATGTCGCCATAATCCGGTTCGGTTGATATAGGGACGTTTACAGTATTTACATTCGTAGGCCGCGGCGGCGTTGGTCACGTGACCACCTGTCACGTGACTATCATGGTCGGTGGCGGGGGGTGTTTTAGTCACGTGACATGTGGTCACGTGACCTCCGGGGTCGGTCGGGTCGGCGTGATAAACCACATTATTTTCATCATCTTCATCATGGAGGTTGATTTGGATGATTTCATTGATGGGTGTTTTTTGGGGGGTCGACATTTCATAATTATCGGAGGTCGGTTTTTGGGGGATGCAATTGGCGACCGCCGTTCCGCCTGACACGCCCGACACGCCCGAAACGCCCGAAATGAGACTGTGGATGTAATTTTTACATTTGACGTTCTCGGAACATAACCGTTGATGCTTTGATGATAAAAGATGTGTATTGAAAACCGTTTTGTTATTGGTTTTGATGTCACACGTATCACAATAATACATTAATACAAGGGTCAGTCTTGATGGAAATAGGATGATGAAGATGTTGCCTAAATCGACCGGTCTATACAATTGTCCTATATTAGAACCTCGGTGGTTGGACGCGGTGGCGGGGTCGAAAAAGTTACAGTCACAAATTTTTTAATCGGTCCAAAAAGGTTGTGACTGGTCAGTAACAAAACACGCGATTTTCGTGTTTCAAAAGTCTCCAGCGCTCATGATGAAAAGGACATTCTTGGACATGTTGCGTACAGGATGCCATTGTGGCATCAATTCCATCATTGTCCGTTTTTAGGGGTGTCCGGAATGGGTGGTTGCCCGGGGCCTGCCCCCCATTTGGTTGATTTTTTATTGATTTTTATTGATTTTTAAAGGGAATATTTTCTGGTGTTTTATAAGTTAACGGATGAAATCCGTTGGTATTCTATGGATACTTTTGAATCTAACTATTTATGATATTTTCTAATTTTCTAATTTCAAACGGAATATTTTTTTCTGAAAAGTGTCTTCAACGATGAATTCGACCGGTTCCAAACCGGAACTTTCATAAACAAAAATATTCGATTCGCGATTTTGAACCGAATATTTTCCAGAGATTTACTATTGTTCACTTCATTTTATTATACAATCGTATAAACCTTATAATAACTCGTGTATACATAAATTTTCCTGCATAATAAATAACACAAACCAACGTAATCCAATATATTATATAAAAAATAAACGATAATAGATCTGGTTCTGTCGTTTTTGAATTTTCGCAAATTATATTTGTATTTATGGGATCTCGCCCGGTTATAGACTCATATTTTATTCTTTTTCCTGGTTCATATGTAATACGTTTATCATTTTTATCCCAGGGTAATAAATCATTACAACCCAATTTGTATTGTAAGTCATTGTAAACGAGCACATAATGTAAAAAACATATATTATCGATTATAAACGGTATTTTAGATATATGATACGATATATTATTTACGACGTCTAATGTTACTGTATTAGCAGTTATAACTGTTAAAAACTTGTCATAATTTGATAAAAATGTTTCATCATCAGGAAAAATCTCAAAAACTTGTAACAATCTTCGATTGGCTTGTGAATCAAAATGGGTTCCTCTATGATATAAGTTGGCGTGAAAGATAAGAATATCTCCAGGTTCAATGGTAACAATGCGCTTTTTACGATAAGAACTAATAGATGAATTATCTTTTTGAAATTGCTTCTTATGTGAACCTGGGATTACAATAAGTTGTGTTTTATCAAAATAACATAAACATGAAAATATCGGCATTATCTCGTTATTCGTATAATCATATACGTCAGAATGAAATGTGGACGCATCTGTTGAGTTATTATTATTACTATATCTAAATTTAATATACTTGGGTTTTTTCATAAATTTCGTATTTTGGATAACACTCGGTATAATATCGTTATCAATAAATTGTTTCATCATTTTATAATCAATTACACCATTATAATCTGTATTTAATCCGGTTTGTAACTGTTTTGGTGTTAAAACACGTTTCAATACAATATAACCATCATCATTCATTATATATATGTTGTTATAAAAAACATAAAACCAACAATATACAATCAAATAATACATACAATCCGTTTATTTACAGAATATTTCGTCGCGGAATAATATATTAAATCATACACATCGAACGAGAGAATGGGTGAATTGAGTTTTTTAACTATTATTGTTAGTTTAGCCGTTTGTTCTATTCTGGTATTTGCAGTGTATCAATACATGAAAGTCCGATTCACGGTTTTAGAGCATTCACAGAAAGAACAGGCGCTCATTTTACAGCAATATATAGAAGAGTCATCGTATGATATTCAAGGATTACAAAGCATTGTTTTTAGACAGCGCGGTGGTGCGGGGGTGCAACAACAAGAGCACCAGGCACAAATGGACGCATCAGAACCAGAGGAAGTCTATGAGGACCATAACAAGCATATTCATATGGATACAGTTATGTATGAAGCACCAAATAAACCGCGCAGCACTTTAATCGCGATATCATCCGATAGTGAAAATACTACGTCTGCTGAAGACAGCGACGGAAGCGACAGCGGCAGCAGCAGTGGGAGCAGTAGCGACAGCAGTAGCGACGGAAGTGAAAGCGACGGAAGCGAAAGCGACAGCGACGGAAGCGACGACAGCGAAATCGAGAGCGAGAATGTTCACATGATCCATGATATTCACGAAGTTAAACATATCGAGATTTCAAGTACATTGGATGATCATGATCATGATCATGATCATGAACTTGAAATTGAATCAGTTACTATAATTGATGAAGAACCCGCGCTCGCGCTCGCACCCGCACTCGCGCTCGAACCCGCGCCAGAGACAAAAACAATCACTCTCGATTTAGGAACAAGTGTAGATACTGATGAACACCAACTTGCCGAGTCGTCTACGGCGTCATCAGAGTCATCCGCTGCGGCGTCCGCGTCGTCATCTGTATCTTTCCATGGATTATCTGTTATTGAACTGCGCGCTTTACTTAAGGAGAAATATAAAGGTCATCACGACAAAATCACAAACCTGCAAAAATTGAAAAAACCCGAACTCATCCAATTGTTACATGAATAACGTAATATTTTATTCTCATTATAACATAATATTATGTCAACACAACCTCATTGGGTCAAGAATTATAGTTCAAGTCATAATGTATATTTTGACTTCCCGCCGTTAATGAACGATGGACGCAATTTTGCCGGGTGGCAACCAGGTAACGCCGTAAATGCGTCGATTCGTAAAGCCGAAAATATCCAATCGAACTGGGATTATCGCAAGTATTTAACCCATAATGCAGATACAATAATGAAAATAAATAGTCTTGATGCAGTCAATATGTCGGGACATGGGTCATTTGATGTAGAAGCCAATCAACCTAATACGCCATTTATGTATGCATCAGTTATGGATACGAGAGAACCGTTTGGGTATGTCCAGAGCGATTTAAAGGATATGTATCTCTCGAGAGAACAACTTCAATCCCGGATGGTGGCGCCTGAAATCACACAGGAACAATTGCTCGCATTTTCGCAACAGCAGGGTCGTTAATGTGCGGGGGGGGGGGCGATTACGTAATACGTATAATAATGTATTAAACCGATTTTATTACATTATTATTACATCACACACAATATGCGTATTATAAGTTTTGATGTTGGGATGAAAAATCTAGCGTATTGTATCATTACAATCCCGGATCCTCCTCCCCACCTGGTAGGCTCACCGCCGACGGCAACGACACAGACGTCGCCGACGAACTTCAATCAACAATCTCTCGACAATCTACTTCAAAATCTACATATCGAGAGATGGGATGTCATTGATCTACGGTTTGAACCGACCACCACACCCGTCGATCCGGTCGCCCCCGCACCGAAAAAGACATGTGACCATGATATGAAACAGGCGAAATTCATGTATTTGCACGCGACCGCGCCGCACGCGTTGCTTTATTGTCTGAAATGTGCAGAGAAATCCAAATATAAGATACCATCTCGAGAGATTTTACCCATCAAGCACAAACCCGAGTTATTAATCAAGAAGAAATTAGATGAATTGATAGACATTTGGAAGGGTGTCGTTGTGACATGTGACCCGGGGGTCGGACCGACGGCGGCCACCGCAGCCACCGGACCTGGTATAAAATTAAGGAAGGCGGATCTTATACAAGAGATTAAAACAACATTGTCGAGAGATTATCTAGAACCATTCGATGAAGGTAAGTATTTGAATTACTGCAGCACTGGTGGTGGCGGGGCGGCAGCAGCGGCACTCCCTTTCAAAAAACCCAACTATACATACGCTCACGACCTGGATTTAATAACCTATGGACGCAATTTAATGAAACATCTGGATATTCTACTGTCGAGTATCGACGGTCCAATCGATATGATGATTGTTGAGAATCAAATCAGCACACTTGCATCTAGAATGAAGACGCTACAAGGAATGATAACTCAATATTTTATTATGAAGGATGTTCCGCAGATTGAGTTTATATCGGCGTCATGTAAATTGAAACTATTCACGGATTCGGCATTAGACATCTCATCGTTCGTAGATGCATCGACATATAGCGACCGTAAAAAGTCGGGGATTTCGATTTGTCGTTCTCTAGGCGCTAGTGCGATTGGCGCCCCCTACGCGACGTGGATGCCGATGTTCGAAAAACATAAGAAGAAGGATGATCTGGCGGATTGTTTTTTACAGGGATTGTGGCGGGTGTATTTACTTACCGCATAATAATGCGGTAAGCGCACAATAATGCGGTAAGCGCACAATAAAAAAGTAGGAATTTCACCTACCGTAGTGTCTTTACTCTGTTTTGTTGTATCGTTGTATAATGATGTTTATCCCCCTCTCAATGTAAAGTTTGGTTGCGCCTGTTTCGCTCTCAACAACATCAACTTGAGATGCCATCGTACCATTCCACGACGCTGCGGATTCTCTTTCGTCGCGTAATTCATCCGCATACTTGTCTTGAACTGCTGCGTGCGCCTTTTCGTAAGTAGCGTAAAGTGTTGGGTATAGCTCCCCATTTTCAACAACAACATACACATGTTTCCCCCTCTCCTCCGTAAGTCCTTTCGTCGATTCGCTGTTCATCGCCATCGTTGTTGTAATCGTTCTTGATTGATCGCTCCATTCTGTTGTAAACATGTAAAATCATTTCAATTTTTCCTACTTTCTATTTCTTTCTCTCTTCTTACCTTTTCTCTACCAGTGTATATATACAATCATGAACCGTAATATGACTAGAAAAGAACATAATCGGTATGATGTATTGAATCGAATACACCCGAAAGAACAGACACCAAACGAGAAATATGAATTTTATATGTTACTCGGTAAAAGTTATTTAGGTAAATCATCTAGAAAAACCAAAAAATACACACAAAAGCAAAAGAAATTTTATAGAGACCAGGGAAATTATGCGATAAACCACGCGAATAATCTAAGAAAAAAATACAAGTTGAAGGAAATTATATAACCTTACGATCTATATGCGGTAAGCACACAATATTAATGTATGTATTTTAATCATATAATCACATTTAAATATTTGACGTTTATTTTAGTATAAAGATTGTTTTATCTATAATCTATTGAATAACAAACGAAATGGCTGAAGTTATTGATTTGGGTGATTTAGATAATATTCCGACGTTTACTCTCGGAGGCGGAAGCGGCAGCGGCGGCGGAAGTAAATCCGTCGGTAATTTTGGCGGCGGTATAGAATTGTTGATGAATGATAAATTCAAAGGCGGTGATTCAGGTCGTAAAAATGGCGGTGGTGGAGGCGGTAATAGCGGCGATATTGATTTAGGTGAATTGGCTGACCTTGAAAATGAATTGAATGATTTGAGTAATCGGCGGTCTTCATCATCGGCGTCGGCTGCAGCAGCGGAAGCCGCTGGAAGCAGTGGTGGCGGTGGTGGCAGTCTGTTCGGAAATATATTTAATATCGGGCGTTCTGACGACAGTGGCGGTGGCGGCGCCAGCAGCGGCGCAAGCGGAGGCGGCGGCGGTATCAATCTAGGATCATCTACATCGAATACGGACGCCGATAATCGAACATGGGATGGATACGGGAAATTCAATAATATCCCACTCGACCCAGACGCAAATGTCGACCCTACCCCACAATTATCCAAAGACGAGATGTTGAAAGAGAAATTCAAACTTCTTCGTAAGTTGGAGGAATTGGAGCAGAAAGGCGTGACATTGACGAAACGATATTCGATGGATTCATCGTATGCTGAAATGAAGGGCGAGTATGATACACAGATAGAGGAGCGTGAGCGTCATAATAGCATGAAATTCCAGGGAAAGATGCTTCTCGCATGTATTACGGGGTTGGAGTTTTTGAACAACAAGTTCGACCCGTTTGACCTGAAATTGGACGGATGGTCAGAACAAATGAACGAGAATTTAGGCGAGTATGATGAGATTTTCGGCGAACTTCACGAAAAATATAAGTCCAAGGCGAAGATGTCGCCGGAATTGAAACTTTTGTTCCAATTGGGTGGAAGTGCGATTATGCTTCATATGACAAATACGATGTTTAAATCCGCACTCCCTGGAATGGATGATATTATGCGTCAAAACCCGGAATTAATGCAGCAGTTTACTCAGGCAGCAGTTTCATCCATGTCGAATAATATGGGCGGCGGTGGCGGCGGTGGCGGTCAAGGCAGTGGCCGCGGGGCCGGATTCGGTAATTTCATGAATGATATTATCGGCGGAAACGGCGGCGGCGGCGGCGGAAACGGACGTGAACCACCTCCTTATGTCCAACAACGCCCCCCGCCTGCACCCATCGCCACAAAAGGACCAATGGCGCCTCCTCCACCGATGCGTCCTGGAGCAATGAATACCAATACCAATAATAGTAATACTAATAATAATAACGCATACGAACAAAAGGCGCGCCGTCAAGAAATGCGTGGTCCTTCAACCGATGTATCTGACATGATGTCCCGCCTGAAAACAAAGACGATTAATATTCAACAATCGACCGGTGGTTCTTCTGCAGGCAACGGCAACGCAGCCGATATTACACTTAATAGTATATTGTCCGGAATGGGAGGCGGAGGCGCCAACGACGGCAATAGCAATGGACACGATCTATCGAATGTTATTAGTGTGACTGACCTGGGTGATATCCCCGGTGATGCCGCGCCACATAAATCAAAACGTCGCCCCCGTTCAGAACGCAATACCGTCAGTCTTGATTTATAGTAAATAAAGAATATAAACCGGGTTGTTTCTAATTGTATATAATACAATCAATGGCTGCGTCATCGATAGGAAGCAATAATTTCAAAACGATTTGTGCGAAAGATGATATGGTTTTACGTAAAAATATAGATATGAAACTGTTCTCATTAGAGTATGTTTATAACAACAAAGTACTCGATTTGTCGTCACTGATTAATATTAATCTACATAATTTGCTATACGAAGTGAATAAGGATATTTTCGATTCGATTAATATTCAACCAATATCGCAGGACCCAGATAATATGGAGTACAATATTCTGTATATATTCAAGGATTTTGGCGGGGATTTAGGCGGATTTAAGACTTACATGTATGTTTCTACGAAAGTCAATAAACGGTTTGCGGGGAATGGGAATTCCGAAATCACTTTTACAAGTAAGAGTATCCCATATGAATATCATACCCAAATGTCCGAACAAAAATACAAACTTATCGAGTATCCTCTTTATATCCAAAAATACATTTTGCTAACACCCAACAACATTCAAGTGTTACATATGTTTAAATTAAAACCGGAAAATGAAGCCGAACTCACAGTTACGATGGAAAACGCGATAAGTCTTATTATTAAAAAAATGTATTTGAGGTTGAAATATGCCGTCGAGCATATTACATTATAGCGTCCGTCCGTCCGCGGTTGCTTTAGTGTTATATTATATATTTAGAGTAATATGTATTTAGAACTATACAATATATATTATACATTACGATGAATGACATCGATGAACTATTATCAGAGTATATCGAACAAGAAAAGATTTTGAATACTGATAATTCAAGCACTACTGATGCGGCCGCCGCCGCCGCGACGACGACTGACACACCCACCGACCCGACCGAGACCACCGACAATTATTTTGCAAAGACACAAGAATATTATAAAAAGATGAGTTTTTACGATATGTTTTGTGCCGTGTATTTTACAGCACATTCAAGTTATATTTGTTGTGCTGAATACCTGAAATACCGAACGGGTTGGAAATCAAAAACAAACGCGATTATCGATGTTTCAAAACGACTTGCGACTATCAATATGATGTATGTTAAGATATTCCAGGCGTTTGCGACCAACCGTAATATCCTCTCCCCCGAACTGAACAAGTTTTTCAACGATTATACAGATAATGTCGAATATACAGATGACGAATATAATGATGATGATTTAATTGAACTTGAGCGTAAATCTGTGGAATGCTATCCACACAAACCGATTAAAATATTAAATAATCGAAAACCGATTAAATCGGGTCTCATGTCACTGATATTTAAGGGGCAGTTCGTAGACGACGGTGCGGGCGACGGCGCGGGCGAGTACATCGCCATCAAATACCTTCGCAATGATATTATTACGAATTTCAATACATCGATGAATAATCTCGTGGTATTTGCGAAACTCACCAAGTATATTCCCTATATACGCACCCTGAATATCGAAACTCTTATTTTACAAAATATCGTCTGCTTGAAAGACCAGGTTTGTTTCCGCAAAGAAGTGACGAATATCCAACAATATTATAAAAGTTGGAAGGATTGTGATTATGTGAAAATCCCCCAACCGTATTCTGAATTTACCGAGAAAATTAACTCGAATATTATTGTTATGGAATTCATAAACGGGCTGACAATAACCGAAATTGACTGTGAAGATAATGACCGGTTCGGTAAAATTCTTGCGTCGTTTAGTGCGAAAGCTGCATTTTGTAATTCGATTTACCACGGAGACCTTCATCCAGGTAATATTTTATTTATTAAAGATGCTTCGTCGGCGGCGCAGTCGGCGTCATATAAAATCGGTATTTTGGATTTCGGGATTATAGGGCACCTAACGCGACTAGACCAAGAATTGATATTTAAGACTGCAAAACTGTTATATCAGAAGAAATATAAGCGCGTTGTTTATATGATTTTGACAGAAATGTCGGAAGACCTTAATCCGAATTATGATATGATGAATAAATCGTCAATTATCAATCCAGAAGACGAGTTATTTCATAAAATTCATAGTCAATTACACGCCATTATTATCGATTACGCAACACCTGAAATCAAATTGTTAGGCGTGAATGAACTCTATACAATCAATTACATTTTGAATAGTTATAATTTGACGTTTAGACGTTCATTGTATCGGTTGTTTATTACAATTGCGATTATGGACTCTATTGCTTCAAAACTTGGAAGTGAGATGAGTTATATGCAACATATGACAGATGTGGTGATTAACTTATTCGGAATAGACTCCGGCAATTTCGTGGATGATTAACTCGCCCGCTGTTGCGGCACCATTACCGCGAGCAATCTATATTAAACATTCATTGTTATTATAGATTATTAAAATGAGAATCGGAATTATCGGAAACGGTTTCGTAGGTAAAGCCACACAAATATTTATAAAGAATTACTACTTGGACGCGGATTCGACGTCGTCGCCCACACGGTCGGAAATATTGCCGTCGTCCACGTACGAAGTCACGGATTCAGCATTTCGACCCTTTTACAGACACGAACATTTCACACCGATTGGTGTATATATCTACGATATTCGCCCCGAAGCGTGTGTTCCACTCGGCGTAACACTAGAAGACCTCGACCGCGATTGTGATCTCCTTTTCTTCTGTCTTCCGACTCCTCTTAATCATGACGGATCGTGTTATACGCGTATATTAGAAGATACACTATCTCGGTGTAAAAACCCATTCAAGATTATTCGTAGCACGGTTCCAGTTGGGTTTTCGGTCAAACATAAGTGTTATTTTATGCCGGAGTTCCTTACAGAGGCGAACTGGGAAACCGATTTTCGCCAAATGAAAGAATGGATTGTTGGATTGCCTGTATCGTCCGCGTCCGCGGCGTCGTCGTCGTCGTCGTCGGCAGTCGACATCACCGAGATAAATATCTTCCAAGAACGTATCAATAATCTTATTAGGACAAGTCACCGAAACGGTTCGATTTATTCGCCTACAGTCGTATACTGTGAGACAAATGAAGCTGAGATGCTGAAACTAATGAAGAACTGTTTTCTATCCGCCAAAGTGTCTATTATGAACGAATTCTACGATTTCTGCGGCGCAACCAAGACTGATTATGAAACTGTCGCCACAATGGCGAAACAGGATGCTCGGATGGGAACATCGCATTTCCAGGTTCCGGGACCGGATGGACGGCGTGGATTTGGTGGAACATGTTTCCCGAAAGATACACACAGTTTATACTGTCAAATGAATGCGCACGGTATCACACCACACATATATCCCGCAATCATTGCACGCAATGATACACACGACCGCCCAGAACGTGAATGGTCTCGGGATATATGGAGGACGACAATCCCACTTCCGACACCGGCGTCAAAAGTCATTGTTGTATACAGCGACGGGGGATCCGGATCAGCGTCGCCGTATCTCACCGATGTCATCAAGACCAATCTCGCAAATAATAATGTTGTTATACTGGTCGTCCGGGACGCGGACTGCGAGAACGAGATATGTGTATCGTTATCGACACACCACCATCCGAATCTCATCATTAAACGCCAACCCGACGCAGGAACACCGCTTTTTTTCCCCCGGGTGGATGAATGTTATTACGTGGCGCATCGACGAGATACGATACTTGACACGATCCGATGCGTAATGAATATCATTGATTTGTGGGATAGTCACAAAGAAATGATATTGTATGTTGTGAAACAGCGACGACCATACGTCGACGACCACGACCACGACCACGACCACGACACTGCAGGCAATGACGAAAGCGGGACTGAAGGGTTTGATAGTGATTATGTAGATGATAATGTTACGGATACTGAGTTTGATTATGTCAAAATAATAGAGGATTATTATCATAGAAAATCTGATACACAAAGGCGATTGATTATTCTGTTTTAGATCGTTGTTCCGTTCGTTTGTGATTTTTATTCCTTCTGGTATATTTTTTATCAAGAGAGACGGGCTTGGGTGCGATACGACGCGTTTTATGGCGGCGGATAATTATAGAGGGGCGTGTGCGCTTACGGGTGCGAGGTTTGCCGCCGAAGTTACCGCCTTTGCGGTTGAATTGACTGACCCTTGCCGAATCGTGACTGACCGTATTCGATCTACCTGGTAGTACTTTTGGGAATCCAATTCTTTCCCTCCCTTTGTCTCGTTCTTTTCTAGATATTTTACTTAAAACTTGTTGCCGTACATTCGGGTCATTCTCAAGGAGTACTGTGAATTCTTCCAATTCCCGATCGTCATTCGCATCCTTTAGCACATTCAGATCACCGGCGGTTGATCTGGCACCGGAATCACCACGATTTTCAAACGCCGGTGATCTGGCACCGGAATCACCACGATGTTCAACCATTTGTTGAAGTAATTTTGATGATTCTTCTTTTGATGCTGATTGGACTAACTGGGGAGTCGTAACATTTCTATTTGGTCTTGATGCTGGTGCTGGTGGTCGTGAAACTGGTACTAGTGGTCGGGGTGATTGTGGTGGTGGTGTTGCTGGTGGTGGCGGTGGTTTTCTTGTGGCTGCTGCTAATCTTGATTCTGGGTCTGGCGCCGAAAGAGGTTGTGTTATTGTCGATACCGGTCGGGTCGATGCCGGTCGAGGCGATGCCAGTCGGGGCGATGCCGGTCGGGGCGATGCTTCCACTCCCGATCCCGCTCCCGATCCTACTGCTGCTGTTGGTCTTTTGGCTGCTTCTTCTCTTGATTTTGGTTTTGTGGGAGTTGTTGCTGCTGCGGCATTTGGTGCTGCTACTGCCTTTGGCGATGATGGTCTTATACCTTCTCCTTTTTTTAAGAATTGTTGTTCGGCAATTTGTGGACGGTCTTCTGTAGGACCAAGCTCACATAATTTCCGTTGTATCGCTTTACGTAAATATTTTAATGTTTCGTCGGTTTTATCATCAATACGTTTTTGCGTATATTTAAGATATGTCTCAGCAATTCCATCTTGTGGGTTCGTAAATTCACCGAATAATGCCTTGGCATCCATTGGTATTATCCAGCCCAGAATTATTTTATAAAGATGTTCTATCAATTCGCAAAGATCTATCAACGGTTGATTTGGTGCCTTTTGTTTACTTACATCTATTTTTTTACCCGTACGGTCAAGATAAAAATAAATATTTGCCGTACGATCATAATTAATATTGAAAGCAACCAAAATAATCCAATTCAACATGAACCGATAGCGGACCGCCGCGCCATTATTTTCAGTTCTAACTTTTAAGAATGTTGATTGCTTACCGGTGGCTACATCCATTTCATTAATACACATAGAAAACCCATCAAAAAGTCTCTCTAACATACTGTTTTCAGTTTTACTACTCCAACCTAGATTTTTATGAATGTTTTCTAGGTTCCCACTACCAAGTAGTGATGCTTCTAAATTCTTATCGTCTATAACTTTCTCATGAAATATTGGCCTTAATATAGAAATAGACCCACTGTCGCGTTCCATAAACGTCCATAGTTTATAATACATTTCTCTATAGCTATAGGATGTGCGGCTAGGGCGTAATTTACTATTGTCAAGATTTTCTACAAGTTTCGTAATTGTTGTCACCCACGAGACTTTTTGTCCGAGTCCTTCAAAATAGTTTCGATGATCGTCGTTTTCTATCAATTTTTTCTCTATTTTTTTATATTCTTCTTCGACACTGTCACTTTTCATAGGTTCTAGATCGGTTGTAACTTCAGTAAAAAACTCAGGGGTCAATACCTTATACGCGGGTTTAAATGACGATAGAAGTTCTATTACCTTTGGGGTTAACCTGGTAACTTTATAAATTGTATGACCTGCACCGCCTCGTTGAATAACATTATTATGTCCATGGTTTCCGTTTCGACCACCACCACCCTGGCCACCATGAGCAGCAGCAGCAGCATCACCACCACCATCGGCACCAGAACCATCAGCAGCAGCACTCTCCTCTTTATCCACAACAACTTCTAAAATGGTCATCGGTTCAACATCTTCTTCTTCTATTTCTTGATCTTCTCTACCTTGTCTATGTATCCGGGGTGTCGGTATAAATATAGAATAACGCTTTGGAGGTGCAGTTTTTGGTTCCGGTATTGATGTTGTCGACGCTTCTCCTGTACTAATGGGAGTGCTTGTTTCTGATATTGGACTTGATGGTAAACCCTGAAACGAACTCGACTGTGGTTTTTCATTGACTGCTGATTTTAAATCCCCAGCGTAATTATCAATTTTTGTAAATAAATTCTTCCCCGCCGCTACCGCCTCCGCATCCGCCGCCCTTTCCGACTGTGTCTGCCTCGCAAGCACATCGGGAGGTAACCCAATTGTCTCTTTTGCTGCCGATTTTAATGCTGCTGCTGCATCTGTTTCTACTTTCGCCAGCGCTGCTGCTTTCGTCTGTGCTGTGGTTTTCTCATCTTCTGCTGCTTTCGCCTTTTCTGCTTCAATCGCAACCCTTGCTACTTTACCCAGTTTTGCTGCCTGTTTCCGCACTTTAAGGTCTTTCAGATTTTTTTCCAGTTCCTTGTCTTCGTTTTGCTTCCTTTCTGCTTCTGCTTGTGCTTCTGCGTCTGCTTTCTCCTTTTCGCAGGTTTTAATACGGGCCGTTAAATCAGCAATCAATTTATCGTTTTCTGCTAATCGTGTTTCAAATGTTTCTGAAAACCCAGATATTTCTAAAATTTGTTGATCTATTTTTTCACATTCTTCCACAATAGCTTTAATACTAGCAATGTTCTCGCCCGGTTTGTTTATTTCTTCGGTTATTAGGGTTGTTATTTCTGTTATACGACCAGGTAGGGTTTTTATACTCTCGGACATTTCGTTGACTTTTTTGCCTATCTTGTATTCTTCATCTATGAATGTAGATTTTGACAAATCCAATAGGGGCGTGCATACAACTTCATAATTATTAAATAACTGTATTATTTCATTCACTTTTTCGATACCTTGATTATATTCATCACGTTGTTTTTCAAAAGCAGCACCTAATCCATCTAGATTTTCCTTCTGTTTCATCTTTAAAGATTTTAAAGATTCTAACCTTGATTTTATTTGGACCTTTAATTGGGCAACCGAAGGGGGTGGTGATGTTTCAGCCCTAGGGTTTTCGTTAACAGGTATAGGTAATGCGTTCAAATATGTTTTCAATTTAGAACTTACTTCTTTATTCTTATTCTGCATAAATGTATCAAACGTCTTCTTAAGTAGACTCTTATTGTTATCGTGTTTCACACTACATTTTTGTATTTCATATAACATTTGTTCTATAAACTCAGTTTGTTTCTCCTCTTCACCAGTCTTAAACTTAGCAATAGTTCCTTCAAATTCCAAAATAGCCTGATCTACAATTTTTATAATTTCCCCACTAACACCACTTATGCTTTTTGTATCATATGCATTTGGTTTTTTATCATGTGCAATCTGTTCGCCTTCTAATAATTTAACAACAGAACCTTTGACTTTTTCGTTCACTGAGTTATGTATTTCAGACCCAGAATGAATTTTCACAGTAACTGATTTCTTGAATCCAGTACTAAATATTTCGAATTTTTTCATAATCTGTTTTTGAGTACCTTCTTCACATTTAACTTTCGTTAGAGCATTACTCAAAGTTTCATTTATTTGTTGGATATTGTCCTTCTGAAATTTTATTAATTCATCATTTATTGGTGTCAATCCGGCACTTAATTGTGTAAGTTTTAACGGTAACTTGTCTTGAGAACAATACTCTATCAAAATATTTAAACATTTGGTGATTTGTGTTTCGGCATCTGTTATATCGGATGGAGGGGGGCGTTCGACGGCATCGCGGGCCCTAGCGATAATATCACCACCACCACCACCGCCGACCATCAATTTATCTCCGCGACTACCCCTGCCACCGCCTTGGGCGCCACCACCATCACCACTAATTATAAAGGTTCGAATTAAACTTTTTAATTCTTGCAAATATTCTTTTTGATGTTCTAACATCTTGGCCTCTCGCATCTCTCGCCTGGCTACGTGAACTCTCCATGCCTTTTCTATTAATTTTGCATTATCATTATTCATTTTTAATTTTGAAAGTTGTTTTCTTGCAATACGAGATCGAACAGCATTTTGTATAGTAGCTGCAGCGGCGGCAGCAACAGCAGCTGCAGTAGCAGCAGCTTCAGCAGTCAATTGTCGTCTTGTTTTAATACCTCTAAAAAATTTTTGTATTAAAAACGCTGCTTTAGTAGTCTTTTGAACTCTTTTAAGTTCTTCAGCAGCAGCAGCAGCAGCAGCAGCAGCAGCAGCAGCAGCAGCAGCAGCAGCTTTGCGATCCTGTTCAGCCTTCTGCTGCTTCTCAACTTCAAGTTTGCGATCCCGTTCAGCCTTGAGTTGGCGCTCGGAGTCAGCAGCAGCAGTTTCTAACTTCTTTTTCGTTAGTAAAGCATTTGCAGCAACTACTGCCTCATTAACTCCTATTGCGTTTCGTCTAGTATTTGTAACCACACGATTAGTATCATTATAAACAATTAAAGCAGCAGTAATATTCTTATCATTAAAACCAGTAGCTTTGCTAAGATTTGTAGCAGCATCCTCCAGTGCTTTAGCAGCAGCAGCAGCAGCAGCAGCAGCGTCACTTGCGGTCTTACCAGCAGCATGCGCATCATCAACATAAACTTTAAGTTTCGAAACATCAAAATTCAGATATACCTTTTGTGACATAAGTAAAGCATTATCACTAGGACCTATAGCAGCATCAGCAGCATCAGAAGCAGCTTTCGATGCAACATTTAAAGCAGTCGTAAGTCTAAGTATAATTTCGTCGACAACAGCATCACCACCACCAACAACAGCAGCAGCAGTGGCGGCAGCAGCAGTGGCGGCAGCAGCAGTGGCGGCAGCAGCAGTGGCGGCAGCAGCAACAACACCACCCCCACCACCAGCAGCAACACCACCCCCACCACCCCCACCACCAGCAGCAGCAGCAGCATCCTTTTCAGCAGCAGCAACACCACCCCCACCAGCAGCAGCAACAACACCACCCCCACCACCAGCACCCACACCACCAGCAGCAGCAGCAGCATCCTTTTCAGCAGCAGCAGCAGCAACACTAGCAGCAGCAACACTAGCAGCAGCAGCAGTAGCCGCAGTAGCCGCAGTAGCAGCAGCCTTCTTAACAGCATCATCTAGAAAATCGTCCACGCGATATTTTACCCCCATCCCGACTTCCTTTAACGACTCATTGAACATATTACTTAATTCCGATGTTGCTTTGGAAATCTGACCTAGGTCGCTCTCGCAATTCTCCTGGGTTGGTTTTTTTAACGGAAAAATCCGTTTGGCCTTCGCAAGTAATGCGCTGGTAAACGTGGTGCCATCTTCTCGTATAAGACCACCAGTATCTGTGGTTGAAATACCACCAATACCAAACGACGAATTATCAAACATTGTATCCGTAGCATCTTTGATATCATCTTTATCCAACATTCGAGGTGGCACCGGTTCAGTTGAAATAATAAATATACAAAATGGAGGCGCCCGCTTGTCTAGAACACTCATGTCCATGGTGAGGTCATTGGGTTTCGACGACGTCTTCTGCGTATTATTCAAAATACGATATAATAAACTTTCATTACCATCCGCCGGTTTCATCAATTCTTTCCTGAATTCCTTGAATGCGCGTCCAGATATAATTTCAAGTTTATCTAATTGGAAAAAAATCCATTTTGTTTTCCCAATTTCAAACCGAACTCGTAAATCTGGAGAATACCATATATTCCGAGGTTTGGCGAAAAGCATATTTATAACCTGGACTGTATTAAATTCGATTAAGTTGGAAAGCATTGTAGTAATTTTTATTTTGTCGGCGGGCGTGACTAGTCCTAGTGATTCATTCAATTTCTTTCTCATCTTATTCGTTATAAATACAACTTTATCAGCAATGGTGTCGCCTCCACCGCCATTTTTTGTAGATATTTTAGCAGACCATTGTTTTTCGAACTTTTTTGGATCGACAAACCCAGTGTTAGGTCCTGTGGTTATATAATAATTCGCACGATCCGGGATAATTTGCTCCACGGCAAATCCGCCAGTTTTTGCAACAAGGTCACATATATGCTTGAGTTTGTTCTCTTTCAAATCGATTTCAAGACTTAAATTGCGTATTTCAGTACTTTTAGAACCGATTTTCAGAACCATTTTCTTTATGAAATTAGTATGCATGGTCGAAAAATAATACTTCGTGATACGAAATAAGGTCCAAAAAATAAGGTCAACGCCGAATGAAAAATGTTCCACAGTTTTTTCGCGTAGGTTTGTAAACGATTCTAAATTTTCATTCATAATTTTGGACTCTTCATAAAATGTATTGAAAAATGAGGCAACTGGCGCCATTTTGGCAGGGTCAGTCATTTTGGCGTTTACATAATTATATAAAAGCAACATTGATGTGAAATGTTTTCCATATAACTCTTGGATTTTCGTCTCGATTTCTCTTTGCACACCTAAATACGAATCTTGAGTAAACCCACCGGGTATTGGTGTAATATATATTTTATGGTCCGTACGTAATTTTTCTATTTCACGCTGGGTTGCTCTAGTAATAGACGATTTTTGGAATCCAATCTGCGCGGGCCACGGTCCATAAACATCATTGTATTCTTTGGGTTTTTCTGTTAGGATATTGGTATCCTCTTGATTGATCCTATATTTTATAAGGCGTTTAATTATATTAAGTTGCTCTAACGTAGCCGCATCGTCATCTTTGAAAAAGTGTTTATACTTAGATTTTTCGTCGGGTGTTAATAAATCGTCTTTATCATCCTTTATAATAGTTTTCAAACTATTATATAATTTACGTGGATTGATGTCTCCATAATCTAATTTGAATGAGTCTTGAATAAACGCATTAATGTCGGTATCATCTTCGAGATCTGCACTACCGCCACCATCACTACTATCATCATCCTCACCACCACCGCCACCACCGCCACCGCCGCCGCCACCACCACCGCCCTGCACGTGACGCTTGCCATTACGTTCACTAGTACTTCTCGGTTTAAATTTATATTCGCGTGATGGTTCGCGTGATGGTTGTAATTTGCGCATATGTCTTCGCGATCTTTGGGGTGGGGGTGGAATTACAGTGAAATTAAATGGTGCTCCACCACCGCCTCCACCGCCTCCACCGCCTCCACCTCCTTCACTCTCATCATCAACATCATCATCCTCCTCTTCCAACTCTTCATCACCCACATATATATTACGTTTTCCTTCATGAAGCAAATAAAAAATATACTGAATTATTTTATAATTGGGTATAAATTTCAATTGTTTATCGATTTTAAAATTATGAGAACCAAACATATATGTATCAAATTCGTCATCGGAACGCTTTAATACCGGGTTTTTTTCCATACTTTTTTTTAATTTAAGATATTCCTCATTGACAGTTTCTAGCATTTTGATTTTGGAATGTATTGGGACATCATTAAATTCTAACCGTTTTTTAGGATCATCATTCAACAACCCCCCGATCTTAAATACATGATGTAATTTATCAAATATTTGGTACAACTCATTCATAATTTCGACATTAAATTCGTATGTTGGAAAATACCGTTTACGCTCTGTGACATACTCCAATGTCTCTTCTTTACGCTTTTTGATTTCTTTGAATAATACATCAAATAAGGAAATATAATTATCGAAATCGGATGAAGCCGTCGTGACAGTCGCTTCTCTAATATTACTGTCATATATCTCCTGTAATTTTTTGTATTTTGCTTTGATTTCGAGTACGAGACCTGTAAGTCCGCCCGTACTTGCACCATTAAATACTTCATCAAAGTCCATTTTCAATGTCAATAAATCATCCTGTGACAATTTATTCCTCTGAATGAAAAATTTGCTTGCATTATCGTAAAACGCCCACTCGGCGTAATCGAAATGCCATTTATCTATTTTATTTTGGATCAGTTCGCCTTGTTTTTTTTCCAAATCACTCGAGAATTGAGTCCCTTCGGTATCCATCATCTTCCCCATAAGCGTATGTTTATGAAACAAACAATTGTTATTTGTACCATAGGCGTTAATTACCATATTTACTAATTCCTGTGTGTCTTTATTGCCGGCTGTTTCGGCAAAATATTGTATTATTTTATCATAATTGATCTTGTATCGATACGGGATAAATACTTCAAGTAGATTTTTATTCGTTGATTTCGAACGGTGATATATCATCTGTTCGAAAATGGGCGTTCGTAATTTCGGGAATTCTCCATCAATAAGCGTGAAATTAGAGGCGGGTGCTTTATTGATTCCGTTTGGTCCTGTGACGAGAACTTCGTTCAAAGTTGCCTTATCAGAAAGAACGTCAACATGTCGGTCAATACCTTTATCCACCATTGCGGCCAGGTTGGTTAATGTAATATATGGTTTACGTAGAACAGTTTCGCCCACTGCGTTTGTTGCTGGAGGTGGTGGCGGTGGCTGCTGTTGCGGTGGTGGTGATGGTGGTGGTGATGGTGGTAATACTCTTACTACTCCTCCTCCTCCTCCTCCTGATGATAATGCTGCGGTTGCTGCGGTTGCTGCTGATGCTGCTGATGCTGCTGATGCTGCTGCTGCTGCTGCAGAGGCTGCGTTTCTTATTTTCGCTGTTCTTGTAAATTGTCCTGGTGATGATGATGGTGATGGTGGTGATGCTCCTGCTGCTGATACTGCTCCGGCTGTTGCTGCTGATACTGCTGCTGATACTGCTGCTGCTGCTGCTGCTGCTGCTGCTGCTGCTTCTCTTGTTTGTTTTCTAAACCGTTGTAGACCTGATGATAGTGGTGGTGGTGATAATGGTGGTGATGATGATGGTGGTGGTGGTTGTGACGACATCCTAATATATTATAGTGTAGTGTGTAGATTATAATGTGAATAGTATTATAACCCTAGTTATATACTATTTATAAAATTGTTTGGTATGATAAACGCCATCACTCGTCCTGTGAAATACATTCAGTTCACTTCTTCGCACCAACATTTGCAGGCGACGACGACTCAAATGTATCATCCTTAAATAATTGATGATATTTCACCAACTCTAAATGGTCTGTCTCTTCTTTCTCCTTCTTCGCCTTCTCCAATGTATGAAGTGCGTTGCTTATTTCTAAATCGCTAACATTCTTCTCTGGTCCGTGTTTTTCCTCCGTCATCTTGTGTAACTCTCTAAATTTGGAAGGAATAACGCAATACCGACTATCCGCATTCATAAAGTGGTCGGTCACGATGGTAAAGCACGCCGTTATGACAAGCGCGTAATAAATACTTCGCGTCCCCATCCAACTCACCGCAAATACAAGCACCTCTTTACTCATCAGGTATTTAATCCAGGATTCAGTAGATGAATTAAGATCCAAATTAATATACCGCGATCCAATATTCAAGATAAGCATAACAAACCCGGCAAAAAACGTGCTTGTATTCAGGTTGTGGAAGAAATTATGCATCGATGTCAGCACCGGTGAATTCATAATATTATTGGCGGGAGATTGAAGTGTGAAAAAGTTCGTTTTCCCAGAAAAAAGGTCCGTAAATGATTTAAGTGTTATTGAGGGTATAAGCGGTGACGACGCGATTGACCCAGGAGCGCCACCAGTTTGCGGTGCGCCCGGTGTGGCAGGTTTTCCGCCAGTTTGCAGAAGTTTACTACTTTGTCCGCTTCCGGTACTACGCCCATGACTACGACTACGCCCACTTTTGTTTTTACTTGACGCCATAATAATAACCTATATGTATTATTATAACATTAGAGATTCTATTTCGAATTACTTATTTGAACGTCCACGAAACGCGTTTTTCAATTTACGCATCCCCTGACGCGCACCCCTCTTAAATTTCTCACGGATCTTAAATCCTTCATCCGGATCAACCAGTTCCTCGATACCACTAGGCGCCATTATTGTTTCCTGTGATTTCCATTTACTAAATATCTCTTCAAACATGTTAGAGACGTATTTCATTTTCTTTTGAAATTCGCTTTGATTTGCGTCGTTATTGTCGTCGCCCGCGTCAGTGTCGCCGTCGTTGTCGTCGCTCTCGCCACGAGAATGTAAATCGTAACCACCGGCCTTACCTCGATATGTATTCGTTCCATCCTTACTATGAGGACCATCCGCTTTTTCAGATACGTCTAAATGAGATTTACTGGATTTATACGATGTTGATGCGCCGGAAGCACCGACTACAGTGTTGTAATCTAAGGATGCCGCGGAGGCGATCACTGGCGTTGCAGCAACCGGTTTATTACGCTTAACAGTATCATCACGGATTTCTCTATCATTATACACTCCAAACGCAGATGTGGCCAAAACGACGACCATCATCGCGATTAAAATGAATATAGTTCGGGGTTTCATTTATATTATTAGTATATTATTAGTATATTACTAATATATTATTAGTATATTACTAATATATTACTATATTTTTATCTATTATTGGTCGCTAACTGTCCGATCAATATAATAAGTTATACCGTATAAATACCGCTTTTCATCCTTATTATTATAGGTGTCATCTTCCAGGGGGATTTTAAATATATTGTTGGCGACACCTGTTATGTTTGATTTATTAGCGTATTTAATAGAGTTCAAGGTTCCAGTTGGCGGTAAACCTACGGTCGCCAATTTGTATATACCATCACCACCATCACCACACGTCTCTTCAAACAAAATAATATCGTTTGTTAGTTGAATAATCTTCAGATAACTCAACATCATTCGCAGTTCTTGAACGACTGACTCGCCAACACGAACTGTATACATGAAAGACGCATCATCTTTAGTTTGGGCTCGCATATTCGCAAATATATTATCGAGTTTTTTCCGAAACTCGTATACTTTCGCATATATTTCCAAATGACGTTGTTTCACCGTCGAATTCATTGAGATATCATTATTTATCGTTGTAAGCAACGCCGCGTACATTTGATCGTTAATATTATCCCCGTTGTCCCCAATATCCAACTTTTGGATATTCTTTAGTTTGTCTTGATTCGTATTACCATTGATAAGAGATACATACGCAAGATTACCAGTGGCTGATGTTATTGCAGGTATATCCTCATCATCTTTATTTTTCGATGAAAGAGAAATCCGTTTACTATAATCTGCAGTGGGGTCTTCCTTTGTATCAAAAAGTAGCGTCGTATTAAATCGACCAATAACTTTATTGATATCAATAATTTTGGTATTTACATTGGTATGTATCTTCTTTTTAATCACCCGAAAATCTCCTCCTCCACTATCAAGGCTCCGTTTCACAGGTTTAAAAACACAATCTAGAAAATATTTGTATCGTTTACCATTAGAAGTGGTATCAGTGCTTTCATTTGTAACATAATTCCCCGAGAAATCATATAACCCACCTAATTCGACTTTGCGTTTTTCACCAATCAATTCATTACTCCCGAACATTGTAATCCCGCCAATCCCGCTTCCAATCCCGCACTTTTTACTGTTGAAATACTTATCTGTAAAATCGCGACTGTCTTCTTCGATGAATTTATTAGAACGGTGATAATCTTTTCCTGAATCATCTCCCATAATTATTTTCGGCATTGCAATACCGAACCCTTCCTTTATTAAAAGGACACCGGTAGTGAGTTCGTCTTTTTCAACACGTCGCGCGACCTGTCCCAGTTCCAGTCCCAGTTCCGCGCCCGTCGGTCCCGGTCCCATCTGTAACGCACCCGCGTAATATAAATACGCCGCCACACAAATAACAACAACGACTCCGGCTGCAACATAATTCTCATACACAATCAAGGTGAGTAAAATGACAAAAACTATAAATTTTAATAACACGACGGTCGTCTCCGTATATAGCACATTATGATAAAACCACGATGATAAATATTCTATATAATACTGAATTTGATTACTCATAATCGTATGACTACTATAATTACAATAGATATATTTCAATACATATACGAATGTATTGAAATGAATGCAATGAATGAAATGAATTAGGTCTTCTTGAGAAGCGCATTGATCTGATCAACGCCCTTGGCTTCAACATCAAGACCTTCAGTGACGCAATCTTCACCTTCACACTGCTTCTTCGTCGTAGGCGTCGTCGTCGTCGTTGGCGGCGTCGTCGACTCCTCCTCATTCGTCTCAGGAACATCCATACCCTCAATACCGTTATAACCGGTCATCGTGGCAATGATTGCGACAAACACAACCGCGAGCAACCCGGCAGCAGTATGCTTCAAAGAAAGAAACACAATTGCAGCAACAAAAACTAGTTTGCCTAAAACGTTATTATACAAAAACCCGAGAAGATTTGGTTTAAGAACCATAATAACCACCAGAACCAATAAAACTCCTAAAGAAAGTTCTTTACTTAATTTCACCATTTTCGTCGTATATACATAACTAATATATTTTTCATATCTAACTGATAAATATATTTGAACGAGTGATTATAATTCACATTTCTCCCTCGAATTAAAATCTCATTTTTTTATAGGAGAATATGTCATCTTTAGGTTTTTCTGAATACGCCGAAAGTGGGAATCTTAATACCAATAGTAATTCAAACGGGAAAATATATAATCGACGAAATACAAACACCACCGGAAATAGAACCCTAAAGATTCCACGTAATCAATCTCTCGATGATACGCGATCTAACGGCAACAGCGAACGAGGATTATTACAGTCATCGAACGGTAACGTAACAGGTATAACCAACGAAAACGGAACAAATCAAGGGATGATACAACAAGCCGGTCAAAAAATAAAGCAAATCAAGGATTATATTGAAAATATTCATCGAAAAGGGGGGGAAGATAGCGACGCTGATGAAAATGAAATGGATTCAGTATTACCCGCCTATCCGGCCCAAGGAATGGGTGTCTACGCTACGAATGTAACGAGTCAAGGAATTATTCGCGGTCCAGACAACAGCGTATCTAGCAATAATGGCGTGGTTAGAAAGACAACCCAAATGAATTCCCTAAACCCGGCGTCATCCTACTCTTCTACATTATTGGAAGGGATGGATCCGGTGGCTAACGCTAACGCTAACGCTAATAATCCTAATCTACAGTTGCCTCCCGGCGCAACAGCCGGAGAATCAGGGCGGTTCTCATCACCACCTCATTTCACAACTCCTTACGGTGATAGAACGCGAAATGTCGATCCGTCAGGTCGGACCAATGTTACAAACAGCAACAGCAACAGCGGTCGACCTACAACAAGCACATATGCTTCACAATATTATGAGCAGTTTGTTCCTTATGCAGAGACACTAGCCAATCAATTGGCCGGAGGAACCGCGGCGTCGTCAACCGGAGGTTCTATGTCTGGTACAAATGCGGCCCTCATTGAAAAACTGAATTACATCATTCACATGATGGAAGATAAGAAGGATGAAAAGACCGGTCATGTCATCGAGGAACTTGTATTGTATTGCTTTTTAGGGATTTTCATTATCTTCATCGTAGATACATTTACAAACGCTATCCCAGGTAATGGTCGCGTAGGCAGTGGCGGTGGTGGTGGCGGCGCAGGTGGTAGAGGGTTTAGTATGTTCGGTGGTCGTCAAATGGCGCAATACCGTAGGTGATCGTAGGGTGTGTCGATTGCGATACACACCCGCCCCGCGCACCCGCCCCGCGCACCCGCCCTTTACACCATAAACAAATCCTTACATGGTAACTCCCTATGAATGATTGCGTTATATAATACATAATACCATTTATGCGACCTCATCACACCATGCGAGTCCACCCTGATAATTTCATCAATAATAATATAATTATGTGCAACGGTGTCGATCAGGAGTAGACTGGATGTTAGTCCCGCGTCCGCGTCTGTGTCTCTGCATCGAAGTTTCAAACTGTCAATAAACCCGTCTACGAATACTTGTGTATCGCATATTTGTTTATTTCGAATAGAAGATAAAAGACGCGGGATTTCGGTGGATGGATTATATAGAACGTCGGTTTCACGGATACTGCGCCTGTCATTCGCCCGGACCTTGACACCGACCCTGACACGTTCGCCCGAGAGATCATATTTAGGTTCTATAACTGGTGGTAAATATTTCACGACAGCCGTGGATGTTTTAGAGATATAATCATGTAATTTATCGATACGGTTCGCACGGGTCTTCTTTTTGTAGTGCGCTGGTCGTTTATCTGAAGAACTAACGTTAACGTCGGGGTTCGATCGGACCCAGGAAGGTCCATATATATATGTCGAGAGAACCCGAGTATTATTTAAAAGTAACATATAAATCTGGTAGATTCCTGATTGAATGAGATGCTGTAAGTGCGTTATCTCATTTAAAATAGAACATGTAAAATCTCTCGAACATTCATTTATAAACGCATAAAAAATGGCGAAATTGACGGATGAAACCTTTATAACGGTCCTGCGTCCGGGCGCGGGTCTGTGCGCGGGTCTAGGTCCATGACCGGGCGATAACAATCTCTCGAGAGATAGAGAATATGTATAAATTGTCGTAAATGGAATAACAAACCATGGGATTTCATTATAACGGTACAATGTTTGTTCTCCTGCAATCTCTCGAGACTTCTGAATATATTCGGTTGTTTCAAGAAGTTCGAGAGATTCGCGACCACTTACATTATAACGGGACCAGGCCAGATGTTCGCATACGTATATTGATGTGGATAATGGTGACGACGACGCCGACGACGCCGATGACGCCGATGACGCCGATGACGCCGACGACGCCGATGACGACGATGACGCCGTCATATCAGACCGAACCCGTTCTATTTTAATACGAGGTGTAAGAATACATACGCCGTGTATATCACCCGACAACGACAACCGCGAACGATAGACGCCAACAAACGCAGACAATCCATGCGTTTCATTTGCTAAAATACACATCAATCTCTCGTTATGTATGTATGGACGCAGCGTCGTGGTCGTCGTCATCGAGTAAGCGCCGTTATTCACGGTACTTTTATGATCCTTGTTTAATAATTCCGCAATCATGTCGAATGGAATATCGGAATGATCTAGACCTAGACCTAGACCTGTATTCACAGCAGTCGTAGAATAAACATCTACATTCTTGTAATTTACATTTGTAATAAACGGATATACAGTCACACCCGGTAGTCGCCCGATCTCATTTCCGCTACCCAACAATGGGTTCATCACGCTCGTAAATGTATTAACGCGTCGCGCTGCCCATAAACGCCTAACCGAAAACCGAAACGTCAGTGGTTGATTATACCAATAATAGTAATTTAATTTTAATACAGCAATACAGATGAGATAAACCGCACATATAATGCATAATGCATAATGGAATACAATACACATACGGATATGTATTGTATAGATGAATCACGAGAGATTATTACGCAACCTTCTTAAGAATGAATAAATACTGATGTTCATTGAGAACATGCACCAGATCCACCTGTCCCGTGACAGTAAACCCGACCTCCTTTGCTGTATCTAAAATCTCTCGGTTTGTCGGCATATAATAAGTATGAACGTTCTCACGAACCTTTCCAGTCTTATCATCGGTGAATTTTTCGGTGAATGTTCCGATATTCTTTGCGCCGCTGCTGTTGCTGCTGCTGCTGCCGCCTTTCGAAGGAGGCGGAGCCTTAAAATCCGATTTGTATTGAAAACTACGGAATTTCACGAGAGAATTTGTGATTCTGTCTTTCGCATAAGTTTGCGGACTTACCAAAAACAGGGGTTTTCCACCAGGCACAATCGGATCAAAATGGTTTCGATCGACCAAATGAACGATTAAATATCCTTCGGGGCGTAACCATTGATAACAATTCCTGAAAAACGCACGCTTATCCTTGACATAATAAATCGTAAAATAGAAACATGTAAGCACATTAAACTCGTCTTCGCTAAATAACATCGGTTTCATAAAATCCCCCTCTACGAATTTAGACTTTGGGTATAAATCTCTCGCACTTTGAAGCATAGCCGGTGATTTATCACATCCGATAACATTTACACCTTTGAGTTGTAACAAGTCAACATGGTGCCCTAGACCGCACCCCAAATCACAAAATTTGAACTTTTTATCCGTCTTTTTCGCGTCGGTTATATGAATGATCTCATCAACCTCCGACTCTATTTTATTGGGTTGTATAAAGAGTTCATCATAGATGTCCGCATAAAAACTGTCATATATCGTGTCATTTTCGTATATTTTATATTTGCTTTGCTGTTCGAACCCCTCTACGTGACACGATATGTCGCGCTTGATAAAACAAAGTATCATCATTAGGATGAACAAGAATACCAATATCTCCCATTTTGTAATTGATTTTATATACGCTGAAAACGATTTATATATTGTCGACGCCATTTAGATACTAACTACTAATATGTCGTTATAAAAATAAACGGCGCGAAAAGCGACCGCCCGCCGCCCCCGGGTGGCGTTCGTTCGTTAAACCCGGCACTAAAAAACCAAAGGAGTAATATAATACATATCGCCGGACATTGATTACTACCATAAACAATGAGTGATCCTAATGAAATCAATGATATTCGTTCGGAAAATGAGTTCCGCGGTATAACCTTTTCCGCCTACAAAAAAACCGATGTTCGTAAAGAATTATTAAATAGTCTATCCAGTTCTAAAGTAGAACCGGCGTGTTATTGGAGTGCAGAACTGGTATGCTCGGGGCATTTCCTCGAACTATGGGATATTATTATTACATTTGTCAGTAAATATATCCATTTAGCAAACCCCAAATTACCGTTATATATTGAAATGCGATTTGAGAGTTTCAAGTCTATTCTCTCGAACGGGTTCGCGGGGAACGAACTACGCCTGAGAAACCACCCGAAGATGCGAACACTTTTCGCAGAAATCGTATGTGTATTATGTAATTCTAAACGCCAGCATAAATATGATAGTATTAAAATCAAAAAGAAGGAAGAATACGATATTACAACAATGTCGCACAAGTTGAAGGCGCCACGCGTGGATTACGCACAAGAATATTTCAGGTCACGTGACCCCAAAGAGATATTTATCGCGGTAAACGAATTTGCCTATCACATATCATGCGATTCTAAAAATACGCTACAGGCGTGTTATTGGGTTGAATGGATCACCGAGTTTGAATCGATATGTAAAGCCAAGAAAGAGACCTGCCGATGCGAACGACGCTCACATATACCCGTCGATGATAAACTCCAATTCGACCCGATTTGGCTCATTTGGGATATAATTATTGCGCGAAGTGAGTGCGCCGACGAACATACCATCCTTACACAGAAAATAATCAAAAGTCTTTTACGGTTATATTGTGTGAGATTTACCCCGGGGGTCCGTAAGAAGCGTCGGTATCTGATTTATTTTGCGATATCGCTTCTTACGACTGAATATGACGGTAAAATAGAGATGATAAATGACCGATTGGTGATAGAGACGGCTGTGGCGAATATAAATGGGATATACAAACAGATTAAACAGCATGAGATTAGTCCCGATACGGATTACCTATTTTCGTCCGCAGGATACGCCGGTGATAAGAACGGTGACCTGGAGCGCACGATTAAGCGTCTTGAAGCTTTAAATTCCATGAATACTGTTATTCGGAAAACACACGACGACGGAGGCGGAGGCGCCTAATATTTTATTATAGTAATCGTATATATAGATATATACATATATACGATGTCTCTCCCTGAATTTAAATTCACAAACATTACAAAACCTACAAATGATACTACTGTAAATAGCGGATTATCGGCCAAAGCCAAAATGGTGAAATCCGGGATTGTTCCAGATATAGTTGATAAGGCGAAACTTACTGCTGCATCATTAAAGACCAGGGTATCCGACTTGTCGTCATCGGCGTCGTCTGCGTGGTCTGGTCTTAAAAGTCGGGTCAGTGATATTGATCTAAACGTCGACAATGGCATCGACGACGACGACGACGACGACAATGGCGACGGCGGCAGTTCTTCATTTTTTTCATTTACATTTCTTATCAAAGTAATTTTAATCGTAGTTATTCTGTGGTTTATGTGGGTAAATCTATCCAATAATGGGGATTTTCATTTAGGAATGGGTGATATCGGCGAAAAAATAACCGCGTTTTTTAAGAAGATGGAAGAGTCTGGTCGTGAACTTATCGCGAAGATTACACACGCGTCCGCACCTGTGTCAAATGCACCCGCATCCGCGTCCGCGTCCACGTCCGACTCCGACTCTGATTCTGACTCCGATAACGAAAATGATAAAAAACCGAAAAAGTCTACTAGTGTCCACAAAGCACCAGTTCCACCTCCTATGAATAATAGTTCGGATAAGAAACCCGGGTTTAATAACGAGGATGCGAAATACACATTTTTAGATAAAGCAAGTCGCGAATATTCAGGTCCGTCACCACGTCCGGATGATAGCACAAGTTCGACGCAAAAACACCAAAGCGGTAAAGCCGGATATTGCTATATTGGCGAAGACCGCGGATTTAGAAGTTGTGCGCGCGTCGAAGCAGGTGATAAATGCATGTCAGGAGAGGTATTTTCGCGTCAAGATATATGTATTGACCCAACATTGCGCGAATAATAATCCTACGCCGAAAGATACCTTATTTCAGGCGTATATGTGAATATCTCACTTGTTGATTCTACCAAACTAGAATACGTTATTGTTAATGTTATTTTATACTCATTACCTACAACAAGCAATTCCTTATCATAATAAGTCGTTGGTATATTAATAGTATGTTCACCAGTTCCACCGATAGACTTACCATATATATCTGTTAGTTGATTGTCAAATCCCGAAGTAAGACCATTTACTCTGATATTTGTGATATATATACCATCAGCAACACGTTCACTAATCGTAAATATCAGTCTCGCATAATCCAAACCAGTTGAATTATAATAACCAACGATGTCTGAGATAGACGGTTTCGCGGAAGTCGGTAAAATGGCGACCTTTACGGTTGCACTAGATTCGCTTGTTAGATATCCATTATTTGCCGCAAGTACAATAGAATAGGTTCCAGGTATGATAGTAGTACCAATTGAACCAGCAGTTGTAAATCTAGTTACATTTATCGTAAATGTATTATTATTGGCGTTTGTAGACGTGATATTATATGTAAATGTTTGTGATATTGCTGTAGTCGAATCAATATTTGTAACTGTAACGTTATAATATTTAATCAAATTTCCACCGTTATCCGGTTTACCCCAATTTACAACAATATAATTCTGTGATATAGTCACGGTCGACGATGGTTTCCCGTATTTGGCGTAGGCGGTCACATTCAAGGGCGACCTAGGTTTCATCAATGTCCGTGCGGTCAATATAGTGGATTCCGGTCCAACACCTACAGAATTTATCGGTTCTATTTTCAAATTGTATTTTTTCTCATTTTCGACATTTCGCAATATATATCTTTTTACATTGAGTGTATCCGTAGCAATAACAGTAGTTGCAGAAATATTTATGTTACTCCATGTCGTAACAGTATTTTCACGATAATACAAATTATATGAAGTAATTGGCGGTCCATAATATCCGCCATTTGACGTTCCCGAATTTGTCGGATCCTTCCATATTATATCAATCATCATATTTTTACGCTCATCTAGGTCATTGAACGAAAAATCCGTGACGATACTCGGAACAGATGACGTCTTAAATGTGAGTGTGGCGGGAACACTACTCAATCCTCGCTCATTCCCGGAAAAAACCGATAAATAATACACAGTATTTGTAAGGATCGGTTTCGAACCTTCCTTTCTCTCAAACACTACAGAATTCCCGTTTAATTCACCAGATATCGGGTTATAACTCGCATCGACGCCGGTCTTGGGACCGTTTGGCAGAATACTCGTATAAGGATCCCACGTCTTGTTATTTGTCGAATACGTTATAACATACCCGACGATTGGATACCCTCCATTGGAATCAGGCGCGTCCCAACGAAGAGTAATACGATTAAGTTCAACGTCAAACGCCGACACTACAAAATTGGTTGGCGCCGTAAGTTCGGTTGTCGGAATATTGGATGTCAGTTGCAGACCCGCCTTATATTCATAAGTCTTCTTATAATTATACAAATTCACAGATGGGTCGTAGCATAATAGACGTTCCTTTCCTGGAACACCACATGCAGACGTTAAACCACATTGTAATCTAGCACGGGATTCCGGCGTTGATGGGCAAACAAGTGTAAATGGTCCAAGTCCGTCTGAACCACCCGCACCAGTCGACTGACTCAAATACTTATTTTCATTCCCGATTTGACGCATTAATTCGCCGCGGGAAGCCTTTGCATATTTCTGACTTTTGGTGAGTCCACCGACGTTTTTATTGTATTTGAGAATTTCGGTTTTACGGCGCATATCATATACATCATCTACTTGTATTGGGGTTAGTTTTGCACCGGTTACGCTACTATATAAATCGGAATTACGGCAATTCGGCGTGAAACGCGTCCAGAACTGGCGATTGTACGGATTGGTATAAAAAACGTTGGTATTACAATTGATAATCGACGCTGTTATCTTGAATACATTTATATTGAAATACGCGGTTTTTTGGTTGAAATTGGTGGTTTCCAACTGTGTTACAGTGATTGTAGCGACACCATCTAAATAAACACGCGCCGTAAATACCTTGTCGGCGTATACAATTTTGACAACATTTGAGTCCGACGACGATACCATGAAATTATAACTTGCGTCAGGATCCGTATTATTGGACACGGGTAGTTTTATTGTAAACGAACCCTCAGTCGTCATTTTATTCACATCTGGTAAAGTATAAATCGTTGCTGGGTTGGCGTCATTGTTGGTGGGCGTTTGACCTTCAAATCTCGGTGTGGATTTCACGATTTTTAATTTTATTGTATCTGGAGTCAAACTTCCAACCTCACCAATATATTGACTGGAACTTTTATACATCGGCGATGCAGCCTGATAAAATTTTATCGGGATAGTAATTGCCACATTATTTATAATGGGCGTAACTTTCCGGAATAATATTTTGTTACCATTAATTGTAATATAATCATTACTGAGATCAAATACATCATTGTTTTTCGTAATGTAATAAACAATATTTGTATAATCGGGCGTTCCATTCGCCACATTTTTTCTGGTGGTAGTCGCGAACTCCGGAAAAATCAAGTCATAATACGCATCTGTGTATTCAAGTGTAATAACGCGTTCTTTATAGTCTGCATTGTTAGGATCGTTGGGTGTTTTAATACGCTTGTCTTCGCCTTTTAAAATAAGAGCCCCAAAAAATTGAATCGGTTTAATCCCGATATTTGTATCTACTTTTGTGATTGTTATCGGAAGGTTGATTTTTTTTTCGAGATAACCATTACCTCCCTCTTGTTTTATTTCCATCGGTATTGTAACCGACATTTCGTACGGGTTGTAAGTGCCCGACGGATCGAATACTCCATTTATAATCAAAGCGTGGCGATAAGATAATGTCAAGGGTGCTGTACCGGTATTTCGATATAATCCACTAGAAGGACCTAACTGTGGAATGACTTGATAGTCTTTCTCTAACGTGACAACCGAAATCGAATAATTGTTGGTTGGAAATGAATAATTGATGGGTGAATATGAGTTATCAGATGTAATTCGAATCAACGGAACAACTCCAATCATCGTAGACCGAAATTTTGTTATGGCGGAACTAACATCTGTCGCCACACCACCATTACCGAGCGTATATGTATTGGTTTGTAATGTGTATGTTGTAGGATATCCGAGAGAATAAACATTATACCGAAAACCGAGAGCGTTATCAAAATATACTACCTCTGTTTGCGGATCTTGTTTTAAAGGCGGATACCAATTCGGTGATGCGCTCATTACGTATTATCTTATATATTACATAGGAATTTGTATTGTAAGTCAAACAATATTTTAATTTTTTACACGATGATTACTCGTGTAAAAAATTGCCGTCGTCGCGGTCGCGGTCGCGGTCGTCGTCGCCGTCGCCGTCGCATTTACCGCATATACCAGATATTCGACAAATACGTGCCGACCGATTTAGTAGCGGTTGTATCTCCACCACCATTTGTAACCATTTTCAGATTAGGACCTTCATCTACAATACTCAGAATCTTATTTGCACCGATGGAATAATTAAAATATTGAATTGTTGAAATATATCCGCTAAACCTGTTGGCCGACTTATCTTCACCAATATAAACCCTTCCATAATTCTGAAGAGGAATACCGGCAGTCTTGCGACGTTGGGCTAAACGCCCATTGACATATAAATCAATGACGTTATTCGTGACACGTATAATCACATTAACCCATTTTTTCATTGGAATGTCTGTCGCGATAAGTTGCTCATTCAAATCGACCATTGACTGCGCATCACCACTCTTCTTACCATTTACATCAATAACGGCCATTATTGTAACATTGTCTCCAGTGTCGGTCCTATCAGGATTTGTTGCTGTTGTGTTGGATGTTCGCTTAAGGTATAATCCTGGTGCATTATTCGGATAATATATACCCGATGTAGAGTGCTTTGTTCCTTCACCACCTTTACTAAATATTCTGGAATATTTATCAACAGACTGAGGGACCTGATTGACTAAAAACCAAGTCGACCATGTATATTCTAAACCGCCATCCTCGTTCATAGAACGAGCAATAAATACTGAATCGGGCAAAGACGGATCTTGTGATATAGACATCGCCATATCTTCTGTATTTGCTGTACCATTCAAAACAAAAGGTGACATCGATGGAAGCATGAAATAAGATAACCCGATAATCGTAAGTTTAAGTAATACCGAAAAGGAAATAAAAACCATCAATATAAATGCAAATTTGGCTACATAACTGTTTGATTCCATAAACTCTTTCAATCCGAACCCGCCGCCGATTCCGGAACTAGATGACAACCCGGCTTCACTTGGTTTTGAAAACCCGGATGTTATTCCGCTCAAGAATCCGCCGCCCGCGTCGCCACCACCACCGCCACCGTCTCCACCGTCGTTATTACTCATATTTCTTGTATGATACTACGAAAATTATAATATATATTAGGAAGCAAAAAAATAATATATAATACCATACGTATGCGTATGCGTATGCGTAATCAATTACGTGCTAACACTGGTCTGTTCCTGGTTATCAACAATGAAACTCAATTTAACCTTGTATTTATTGAGTAGGTCGCTCCAGGGACTTCCACCGAATCCTTGTGAGTAAATATCCCACGCTTCTTGGGGTGCAATGGGCGTCGCCTTCAGTTTCACATTTGTGATAAACCCAACGTCCATATTATTAACAGTTGTTGTGTCCTCACCCAATACGATAATCTGAGTTTTCGCGATTTCAGAACCCATATTCACGACACATGATTTTACTAACTTACCATCGACATAAACATCCATTGCGGTGCCATTAAAACTGATGAGGAGATTCACCCACTTTTGAAGAGGAAAATCCGAAATCTCGCAATCTGTGGCGTTGCTGCTCCTAGGTTTAATTACAATGGTATTCGTATTATTCTTCAACGACACACTGAAAATCGGAGTAACAGTAACTGACGTGCCGCTAAAAAACTTGACAACATTGGCGCCACCCGCCCACTCTTTAATATAAAACCAAATTGAAATGGCGCTATTGGGTTTAAAACTATTCGGTAAAGTTGAACCGGTTAATGTGGTTTTATTCGTCCATTTTTGCATAGTTCCTAAAGTAGTATAATTTGTTGTTAGCGCCTTGAAAATGACATACAACAACAATAAAATAACAATAACAGCCAATACAAGTTTTGAATTCATATTATATATAACATACGTAGATATAATATTCGTTTATTCCAGCGATTATTGTGAATACACGTTTGTTGAACCCGACGTTTTCACTTCATCCGCAATAGTCTTCATTCCAACCATAGGGGGGTCTTGCGATTTCAGCATATTATAGGTCCAACGAATCTGTTCTAATGTCATCGGTTCTTTGTGAAAAGTCACATTGCAAATATTTCCACTCAATCCTTGGGGTTTGGCCGGGGGTTTACTATCATCACCACCGCTGGTAATCGATTGAAGTGTAATATCCGGAACTAAGAAACTGCTCTTCGCAACCAGCAAATTATTCAAAAACACATCCATCGATTTACCGTCATAATTAATAACAAAATAATTCCATTTCTGAATGGGTATTTGTATATCGGTGGTATGTAAATCATTCAACATCTTAAACTGAGTTTTCTCAATATCCGATAATGTGCGTCCTTTCGTTTTACTATAATTGGACCGCGAGTTATATATGATGTTTTCGCTTATGTCGGACATACCCGTATCTAATTTTACGGTTTTACACGAGACTATAAATTCGGTTGTGCTCGGATTATACGTCAATTTCGGAACACCACCGAAGTTAAATATTTCTAAATCCTTGTCTATCACATTTACATTATTATTCAACCAGAACCATCCAGAAACAGAATAATTGTATCGCTTCTTCTCCTCTGCAGGGCAACCTGACGCAGCATCATCAGGACTTCTGTTGAGTTCAGTATTATGGAAGATGAATATTTGTGGACTTTGTGCATTTAATCCTGTATCATTTTTAGGGCGGAGTGGAACCGGCGCAGCAATGATTTGCGACTTTGAAGCACCAATATAGTTGAGCAAATACGGTCCGCCGTATAATATTGCGATGAGAAGAATCTCAATCGCCAGAATGATCCAAATCGGTCGGGTCGTATCACCTACTGCACCCTGTGACTTTGTAAGAAGCGCCAGGAACAAACATGGAATATAAATAATACACAACCAAATCACGCGGAGGAATTTCATTCCGAGAATCGATTTCGTGAGATGGAATAGAAACATAAATACGATCAGTACCACCATAACAGAGTGTTGTTTATAGTATGCGAGAACACACAAGAGAATAAAAAACACCGTATTCACGATGAAGCGAATATTTGTGAGGAGTTTGTACATTGGCGCCATAGTGGGTTTGGGTTCTGCGCCATCGTCATCTTTTTTGGGTGCGCCCGGTACGCGATTATCGATAAACTCCAAGAAATAATGGAAAAACAGGATGGCGAGACCTAATATCGTCATACCCGTGATCGACATTCGATTTTTATCGTCTTTCTCTGTATCATAAACCCAAACAATAATCATTAATATGATGTAAATGATGTGAGTCATGCCGAATGTGAGTTGGCGCATTGGAGAATTTGTATCTTCTGGTTTATAATCATCGAACAGGTAGTCTTCCGGTGTCTTGGTATTGGCCTCGGTGAATTTCTCTCGAATATACGCCACAAATCCGGCAATGGCGACAATCGCCATGATAACATAAATAGCGTGGGCTGTCGGCGTATTTAATTGCGCGACAAACCCGCCGGCCGCAGCTTCCTCTTCTGATATACGACTATTCGCACTAATCTTATACACATAATAAATAACGGTGAGTATCATAATCACAAATGAAATTGTCAGCAAAATGACCTTGATGAGTTTACCGATTGCACCGACTTTGGTTTGTTCGATTGTGGTCGATGCACCTTCAAGTGTTTTATCCATGGCGTCTTTAGCGGTCTGGTCCGCACCTTTTACCGCAGCAGCCGCATTTATCTTTGTTTTTGCATCTTCCGAATAATCTGGTTTCTTCACCGACGTGACACTTTCGGGGGTGATTTTATTGCCCGTTGTAAATAATCGAAGATCTGTATCGGCAGTCCAGTTCCAAAAAGCAAGTTTCTCAAATTCCTCAGTAAATTTATCCCTCAAATCTTTATTGAAGATTCCCGGAAGACCGAACAAAAGCATTTTGAATAGAGTAAATAAGAACCAGGGAATCAAATAAATCCCTGTGAAAAATAATCGGATCAATCTGGCCATTATAGTTTCATTCTTGAACGCATTCGCCACCTTTCCCGCGGACAATATGAAATACCAACCTGGTGAAAAACAAATCGCAATCAATACGATAAGCAACCCAACTATCCATTTCGTATCCTTTGGAACAACCTCTTGTGTGAAAAGTCCGGATAATCCACCTATAATTATCGTGATCGCGAACACGACCGCGACAACTATTGCGAAAATATTTCGGGATTTACTATCATCATCAGTTGCCGCATCATACTGCCAAACCTGTACAGACTCAACCATCCGTAATAATGTATCCAATCCGCCAACATTGAGTTCCTTGACAACCGGGAGCAGTAATATTCCGCATAATAAAAGTCCAACAATAACTACAATGAAAAATGTGTCGATTAATTCTTTTACTTTCGGGAACATTTCTCCAGAAAATGATTGCGCGATCCAGTTGTTTGTTGCTTCAGAAGTAGAAACGCGAGCAAAAACAATCGCAACCCAAAGTACAATCAATATAGTGAGTAAAAATGGCACCCACATGGCACCTTTTGCCGTGCGAACAATACTTTTATTGAACTTGTTTTTATCATCATCAACATATGTATTTAAAAGCGAGTCCCATTCTGTCCCTGATACATTATCGATGTCGTGCTTGATTATTTTATCATAGGCGTTTGTATCTTTAGTGGCTTTGGGTAAATCTTTTTTTTCAATTTTTTCACAATATCCATCATTATCATTAGCAACCGGTTTAGTAAATATCGATGTAATTATATTCTTAAAAAAACCTGCATCATCACGCGGTAATCCACCGCAAATTCCCATTCTTAAACGTGTATTTCGGAAAATTGTAATCATTAAAAGAATAACCACCGAAAGTGTCGAAAAAACAATATTTATGATTTTAGACGGTTTTTGGTTCGTTTCTATGCGTTTTTCTACTGTTTCGGTAATCAACTCATCGGTGATTGAAGTCGGATCCGGTGCATTCTTCCTTAATTCTTTGCCGACCTCCTCTTTCAATATCTTTTTCTGTTCATCTGTTATATCCGATTGTTGGTTCATATCCATGAAATTCCAAATATAACATCCGATGAATAACGCCACCATTATCCATCCAGAAAAAAAGTATGTGTTGGATTTTTTTAATCCACCTACCGAGAAAACAATACACGCAACCGCGAAAATCATATAAATACCTCCGTGTGCGGCAAATACATTATTATCGAATGAATCCACCGACTTCGCGCCGGTATCAGCGTCCTGGAATCCAGGCCAGTTCTGACTTTTCGCAATCCAAACAATCCCACACATGAAAAACGCTACAATAATTATACCCTTTATAGCCCACGCCACAGCAACCCTCCCATCACCACCATCATACTTAAATTTACCAAACGCATATAACACGCCAATCATAACCGCAAATGCACACACCTGTATTACCAATCCTGAAACCAATACTCCACTCGCACCATTATTTACCGGATTTTTCATGTATTCTGTTTTTTTGACTTCATCACTCAATATTTCCTTCTGTTCATTCTCCATATTTTTCGCACGCGCGATCATATAAAATCCTAATACCGAACCAATAAACCCGCCAAGTCCCGCCCGTTTTGTACTGCTTTTATCATTTTCAGAGTCCACCGACGTTTCATTTTCTCTATCTCGGAACAAATTCCACAAAGAATAAAGAACTAATATGATTCCGCTTATTGAAAATATACCACCAAATCCAGTTAGCGCCCCTATGGTATCTTGTGCTGAACCTGCCGCGCGATTATTAATATTGATACTACCGAAACCGAGACCTAGACCTATTGCTACCGCACTGATTATACCGACGGTAAGACCAACCGGTTTAGTTATCGGATAATTCCATACTATCCAATCGTCTCCAAGCGGTTTATCTGTGGGGGGCGGTGAAAATATATCATCATCATCATCATCATCATCATTATCATCACCATCATCATCACCACCACGATCTAACCAGTTCCAATACGATTTTGTATCAACTTTAAGTACCCATATTGCATATACAAAAATCAATATCAACATAATAAAACTCGCCATTTCTTTTCGGACAACATCCCAAGTAAAAAAACCTACAAGAAATATGATAGCAATAATGATAACAGGTAAATAATCCAATAATTTATCAATATGAAATAAGGTTTCAACGGTAGGTGTTTCTTCCTGCATATTTGAATTATTTATTAATTTATAATTACAACAACACCAAGTTATAATTATAAGATATAATAATGCGGTTTATAAGAACGACATCGCGGTCTTTTTCCCGTGACAATCGCGACATAAGGCTACTAAATTATCGATGTGGTTGGAACCGCCATGTTCTAAAGCAATGATATGGTCGACTTCAAACCAGGCGGGCAATTGACGCTGGCAATCACCGCATTTCCACCCCTGTTGAGCTGCGACATATTTCTTCTTTGTTTCACTGACACTTCGCTTGCTAGAACCCTTGCCGGAATTTAAGAGACGGCGTTCCGCGGGGGTGCTTCCCCCCATCGACGACGACGGCTGTACGACGGGGGCTCCGCCAGACATTGCTCCCGCTATCGCACCACCAGCCATCACACCTCCGCCGTTAGGTGTCGGAACCCCCTTCGTAAAATCAAAAAACGGGGTTATCATATCCGCGGTCCCCTTACTAATCGGCATATACTTAATAATATCATTTGCGTGAAATAACAACTGCCTAGAGTTTTCGGGATTGCGGCGCAGGAAGAGGAAGAGCGAGAGACCAACAAATCCAAATGTCGCCATTTTAATCAGTTTCTGATTGGACTGAAACATTTTCATAAGACGCCCATCATAGTATGTATTTGCGATTAAGACGGCAGTTATAATAAATACAATATACTCTACCTTTATCATATTATATAATTAATGGTTATTGAAAGTTATATAATACATCTACTAAAATAACGAATAGAATATATGAATTATTTTCTGTGTCGACGTGTCTTCTTACTGCGTTTTCCTTTATACTTTTTAGAACGCAATTTCGTTTGCTTGCTTTTACGGTTTTTACCCCGTTTGGATTTCCCGCCCCCTCTCGGCGTCGGAAGCCTCTTACTCCCCCAAAAAGCAGTATTTTCATTCCCCGCCCAACCACATGCTCCGCGGTTGCGGGCTCCAAGCAACGCTCTCAGACGTTGGAATTCTCCTTCGCCCGCTGCTTCTGCTGATGCTGCTGCTCTTGCGACTCTTGCTCTTGCTGCTTCTGCTGCTGCTGCCGCTCTTGCGACTCTTGCTCTTGCTGCTTCTGCTGCTGCTGCTGCTTCTACTGCTGCTTCTGGTGCTGCTTCTCTCGCTGCTGCTGCTGCTGCTTCTGCTGCTTCTATCGCTTCTGCTGCTTCTTCTGCTGCTTCTCTCGCTGCTGCTGCTGCTTCTGCTACTTCTCTCGCGGCTGCTGCTACTGCTGCTTCTCTCGCTGCTGCTGCTGATACTTCTTGTGCAGCTTTAATAAACAAATTTTGTTGAACCACAGCATCCACACCGGCTCTTCCGACTCCACCGGCTCTTCCGACTTCTAGTCGCCGGTTAAGCAATTTATGGTTCTTACAATTATCGCCCTCCTCCGACATATCCTTCGTTAAGTATATATAATAATAATAAAATATTACCTTCATTTATTATGATAATAATACGCCGCATACCCCAATCCCGCCATCACAAGTAAATAAACCAACTTCTCCCTGTATTTCAATTCTTCTAATATCTGAATAGGTTTCGGGCGATAGTGTAAATAATATCTCTCGAGTGCGTCGTGTAAAGGCATCTCATCCTTCATCTGAAGAACATTATATCGATTATGAATGAAATGAACCCATTTGATAAATGATGTCCGACTATCTAAATAGGGCGTGATCGGATATTTATCCAACATACGACTAAATTCCGACGACATTTCCGGATCAGGAATAAACATCGGGAAATTCTGAATAAAGTCATAATACTTTTTACGCGTGACATCATTGACGTGGTCTGGATAATTCACCGCGACAGACATTAAAAAGAACCAGTAATGAGGACCCCATACCGTCGCGTCTAATTTCAACATTCGGTACTGTGTGCGTCTATGCGTGCGTTCGACCTTATTATGAAATAACATAAAAACAATATCATAAATACGGTAAATGAACATGTCAGAAGACATCGCCGCGGCTGTCGCTGTTCAGGCGTCGTCGCCAGCAAGCACAATCCCGATCCCGATACAAGACCATCAGATAACAAAAATCCATAATCCTAAATCCGCATTGTCATATATGGAAATAAGTCAATTGAAATCGACGGCGCAACCGCATGTATCACATTTACGCACATATTCACCACATAAACCAGCGCACTCACCACTCGACACCATTGCATCTGCGTCCGCGTCCGCATCAGAGAACAAATATTTCTGTAATAATTGTAATCGTAATAATCATGTATATAACAATTGCCGCGCACCAATTACAAGTATCGGGGTTATAGCGTTTCGGTGTGGTGAGACCGGACCCGAGTATTTGATGATACGGCGGCGTGACTCATTCGGGTTCGTTGATTTTATACGGGGTAAGTATTCGTTACACGATGAAGCCTATATCCAGCGTATTATCGACGAAATGACCGTCCATGAAAAGTCCAACCTGATGCGTCTTACATTCGAGCAGTTATGGAAATTGCTGTGGGGAGATTATACGCGCGGGAGTCAATACAAAAATGAAGAAATGGTGTCATTTGAAAAGTATCGGCAAGTGCTTGGAGGAATACGCACAAAAGACGGACGTGTAAAAAACCTCCAGCAGTTTATCGATGATTCAACGACGCGATGGAATGAGACCGAATGGGGATTTCCAAAGGGACGACGCAATTATAATGAAAAGGATATCTCGTGTGCTCTGCGCGAATGCCTGGAGGAAACGGGGTATGACATAACGGTCGATAATGTAATTCAAAATATCGCACCATATGAAGAGATATTTATGGGGTCAGATATGAAATGCTACAAGCAGAAATATTTCCTGGCGATGGTGGATTTAGAAAAGAAACCGAAAACCGCACACGATATTATGGAAGTTGGGTTGATGAAATGGATGCCGTATGATGAATGTATTCAGATGATAAGACCTTATAATTTAGAAAAGATAGGGATTATTCGTAAAATAAATAATATTCTGAGTAAATATCGCATTTACTGAATATCGAATTTACTAAATATCGCATTTACTGAATATCGAATTTACCGAATATCGCATTTACTGAATATCGCATTTACTGAATATCGCATTTATTAGTATCCTTTTTATTTCGTATAGGTATATAAAGGATAACGTATTGAAATAATAACAATCGTAATATGAGTGTCGAAGAAGAAGAAGAAGAAAATATACCCATGGAATTGGTACGCGCTGCCGGTGGCGGAGGCGGAGGTGCCGAGGCGCCCGCTCAGAAACTAAAAATTAAACCAAAAAGACCCGGAAGTAGCGCTGGCGCAGGTGTCAGTGCGCCACCACCACCCCCCGAATCAAACGCAACCCAAATTGCTCGTTTGACAAATGAACTTGACCAAGGTGTGCGATTATTAAAACCCACTGATCTAAATAACCCCTTCAGCAAGGATTTCAATAAATTACTACTTAAAAAGGAATTGCTCGAACGCGCGTATACTGTTCACGATATCGGGGTATTGCCTGGTTCGGACGACGAAGGCGAAGGCGAAGGTGCCGAAACGAAGCATCTGTACCCCACATTAAACGACCCCAATTTCAATACGAAAATAGCGCTTCGTAAAGAGTTCTTTGATACCAAGATGGATGTTGATAACGCGGTCAGTGTCGAAGAACAAGCCGAAATATTATGTAATGCGCCGTTTGAACTCGCGCCAAACCAGCAATTCGTCCGCAATTTTCTATCAGTAGAGACGCCGTATAACAGTCTGTTGTTATACCATGGATTAGGAACGGGAAAGACGTGTTCGGCAATTAGCGTCGCGGAAGAAATGCGTGATTATATGAAACAGATGGGAATATCACAGCGTATCGTTGTGATTGCATCTCCAAACGTCCAGGAGAACTTCCGACTTCAGTTGTTTGATGAACGCGAGTTGCGAGAGATCGAACCGGGTGTATGGAATATACGGGCGTGTACAGGTAATAAATTCATCAAGGAAGTAAATCCGATGAATATGAAAGGACTGACCCGCGATAAAATCGTGAAACAAATTCGGCGCCTTATTTCGTCGCATTATTTGTTTTTCGGGTATAATGAATTTGCTAACTATGTGCGTAATAATGCAGCCAGTATGGGGATTTCCAAGGATAATGTCGCGATACAGGAGAAACGCAAAAAGGGGGCGGGAGGTGCGGCCGGAGGAGGCGGCGCTGCAGCAGTCGCGGGCGTCGCTAAAAAAGGTCGAAAATCAGCCGCGGAAATCGTGAAAGCATCCGAGGCGGAAATGATGGCGATTGAGACGCTGTCCGTCTCCAAATTACGTAAATTATTCGCGAATACGTTGATTATCATCGACGAAGTTCATAATATACGTATCACGGATGATAATCGGGATAAACGTGTGGCAAAAATATTGTTTCAAATCGCCCAGAAGGTCAGCAATGTGCGACTTTTACTGTTATCCGGAACACCAATGTATAATAGTTATAAAGAAATCGTCTGGTTGATTAACCTGATGAACCTGAATGACCGACGCGCGACGATCGATATTGCCGATGTGTTTGATGACCGGGGGAATTTTCGTGTAGATTCTGATGGTCGAGAATCGGGAATGGAACTCCTTGTTCGTAAAGCAACCGGTTATATTTCGTTTGTGCGTGGTGAAAACCCGTATACATTTCCGTATCGCGTATTTCCGAGCGAGCATTCACCGGAACATTCGCTTATTATGCGATCACGTGACGGCGGTCGCGCTTATCCACGAACCCAACTAAACGGGAAGCATATCGACCAACCAATAGAACATATTGACGCTTATATGACGCAGGTGGGCGATATTCAGGAGGCGGCGTATAGGTATATCATATCCGATATGAAGGCGTCATATATATTCAAAAAGACAGCAATTGCACGTCGGAAAGCGACCACCGCCGCCGCCGCCGCCGCCGCCGCATCCACCCCCCCCGTAGCCGTCGATGATAAAACCGTCATTGAATCGGCGGGATTCCCCTCTTTTGAAAATATGGATACGATCGGATATTCCATCGTCCAGCGACCTCTTGAAGCACTGAATATCGTATATCCGCATTCATCATTGATCGAATATATCGATGATCCAGATAGTGGCGAATTCGATATCGCATCATGTATCGGAAAAGAAGGACTCCGACAGATTATGACCTATACTGAAGGCGGTAATCCACCCGCACGTCAAAACTTCGAATATCGCCCCGATTTTCTCCGGACATTTAAATTACCCGGCAACGAGAAAATGACGAAGACGTCGGCGCGAATATTTGCACCGGAAAATATCGGGAGATACTCCGCCAAAATCAAGAATATATGTGATAAAGTGATGTCAAGTGATGGTATTATACTTGCATATAGTCAGTATATTGATGGCGGGGTTGTTCCGATTGCCCTCGCACTGGAAGAACTCGGTTTTACGCGGTATAGCGCCCGAGGCGGGAATTCGTCGCTCTTCCAAAGCAAACCTACCCCCAGTATTGACGCAATCACGTTTTTACCTCAAAAAAGGCACCAGGCGCAATTCCCCAACCAACCATTCCGCCCGGCGCGTTATTCGGTGATTACTGGCGACCCCACGATTTCACCGGACAATTTATTCGAATTAAAAGCACTTACCGGCGAAGATAATACAAACGGTGAGAATGTAAAAGTGGTTATTATTTCCGTGGCGGGTGCTGAAGGGTTGGATTTCAAGAATATTCGGCAAGTCCATATTTTGGAACCCTGGTATAATATGAATTTACTGGAACAGATTATTGGTCGTGCGATTCGTAATTGTAGTCATAAGAATCTGCCGTTTTCGCGGCGAAATGTGGAATTGTATCTATACGGGTCAAGTTTATCCGACGGAGAAATAGAGGCAATCGACCTGTATTTGTATCGCCTGTCTGAATTTAAAGCCGTGAAAATCGGCGCAGTTTCGCGGGTATTGCGAACAACCGCTGTGGACTGTTTATTGAATATTCAGCATAATACGCAAACAGCCGCACAATTAAACCAGGTTGTGAAACAACAACTCGCGTCACGGAAACAGATCGATTATCAAGTTGGTGCACGTCCATTTTCGGCCTTGTGTGATTATATGGAACGGTGTGAATATACATGTCGCCCTACATTTTCAAATGGTAGACCGATACAAGAACAGAATGAATTGTATGGAATTGGTGACGACAGCGACAGCGACAATGATGGCGGTGATGGCGCGGGCGCAGCTGCACGCGACCGTAATAGCGACGTTCGATTGGATACATTCAATGAAAAGTTCATGTCGATGAATATCGATAAAATCATTCATAAAATCCGGGATTTATATAAAGAATCTTTTTTCTACAAGAAAACGGGTCCTAATGGGATTATCGCCCATGTGAATGCGACACGCCCATATCCAATTGCTCAAATTAATCTGGCACTGACACAGATGGTTACTGAATCAAACGAATATATAACAGATAAATATGGTCGTCTTGGGCGACTTGTGAATGTGGGTATATACTATCTATTTCAACCAATAGAGTTAAATGACCCCCGCGCCAGTATTCATGAGCGAAGTGCACCAATACCTTATAAACATGAAAATGTCGAATATCCTCTTCCGGCCGAAGTTAGCGATAATTACATTGATATAAAACCTGTGTCGGGTGTAGCGGTGGCGAGATCCATGTCGAGCGCCGTGGCCGTTGCAGCGCCGGCGACAAAAAATGAAGAAGTTGCCGCGGCAGTTAATAAGATGGTGGCGGAATTGGAATCGCCTGCCGCCCCCCCCGCCGCCACCGCCGCGCCACGTCCTGATGCTCCGGCAGTTGCTTCCGATGATGTCCAAGAACTAATACGTGTATTAGAAGAGACATATGAAACATGTCGTGTCGTCCATGAAAAACCGAGTAAATCACAAGAAGAATGGTATTATTATTGCGGCAAGGTACTTGAGCAAATCTCTCAAACGGAAGAGTTTCATATCACAAAAGAAGAATTATATGAGTTGGTTATCGCAAATCTGTTAGAGCATCTGTTTATTAGCGACAGTATCAAACTCATCAATTATTTATATCATAAGAATAACGATTCTATGACAGTCACGCGACGCGGAGACGGAATTCAACCATTGTCTCAGTTCGAGCAAATGATAATGAACTATTATTCGCAACAAATCATACATAGAGTTCTTGGCGGAAAACGCGCCGCCGCTGCCGCCGCTGCTGCCGCAGCATCCGCCGCTGCTAGACCAGTTGAAGATATGGCAATGATGCTTTTTCATGAAAAGAAAGACGTATTTGAACTTATTACACTACGTTATGAAGCACAAGAATGGAGTGTAGCTGACCCGGAAGATATGCGCGATTTTGGACTGCTTTTAGGAAGTTTACAAACGACGCAAATCCGAACGATGAATATGATTGTCGGGTTTATTTCTTTATTCAAACGTGAATACATGATATTTAAGGTAAAGATGATGAAAAAGAAACGCGATAAGGGCGCCCGATGCGACCAATCAGGTAAAATAGATACGATCACGATGATTAATAATATATTAATGTTATACCCGCCAACACAAGGCGAAGATTATAAACTAACCATCGAAAACACCAAACATCGAACCCAGAAGGAATTATGCGTCTTTCAGGAATTTTTACTGAGAACATTCCAGACCAAGAATGTAAATGGTAAAAAATGGTTTTTCACACCAGGTGAAGCACTATTGTGTAATCTTGAGAAATTACATATAGAGGACGCATAAATTGGGTTATCCTGGACCAAAATATAATACAAATAGAATACAAGAGAATAAAATATACAAATGGACCCAGTCGTTGTTTCATCACCGTCGGCGCCGCCACTGCCATCACCGCCGCCGCCGTCGTCATCGTCGTCGTCGACACCACCTCCTCCGATATTCAACGCTTCTATTGCAAAATATCCACAGCAAGGATCAGTCCAAGCCAAAAGTGCATTTGGTATTTATACCGCAATATTATTGACCAGAAAAATACGTATTCCTTTTCAGATTATCGGGCGTAATGTAAAAGATACACTAGAACATATTCTCTCGAAAATGGTGGAAGGAAAGTGTATGGCGGAAGGGTTCATTCGCCCAGGCAGTGTAAAAATCCTCACATATTCAAACGGGCATTTACATGGAAAACATGCGATATTTGATGTAGTATATGAGTGTCAATCATGTTCGCTTGTAGAAGGAGTTGTATTCAAATGTGTTGTGAAAAACATAACTTTAGCCGGTATTCGCGCAGTTTTAAATGAACCGAAATCCCCGGTTGTTGTATTCGTGGCTCGAGACCATCATTTTGACCGACCGGATTTTACGCGTATTCAGGAAGAGGAAGAGATACGTATTCGTGTAATAGGTCAGCGATTTGAAATCGGAGATGAAGCAATATCTGTGATTGGTGAATTAGTATAATATAATGGAATGTAATGTAATCAATATACAGTAATCAGTATACAGTAATGACACTCCCCACCGAAAATAAAGAACATGTACACGTATTTACGTGTCTTCATTGTAATGAACCGTTTGTAATCCATGACACCGATTTCAACTGTAAAATATTGAGACATGGTGTATATAAGTCTAATCTACAACCCATAAACCCTCACGCATCGAAAGAAGAATGCGATGCACTTGTGTCTAGCGATCAAATATATGGATGTGCAGGACCGCTTCTTATTACGACCCGCGAATGCGGCGACAGTGACGGCGACAAGTTTAGGGTTGTGATTTGCGACTACATATAATAATAATAATTATCAAAATAACCCAATAAAATTGATAAAGATATAAACAAATGATAATAAGTGATATACCTATTGTCATTTTTCGATGGCAACCATTGTTATTCGTCCCAAAAGAAAGACGACGAGTAAAAAAACCGCGCCAGAACCCACGCCCGCGCCAGAACCCACGCCAGAACCTGAACCAGCGCCTGAACCAGCACCCGAACCCTCGCCTGAACCCACGCCCGCACCAGAACCACCCACGAGTTCATATTGCGACGAGAGTCTGTTTCACAAAGCACAAATCAAGCGAACAATTACCGTTCCGTTCTATAAAATCAGTCACCTTAATAAGGATATCAAAACACTCTTACATCAAGAACTTGCGACACAGTATGAAGGCAAATGCTCGATTGAAGGTTATATATGTCCCGGGTCCATCTCCATTTTCAGGTATTCTTGTGGAACATTATCGGCCGGAAATATCCGCTATGATGTCGTTGCGGATTGTCTTGTTTGTTTGCCTGACGAGCATACACAACTGAGATGTGTCGCGAAAACAATAACCCAAGCTGGGATTCGCGGTATTGCTACCAAATTACAAGTAGGGAGCGTCTCGCCGATTGAAGTATTCTTGTCCCGTGATATGAATATCAGAAACAATGATTTATTCTGTCGCGTGGAAGAAGGGGACGTCCTTACAGTCGAAATCATCGGGCGACGTTTCGTGTTGAATGATACACATGTCACGATTATCGCGTTGTTATTACACGCGGAATAACCCGCGGAATAATATATAAAGATTGGTTCATTAATAATGATAAACGCGTTCGTTCATTACATACATTCGCAATGGTGAAACAATCTTCCGGCGATATTTCTATCGCAAGTTTAAGTAAAATGAATGAAATTCAAACCATCGCCCAACATGTTGAAACAAAAACGAACTATTTGATGATGTTGAAGGACGGTATTGAAAAAATGCCAGTGGTCCATCAAATCGAAGTATTACGAATTCTTACAGGAAAACAGGTGAATATAAATGAAAACAAGAACGGTATTTTTATTAATATCACCAAACTGAATGATCAGACACTGACGCAATTGGATGATTATATGAAATATGTGATCAAGCAAGAGGAACAATTGAACGAAATAGAGTATCAAAAGGAACTCATAACAAAGGAGTATTTTGATTGTAAGGCGTAGTTCGTCGCCCTGACCGCCAGCATACGGGCATACGGGCATACGAGCATAAAGACAATATGATGTATTATTATAACCCAGTCTATAATGACAATGTCCATAATTCCGTGTGTATACAACTCTTTTTCATTTACACGAAATAATATATTTGAAGATATGTTTATTCTTGATATGAAAAAGAACAACGAGAGACGACCGGTGCATGCGCATGTGAAGGCGCCTCTACATGCGCCGGTTCCCGTTCCCGTACACGTGGAATCGGAATCGGAATCGGAATCGGAATCGGACATCGAACCGACGACCGTCATCGAACCCGTAGACGTAGCGTTCGATGTGTCATCCATGTCAAAGTATCTGTATACCCCAAAGGTCCAAAATGATACACTTTTATGGTGCGCTTATATTATGATAAACGGTATTGAAAAATTCGAATGTGTTGAAAACCATTATACTGAATCAAATGTATTCAAGTTTCAAATGGTGGAATATATCCGGGCGAAGAAGACGATGTTGAAACCACATAAAATTACTGCTTCATCAGTAGAGGAAAGTCTGGTTCATAAACCATATATCAACCTGGAATGTTTCCAGGCGATCGCCGTTTGTTATAATCTCTCGGTATGTATTATTCAAGACCGCAAAATCTTTGAAGTCGGTAGGTCAGATAATGACAAGAATACGTTTATCTTGGAGAAAATCCGGGGTAAGTTTGGATTGTATATCTGCAATGGTGCCGGTGCCGGTGCCAGTGCCGGCGCCCGTGACAAAACGGCGTTATTGAATCATGTAAGAGAAAAATATTGGAGTATGGAGAATATAACTGCACCGATTCGGTCTATTTCGGCGTATAAACTGCAAGACCTTATTGATATATGTAGAAAATTAGAAATATCTGAAATAAAAGTCATCCTGGGCGATTTTGGGTCAATCGCGAGTCAAAAGAAGAAAACGAAACCGGAGTTATATGAAGAGATAGTTCGGATGATAATGTAACAGCGGAATCCGGAATCGAATGCGAATAGTACATAAAATTGAAAAAATATAAATATATATGAATAAGTGTATAAATAATTTCCTATTCATATATATAGTGGAATGCCGAGAACCGTTGCGTCATCGGATAAGCAGTCAGATTTTTCCAATATAGTGTCATCCTATTTAGAAGGTCTATTGGATAAAACCGATGGAATACCGGAATTAGAGATACGATTTGGCACTCGCGGAAATCAACCAACAACGAAACAGAATTTTGATAATGTCATACAGAAGTTACTTGCGTCGGGGTTCAGTTTTTCCAAAAAGAATGCTTACTCGCTGAAAATACAAAACGAATACGTTGATTCTAATACAGGACAGACCAAATTGTCTTTGATTCGGGCCGAAATCCACGGAATCAATGATGTCCAGAAGTATTGTAAAACAAATATGCCGGATGATAAATACGTATTATTCACACAAAAGATGTATGCACGCAAATCGGGATCGGCAATGGGTCTGGAAGGTGGCGGTGGCGGCGGCGGTGGCGGCGACATGGGGCGTGATCGTGATCCTAGACAGCGTCAGGACACATCCATCCATCCAGTTATATTTGACGATTTCAATTTCAAGGTGAGTTACCAGCGTGAGAAACGTATCGCAAATACATCAACTCTCGCACGGTCTATTTTGAAATCATGGAATGACAACAAGAAGACATTTCGTTATATTAATCGTTCAACAATGACACACCCCGATTTACCATTTCAACTTGATTTGAGTGTCGTGAAAGAGTCACAACGAGACCGAATGGGTTATATTTCCGCATCTACATTTGATGCATCTAAAGTGCTTGAAAGTCCCATCCGGTATGAAATCGAGATTGAAGTAAACAATGAACTTGTCGGTCCTGGAACATCATTCAATCATCCCAAGTATTTATTAGATACCATACGCCGTGTTATAAAAATGGTATTATCCGGTTTTCAAGAAACGAATTATCCGGTTTCATCTGCTGAACTACGTAATATCCAACGGCGGTATTATATGTTACTTCATCCGGATGAAAAGGATCTTCAGGGATCGGAGTCTGATGGATCGGGATCAGGATCGGGATCTGAATCGGATGAAGAACGCGATCGCGAGCGCGAGCGCGGAGTCGATGCAGACAAGAAAGCATCCGAAAAAGAAAAACGCCGTCACGCAAAAGAATTGGCGTCATCGTCGGGTTCTGGACGCACAATTCAATTACGCCCCAAGCATTTTATCGGTCCATCTTCATTCACGCTTCAAATGTATAATGTGCGTCCATTGAATCCGGATTCAAAAGTCCCAAATATTCGCACGAATTATTCAGTGACTGAAAAGGCGGATGGACAACGTAAACTCCTGTTTGTTGCACCAAAAACCGGACGTATCTATTTAATCGATATGAATATGAATGTTCAATTTACCGGCGCGGTCTCTTTAAATTCAAAACTACACAATACGCTGATTGATGGAGAGCATATCATTCATAACAAAAGTGGGGGTTTCATCAACTTGTATCTGGCGTTTGATGTTTATTACGTTCATAAAGCCGATGTTCGCGCACGGTTGTTTTACCCGATTAATGAAGAAGAGGTTCTTACGAATTTCCGACTTCCATTGTTGGTGAGTGTCATCAAAAACCTTCAGGCGAAATGTGTGTCTGGTGGCGCGGATTCGTTGTCGCCGATACGTATTGAGCATAAACATTTCGAGGTGGCGTCGTCGGCCGCGCCGGGCGGGAGTCAGAAGACTATATTCGATGGTTGCGCTTCTATTTTAAGAAAGTGTGCCGAGCATCAATTTGAATATCATACCGACGGACTTATATTTACTCCGCTTGACTGCGGTGTTGGAAGTAATACCCGCAATGACGGGAATGCGGGACCTCTGTATAAAACCACATGGAATTATTCGTTCAAGTGGAAACCGGCTGATATGAATACGATCGATTTTCTGGTTACAACCAAGAAGGGCGAAGATAACGAAGATCTCGTCAGTAATGTATTTAAATCGGGAGTAGATATGTCGCGATCTGTCCAAATCCAGCAATATAAAACGCTGATATTGCGTGTGGGGTATGACGAGCGTAAGCATGGATATATTAATCCGTGTGTCTCGGTGATTGAAGGGCATGCGCCGCCCAGTCACAGTAATCGCCAGGAAGGCGGTGGCGGTGGCGGCGGTGGCGGTGCGGGCGGTGGCGGCGGCGCAAGAGGTGGGCGTGACGAACAACCGGGCGGCGCCGGCGTGGCCGACGAATCATCCGGTGACGGATATAAACCAGCGCCGTTTTATCCGACGTATCCGTATGATAATGATGCACATATATGTAATATTATGTTGCGCCCCGATGAAGCCGGCGTTAGTCAAATGATGACGCTTGAAAACGATATTATTCAGGATGAAACGATTGTTGAATTCAGTTACGATGAAACAAAACCGGTGAATTGGCGTTGGACACCGCTTCGTGTTCGCCATGATAAAACAGCGGAGTATCGCGCAGGCGGGAAGAATTACGGGAATGCATATCACGTCGCCAATAGCAACTGGCATTCGATCCATAATGCGATTACCCCAGAGATGATAATGACCGGCGAAGATATTCCCGACGAACTCATCGATGATGATGTTTATTACAATCATTCCGCATCGGGGGGCGGCAGCGGTGGTGGCGGTGGATACGATATCGGCAGTGGTGCAAAAATAAAAACGCTGACCAAGAGTCTCCGCGATTTCCATAATTTATACGTCAAGCGCAAACTTATATTAAGTGTGGCGAAACCGGGAAATACACTCATCGATTTTGCGGTCGGGAAAGGCGGTGACTTACCGAAATGGATTGCCGCGAAACTCGGGTTTGTATTCGGGATTGATTATTCCAAAGACAACCTTGAGCATAAATTCGACGGTGTATGTGCACGATATTTGGATATTAAAAAGACGAAACATAATATTCCGGCCGCGATATTTATTCACGGTGATAGTAGTAAAGAGATGCGAACTGGTCAAGCAGCGATAAGTGAACGATACCGGTTGATTACCCGCGCTATATTTGGTGAAGGCGCCAAGGATGTGAGCCTATTAGGTCGCGGAGTTTATCCGCATTATGGTCGCGCGGTCGATGGATTTGATATTTGCTCAGTCCAATTTGCTGTTCATTACTTCTTTGAGAATATTATGAAACTTCATACCTTCCTTCAAAATGTATCCGAGTGCACGAAATTAGGGGGTTATTTCGTCGGAACGTGTTTTGACGGTGTTCGCATCTTTCAGGCGTTATCGCGGTTAGATAGCGGGGGTGAAATAAGCGTGATGGAATCGGTGCAGACCGGTGGCAATAGCGCAGAAGGCAGCGAACCGAGGAAAATATGGTCGGTTTGTAAGAAGTATCACCAGACGGAATTTGAACCGGATAGCAGTAGTATCGGATATGAAATCGAGGTGTTTCAGGAGTCCATCAACAAAAATACGCGTGAATATCTCGTGAATTTCGAATATTTGACACAATTATTGGAGAATTACGGTTTTGATTTGGTTTCGCCAGAAGAGGCGGCGACGACATTGACATTGCCGATGACCGATGGAACGGATACATTTGATGGGATGTTTCATGAGATGGAGGTTGAGTGTAAGCAAAAAATGCAACAACGGAATTCACGTAGCGAATACGGTTCGGCACTATTTATGCGTCCGGAGGAAAAACAGATCTCATTTTACAACCGTTATTTCATATTTCGCAAAAATCGTAATATCAATGCGAAGCATCTCAAGAGTAGTTTCCTTACGTACGCCGGATTACAGGAAGAACAAGACCGTAGTGTAGTAGACGAATCAAGCGAAAAAATCGCATTGGATAAAATCGCACGCGCATCTGTTCCGATTGATGTTGCATCAAAACCGGCCGTTGCTGCACATATTATTAAAAGTCGCGTCGATCAAGACGTAGGTACGAGCGCGAGTACGAGTACGAGCGCGAGTACGAGCGCGAGTGTCCGTAAAACAATCAAAGTCAAACCTAAAGAGACGAAAAAGGCGGAGACGGCGACCGCAGCAGCAGCAGCAGTCGAAGACGCCTCAGCACCAATAGAACAGATTGAAAAGACGATAAAGAAGCGAACGAAGAAGGCGACCATTATTCAAGATACACCTGCACCCGCACCTCCCGCTAGTCCAGTGGTGAAGAAAGCACTGCCACGTAAAAAGACGGAAAAGACCGCACCCGCCGGGACTGCCGAGACGGCCGCATCGACCGCGACAGGTGCCGAAAACAAGAAAAAGACCAAAAAGAAGGCCACCGGTGGATCCGATGAGTAGAAAATCAACTTATAACGATTTTATATTATCATATAATTACCTGTATTCAGGATGTTTAAAAAATCGCCAAAGAATAATTACTTTTTTAATAAAGACTTCCTCGCACTTGCGACCACCCCATCGGTGTCAACCATCGCCGCGTCATCGTCCTCGTCCTCGTCGTCCTCGTCGTCGTCGCATAACTTAAATATCGGGTTGTGTTATTATAATCATTTTAATCTACCCCAAGTCGGATTATGTTATGATATATCATCAGGGAATTATATTCCATTGAAACTATCGGTCCAATATAATAATACAATGGGTCCGTATGTATCCGCCTCAGTATATTCGCATTTATGCGATATTAAAGAACAGATCGAAAAATACCAAGAACAATGGGATAATATCAAGAAGTTTACTAATCCGTATGAATATATACATACTAATGTGGCGGGGAATAAAACGAATATCAGCAAATTGCGACCATTATCTAGGTCATTCTATAAAATGATTGAGATTATGACAGCCAACGGAATATTAAACAATCCGCGAAGCAGCAGCAGTGAATTCCGTCCAGATGACGTCTCGAATAAATATCCGTTATCATCAGTTCCAGATTTGAAAATGGGAATCAATACATTTCATTTGGCGGAGGGACCGGGTGGATTTATTGAAGCAATTTCATATCTTCGCGGTTCCGAATACATTAAAGTCCGTTCGAATGGCGAGTCGGCGTCGGGCGCAGTGGCGGCAACGCCACAAGTAGGGGTACAAATATTAAAAAAGAATACCGAATTTCACGATGAATATATGAGAGAAATGGAACATATGAAACTATCCCGGCGTATATTTGAATCATCTGGTGAATTTCATGACCGAATTGGGTCGGTGGCGACGACGGGGGCAGTCACTGGAACTCCTATTTATGGAAATGACCGTTACTATGGTATGACTCTTGTAAATGATGATCCTATATGTCCTGGATGGAAGAAGACGCGCACATTTTTAGAACATAACCCGAATGTTATTATTGAAACCGGGGCGGATAAAACAGGAAACTTAATCTCGCTGGAAAATTTCCGGTACTGCGCTGAAAAATATAAGAATAAAATGGATATCGTAACGGCTGACGGCGGGTTTGATTTTTCGGTGGATTTCAATAACCAGGAAAATATCGCCACACAACTTATAATATCAGAGGTGTTTTATGCACTTGCGATGCAGAAAAAAGGCGGCACATTTGTCTTAAAAATATTCGACATATTCCATAAACCAACGATTGATATTCTGTATTTACTGTCGTATTATTATACAAATGTCACTATAATGAAACCCTATACAAGTCGTGTCGCGAACTCTGAAAAATACGTTATATGCCAGAGGTTTAAAATCGCGGATTCGACACAAATCATTCAACAATTCTGCGAGATTTTTCCTTCGATTATGACGCCGATCGCAGGGGACAGGGACCGGGACCGGGACCAAGACCGATACCATGACCCCGGCAGTAATACATCAATGTCGTCTTTACTTCCAATCGAACACGACCTTTATTTCTTGAATAAAATCGAGGAATTAAATGCGATGATTAGTTATCAACAAATAGAGAATATCACATCCACACTGGCGATCATAACAAATCATAAGAACGCTGAAAAACTAGAACAGTATAAAAAGGCCAATATCGGCAAATGTATCGCATGGTGTGAGCATTATGGTATCCCATATCATAAACAAAATGTGCTAGTACAGGCGACGAATATCTTTCTCCACCGGTCGTGACCGGGTATATACAATAAACGGGTCTAAATATAATGTATGAATATATGTATTATCCTGGTAATACATATTATGCAAAATACTCTACAATTCATCGTCGGAAATATTAAAAAACCGAAAGAACGTTTCGAGACGATTTTAGAACCATTACAGGCCGTACTTCAAATCGGACTACTTTCATTTTATCCCATTGGAAGTAAACTTGCGATACATAACAATATACTTACCGTACAAGGACCTGGATATACTCAACAGGTTAGGCGGTGGTATAATAATGATAAAAAGGAGGACGTATTTTATTTGTATAATGTGTTTTCGCGGTTTCATAAATTTTATAAACATGTGTTGGATGACACTACCCCCGGTGGGGGTGGCGCGAGCGGGGGTGGCGCGAGCGATAATAGGAAACTCTTTTTGTTATTGATTGAATTGGCGAAAGGCGGTATTAATAATTTAACGCGAACGTATAACCAAACCGATAAAATCCATATTCTTCATACACTTCAAATGTATAAAGGAATGTTGGATAATCCAGAGTTGGTTAGAAGGTTAGGCGGCGGCGGCGGCGGTGGTGGCGGTGGCGTCGGGGGCGCATCATCGAGCAGCATCACTCACGACGCAGACGCGGGCGCCGACACCGACGCAGATGAACCGATGCCACGCCAGTTTCCATTGAAGGTCCGTGGAGCGTCGGCAGCATCGTCGTCGGTGTCGCCTATTCTGCGACCTCTAGTGTCGCCGCCTTCGGCAGGTGCGGCAGGCGGCGCCGTCCCCATCGACACTCTCGTAGATAATAATATCGACGGGATTTTCGTCAAAATTACAGATTTGTATTCGCAAGAAGATTACACGATTATTTACCATACACTGATTAAAATCCAGAATGACGCACAATATTATATGAATTATATTGATGGTCTCAATAAAATACTGGAACCGGTGAATATTCGCATCAAAAAATGGATCGATGACAATATTGTGTTTTAGCGGCGGCGGCGGCGGTGGCGCCCCCCCCCCGAGACATGTCTCGAGGTTAGTCCATCTCCAACTTCACCCAACATGGAATATAAGGCGCATTCGATAATTCGCCTTTTATTTTACGAGAGAATTCAGGGAATGGGATTTTGATTTTTGTATCTTCGCCTGTCTTCACATACTGGTTCAGGACTTTATATAGTTCGCGGATGGCGGGGTAAGAAACATTCATTTGGAGTTCGGTGAGTTTTTCGATAATGGGGCGGATTTGGTCGCGGCGTTGCTCTTGGGTTCGTTCGGTGGCGTGTTGCTCTACTTGTTGTTTTTTCTTTAAGTTCCGTTTCCAGTGTTTACCCTTGCCGACGGCGGCGCCGGCAGCAGCGCCAGCATTGCGTGTATTATTTGCGGGGGTGTCGACGCATGCGTCGGCGTCGGCGGCGGCGGCGGTCGTTTCGGCAGTTTCGCCGATGGCGACGGAAGCACTAGCACCAGCAGGCGTCATTGCCTGAATATGAATATCCTCCATATCCTCAGGCACAAGAAGAACTTCTTGACGAAGCGCGTCTTCAAACTGTGTATCGGGTGCGTTTTCTTTATCTGAATCACGTGTCACCAACTCGGCAATCTCGGCAGCAGCACTTACATCCATTGATATCGTAGAACCCATTTTATGTATTACTATGATAATATTTACGGTAAAAATACGATGTTTTATATATTAGTTGCAACGATTAATTTATACCTTAATCAAATAAAAAAGGGTATATTTTATTTGATTTCATTCGGACCTGGTTGATTTGTGGATTGTTTCATTTTTTGTATTCTTCGATTTTTTTCCGAATCTCGTTTGTTTGTTCATCACTCTTCAACCAGTCGGGTTTGAAGAGAAGAACGTATTTGTTATCTCCACCACTTGTTGAACGTATCGGAATTAAACGCAATGCACTTCCGATAAGTTGTGGATGACGTGTGTATTCGGGAAGTGTCGTGTCATATGGAATAAGTGACGGACTACCTTTACCGTCTTTCATGTGCGTTCCTTTTCCGTCTGTTGTCCTAACTCCATCTACGTCGTATTCGAAGACATGTCTTAGTTTCTGATCGATATGCTTTCCAGCCCATTCTTCGGCAGCGGCGCGTGATGCAAAGTGTGGAGATACAATATGACTAGAAGACGACGACTCTTCCACGGGAACAACTGTCAATCCCTTGACGACTGCATGATTAACCTTTGATTCTTTCTTTGTAACCTTTCCGCCCTTACTTTTGAGTTTGGTTGATGAGTAATCAAATTTTGCAAAATCAAACCCAGAATTAAAGCAGGCGAGATATTGGTTAATTGCCGAAACATCTCCATAATGTAATGGTCTCCATTCGGGATGTTCATTTTCATCATCATCGTACTCGTATGTATTGCAGAAACGGGCAATCAGTCCTTGAGCAGTAGTAGTCATATTTTGCTTACGAGGCGGTTCTTCGAAACTTCCGCCGATATGTTTTCGTTCAATACGCTTGGATGCTCTCCAAAACCCCTTGATGAATATTATTGTATGTTTTTTTGGAGCATTTTGCATCTTAACATCAATGTCGTCGTGACGATGATCCGAATCAAATTCAAACCAATCCCAATCTACATCTTTCAATGCGGCGGTCTCTTTAAACCATTGTTTCGCATCAGAAGATTTGGTTTGTAGACGTATCGGAAAGTATTTCTTTCTAGGACACAACCTGAAACGATTTTGCCAATTTTTAACGAATTGGGTAACTTTCTCTTTCGTTTCAATGTTTGGTGAATTAAGGAGTCTACCTTCACCAAGCATCTCTTTAAATCCCTTGTATGAAGGACTTGGCTCCAACGTTACAACGCAGGCTTTTGAACCCCACGCTTCAAGTTCAGCCTTTACTTCTCCTGGAGTTGCTGAGACTTCAAGTATGTGTGTTGTATTTTCATCACACACGTTGTAAAGCCCGGCTTCCGCGAATATTGATGATGTTTTCTGTTTCATTCCAGCACCAATATGACATTCGTCTATGCAAATGAAACCGTTCGCCACTTTCGAAAGTTTCCCTTTATTTGCCGGAAGTTCGCTACGATGCAAAACCTGTTCTCGTAATGTTCTAATCATTGTTTCCTTTGTGCGATCTCTCCAATCAGTATCCGCCATTCCACATATTACAAACGTATCCTTTACTTCAACACATTTCAATGGGAGGTTTTCTTCGGAATCTTCAAGAGTTGTCATTTGTCTTAGAACCTCAGACATGCAACCGGTTTTGCCCTGACCAGGAAGAGCAATCAATAACACAACACGCTTACCTTCTTTGAATTTGCGCACCACTTCATCCGCCGCTTTTTTTTGATTAGGATATATTAGTTCTTTCCCATCTTCTTTCTTTGCTTCAATCATCTCTTCGTATTCTGCACGGATACATATTCGCTGAGTTTTGACAGCGCGGTCCCGTCTCGCCGCTTCCTTTGTGTCTAATATTGTTTCCACCGCACCACCACCACCACCGCCGGCCGCAGCGTGCAATTGATCAGGATGAGATACGCTTGTCTTCGGTTTGATCTTTATATTCCTTGGTGGTTTCGGAATCACTGGTTCTTCATTGGGTTGTTGTTTTCCGTCTTCGTCCATTTCTATTATTCAACGTCAACACCTGTCACTACACTATATTACATATATAGTAATACGTTTAATTCAATTTTTTATGAAGTATTATCGAACTAAAACACCACATCAAATTCATCACTATACATTTTATCGCCTTTTGTGATATCAAACACCTCACGAAACGTCTTACTCCGCATGAGTGGTACATTGGTTCGTATTTTCAGGTCAAGATGCGGGTTGGTAAGAACCTGGACAAGGATTTCGCGTCGATTCGCATACTGCCGATTCTGGATCGCATAATACGTGTAGAAATGTTGAAATGACATGGCGCGAATATGATCACCTGACAATAAGACCGATGCGACTGACGACGACGACGACGGGGTGGCGGAGGCGGCGGTGGCGGCACTGGAAGTTGCCGCATGAAACCGATGAAGTGCATCTTCGCATACTGCCAACCCAGTTACATCCGCCAGATTTTCAGATAACGAGAGATTTCCGTCAATGACAAACCCATATTTCTTACTGATTGTCTCATATTGTTTCCGAATACCGGCAATTTTGCCCTCATATTTCACGATATCACCGCGAGTCCACCAGTTTTTAATAACACCTTTATAATCAAATACGCGGGACTGGGCTTCATGTAATGCGTGAGAGATTTCATGACCGAATGTGAACCCTACCGACGCCAGGTCGTATTCATACCCACGCCCAAACTGTACATTCATACTATGCATATACGCGGTCGGAATATAAATACTGTTGGATTGTGCGGTGTAGTACGCATTTACAATATAGGATTGATATCCGGTATGTTTCATTGTGCTCCAGTTAACCACATCGAGGTCTTCGGTGGAAAGCGCGGCAGTGATCGCCCCCGACCCAGAAGAATGTTTCGCAAGATACGCGGTCCATTGGACGCTCCGCTGAAGCAAATTGCCCCATGCATCTTTCGGGTCGTATTTCAGATGTGTCGGGTCGGGTGCCGAGAGATTGGCCTCACCTATACGAAGTTCAATTGTATTCAGTTTTTTAAGTGCACCTTTCTTGGTCTGTGCCGACATCCATGCATTCCCCGTGATACGGGATTTATAGCATTCCAACATCGTATTTCCAATCTCTCGAACCTTCGAAACCATTTCTTCATTTTTATACCTCCGCGTGAATTCCTCCGTCATCGTCTTCGGGAACGCATAACCCAACCCTAATATCGGGAAATATTCTCTCGGAAAGTGTGTTTCTTTACCTCGGATAAGTGTATCATTGAAGTCAAGATAAATCTGGCGCCACTTGTCGTGGAAACAGATGAGTTGGCGCATATAAATAAAATACCAATAACTCTTCCATTTATCCGACGCCCACTCCTTTTTAAGGGTACACATAACCATTTTTAAATACCCGACTTGATTCGCCACAAAATACCGTGGGATATTGTCGGGTTCGTATCCGATATGTTCGGCCATCTCCCGCCAATCAATATCGGTAAGTTCGAGTGCATCCCCGGTGAGAACTCGCGTGGCGCCGCGAATATTGTGTTGATAATGCGGCGATTTCAAGTCACATTGTTTATCACGGTGGTGGTCATCAGATGACGGCGATTTCTTGGTTTTTACGCGATCGGGGCGAATATCGGGGTTTTTCGCGGTTTTATACATATTCGCATAATTCGCGTCGAAACGCGTGTCTATATTATTCATAAGATTCATTAATAAACACTCGATATCATAAACATCCTGGGGTTTAATATTATGGGTCTTTTCGTAATCATGACCTAAACATTTGGTAAATACGTCGGCGATGAATTTCATAAATGCGCGAGTAATACGTCGCTTATATTCAATATATTCAATGGTTTTGGTTACTGGATTGCTGCTGTTGCTGCTGCTGCTGCTGCTGCTGCTGCCGCCACCGCCACCCCCCGTCTGTGCTTCATCCTGTCGAATAACTGTCGTATTACTCACATTCAAACGCACCCCGCGCATCCGCTTTTCAAGTATATTGTCGCTTATATAAAACCGATAGTCATACAATGATAGAGATGGCGATGATAAATGCGGGGTAATATGTTTCGGAGTGTATTCATCCGGAAACACCGACCAGACAACAGGAAGCGACCATTTTATCATTTCATTTTGGTTCATAACACCAAGGAATTTATAGAGGTTGTTTTCCTGGATCATATTGTTATACATCTCGCAAAACCCGGCAATATGCCCCAAAATAGGTTCTGGGTTCAAGTTTAAAAATGATGTATATATATTCTTCATTTCGCGGGCGATGACGCTGTTGCCGTTGCCGCTGCCGTGGCCTTTGACGTAGTCATGATACATCTCAAGAACATTTTTATACATTTCATCTTGGATTAGTTTGAAATTATCTAAAGGGCGAATATACCTTAATTCTCTCGGTAGTGTCTTTGGAACTTCTTTTATCCATTTATGATTCGCCCATAAATAGAAATTATTGCGTTGCAGATCGATGTCATGAGCGCGGTGGCGGACAGTTCGTTTGTGACGTCGTGTCGTGTCGTGGTCATGGTCGCGGTGTCTGCGTCGTCGGTTATTATTCTTGTTATATCGTCTTGTGTGTCGTCGTCTTTTCGAAGAAGACACCATTGACACGAATATATATATTATACAGTAGTATAATTATACAGTAGTATATATTCGTGATATTATTTAACATAACCGATGAGGTCGTTTCAGTGCACGACTGTATAAATTACAGTCTGGTTTGAATATCTTGCTCTTGATGAAGTAAGGTGCACCCATGGAGTCGCCATGATATCGCCCAGCGTTACCTGCGGCTACTCCATACGCCGACATAAACGACGCACCATTCTTCGTTATTGTTTCCAGTTTCAATCTCTCGAGACGTGTCCCTGCAGAGACCGCGCCCTGGACGCCATATTTCACATTATTGGGTTTATGGATAATGGTGGTACGGCATTTGCTGCCCTCAGCAGCCGTGGCGTAAATTCTCTCGGAGTTACCGCAATTTGTTGAGTAAAATACCTGCGATCCCGTCTTTGAATTACTCGGATTGGCGGGGTTGCCATTGGGAAGGACATACTGATTCGGTGTGGCCGTCATTTTTGAAAATGTTTGTTTTTGTTGATAGGTCCGACACCTGGCTTGAAGATAAGACGCAGTATTTGAATGATATGCGCGACTTACATTCGTATTTCCGCTTCTAACAATGCGTTTTTTGGGATTGAACGAGAGATTCTTGGTTTCATAAATACCCGTATTGATTTGGTAAGAACCAGGTGCACCGGGGACACCCACTTGTTTATAACCGGGGTTTTGGACAATCAAGTCGGGGGAGCACTCGCGCAGGAAGGGGCGCTTGATATCTTCAACTACATAGTTTTGTTTTGAGGCGACGCGATCGTCGCAACCGCATGAAGTTCCTCTAAATACAATACCGCCTGGACGGTCAATAAACCCGATAGTAGGACGCGATTTATTAGTTGATGCAGGTGTAAGACTTTTACGCCAGTGCTTAATGGGTCTTGGTTTGAAATTCGACCGTTTGATGACGTTTTTTGTATCGGGGAAATTACAGCATTTCGCATCACGACCGAAATCATCGGGGTTACTTTCAGATACGGGACCATTGGTTGCTGGGCGGGTAAAACCTGGATATATACTCCGCGTGGTGCTTTGCTTGGTAGAACGGATCGCCACATTCGTAATCTTTCTAAAATTGAGAGGCCATGAAACGAAATTTTTACTCATTGATCGTGTTGTTGTATAATTGAAATACTAATTATTCGTATATTACACCCTGATATTTTAATTTAGTATCTATATGTAGTAGTATAATGTTTGAATATATACAATTTTATACGAAAAACCTTTCGAATTTTACGGTCCTATTGCTATTAGGGTTGATTATCGCGATAATGGATATAACTATACGGAAGGTTGTAAAAGGTGTATATCTAAATGTGCGAGAGAATATGCGATTAAAACATGGCGGCGCTGGAAAGGAGGGATTGGAAACAAAGAAGGCGGGCAAGGGCGGCGCTAAGGGTGGCGGCGATGGGGACGATGACGGTGGTGGCGGTGGCGGTGGCGGTGGCGGTGGCGGTGGTGGTGGCGACGACCTTTGCCCCAAAGATTGTAGTGCCGTGGAAGCACTGCGAAAGCGCTTAACCGTCCTTATCGAAAACGCAACTAAACTACAGAAAGATGTAAAGGATAATAATGATATAATTATGACCCAACAAAAAACAATAGATAATATGCAACGCGCCGTTCAGAAATTAGTAGAAGCCGGAAATAAAAAAAAGTAGTCTAATAGTAGTAGCGACCCCCCACAATGATATTCGGTTCATTCATACACGGTGACGGTGACGGTGACGAAAATGTATTTAGGACAACTGTTAACGACTTTGTAAATGACACTAAAACACACCCTATCGTAAAATATAAAGCATTTATTGGTGTATTCCTGCTTGTTTTATCCGGAATGATTATATTAGGATTATTACATACCGACCGGATTTTCAACCATAGCGCCTGGCGACACTTATTCATTCCAGTTTCAGAAATTCGGGATAAATATGCCGAGATGACTGATGATGATGAATACAACCGATTATTCAACTATAGTTATTCGGATCGGGATCGGGGTGGGCGGAGTAATAATATGTCCGGCGCATCCGTTTTCCGTAAGGCAATCGAAGGATTTGATGGGAAAGTAACAGACAAAAAGGGGGCGTTTGTTTCGGCCGATGTAAAAGGTGCCGAAAAGGTGTCGGCCACTAAAAAGAAAACACCTTGCGCTACAGATTGTGGTCAATATCTTGAAATTAAAGGTCAAATAAATGCACTTTCGAAAATGGTGGACGCCGTAAAAGACCAGAAAGATCTTATAAAACAGACTTCTGAAGGGTTGCAGGGTCTTGGCAAACAAATAGAAGATCTTAATAAATCACTTTCGCCGGGTGGGCAAGTGAATATACAGTTATAATGAATGCAATCGGGATATTATAATCGGGATATTATAATCGGGATATTATAATCGGGATATTATAATCGGGATATTATAATATCCACTATCTATAACAGTTATTTACTATGTCGAACTCCAGTTCTAAAATGTCATTTTTAGGAGAGTCATATGACTATTGGAAAGGTGTAAAACAACCGAGTGAAATGAATATGTCGCCGGGGTTTTCGTTATCTACTCTGGCAAATAACGTGGATGGTCTTCTTTCGTATGTAGAAGTTCTTGTTTCAGGAAAAGGTAATGCGAGTGTCACTGGAAAACCGCTTGGAAATAAGTTTTTTCTTAAAACAACCGGAAAATGTAGTGCAACAAATATTGAGAAATGGCAAAAGGAACGCAAAGAAGATGAAGATTGGGAAAACTCATATCAGGATGTTATTGATAAGGAAGGTGCTCAAAAAATTACCGAAGATGAAGCAACTAAAATGAAAAATGCTCTTACTGAACAAAAGAAAAAGATGGATGAGGGGCGCGAAAAAGATAAGAAACTTGTAGAACGGTATATTTATGTGAATAATATTCCTGACGGGTCAATCCCGTTTATCGCAAGTGGTGCTGACGGAAATACATTTAACGATTTGAAAGGTTTAATCCCTGGTGCTATGGGAAATTTAGGTGCTTTAAATCCGGTTCCCCTATTTAAAGCATTTACGGCCGGAACATATCCTGATTGCGCCGAGATTACATTACAGACAGTTAATAATAAAAATGAAAAAAATAGCGAAACTCATTATTTGGCGTTGGTTGATGTTGTCGAATTGAATCCGTGCTTATTTTCAGATGAAAGAAATCCGGCAAGTGGTGCGAGATGTCGCAGAAGTGAAGGTTTCGACAAACTGATGAAAGAAAAAACACCGGATATATATAATAATAAGAACCAATACATGCTTGTCTCTGAAAATGGTGAGTCGACAGGTATATATGAAACAGGGAGTTTAGCTGGTTCTTCCGGAGTCGCGTATCAAACAACAGAACGTAGCCCACTTTCTTATAATATGGATACCAGTAAATCATCGCCTATGACTGAACTATCATTTGCGAAGTTCGGGCCTGGTTCCGCACCCGATCTTTCTACCAAAGATGTTATTGAAACACACAATTCGCATATTTCATCGTTTTTTAAAGATGACCTAGAGACAATCCGTGAAGACGGGGGAACATCTGGTTCGGACGCGAATGCGCACGGATATGACGCCATATTGGCGAAATTGTCGACATTAATTAAAAGTATAGGCGCGGACGGAGGCGGAGGCGGACAGGATCTGTCCGATATTAAAGGGGATACAATGTCGCAAATATATTACTACAGTATTACACTGATTATGTTTTATTTACTGTATAAAATACTATACGCTAAAAACAGGCGCTAATAATATAAACTGGACGCACGATCGCACGAACGCATGCACGATATGGTTTATATTATTACAATGATCACGATGATCACGATGATCATGATGATCATTTATTGAGATTATTACGTAACGTCTGATGGCGATTACGACGCTTATGATGGCGATGGGTCTTGTTTTTACGCATATTTTGGACGAAATGATTGCGACCACCACTAAATGATACATTGTTATCAGTAGAAGGTGCTCCGGATGGTTTTTCTTCTGTATTGCCACCTTCGCCGCCTTCGGTCGACGTAGATGCCGAAGGTTCTGGTATTTCTTGGATTGTCGACGCTGTTGCATCGGCACCAGTTGCATCGGCACCAGTTGCATCGGCACCAGTTGCATCGGCGTCAGATGCATCACCTGATTCTGAACCGGTCTCGGAACCGGTCTCGGAACCGGTCTCGGAACCGGTCTCGGACCCGGAATCGGATTCTGCACCTTCGGGTGGCGCAGCAGTTGCATCAGCACCTTCACCCTCGATTGGCGCGGCAGTTGCATCAGGTACATCTACAGGTTCAGGTGCAGGCGGTGCAAGCACAGGTTCAGGTGCAGGTGGTGCAAGCACTGGTTCGGGTGCAGGCGGTGCAGGTGCGGGTGCAGGTGCGGGTGCGGGTGCAGGCGGCGCGGATTCTTCATCATCGTCATCTAAACCAAGTCCAACAATCGGAAAGTTATTCCTGTCCGCGTGCTTTTTTAAGTATATTTTCAATTGCTTCAATGAACCTTCAATCGCAAAATAAGACGCCAATATATTTGAAAAGTCTGTATCATCTTTTGATGCAGACGGTTCAGTTTTACTCTTTTTTTCTTTATATTTAATTTTCAAATTTTCATATTTCGTGCGTAAATTTTCCATTTTATCAACAATCAATTTGAAATCGGCGTCATTATCGTCGACGTCGGATGCATCGTCACTACTGCTATCGCTGTCGCGGTCAGTGTCGCTGTCACCGGCATTATTGTTATCTACAGACGGTGCAATTCCTACAGCTGCTTTAAAGGTATCAAACATCGACTTTTTTGGGACCTCGGGTTGTGGAGGTTCCGGTTCCGACGACTGAGCAACTACAGGTACAGGTACAGGTACAGCCGCAGCAGCAGTTGCGGCAGCTTCACCTACAGATACCGGGGGTGTTGCCGATGTAATACCCAGTTTTTGTAGAATTGTTTCTTCTTTTTTCTTCGGCGCTTCTATTGCGCCAAGATCAACTTCACCGCCTTCGCCTCCTTCGCCTCCTTCGCCTTCTTTTTTTTCTACCGGTGAACTTGAAGTGATACCTAATTTTTCGAGTAATGACGGTGCAGGTGCGGATGCTTCGGGTGCTTCGGGTGCTTCGGGTGCTTCGGGTGCTTCGGGTGCTTCGGGTGCTGCTGGTTCTTTTTTGTCTCCTCCAAAAATACCACTAAGAATTCCACCCTCTTGTGCGGGCGCGTCTGATGCTTCGGGTGCGGGTGCGGGTGCGGGTGCGGGTGCGGGCGCCGCTGGTTCTTTTTTGTCTCCTCCTCCAAAAATACCACTGAGAAATCCTCCTTCGGACTTTTCACCAGGTGCCGGTGCCGGTGCCGGTGCCGGTGCGGTAGTCGTGTCACCGGGTCCTCCTCCTCCACCCGATTGCTGTCGTTGCCTTTGTCTATTTTGTAGATTCGCATATTTACTTGTTATACTTGATATACTCGTCATTCCTAGTATCTAAAATTTATATGTAATCCTGATTGTAATGTTGCTATACTATTATAATAATGCGATTTTATAATTGGGGACTATTTCTATAAATCGTATAAATATAATTATTATGATTATATTTATTATTTTGGGGCGTGACTAACTAGACTATCTAAATTAGAACTTGATGCGCTTGTGAAGTTCAAGAGCAACGAGACCACCAGCAATCTGGGCGAGGATGTAAGGAACAACATCCGACATGGGGATCTTTCCAGCAGCAGCCATCATAACAGTGACCGCAGAGTTGAAGTGACCGCCGGAAATGTGGCCTCCAAGCATGATCGCAATGGCTAAAGCCGCACCGATCGCGATAGCGTTGCCGGTGGCGATAATGACATAGAGGAAGAAAACGGATCCAATGAACTCAACAAGATACTTATTCAACATTTTGTAGCGCGTTATACAATAATTTAATAAAAAAAGTTTATCCTAAAGACATCCATTCTGTCCGTCGTCCGATTATTTCCCCGAGTGAAATGAATGATTTGCACCCTTCTTGGCCGGCGCAACACACCCACCCGAACGACAACGACGAATCGCTTCTTTTTGAACTTGAAGAACCGGACTTTTAAATGTCAATGTATCGCCTAAAGGTGTATGGGTCGAACTGTATCCAATTGAATGAATACGCCTAGATTGTATATACGAAGATGAATCGGTGGATGTATATATCTTCGTTTTCTTATTCATGATGGCGTTGTATTTTGTATCATCCGCACCAACCGCACCGGCTGTGCGGAGATAAGACGCGCGATTCATAGCGAATAAGGTGTCGGACGCCGAAGGACCAAACTGTTCCGGCATTGATATCGCACGATTTGACATTGTATACGAGTGTTTACGAGTGAGTATATTATGATATTGTGATAAAATATTAAAATATTATCAAAATATGCGTCGCGAAATATGCGTAATGCGGCGTGCGTCGTGCGCGTCGCGACATTTAACGGCGAATCGCACGTATAGCCGACTGGGCTGCGTTATTCGCACCACCAAACCCGGCGTCATTATAGTTGCGGTTGACGGCCATCTGCTTGCGGAAACGAATGTAGTCCGAACTGTCATAGACGTATTTGGTGTTACAAGTGGCGGATGGAATACCGGTGGCATCGGGCTGTGCATGGACTCCACCGGCTAAACCACGCCAACCTGAAGCGATACTTTGTTTCACGGAAGTGACCTGGTTTGAACCACCGGATGTGTAATTCTGACGGGAAAGATAGTCACCGGCGTTATTCACGACGCGAAAGGGGGTCGCAGCGGGGACGCGTCCGCCGTATTTCTTGCTTGCGGCAAGACCATTCCACGCATTACGAAGCATAAAACGGGTCGTCTCTAATTCAGAGCTGCCCTTAAGGGTTCCATTTGAAACAGGATGGGGGGATACGCCCTTCACGCCACCGCCTAAAGAGAACGTCATTGGCATTTTGATTGTATATAATATAATAATACATATATAATAAAACGTCCTCGCAACGTGGCATATTAGAACAGCGTCGGAGTGGAATGCGGAGTCGAGCAACGCGAGACACAGCGTGTAGCGACGGAGCACTGGAACGAGAATTACGTCATAATCCTCGGCGCCACATTCATCGTCGCCAATTCTTGAAACAGTAATTTACACGCATACGGGATCTGGACCAGTGCAAAATCCGCACGGTTGTCGCATGTCTTACAGAAGTGAATACTCCGTTCCTCATTGTATGACGCGATAATCCCGCATTTGCGACATACATGGACTTCGTATTTATCCGAGCAGTCATACATACGTCCCCTCGTAAAGCGAGACGCCCCGTGAGCCACCATCGCATCACGCTCCATCTCACCGAAACGTAATCCACCATCACGACTACGACCTTCCGCGGGTTGGTGTGTGAAATTCACCATCGGTCCAATCGAACGACTATGCTGCTTGTCAGCAACCATATGTTTCAACCGCTGGTAAAACACTGGACCGATGAAGATATCCGACTTGATTTGTTGGCCCGTCAGTCCATCATACAGCAGTTCATTCCCATTCATTTCAAACCCAACTTTCAGCAGCTCCTGGCTAATATCTTTAATATCATACTCACCGAACGATGTTCCGTCGCCGAATAATCCTAAATTCACAAGAACTTTCCCCAGCAACGTCTCTTTCAATTGCCCGATTGTCATACGCGACGGAATGGCGTGAGGATTGATAATAATATCGGGTCGGATTCCTTCCTTTGTAAACGGCATATCACACTCTGGAATGATGTTTCCAATCGTGCCTTTCTGCCCCATCCGACTGCTCACCTTATCACCAATCACCGGTTTACGGAATGCACGGACGCGAACTTTACAGAATAAGTATCCTTCACCATTGCTGTCGATATAACTCTTATCCACATAACATTCCTCTGATGTATGGTAAGCGCGACTGATGTCTTCGTATTTCACGACCTTCGTCGGGTCATTTCGGTTGTCTTTGATAGGCACGACCTTCCCCATAATAATATCGCGGTTCTCGATGAATGTATTTGCTGGCATAACACCGCGCTGGTTCAACTTGTCGTAATTCCCGAACTTCATTCCTTTGGTTTTGGAAGGATCCGGATGGCATCGGATTTCCTCATCGCCGTTGATTTTCTTGTCCTCGTCCTTCTCTGTATGGTAAATCGTGGCGGAGAACATCCCGCGGTCGATGGCGCCTTGATTGACGAGGACGGAATCTTCCTGATTGTATCCGGTATACGACATAATGGCGACGATGAGGGGCGCGCCGGAGGGGATTTCCGCGAGTTCAATCATCTGCATCAGGCGTGTATCCACGAGGGGTCGGTGGGGGTATGTTAGGACATATGCGGTCTTATCCATACGGCGGTGGTAGTTGGTCACGTAGATGCCGATGGCTTGCTTGCCCATGGCGCAGTTTGAACTCGCAAATCCATCGCCGGCGATGAACGAGTGATTCTCGCTGGCAACTTCGATATCGGAGACCAGACGATTTGATACAGGAATAATGCTGTGGACCTCGACGAATTTGATGCATAAGGCGACATCGTTGAACACACCTACCTTCAATGTTGGGTCATCCATCAGTTCTTTCACCGTCTTCCACCCCGCATTGGTTGAAAACCGATGGTCTTCCGTCGCAATGATTTCGCGACCAGATATCGTGGTTATCTTGTATACGGGTTGCGTATTTTCTTGGATGAAATGATTCACGACGCGGGTCTTGGTTACTTCAAATGATGTTGGGTGATATGTGATTACTTCGTCGCCGATTTTGACATCTTTGATTGCGACACGCCGACCATCGCTCATCAAGACGGTCTCGTTAATATCCAAACACTGATACGTATTCCTAGGCGCCTGATTATGCTCTGGAAACGGGATACACGACGCCAAAATCCCGAATATCGTACTGGGATGAATCTCGCAGTGCGAATACCGATAAATATACGGATCCATCGTGTTCTCTTCATTACGATACAAGTGCTTTGGACGCATCGCAATCATACTCAACGACTGTTCGTCTGGGTCGATATACTCAATGACGCCGTGACTTGCGCTCCCGTCGGTCGCGTCGCTCGCGTTCGCTCCTCCGTCGCTCATATGCGTCAGCAAATCATCCCATTCCAACTCACGCGACGCAATCCCCTGAAACATTTCCTGCGTGATATACAGGTCGTTCGTCTCTGGATTCACAAGAAGCAGTGGTCGCATCAACCGACCCGCATCATTACATATGCGAATCTCCGCATTCGGGTAATCAAATACCACCGATGTGTAAATATTAATCACCCCGCGTTGCTTCTTCAACTTGAATTCGGAATACAAACGAATCGGGTCCCTTGTAATACCAACCCAAATACCATTTACAAACACCCGAACTTGATTATACGTCTCGCACGGGGTAAGGGTCTCAATCCGCTCAATATATTCGTCAATATGTGTATGAAGCGACACCGGGTTAGTGTGGATTGTGACATGTGTCATATAACTGATATTCTTCACGACGCCGATACTGCCGCCTTCAGGCGTCTCTGCAGGGCACAGAAACCCCCACGATGTATTGTGCAATTTGCGCGGCGGGATCAGTTTCCCACTCTTGTCAATGGGTGTATTGATACGACGCAAGTGACTCAAGCTCGATGAATAAGTAAGACGGTTTAGCACCTGGGCCACACCCACTTTATTGCTGGTGAGACTCTTGATTCCGAAATCGCCGGTTGACAGGGCGCGTTTCAACCCATTCTCAATCGTCGTTGATTTGATGATTTTATACATATTCGTGTCATTGACGATATTCAGGTAGTCTTCCGTTGAACGCCAGGATCCCGTATTGATTTCGCGAACAATCTGTTTCGACATATCCTTCACGAGTTTGTTGAAATAATTACGGAATAGATTATTAAGAAGTGGTCCTGTCAAATCCACGCGTTTATTCAAATAAGAGTCGCGGTCATCCTGTTTGCTGATTCCAAAGAACGCGCGAAGCAATTTATGCGCCATATAACCCAGGAAGAATATCCGCTGTTTCTCCGTATTACAATGAGGAAATAGATCATTGTTAAGCACTTCCAGAGCAAATTCGCGCTTTTTCATCGCGCCGGTCTCTTTATCCATATTGATTGGCGTAAATATGACTTGGGAGATGACGTATCGGACCGCATCTTCTTGGGTCATAATGTGGTTGGCGTCGATGATGGACGCCTGAAGCGCCTCCAACATTTTGGTTTTATTATCGTCACTCGCGCTCGCACCCGCACCCGCGCTCGCGCTTATTTCATATACGATATACTCGCAAATCTCGCGGTCCGACATTACGCCAAGTGCACGAAACACGATAAACAGGGGGATCGGTTGCTTCATACGCGGGATTTGTATGACGAGGGGGTGACCGAATCCGTTTTGTTTCGCAACTACCATCATATTGATCTGCTTCGGTGAAATGCATTTGCTGTCTGGGATGGACTTAATTTCCGCAACCCATAACCACTTATTGTTGTTTTTCGCGACATTATAGCACACCACGCGATTTTCGGCTGCGCGTTCCTGACCAAGGACCGTCTTTTCACTGCCATTGATGATGAAATACCCGCCTGCGTCGTGTGGGCACTCCCCAGTAACGTTGTGGTTGAGATGATTGTGCTGCGTCAATACACAAATACTAGATTTCAACATAATCGGCAACTTCCCGATCTGCACCTTTGGGAAATTCTTGTGAATAATGGTCGATTGATTGGCGCTAGTTCGCACAATATACTTGATACTAATGTCAATTGTCATCATCGCGGCGTATGTGAAATTTCGAAGTCGCGCCTCTTGCGGAAACATGATCTTGGTTGCGCCCGTATTTTCATGGATTTGAGGGCGATACAGATACAAATTGCTGAACGAAACTTCAACTTCAAGACGGTGTTTTTGCATTCCTTTGTCATAATCTTGGTCGGATACGACACGCACCGGGTTGAACATATCGACCGTGCGTTTCAATTGAATGTTCACCATATCATTATACGACTCTATTTGATGTCGGACCAGTTGGTCCAAATGTTTTCCTTGAAAATATGAACCAATAAGCGTCCATGGTTCTTCAATGTAACTTCCGATTCGATCTGTTATTTTCTGCGATAACGCCGGTGTTTCGGTCGGCGCCGAGTATTTTGAATAACGAGGATTCATATTTTCATAACTTGGGGTTTCTGGTTCGATGACAGGTGCGACGGGATGTTGCTTTTTGACTAATTTAGGCATTTGAGATTTGACCACGTATGTATATTATCCGGGGTAAAACTATATTACAGATCAATTTATTTTTATATCGTTATAACGATATGACGATCAAATCCTAATTCAATCTCGTAAACAGATATAAATATTCATTTTGATATTATATTACATCTACCTTGTTGTGCGAACATCGCAACAATGTCAAACATCGTGAACGCCAGCGCACCTACCAACGCCAATAACAATAACAATAATATTATTCCGCCAAAAAGACCGAGAAAACGTAATCGATGGTGGTATCATAATCGTGCGACTCCCGAAAATACCGAAAGTAATAAACATCAAAAAATAGAAACGACGCCCTTGCCGACGTTGTCGACCGGAATAAATCTAGCGAATGAACGACTCGAGAATGAAAAACAGGTGGCGAATATGGAAAAACAGTTACATGATTATTTCCATAAAACAAGCACACCATATACGTATATAGATGATACAGGTGTATACAAATTCGCACCGGTGATACCGCCTTCACTGCCACCACAGCCACAGCAACAGCAACCGCCGCCTAATCCATTTATGAATTTGACATTCAATCCATTTATTCCATCTAACTCTACAGCACAATTATCTTCTTTATTTTCAATACCGTTATGTGGTGCATCACCATTTAATACAGTCGTCGCACCCGCGGCGGCGCCACCTGCCGCACCCGTACCCGAAATAAAAGATGTGTTTATAACCGAAGAGGTCAATCATATCGATGACCTTATCGCATTATGTGATAAATATCCATTATCGGATACTGTGAAATACAATATTAATATGACGGCAATTCACGCCATACGCGAACCTTTGATCGATTTGTCAAATATGATTGGTATGGATACAATTAAAAGGACGATAGTTGATCAAATTCTTTATTATTTACAAGAACTGCATCTTCCGGTTGTTAAAAATAAGAAAACCGCCACGGGTCCCGGCGCAGGTTCGCTACCACCGTCGCCACCGCCGCCGCCACCTTCACAACCGTCATTCAATCCATTCTCGGATCCGTTTATGTTCGCAGATGCTGGACGGTCTGCACCTCCACCATTATTTGATTTCAAAACATTAAATCAGAGAATATCCGAAAGCATCAAAAAAAAGATGTGTGAAAACACCGAATCGAATACGGATTTTACAGCACCTACAAAGGGCGATTTTATGCACACGGTCATATATGGTCCGCCTGGTTCAGGTAAAACAGAAGTTGCGAAAATAATTGGTCGGATTTTCAGTAATCTCGGTATATTAACCAAGAAAACATTTAAGAAGGTGAGTCGCAATGACCTTGTTGCAGGATATTTAGGACAAACCGCAATAAAAACGAAAGATATTATCAAGGCGTCGATCGGTGGTGTGCTTTTTATTGATGAAGCTTATTCTCTCGGAAATTCGGAGAAAAGGGATAGTTTCGCGAAAGAGTGTGTAGATACGCTGTGTGAGGCGTTGAGTGAACACAAACATAATTGGATGGTAATTATTGCCGGGTATGAGAAAGAACTCAATGATTGTTTTTTTAGTTTAAATGACGGTCTTAACTCGCGATTCACATGGCGGTTTAAACTTGATAGCTATAAACCGGGCGAATTGAAATCCATTTATGAAAAACAGGTGCGGGATTTTGGATGGACGATTGCGTCGGCATCGGCAGCGTCGGCGAATGGACACGGACACGAAAACGCATTATGCGATGAGTGGTTTGCCACACATATGGATTATTTTACAACATATGGTCGTGATATGGAAACATTATTTACGAAGACGAAAATCGCGCATAGTCGTCGAGTATTTGGTCACCCGAATTCAACGAAAACTGAGATTACAATGACTGATTTAGAAAATGGGTTCAAATTATTTATTGAAAACCCGGAAGTCAATGACCGGAAGGAACGCGGAAGTGGTGGTTCTTATATGAAAACACTTTATTTGTGATCGATTCCATTCGATTCCATTCCATTCCATTGTAGTATCTTATACAGTATATATAAGATACTTCATCATAAGGTCGGTAGGTGTACGTTATTATATACACGTTATAATATTCATACAAAATATCATAATGAGCGATAGAAAAAGTATAACAATAAATTCTGAATCTTTGCTTGGCGGTGGAAGTAAAAAAAACAACACAAGACGAACGAAAGGCGTCAGTAATCGAAGGATACGACCAAGTTCAATTGTTCAACCTAGTACTCTTAAAAAGACATTACTCGAGAGAATTAAACAGCATCAAAAATTACGTGAACAAGGGCGTGACCGTGACCGTGACAGTGACAAGGACCAGTCCCGGTCGGCAATTGACCCGATTAGTTCTTCTAAGAACGCACCCGACGCGGAGTCATCATTCACACAATCAATGGATTTCTTACGTAAATTGGCGTTGAAAAAACGACAGAATGCGACACAACGGAGATCGAGTGAGTCTATAATCACTGAACCGGCGAAGACACCTGAAGCCAAAATGTTGAATCAGGTGGCGGATACATTACATAATGGAGAAATTATTACAAATACGGGATTGATTGGATTGCCAATAATCAATACCGATATATCATCTATAATGAAACCTGCGATGGCGCCTATGGCCGCAATGGTTACGCCTATGGCGACAATGGCGTCGACGCCTACGCTGACAACACCTGAACTATCAAATTTACCATTTGGAATGATTCAGAATACGACCCTCCCGACGCTCCAGACGCTCCCGACGACGACGCCGAATATAACTCAATTGGCCGACCTTTATAATTCAACAATTGCATCTTCTGATTCAAATACTAATTCTACTGTGAAGGATACGGATGATTTACCTGTTCATGTTCCAGAGGAACCCGAGTCGTTTCTTCCATCTATTTTTATTAAAGAAGCGCCGCCTCACGGGTGTTTGAAAAATGGAACGAAACCGACATTTCGTGAATGGGCGAATAAATTGATTAATAAACCGGTGGAAACAATAAAGAATATGTTCGGAGGCGGTAGTGGCGACAGTGAGGGTGCGTCGGCGTCGGCGTCGGCGTCGTCGGCAGAAAGTACCAACGGCGGCGTCGTCGGCGGCGGCGCTAGAAAAACGGTCTCAAAACCGATTGATAATCCGGAAAATGTTGCAGGAATGCGTGTTAAAATCCGTAAAACTCAGAAAAAGAAATATCGTATTGGAAAACACGATGATGTTGTCGGCGTATTACTTAAAAATAAGGAATCTCAACGTCATATTCAGAAACAGCATCTTGCATTGAAACAGAAAACAATAGGGGAAATACGTAAGCATTTATATGACCATCATTTACTTAAAATAGGTTCTAATGCTCCACCGGATGTTCTTCGCCGGATGTATGAAGACTCGATTTTAACCGGTGATGTCAAAAATACCAATAAGGGGGTATTATTACACAATTTTATGTCGGGGGTATCGTAGACGCGGCGCGCATTAACAATGCGTGCATATATAAACCGTATTCTCAGGCATCGAATTTCCCGCCTCATCCTGCGTATTAATACTATTACCCGGTGGAAACAACAAATCTTCCAGTGTACGTCCGTGAATATGAAACTTCCGCGCCTTTTTCAAAAGAATCGGAATATCGCGTTGTTGGCGTTTTTGGATAAGATCATCATAAATATACTGAATCACATAATCAACAAGGTGTGTTTCCAATTGAATAAACATCGGGTCACTGCGTCCAATATTCCCGATTTCGCATGTATCTGACGCTGCGCCGCCACCGCCGCCACCGTATCCACCATGGCGCCCGTGGTGACCATTATTGATATTTCGATTATTCCGTGCAATATCTTCATTATAATAATCGTTTATCCGAATCGGAATATTGAATTTGTAATTCCAGAATGTATCGCAAGAAATACGCACATCAAGTGTAATCATTGGTATATTGTTTTTGCGAAAAGCGTCCATTGTCTATTATTATACCCGATAGTAACGTTATACTTTTATATTGTATTATGTTGCGTCGGGGCGATTCGTCGAACGAACGAACGATACTACATAAAAAGAACACTCGAGTAATATTATATATATATCTTCAACGGTAAAAATGAATATCTGTATACGTAATCCTCAAACGAAAGAATGGACATCATCTGTGGGCCGTAGTGGCGGTGGCGGAGTGTCACCCGCCATCCGCGACACGTATGCGGGATATAAAGACCGCGTGAATCATTATTATCAAGAACGACCGCACATCACCGGTGAGTATATTGTGTATCGCCCCGACAATGATCCATATTTGCCGACCTATATCGCACGAACTGCCGATATTCCCGCTTTAAACGATGGCACCGGTCTTGGTGCAGGATTGGGTGTTGGTGCAAGGAATAATCTGGCGAATAATATAACCATCACTCGAGAGATTCATGCGAGTATGGAGACTGCTGGAGTTGCGATACCGATTATAGATATGAACGATATATCAGTTTTTATTATTACGTCAACGGACGGCGCCGATTGGTTGCCATGTCGCGAGTATCAAGCGTGGGCGTATCGCGATTTTGTATATGACGAACACCGAAATACAAAAAAGTCGTATATGTCGCCATATTCGTCGCATTCCGCATTTAATAATACCATTCTTGTCAATCAAATCGTTACGATTCCCGTTTCAAATATAGCGCCGAATATTGTGTTTAACATCTCTCGAAATGAAAATAATAGTGTATACTTCGAGAGAAATGATGCAACGGGGTCGCGTGTTCGGATGTGTGATAATGAATATGCTAGGGTAGGGTATCGCGGTTTTTATACACGGATTACAATGGATGTGGGGGCTGTGGTCGTACCTCCGCCTCCGGGGTGGGGAGGCGGTCCTGCGGTGTATTACAATATAGCGTCGTCGTCGTCGTCGTCGTCGACGGTTCCGGTGACGGTTCTTTCAACTGCGCATCTCCCCGCGCCCGAAGAAACCGATGACGAAGAACATCAGTGTATTCTGTGTTTCAAGTTCAGCGTCAATGCGCGGTTTTCGCCGTGTGAACACACGGTTTGTTGTTCGGCGTGTTATTCCAAGATGACGAAAAATGAATGCCCGGTTTGTCGTGCGGTGATTACGCGGGTTATGAACGTCTGATGCGTTCATATATATCCTCTAACAATTCTTTCTTCTGGATAGCCGCGTTTCGCATTTGACAACACTGTCTCGGTGTATCAAAAAGGAACATTGGCACATTACGCCTTCTCAAACGTGACAATTCCTGACGCGTTAGCGGTAGGGTTTCTTCAACTATCAGTGTAGTCGGTTGATACAGAATATTGGTATATTTTGGAGATATATTCTGCATCATATATGTAAAATAGGCGTGTTCATATTTAACACGGGTCTCCGTCATATGTTTTTTCATTTTATACGTTCCGGAAATAAAATTAAAAACTAGCGTGGTTTCATTTACACACATTATTTCGCCTGTGGCGTAGATTCGGTATTGGACGTTCTTGTATGTTTTTTCGAGTTCGGCAAATAACACCGTGTCTTGTATTGCTTTTCGATACATAATTTGTTGATGTTTTGTGCCGAATTCATACATATTTATTGTTTTTGCCGCGTACAATTGGGGGACGTGTCCGCGCCCGTGCGTCTGTGCGGGGGACAACACAACGGTTTTATTGGTTTCGCGGTCCTTTCCGACAATGTCTGCTACAATATATGTATAATATGCGCCTGTTTCGAATTCCGCGGGGTTTATAAGAAGCGGACTTACCTCGTTGATGACGTCAGTGGTCGCCTGCGATGTATCATATGAGTTGATATGTATATAGTAATACTTACCAGCGTCTGCATCGGCGTCGCGGAATTTCGCAGCAGATAATCCTTGTGTGTTACATATATGACGCCACGGGTCTAATAATGTATTACGTGATATCCGTCGTTTCTCTAATGGGAAATGCTCTATCGGTACAGCGCGACTTCTTGTTCGGGATGAAGGTTGTGTAATATTGGCGTAAAACTCCGGGTCGACTTTTGACATATAACTGCTGTTGTTCGGTTATATATATTATCATTATACCTCTATATTGGTTTTTCAATATATATCATATGACCTGATGTATCGTCACGTCATAACAAATAATAAAGGAATAATGCGATATATATCATTCATTCATAAGACACACGATGGCGCTTATTAAAGAGTATTTTACATTAACCGAGAGATATACTGCAGAATATGGTCCAAATACGGTCGTTCTTCTTCAGGTCGGCGCATTCTTCGAAGTCTACGGACAAATAATTACTCCGGTCGCGGGGGCGGCGGGCGCGGGCGTTACATGTTCTGGAAGTCGTATCGACGATTTCTGCTCGATATGCGAACTGGCGAAAGCCAATAAAACCCCCGGATTCATTATGGCGGGATTTCGCGATTATGGACTGGATAAGTATTTGAAGAAAATACAAGAGGCCGGATATACGGCCGTGGTTTATGTCCAGGATAAGAATCCGCAAGTGCGTGTGCTTCAGGGGATTTATTCACCGGGGACATTCTTTTCAACAGATATTGCTGCTGGGAGTGGCGGTGGCGGTGGCGGTGGAGGCGGCGCCGGTGCATTGTCTAATAATATCGCATGTATCTGGATTGAGAAAATGCCCCGTAACGGGACACTGATTATGGGAATGACGAATATTGATATTTATACAGGTCGGTCGACCATCTTTGAAACAGAGAATAAGGATACACATAATCCTACTACTTATGATGAAGTCGAGAGATTTGTCTCGTCATATGGACCATCAGAAGTTATTATTATATCTAATCTCTCGACGAGAGAAGTTGAGGACATTATTCATTATACAAATATACAGGCGAAAATGATACATCGGGTATCTAGTGTAATGGATGCGCCCGGGTCAGGGTCCGGACCAGGTGCCACGAAGGCCTTGCGGTGCACTAAACAAATATACCAAATGGAAGTATTGAATACATTCTTTCCTGATGGTCTCGCCAAATCTCTCGAACAATCGTTTATGAACTATGAATATGCAACCCAATCTCTTGTTTTTCTTCTTAACTTCATCTACGAACATAATCCGAACCTGGTTTCTAAGATCCAAGAACCCGTCTTTGAAAATATGTCCGAGAGATTGGTCCTGGCGAATCATTCATTACGCCAACTGAATATAATAGATGACGGGAATAGCGGCGGCGGCGGTGGCGGTGGTGGCGGTGGCGGCGGTGGCGGTGGTGTCGGTCGCCTGAGTTCAGTATTATCATTATTAAATCATACAATTACACCTATGGGTTCTCGTGCATATAAATACGCACTTTTACATCCGACATTCTGTGCTGCAGACCTAGAAAAGGATTACGCCATTACCGACCATATTCTCTCGGCAAGTCACGATGACATCTCTATGCGCGAGAGATTATCCAATATGAAAGATATCGAAAAACTTCATCGACACATTATTCTACGCAAGATTACACCTTATCACGTCTTTGTATTATTTCATAATATACGTCATATTCGAGAATTATATACGTCCTGCCTGACGGACGCCACGCTTATTGAATACCTCTCCGAGAGATGGAATATCCGGGACGATATTGTGGGGAAGAGTACGCTCCTTCTTGATTTGTTTGAAAAGACATTGAATATTGAATTGTGTGTGAATATAACGGATACTTTATTTGAAACGAATATTATTAAACGGGGAATATCGGTCGAATTGGATAAACTCACCGACGATTATATGAGGACCCAGAAATCTCTCGACGCGGTCCAACAAACCCTTAATGAATTGATACATGCAGGTGAACGCCCGACGGCGGGGGGTGCTGCGAGCACCACGAGCGCAACAGATCCAGCAGATTATGTTAAAATCCACGAAACCGATAAAATGGGGATTTCATTACAAGCAACCAAACGGCGTACGAAATTACTCGAAGACAGGATTAAGAAACTGCCTCCTTCCGGGAAAGTGATTATGATAAATATACTACCGGACACCGGCGGTGGCGGCGGTGGTGGCAGCACATACGCATTTGATACATCCGCGCTGACCTATCCCACCGCATCAGGAAGTAACAATACCATTCACAGTCAGCAAATCTACGAATTATGTGCCGCCGTCGTTTCATTACGTGTGAAAATATCGGATATGGTCTCGCTTATTTATTATAGATTTATTGATTCATTACATGAATATTACCACGATTTCGAGAATATGACCGCATTCGTATCGGCGGTGGATATGATACAGAATCGGTGCTACGTTGCGCGGAAATACCGGTATTGTCGACCGGTGATTGCGGGTGGCGCTCAGGCGGATGCACCGTCGTCGCAGTCGTCGTCATTTGTCCGTGCATCCGGACTTCGTCACGGTCTAATCGAGAGAATTAATGAAGAAGAATGTTATGTTACCAATGATGTCGAATTGGGTGGCGGCGGGATGCTGCTTTACGGGACAAATGCTGTCGGGAAAACCAGTCTTATCCGTGCATTAGGTGTCGCGGTTATAATGGCGCAAGCCGGTTTCTATGTCCCTGCATCGTCATTCGTATATCGCCCGTATCACGCAATTATGACACGTATTCTCGGCAATGATAATCTATTCAAAGGTCTATCCACTTTCGTCGTTGAAATGTCGGAACTCCGCGTGATTCTGCGAATGGCGGATACACATACACTCGTTTTAGGTGATGAATTATGCTCTGGGACGGAGATGGATTCTGCAATCAGTATTTTCGTCGCTGGTCTTCAGCATCTATATCGCAGTGGCGCATCATTTATCTTCGCAACTCATCTCCATGAAATTGCCGGTTATAGCGAGATTCAAGATATGTCACCGCGACTTCGCCTCGCACATATGCGCGTATTCTATGATAAGTCACGCGACACTCTCGTGTATGACCGAAAACTCCAGGATGGTGCAGGCGAAAGCATGTATGGACTGGAAGTATGTAAATCACTTCACCTGCCGGATGACTTCTTGGAAAACGCCAATACGATCCGGGTGAAATATCGCGGGGTCAGCACAAAAACCCCGACGGCCAGTATTCTAGACGATGCAACACCGTCGAGGTATAATGCAACCAAACTACGCAGATTATGCGAATTATGTGAAAAAGCTCGCGGGACGGAAATTCATCATCTACAGCATCAAGTATGTGCTGACGAAGACAATTTCATAGGACATATGCATAAAAACCATCCGGCAAATCTGGCGTCTTTATGTGAAGAATGTCATCACGAAATACATACGACGGGAGTCCAGCACATTAAAGTGAAAACGGGGAAAGGTGTGCGGATTGTGGCGAAACGGAACACGACGCCGGCGACGACGACGCAATGATATTATCTATCCGTAATGTAACTATGGATAAAGTATCAAGCACATTGACGGCAATTAAAGACGCGACTGCCTCCGGTGCATCAACCGTAGGCGGATTCTTTAGTTCGTCAGCAGAAACCAGTGTATCGTCATTCAAAGGAACCAGTTTAGGCGAATCATTTTTCAAGAATATAACCGCGATTATCGTGGTTGTGTTTATTTTGTTGGGAGGTATATTATATATCGAATTAGGTGCACCAGGGGCGACGACCGGAGGACCTAAAAAAGAATATATAGATAAAACGGTGCATATTGAACCGAATACTGGTCTCAACGCCGCAGGCGGCGGCGGCGCCGCCGAGTCCCGCGCCCTCCCCACGGACGTTCCATGGACCGTCCCCGCTTTAAGTATCCGAAACGAACTTAAAGAGGCGTTCGGGACCAAATACACCGACGCAGAATTGGAGAATATACATACGAAATGTAGCGATAAATTCTGTGTCATGAACCAGAAATCGCCTGAGGATTTAGAGAAAGCGTGTAATTCTGTGACGTCTCGAATGATGTGCGGGACGAAATGCTGTTGTGGATGGACGAAATATGTCGGGTTTGAAGGCGATAATGATCCGACGGTTGCAATGAATACGGCTCAGGCGAACGCGGATGATCCTAGCGGGGCTAGTGCGACAGTTCCTGGGAAGTGCGTTGCAGGGAATTCAAAGACGCCGTTTGATCGCGTGGATAACCAGAATCAGGCGCGCGATATTGACTATTATTATTATTTAGGACAGTGCGTTGGTGGGCGCGGGTGTATGAACAAGGGCGCCATACGAACGTAGGTGATTATTTTATACGCTATTTATATAACAGGATATAATGAACCAGATCCAGAACCAAAAGCAGACCGGCGGATACCCTTTGGTGCAGTCACCGTCACGGTCGCGGTCGAAGTCACCGTCGCGGTCACGTACCAAGGGAACCGACAAACACAGATCAAACTCAAAAAACAGAGGTCAATCACAAAACCAGTCGCAGAACGGTGGACGCCGTCGTAAGCGTACGTTGCGCCGTATGAAGAAGAAGATACAATAAAAATTGATATATAAAAACAATATATTATCATATATCAATAACCCCGCCATCACCAACCAACAATGATCATCCCCGTCAAATGCTTCACTTGCGGAAAAGTTCTGGCCGACAAATACCGATACTATTTAGCTGAAGTGCGTAAAATCAAACTTTCCCGCGACCTCGATGTTGACAAGGTTATTTACCTCACTGCAGAATATATCGACAAGACGCCGGAAGGCGAAGTCATGGATACACTAGGACTCACGAAGATGTGCTGTCGCAGACACATGCTTACTCATGTAGATATTGTTTAAAAAGGGTATGTTAATACCCTGTTAAACGAGATAGATATTGTTTAAAAAGGGTATGTAAATACCCTGTTAAACGAGATAGATATTGTTTAATTTCAGCGTCGCATAAATGTTCCGCTTCAGCGTCGCATAAATGCTCCGCCATTACCTAGAGTTTACGATATACGACAAGCGATATATTTGTATTTTTTATATTATAAATATATATCAAATGGCCAGTCGTCGTCGTAGTAGTAAGAAAAGTTCGGGTAAGCGTCGCCGCGGTAGGCGCACTGAAAAGAAATCACACAAATGGCATCAGACTGGATGTCAAAACCAGACAGGTGGCGGGAGTATGACCGGTGGGTGGGCGTGGGGACCAAGCGACACACATCATCAAACTGCCGGAAACGATGTCGTACCTCATTCTATCAACGGCAATCATTACGCCTTTAACGCGTCTACCATGGCGCCCCCTCAGGCAAGTAATGCGATTGTAGAAAGGAACAATATGGCGGCGCTATCAGGCGGTGGTCGTCGTCGTCGCGGTCATGGTCGCGGTCGCGGTCGTGGTCGTAGTGGTTCAAAGAACCGCCGCCGTAAGTCCGGAACTAGCAAATCACGCAGGATTGCGTGTCAGAATGGTGGTGGATTTATGGAATATGCTCCAGAACTTGTAAGAGGTGCCGGCAATTCTTTATTGGAGACACCCGCTAGTATAGTCAACGGATTACAAGGTGCAGCAACCCCGTTTGTGTCATCTAGTCCAACATCACAACCTATCGCAAAACCGATTGAACTTAAGTAAATTGCCGATAGTCGTTATTTAGTATATTATTGTGTGTATAAAATATATACACACATTATATAATACATACCATACATATACACTGTAATATGGACGTTGTCACCCGTATTCGATCATTATGCACCCCCGCATTTGTTTTTTTCTTCATTTCCGTCATTTCATTATTCCTTATGATTTATGAAAATATCGAAAATACGCATTCATATTGTTTCGGTAATGTCAGTTGTAATGTGGCCAATACATCGATGGTATTTATCGTGAAAATCGTGTTTATTGTGGCCTGGACATGGTTTTTAGATGTATTATGCTCGCGTGGTTATGAGCGCGTCTCGTGGTTCATCGTCCTTCTTCCATATATCTTGTTATTATTAATCTTGATGGTCGTCGCATCCGAAATCAAGAATACCGGAAAATTAAATGAGGCGAGTGTCGCAATCCAGCTTCAAGGCAATAATGATGCGTTTGGCGGAATGTTGATGCGGTTCTAAGGTGCGCATGCATTCATTCGCGCATTCGCGCACTTCGTGAATCATAATAAACAATTTTCATTATGATTTCATATAAGCAGTTATTCGTTAAATATTGTAAGTATATAGTATAGTATAGTATATTAGTATATACTGAGTATGGATTCTGACCCAGAACTTCCGTGGAAAGTAATCAAGCGTCTATTTGATGACGACCCTCAAATGATGATTCGTCACCATATAGATTCATATAATGATTTCTTCGGGAAAGGGATTTTCAAGATATTCCGCGAGAGAAACCCCATTATCCTACAGAAAGAACAGGACCCAGATACGCAAGAGTTCAATCTTCGCTGTGAACTATATTTAGGTGGAAAGAATGGCGACAAGGTTTATTTCGGAAAACCCGTTATATACGACGATGACCGCGAACACTATATGTTCCCCAATGAAGCTAGGTTGCGTAATATGACCTATGGAACTACGATTCATTATGATGTCGATGTCGTATTTAAGATTGCTGTACCTGACAGCGGAGAAGGGGGTGTCGGGTCCCGCGTAGAAGTCACAACCGCCACTCTCGAGAGAATTCTTCTCGGTCGATTCCCCATTATGATCCAATCGAATCACTGTATTTTACACGGCCTTGAACCGAAAGCACGGTTCTATATGGGTGAATGTAAAAACGATTATGGCGGTTATTTCATTATCGATGGCAAGGAAAAGACGATTATCTCACAGGAGAAATTCGCGGATAATATGCTTTATATCCGGGAAAACAACGAGGACAATATGTATACGCATGCGGCCGATATTCGCACCGTAAGCGAGGATGCGTCCAAACCTGAGCGTACCCTCTCGGTGCGTATCGTCGCGCCAACCAGCCTTCTCACCAATAAACAAATCGTCGTGAATATCCCCAACGTGCGTTCCCCCGTCCCGCTTTTCATCGTGATGCGTGCGCTCGGCGTCATCTCCGACCGCGATATCCTCGAGTTCTGTCTTCTCGACCTTGATGAAAACGCCGAACTCCTCGATAATTTCATTCCATCCATCCACGATGCGAATAAGATATTCACACAGGAAGGCGCGATTAAATTTATCGCCACACTGACAAAATCGAAGACAATACCACAAGTCCATGATATCCTGATGAACTATTTCCTGCCCCAGGTAGGCGAGACGAATTATATCCAGAAGGCGTATTTCTTAGGAAATATGGTGTATAAATTACTCCGGGTATCTCTCAAAATCGACGCCCCCACCGACCGCGACAGTTTCAAATTCAAGCGGATTGAATTAAGCGGGACGCTCATTTTCGATCTTTTCAAGGAGTATTATGCACTTCAACAACAACATATCCGTCTCTCGATGGATCGCGAATATTTCAAAGACCCGAAAAAATACGAGAAGAATTTCGTCGGTCTTATCCAGATGAACTACCAGGAATTCTTCCGCGAACGCATCGTAGAGACCGGGTTCAAAAAAGCATTTAAAGGGAATTGGGGCGCAACGGAGCATACGAAGCGTATAGGGGTCATCCAGGATCTGAACCGGTTGTCATACAATTCATTTCTTTCACATCTTCGTAAAATCAATCTCCCGATGGACAGTAGCGCGAAGATCGTGAAACCGCGTATGCTTCACGGATCGCAATGGGGGATGATTGATCCAGTTGATTCACCGGATGGTGCGAATATCGGGTTTCATAAACATCTGGCGTTTGGCACACGAATCACAAACCATTGTTCGGGATACCCGATGATGCAGTGGTTGCGCGAAGTCGTGAAAATGCACCTTCTGGAAGAAAGCACACGAATGTTTCTTTATTATACGACGAAGGTGTTCGTGAATGGAACGTGGATTGGTGCAGTGACTCGACCCGAAGAAACGATGCGTCTTATTCGCCTTCATCGGCGTAATGCACTAATCCCGATTTATATTAGTTGCCGATGGGATATTAAAAACAATGAAATTCATGTATATACGGATGCTGGACGTTTATGTCGCCCTATTTTCTATATTGATGAAGAGACGGGGCGACCTAGTTATGACAAGGATGAAATCCTGGAAATGATACGCGGTGGAAAGGCGTCGTGGATCGAAATGACGACGGGATTTACTGCGAAATCAGACCCCACATTCAATCCGTCTCACTGTAATTATTATACAATCGATGAATTGTATGGTCGCGCACATGATACATCCGCGTTGTCCGCAAAACAGAAAGTGACGGAGGATGTTGCGCGTGTAAATACGATTGAGGATTTCCGGCGGTTGAAGGCGACACAAGCCATTATCGAATATATCGATACTTCGGAGACGGAATCTACCCTGATTTCAATGAGTCATAAATTCGAGAGACCGGTGGTGGCGGCGGATGAGAGCAAGATGAGCAACAGTGACAGCGATAGCGGCAGTGACAGCGGAAGCGAACGCGAAAGCGAACGCGAACCAGAAAAGAAAGACGAAATCCGTCGTGGTATGACCGAGTCTGGCGCCCTAACACCCAGAACTCTTGCCAAGGCGCGAGAGTTGAGTCGACGCGTGCTTGATAAACTGCGAAGAGACGATGCTGCGGCTGCAGGCGCCTCAGGCGTGGGGGGTGAAGAACAATCCGGTGGCGCCGGAGCAGCCGCAGTAGTGGTACGCAAACACCGTCGAAAGCACCGCCGCCGCCACAGTAGTAAGCGCCGCGGACATACATTATCGGTCGACGGAAAACAATACACACATGTCGAAATCCACCCGTCACTTGTTATGGGCGTCATGGGAAACCAAATCTGCTTCCCGGAAAATAACCCCGTCGCCCGTAATGTGTTTGGATGCGGACAAGCCAAGCAAGCTGCGTCACTCTATCACAGTAACTACCAAGTCCGTATCGATAAAATGGGCGTCGTCATCAATAACGGCGAAATCCCCATTGTGAAAAGTCGGTACCTCGACCTTATTAATCATGAAGAACATCCTTGCGGTTTTAACGCCATCGTCGCGATTATGTCATTCAATGGATACAATGTTGAAGACTCGATTCTATTCAATGAAGCGTCGATCAAACGCGGAATGTTTCGAATCACGTATTATAATATGTATGAAGCGCGCGAAGAAAGCAGCAGTGTCCGCGGCGCACAACGTGATACCCGGTTCGCGAATATCCAGAAAGAGGGCGCGATCGGTATTAAACCCGGTTATGACTATAGTTATCTCGATGATAATGGTCTTATTCGCGAAAACACCGAAATGGATGACAAAAAAGTCGTTATTGGTATGGGGTCAGTGAGTATCCAAAATGAAGGGGGGCAAATGCGTGATATGTCAACGATGCCAAAGAAGGGACAACTCGGTTTCGTTGATAAAGCATTTATGACAGAGGGCGAGACGGGATTTCGTATCGGAAAAGTCCGAATCCGCGAGGAACGTTTTCCGTCGATCGGTGACAAGTTCTGCTCTCGTTGTGGTCAGAAAGGGACTGTCGGATTGATTATTCCAGAGAAGGATATGCCATTTACGAAGGATGGGATTCGACCGGATATTATTATTAATCCTCACGCTATTCCTACACGTATGACGATCGGACAACTCATCGAGTCGCTTATGGGGAAAGCGTGTGTTCTTCATGGTGGATTCGGTAATTGTACCGCCTATACAAACAATGGGACCAAACACGAATCATTCGGGTCGGTTTTGACAGAATATGGATATCATTCATCGGGTACAGAGATTCTATACAATGGAATGACGGGTGAGCAAATAAAGAGCGATATTTATATCGGACCCACGTATTATATGCGTCTGAAACAGATGGTCAAAGACAAAATCAATTATCGGTCACAGGGTCCACGCACCCAATTGACACGTCAGACGGTCCAAGGTCGTGCGAATGATGGCGGTCTTCGTGTAGGTGAAATGGAGCGTGATGGTATTCTTGGGCATGGCGCGGCACACTTCCTGAATGAGTCACTGATGGTACGTGGTGATGAATATTATATGGCCGTTTGTAATAAGTCGGGTATGATTGCGATATACAATCCAAACCAGAATTTGTTTATGAGCCCGATGGTGGATGGACCGATTAAATATTCTGGGGGATTGACGGCGGATGCGGGGGGTGCGGGTGCAGGCGGGGCGGGCGCGAGCGGTGCAAGCGTAATCCAAATGACGAAGTTCGGACGATCATTTAGTATTGTGCGTATTCCATACTGTCTCAAATTACTTATGCAAGAATTACTAGTTATGAATGTTCAGATGCGTATTATAACCGATGATAATATCGACCAACTTCCGAGTATGTCGTATTCTAATAATGTGTATAAGTTGTTGAAAGATGGTAAGGGCGCGATGGGTGTGGATGATATCATCGAGAGAAATCGGATAGCGGCCGGTCTTAAACCGCGACCTCCAGTGACGTCATCGTCGCAAGGAAGGGGTGATGCGGGCGAAGGCGAAGATGAAACAGGAAGGGGAAGTCGGGTTTATTTGCCCGGTCGTAGCGAGGCGGAAGCGGAAGGTCCGACATATATATTGGGACCGGGCGAGTTTATGAAACAATTTGATATTGACGATCACCCTGAAGATGTTATTCTTGATTTGGATATTGATACAAAGACGAGTATTCGCAATTTTGGTTGGCGATTTGCATTGAAACCAGAGACCGCCCGCCAAATGAAAGGTGCGGTGGGCGGCGGCGCTGAAGCACTTACTGTTCAGGATTTAACCGGCGAAGATCTTGTTCTTGAATCCATTATTCTGGATAAAAATGGCGAACCTACCGATCGATGGACGATTAGTGGTCGACAATGGATTGGTGATTATCCTACACATTTTCCTGATGGTTGGTTATCTGGAATGCTTGTATATCCTGATGATACCCCTATTGCCCCAAGTGATATGGTGGAAGAATTGCGTAAAACACGCAAACCATTGAACTGGGTTCGTGCGATTATAACACTCATTGAAAAACGGATTACACGACAGGCGCGGAGCGTCTATGAGAAGAACAATGATGTCCTTTATGAAAACTCGCGAAATATTGCGGCCAATGAGAAGGAGTTGGAGCGCGTATCTAGTGAAATCGAGCGCGCCAAGAGAGAAGGAAATGTGGCGGATGAAGAGCGCCTGAAAGTCCAAATGACGCGACTTACGGACGAACGCATGACGTTGAATACACTGCGCCGAGAACTTGAGTTAAGTGTTGGAAATGAACAAGCAATGTTAGACGAAGGATTGGTACCTAAGACACCGGAATATAGTAAAAGTTTTGATTATTCTCCAGTTGCTCGAGCAGGAGCGGCGGGTGCTGACGGCGGCGCAGAGGACGCCAATCGGTTGCGCGGTGCAGTCGCATCATTTAATGAGAAGATGCTTGAGAAATATGGCAAGGATGATGAAAATATACCTAGCACCGGCGCGGGAGCTGGCGAATCAATGACTCCGAGATCACCTGCGTATTCTTCTATTTTTGAAAATGATGATGACCAGCGTGGCGGTGGCGGAAATCAACGCGGCGGAAGTAGTATCAGAAACAACGGTAATACCGGCAAGTTTATCCCCCAGATTCCCACGGGTGTTCTTGAAAGTTACTTGAATTCGCGTCATCCGGGATTGGCGTCAATGGCGCCGGCGTCGGTTTCACCATTTTATCAAATGGGCGGCGCCGGCGGTGGTTCCGGTGGAAGTAATCTAGGTAGTAGTATGACAATGATGAATGTTCCTGTTGTTGCAACAATGCCGATGGCGGGAATGATGCCCCTTCAAGGTCAGGCGGTGGCGACAGGACAGCAGATGACCGCCGCGGCTGCGGGACAGACACCGGCGCAAGCGACAGCCGCAGCACCAGCACCAGCGCAAGTAGGTGGCGCACCGCCGTCATCCGAACCAAATGCGTCCGGTGTTAGGGCCTTCACCATAAAATACTAATCTGCATGTTTATAGTAATAAATTGAATAATATAAAGATTTATTACTATTATATATCAAGAAGCGTTCACCACACAATGGCCTCTAATACAACCACACACATAAGCAGTGGAACGATTTCCACCTTATTTAAATCAAGAAACATCCTTCTTCAACTACTAGAAAAGCAGGGACTGGATGTGTCGAATTATACCGATTATGGTGTCGCTGAGATCCAGACGATGTATGCAAACAATCAACTGGATATGCTGCTTTCGAGTGAAAAGGATGTCCATCCATCCCGGAAAGTATATGTAAAGTATCATTTAGCCAAAACATTGCGCCGTGAAAATATCAACCATATGATTGACGATCTCTATTATTTAGAGCAAGCACTTCAACCAACTGACACACTTATTATTGTTATGAAACAAGAGGTAAACGACACGATTATCAATATTCTTAATGAGATTTGGGAAAAGGACCGAATCTTCATTGTGATTTATTCACTCGATCGTCTTCAATTCAATATTTTGGAACATCAATATGTTCCAGAACACGTGGTTTTAAGCGAAACCGAACAAGAGACCGTCGTCAAGAAATACAATATTACGGACATGAAACAACTGCCTAGCATTTCGAGATACGACCCCGTGGCGCTGGCGATTGGATTGCGACCAGGACAGGTTTGTAAAATAACGCGCCCGAGCAAAACATCAGTCACGAGTTTATACTATCGTTATTGTATTGCGAAATAATGGAATGAAATGAAATGGAATGGAATGGAATGAAATGAAATGGAATGGAATGGAATGGAATGAAATGGAATGGGACGGAATCGACGGAATCGACGGATTCGACGGAATCGATTATTTTTTTATGTTGCTATAATAACTGATTGAAATAATAAATAGACAAAATGTCATGTGCAGCAGGCAAAACATATAATATAAATGGAGTAGAACGCACAGTACCAACACCAGAAACAACCGCAGATGTAAATGTATGTAATGCAACAAAAATACTCGAGAATTTACATAAAGGTTTTACTGAAGAATATAGCACCACTACTCTAGATGCGAATAAAGATAAACCCAGTTACTATTTACGAAACCAACCAACAAGTAATTCTAATGCGGACAGAATTAATCGGTTTTATAATACTATGGCACCGGCTAATGGCGGAACTATCAATGATGATGATTATAAAAAAATGATTTCGGTTATTATGAAAGGTGCCGAGGATACTGGCGTTACATACGATACGATACCATCCACAATCACAGGTCTAACAGATTTTAGTACCCAGTCAACCGAATTCAAAGGAATCTACGGACTGAATAAGGTCATCGAAATATTAGACACAAAAACAAATACATTATTAACTGGAATAACGACCACAATAACAGCAGACGCCAACTCAGGCGATGCTATTTCAAAATATAACCAACGTAGTGATATAAAAAATACATTGGAAGAAATTGCCTACCGCGAAAATCAGATATATAGAGAGAAATTCCTGAATATCATTTTAATTGTGGTGGGTATAATATTGGTGGGTTCACAATTGACCCAGAAGTTTTTTAGTGGTGGTGGAGGTGCCGGCGGTGGTGCGGGTCTCGGCGGTTCATTCGGATTCGGTCTTGGAGGTAGTGGAGGATTATTTAGTCGGTTTGGTGGATTAGGGTTGGGAAGTAGTGGTCGCTCTCATTTTGATATTGGAAACTTATTCAAAAATAGTTCATACACCTTAAAGCAACGGTAATGGAATGGAATGAAATGAAATGGAATCGAATCGAATGGAATCGACCGCGAACCCCGGCACCTGTCCGGATTTCTTATATGTTATAATATTAGATATCTTATAACATAATAAATGTCAAATATTATAGCTAGAGAAATACCGTATAATAAAGAAAAATCCCCATTATTTCCAAACGCGACACCTTTTTCAATTGATAATTTTCAAACAAAGGCGACCACCGAACCACCTATAAAAATCAATAATGATACAGCTTTAGATAATACCCTATCGGCACTTATGACGGATTATTCAGCGGATACTGGCGTGAGTGCTGACAAACCCACTTCTGAAAAGAATACAGAAGGAATGCTTACTGGAACAAGTGTTAATTTGAATTTGCTTCAGGGCGATCTTTTTTCATACGGAAAATATGATACGGTTAAAAATCCGATCCAACCATTTACTGTATCGAAAGAGGGGATGAGTAGCGGAGGAGTTGTATCTTATAAAGAGGGGTTGTCAAATGACGTTAGTGGGGGGACCGTCACTACGACTACATCAGGCACAACCAGCGCCGGGAAAAGTCAGAAACTCCTTGATCTCGAAAAGAAATTAAGCGAATTAACCACGGATTATACGACACAGTATCGGTTATATACGGATGATATACTTACACGATCACGGTTTCTGCAAACCAATAGTCAATATACAGGGAAACTCGTCCGAGATATTTCGTATTCGGGGACAGACGCAAGTGCTGCATTTTATTATGTAAACTCATTCGGGTATGCACATCGTTATAAGGATGTATCATCTGTAATGTTATACGATAGTAAAACGTGTCCGGATATTTCAAGGAATGTGGCGTTATCCAGTGACGACAAGGCCAACCCATTTAAAATCACACCCGCGTCGTTTGTGGATATTAGTGGGAGTACCGGTTTTAGTCGATTTGCCGATTATGTCAGTTATGATATGGTGGGTTATACGCCATGTTTAACAACCAAAAATGTGAAAAGCAGCGCCACCGACCCTGAATACGCGTGGGTCGATGTAGAAGGCAAGAAACACGTCTATGAAAAGGGGGTCTGGCCTGATAAGCGGCATTCATCATGTTTGACGGCAATTGTTGGAGAACCGGTAGAATTATCACCGGACCAGTATAAGGCGCTGCCTACTGCAAGTGATGCGCCAATGAAGGCGGATAGCGAATGTTTTCGCGCAAGTGTGTCTCCTAGTATCAACACCAAACTGGTCGATCTGAAGAAAAAAATAGACGACGTCGTAAATGAAATAAAGAACGAGAATCAGAACATACTTAATAATGCGGCCAATACGACTATTATTCAACGAGACAAGACATTTGCAGAAAAATGGGGCAATTTAGACGAAGATATTTTAGCCCAAATTAAAACATGGTTCGGTGATTATTATTATCCGGCAGTATACGTATTCTGGTGTTTTGTTATATTGGTTGCAGTATTGATGATATTCAAGTTCGCGTTTTTGTTTGTATCGCCTGGCGGTGGCGGTGGCGGTGGCGACGGTGGCGGTGGCGACGGTGGCGGTGGTGGCGTATTCGGACTCGGAAGCAGCGCCGGCGCCCCCACCGGCAGTAGTAGTGACGAAGGCAACGGAGTATCATTATTAGGAGTAGTTATTATGTCGCTTATTGTTATATTTGCCGTCTATTACTATTTTTCGTATACATACAATCTTAATGTCGATATTACGCGCAATGATTCAGATACCGTATATACGGCAACGTAATAAAGAACTGTACGTGATAATTATATCTGTACGTCATAATTATAATCTGTACATATTGTAATATTATAATTATTATCAAAATGAGTTATTCGGATTCGTCCCAACTGCTCATTAAACAGGCCGAATTAAAGACTCTTCAGCAAAAATATGACAGTTATACAAATACGGTTAATGGACCATATCAAGACATTTCTAGTGCTAGTATCACCATTACCGCAAACAAAAACGCAATATCAACCACGAATCCTCCGCCGGGTACTTCCCCCGGTGAAGATTTTGGCGAATATTGGAAGTTTGTATCTTCAGGTGCGCCTACTGCTGCTGAATGTTGGACGTCGGCCTCAAGAGACGAACGAATCTTTCAAAAAGTTGTATATACCGGCGCAGACACCACGACCAATAAAGGCGACGCTTCATGGAACCAACAGTGCTACGGTCTTATTTGGAACGCACCCCCAGACGCCTCTTATAACACAGATGCACCAGGATATTCGACGATGGTTGCCACATCTGGAGCATCTGGAGGATTTACAGACTCAGACCGTATCGCCAGAACATATACCAAATCAGGTATAACCTCAGCTGATAAGTTAAATGAAGCCACCCAAATTGCGAATTTGAAATCAAATATTGACTCATTAGTTGAAGAAATCGCCCTTATTGCAGGTTCGTCAATTAACAGCGAACTTTCTGCACTATCGCAAACATCGGCCGACCAAAAAACCGTCATTCAAAAAATCAACCAGTATATGAATTCAAGTTCTACTGAAATCGCCAACAATTATAAAACGATCGACCAACGCAAAAACTTGAATAATCTCTACGAGGATATCAATAAACAAATAACACTAACATCCCGCAAATATAAATTCGTATTTTATTTCATTATTGGTATTGTTATTATAATATCATATATGTCGTATGTATCCAAACTTACAATCCTGGAACAATTGTCTGAACTTTCGAAATATGTCGCGTTGGGATGGTGGACCAATTGGGGCGTCATTACATTTGTAGTCGTTTTATTGGTTCTCTCTTCATTTGGATGGGATATGAAAGGAAATATCATTATGATTTGGCGATATATATCAGACCCCGATTTTTGGACCGGGCAAATGTGGTGGGTCGGTGTCTCGTTCTTGTTTTTGATTGTTATCTTTTTACATGCGTCCTTTAAATCGTTTTTCGGTGATACACTCGCAGGTTTGGAGAAAATGGGCGGAGAAGGTGATTCAGAAGAATAATAATGAAACAATAATATTTTTATGATTATATAGTAGTAATCATAAAATGTTTTATCAAAATTCAAATGATTTAGTAAAACAAGCTGGTGTGGAATCGGGACACGTCCAAAACTCATACGCGACACAGCAACAGTTAATAAATAAGGGGTCATATATTGACAATGCGAATAATGGCGTGATATCTCCGGAAAATACCGGTACTGGGTCCGGGTCTTTGAATATTGGCGCCAAATTTCAAAATGTTATGAATAACCTTATGAGTTCTGTTACATCGACGATTGAAGGTTTTGGCGGTGTTGGCGGTGGTCCCAGTGTTGCCGGTGTTCCCGGTGGAGGAGGAGATCAAACACAGTTGATAAACGGTATTGTTAGACAAAATGCCGAATATGTTGCACAAGAAGAAAACCACCAAAAAAGAATAGACAATGTTAGAAATCTTGTTACCACAAATGACAATACCCGAAAAAAGTGGTTACAGGTTACTGATACGGAAGGTATTACGAAATACGGATATATGACAAATGACCGTATATTTCAAATATGGCTGGCGCCGACCGCCACTACCAATAATCCGCAGAATTGGTTTGAAACATCGCCTATAAAACAAAACGGTGGAGTATTAGGTTGCCCTGTGACCGGTGGAAACCTTACCAAATACGAAATTGGCGTGAAGTGGAGTGAAATCGATCCATTTGATATGGTATATGCGAAAAATGACACCAGTCGTAAGACACCACTGTTTATGTTGACGAATGACGGGGTTCGTGATGTGAGACGTTCACCTGGTTCAAGTGGATTGTTTTCATGCGATAATGAACGCAAAAATGTATTCGTCAAGGAACGTCCAGCCGCCGATTTTGATATGTCTATTAAGACAAACCGCCAAGGATGTTATATCGTAAATGATAATGTCAAAGAATCAACATTCAAGGACCGTGGTTTCATTTTTCAGAGGGACATGTTGAATGTATCTATATCACAGTGTAAGCGTCGCGCAGAGGATTTAGGCAGTTCCTATTTCTTGGTTTCTCCGCCAGATAGCGGTCAACCGGCCGATCGGGGCGGATGTTGGATATATACAGGTTCAGGTGAACCCAATCTAAACGGATTATTATCATATGACGAGAGTGGTCAAAAATGTTATAATCACGGTCAGGCGGATGGTAATGAGGATGGGTTTATGAAATCGTATGGGACCACCATCTTACCGCGATTCTACGGGAAATCGACTAAGATTGATGTTTCGACGGACCCGCCCAATCCGACGTGTAATCATAAAATGCGGGATGGATGTATTTTTAAGGATTACATTCATTATGGAAACGCTGTGTGCTATCCTTCTAATAGAAACGGCGCATGGGCGTATGGCGGTTTATTCAATTACAACAATAATGATTTTAAGGGTTGGTTGGGGGCGCTTTATAACAGAAACGCCGATGGGTTGGAACGCGCTGCCGTCAAGGAATATATCGAGCGGTGTAAAAACACGAAGGGATATGAATTTTTGGACGATAATCCGGTAAAGCGGACAAAGGATCAGTTATCCGTAGCACTTTATTCATTGAAGACTGGCGGACCGACTGGAGTGGATGCGATCGATCGGAATGGGCGCGGGATGGTGGGGCGTATTGCGTATATCGACCATAATGGCGAGAAACATGATTACCCCGAATCCGCGTTATCATATATGAAATCGGGAGATAGTGATGCATCCGGTTCTATGAAATATGTCGATGTCGGACCGTATGATACACGCTCTGCAGAGAGTTCGTATAGTCTGAGGGAAATAACGGCCGGGTCGTTTACCGACGCTGCGAATCTGTTGTATAAAGCATCCCGTGATGGATGGACTCCGGCAGCGTTTCACCAGAAATGCGATAATAAAGGTCCTACATATACCCGTGCAATTATAAATGACGGGAAAGTTCTTGGCGCGTTTACCTCGTTGAGTTGGTCATCTACTGTACAGAATTATGCGGCCGATCCAACCGCGTTTTTGTATGACGGGAGAAAGAAATATACACCGAATAATGGGGTGTATGGTACTAATCCACCGTATTCAACATATATGAATAGTTCGTATATGCCAACATTTGGCGGAGGACATGACTTTTACCTTAGCGGGCAATCATTCTACAATAATGCGTATACCTTTTTAACAGACGATAAAAAGGCGCCATTTGGGCGCCCCGGGCGAACTAACCAGAGTTACACTCTTTCCGACCTCGAGGTATACGCAGTAGACGCAACAACATTTCCGCAGACAATGAAATATGCAAAACGGGCTAGAACGATGCCCGTCGGCGAAAGTACGACCGCGTCAATGGAGAAATGTAAAGTGATGTGCGATGGTGATGATAAATGTGGCGGGTTCGTTTATACCAATATCGGAGGTGGTGGCGGAGACGGAAAATGCGAATTAAAGGATAAAACAAAAATGTATCCTCTCGGGGTGCGTGTGCTCGATCAGTCCAAACGACTGATGTTAAAAGTCCCATCTATAAACGGAACAATTACAGACACAGTATGCGCGACATCCGGGAACGGTCAATATAATATGATTGACAGCGCACAGTATCAGTATTACCCGGACGGTGGTGCGATGGCGTCTGGAACGAAGTGCGATATTTTATCGATTGTCCCGAAAAAAGGGACTTTAGGTTCGGCAGATACAACCACTCTGGTAAATGCGGTGAATGATCAATCAAATACAACAACTCAAAAAATTAATGAATATAGCGCCCAGATGGCGGTAAATGCACCATCAGAACCATTTATCACAATGCGAGAAGGTCTTGGAATCGAAACGGACATCAGTGGCACCGGTTACGGTAGAGCAATGAGCGATGTTAAAAGTACATTAACAAAAATCGGCAATGCACAATATCAACGTGAACGGTTGGACGCTATTAAGGACGAAAGCAACAAATTATTGATTTCACAGTCGTATAAATTTATTCTTTGGAGTATTTTAGCAATTCTGGCGGTGATGGCGCTACTTAAATTGAAAGAAACATTCGGTCAAGACGACGCCGATGATGACGGAGGGGACGGCGAAGGCGGTGGCGGTATTTTAGGATTTATAACATCCTTATTCGGTATCGGAGCAGTCAAATTAGACGATATTGCGGATAAAACCGGCGATATGAAAGCTGCCCTAAGTGACGCTGGCGCCACATTACAACAATCTGGCGAAAACCTTGCGGCCGGTATCACTGAAGGTGCTGATAATTTGGTGAATTCGGTGAATGACGCCGCAAGTAATGCGGCCGATAGTGCACGAAATATGGCGGACCAAGTAAGTGAAACGGCGACGAACGCGGTAAATAGTATAGGCGAAACTGCGTCGGGCGCCGTGGGTGGTCAAGAAAATGCCGCGAAAACAGGCGGACGTCGTAAAATAACTCGTTAAAGTAATTACTGGGTAATAAAATATAATTATTATTTATGGATTGTAAATAATAATCATCTAAATATATAATAATCATCGCAATATATAATAATGGCGTATCAACTGAATAAAGATACTAAAATATTGTTGGCGTTATTGGCTATAGTGGTATTATGTTCAGCCAAATTGTTTAAAGATTACCTTTACCGGAATCGGTATGTTGAAGGGTTGACATTGGTCTCACAGCAAAGCAGTGTTCAACTTCGTCGTCCTCAATCCGGTTCTATAACTTCGAATATTACATTTACTGTAACACTTCAAAAGGAATTAAACACAACAGACTCATTAAGTATCGAATGGGAGACGCCCCCGGATGATGTCTCATTATCAAATGCTGTAGTCACAGCAACTGCATCTGGGTATACGATTCCGTCTCCGACTGCTATTGTATCGTCAAAGGCAACGTTTGGTGCTAGAACCAAAAACATCCTTAGTGGAACCAATATAGTAATTGATGTGTCTGGTGTATCTATTTCTTCGAATGCAACATCGAAACCTGCAAATTTAACTTTTACAATTAAGGCTGGTACTGATACAGATCTGGAAAAAGATGTATCTATTTTACCCTATGTCGCCCTAGGTGCGTCAACATACACCGCATCAACTGGTTCTACGGTTGCTGAAATACAAGCGGCGATTGCAGGCATTAATACTCGTCTTGAGGTGTTAAGACCATTAACAACACCTGAAGCAACTAACGAAAGATCCAACCTAATAAAAGTCCGAACTGCGATGATTTCCCTCTTGGCGTCGACTTACGGAACAATCAAAGAAGCCGGACAAGTTTTTGAATCTGGTGCTTTATATGAGGCCCAGAAAACCGCGATTGAGTTCATCAAGAACGAGAAGGCCCGTGCAATATCCAACGCTAACGCGCTATCCGGTGATAATTTAAACAAACGCCGTATGGCGCAAATCAATACATATTATACGCGGAATTATGAAGCCAATACCGATGTTATGAAAAACGTGATTTATGTTTCTGTCGCGTTGATTATACTGGCTGTATTACGAAAGAAAGAATTAATACCCGGTTCTATTTCGACTTTAGGCGTTATTTTCATACTTACAATGGGCGGGATTGTTATCGGAGGACAAGTATTTGATATAATGCGTCGTAACGATTCCGATTTTGATAAATATGATTGGAACTTTAATGAAGACCAAATGAATAAACAGAAATTAATACAGTCGGAAAGTAGTTTATCTGAATTGGGTATCGGTGGTGCACCATGCTACGGCGCAAGTTGCTGTAATGTAGGTACTGTTTGGGATGCGGGGTCGTCAACATGTCTTCCTGGAGCACGTATTACTGGAAGTGCTAGTTGGGCTAGTTCCACTCTTACTGTCACATTAAAAACTGGTGTGAATTTGGCGTCAGGTGATACAATAACGGTGAATTTACCGCCTGGGTTGTTTTCGAAGGCCCCTACAGTCAATAATGCGGTAGCTGCTGGACCTGCTGGATCTGGATTGATCCATTCGGACCCTAAAACCGACGACAAATATATTCTTACAGTCCCCAGCGGTGGTAATGGTTTGACTGCTGGATCAATCACCATCACCATCACTGGATTAGCACTTAATGATGCAGCCAAATTCTCATCCACCAAGATTGTTACCGCATTTACTTCAAAGGAGTCAAACCCGTCGACATTGGGTATGATTTCAGGAGTGATGTAATATAGTCTGGCGGGGGGAGAGGGTATTTTTTATAATCTAATAAGTATAGTAGTGATTAGATTATATAGGATTATATGGGTATCAATTTCAATGACGCCGACGGTATTGAACCCGAACTTCTACAACAAGCCCAAGAAGGAGAGGCGTTAATGAAAAGTTCGACCGATAAAGGAAACTCGATTATTTCGCCAGAAACGGTTAAAAAGGACAGCGGAGGCGGTCAAAAATCATTCAATCAAGTTAAAAAAAATGCTAAAGCTAGTATGAATGTAGTGAGTAAGATTGGTGAACAGGGCGGGTTTACGGGTCCAGAAAAAGATAAATTTGATTTAAGTGAGGCGTATAGGGAATGGACAAATGCACGTAATGAAAATATTAATTGTCCTGATAAAATCGTAAAAACAAGTGTTCGGTATACAACTTTAGTAAATGGAAAAGCCGGACAAAACCAAATAATAAAGGCGCATCAGGACCATTTAAATGCAAAAGAAACGTGCAATAAGTCGGTCGGACTCGTTGTTGAAAAGGCCAATAACTATGTCAAGGTATTCAATCGTGTAAAAGAAAATCAATTGAAGGAACAAAATATATATCAGGTAGAACCGATGACGACGAATGTTGAACAGTTTCAAACACGTAGCGGTAGTATCATTGAGGGGTTTAATTATTATAATGTCGATAATTCTTATGCGGATAATCCCGCTGGCAACGCTAGTTATAATCAACGTCTTCCACGATACAATCAAAGTGATAAAACAACATCAGTGACAGATAAATCAACACTACCATGGAACCTATATTATAACGTTTGTGATTCCAACGCAGTCTCATGCAAAAACGCGCATAGAAGGAAAGACGAGTACATCTCAACTATTAATTATTTATTTGACCAAGCTGGAAAGAAACTTCAAGTGTATTATAACGTCGCAGTTACTTTAAATAGTAAGGTTCCCAGCGGCAGTACTTCATTATCCAAATTAGTTGTGGGTACAAATACAGTAAAAACTTCTCTTGAAAATCAGAAGAAAGATATCGACTTATACAAACAACAGGCGTTATACAATTATGACCAGTATAACAGTCTTTCATTTATAGAAGATATGTTTGTATTCGTTTATTATGCGGTGTTTGCGATATTTGTTTATATGTCAATACGCGATTTCTATTCATCTTACGGAAGTTACGACAAACGGAATATTATTATTCTTATATTATTGGGCGTATATCCAAAATATATATTGAAAATCGTATTATGGATATTGAATGGATTGACCGAAATAACACGGATGCTCGGTGTAAAAAATGTGAGTTTTTGGTATTAAGGATTTCGGGTACTCGGTCGGTCGTGCGTCCCGCTGCGTTAATCATCCGCAGCACTGCCGCCACCACTGCTGTCTTCCGCATTGTCTTCATCATCATCATAAACGATCCGGCACTTCTTCCACCCTTTACCCGATGGTTTACCATATTTCTTCGTCATATAGTCATAGAGTTCGTTGCCTTTCGGGATATTCTTACCATGTTGGACAACATACCATTTCTTGAACTCTTCATACAATTCAGTCTTCTTGATACACGTATCTTCGTCGGCCACGGGGCGGACCTTGTCCCGAAAGAACTCCGACAAGTAATCTTGTGTATTACGATACTTATTGCTGCTCGCGGTAACTGCCGCACATGTCCGCACTTTTCCATCTGTTTCAAATGCCTTCTTGACGAGCATCGCCATAAAGACATTTACCCATGTCTTGATTTTTACATCCAGATTCTTGTCGATCAGGAACTGATACGGTTCATCCGGGTCGTCGGATTTCGGTTCCTCGCAGAATTTCGATTTATAAGGACACAAGCGAATACGACGCCATGTTCCGTCATCATTGCTCTTGATGTCAAAGAGCACATTCGTGCATACGACCAATTTGAATTGCGGGACGAATGTAATCGTGTTCTTGAAAAGCGCCCGACCGCTCATCTCATCACCACCCGTTATTTCTTTCAAGATACCTTCATTGATTCGGTCACCTTTCGTCGGTTCCTGCATCACCGCATATCGCACACCTTTCAGGACGGCAAGTTCCGGGGAAGCGCCGCCAATCATTGCACGTTTCTGTGTGACTGCGGTGATGGGAAGAACGGCCTTATATTCGCCCATAACTGCCGACATCAATTCGATGAGTTTGGACTTGCCGTTGCTTCCTCCACCGATATAAATATTGAACGTTTGTTCACGGTTTGAACCTATAAGAACAGACGCCAGATGTTCCCACATATAAGTCCGCAGTTCTGTTTCGGGGAAGAGTTGCGCCATAAATTCATTGATTTCGTCGATTTGCTGCTGGTGTTTGGTTGTATCCAAATGAATATAGTCGATTTTCGTGGTCTTCGAAAGATTATCGTCAGGTTGACCACGTCGGAATATTTTGTGTGTGAAATCGATGACCCCGTTCTTGAAACACAGGAGTTCGGGTCGTGTATCTATCTTCTCGATAAATTCGTTGTCGTAGAATTGTTCACGCACCTCGCGCATAATATTATTCTTGAAACTCGTTGTCTTCAGTTTAGTACAAATATCCACGATACGACGAGACCGTTTCCGTGTGGATGTATATTGGTCGGAAGTGGGATCTAATCCCGACGTCACATCCATAATCTCCCGGTGCTTCTTCGTATAAATATCGTGCATGTCCTTGGAGATGAGTGCACGAAGCGAATTCCCCTGGTCGCATTCGACCCAGCGGTTTTTGTCGAATTCATACCACTGATTATCTTTCACACTCACACAAACGAATCGGTCCTTGAAAATCGTGTATAGCACCGTCGCCAAATCCACATCCGTGGACGCGTCGTTTGTCGTCTCATTACAGATGGTCTGGTGGATAAAGTTGTCGATGGTTTCGTTGCGGATGCGTGTATAATCCTCGAAACAGTCGTTCTTCGCCCAATACATAATCGACCGGCGGGTCAGACCGTCGGGACTATACGGGAAATTACACCATGTATCATAACTCTTCATAATATCGGTGAATCTGAACTTGCTGGACTTTGCGCTGAATAGCATCCACGAAAGGAATAATTTATCGCTTGTATTATGAAGTGCTAGACCGACGCGCAACCATTTATCATACGGGTCATAATACTGTTCAGGTAGAGCCATTGTATAATGGTGTGTTTCGCGGATTTCATACTCTGTAGGTTCGAGCATACTCAACATTGTTTCCACTGCAATATTCAGTTCGGTCAGATTCGTGATTTTATCCATCATAATCATCCCGTTCGCCCCAACAATACCATTTACAGCGCCGCCAGGTGTACCATTGCCTCCACCACCCGACAATACAAGACGAAGACGCCGCCCTCCTTCCCCGTTGGTTCCGCCGGCACCTCCCGCGCCTCCTGCAGCACTTCGTTGTGGGCGTTGCTGATTCACTAGCGCGTCATATTCCGCCTTTAGTGCTGGATTTGAACTTAATAGAGGAAATCGTGCATACACTGGTGAAGCGTTGCTTCCGGGCAGTGTGGATTGTACAGATAATTTCGCGAAATCGTCCTTCACATTGAATTTGCTCGTTTTCTCTTCCTGACACATCCATGCACCTTCTTCATCTTCTGGGTCGCGCATCATAACGAAGTGATACTTCAACATATAGGCTTTGTGCCCCGGTTTGCGCGAACCGTAAAGTTGCCAGTTTGTATGACCCCGCGAAATACCTTCATCAAGAACATCATTCCATGAATTCGTGATTGGTAAATCCGTCCATATTTCCTGTAATTCTTTCAACATTCTCGACCTAAGCATTCGTTGGATGGGTCGATCAATCATCGCGCCAATCATCATATGAATCCCGTCCTTTGTTACGTCGTCTAGTTGATTGACGTCCGCCTTTTCGAAGATATAAACAGGGATTTTCACATCGGTCGGGAACTGAATCAGGGTTTCAAGCATTTCAATATAAGATTGAATCATATCTAGTACGTGTTCCTTCGAATGCTGACGCTTGGTAATACTTGTTTCATACCTGAAATCGAAATCCACCATAAGTGGTCCACATTCCGGATTCTGCTTTTCCGTCAAATATTCCTGCTTTCCATTTTCAAATACGTGAGTATAGTATTTCCGCCAGAAAATCGGCAATATGACCGGAGGGATTGTATAAACACCGCCATGGATATTCAGGGTTTTATCCCCGATTCGGGTGTGTGTGTAAGCCTCGCCTGGTTTTGATACATGATGTTTCATAAATTGTTCATATGTCATCCCATTACATAATGACTGGTACGCCGCAGTCGATGAATCCGCGCCCGCCGCCGCTGCCGCCGCCGCCAACGCATCATCGGCGCCACCACCGTTTAATAAAGTTGTCATTGTATAACTCTCGTCGCCTTGTTGTATTACTGGTTTTGTCTGGAAAAAGTTCAATTTTGTTTAAATTATGAATTGAAATACGAGTCTAAGACACCGTTGGTTATAACTATATAATACAAAGGTTTTATCTCATTTTGTCTAAATTTGATCCCCCTAAAACACCCATTCGACTTTTTCGTTGCGTCCGACCCCCAAAAAAGGGGGATACTTTCATTTTCGATTTCCTGGACAGAATACTTTTGTAAAAAACCGATTTCACCCGTAGATTTTTTTTTTGAGAGTCGCCGAGGGTAAACGAGACCATATATCGTAAGGGTGTTTTTTATCAGTGCATAATGGTCTGGGTCCCGCCGGTGTGTCGCACAGTTTTCTGCGGGGTTAGCGTCACGGTTCGCTCCGAAAATGGCGCATTTCGGGGGCGCCCGGCCCGGGGTGGTGGTCGATGAAATAATAAACATAAAAGGATTTTGTGTAAATTGTGTAAACCATTGTATTGTATTTGTTATGAATCCATCAGACCCGCATCCTCAGCCCCCAGCAACCGTTAGTGTCGCCATCCCCAAAGAAACCATCCTGCGCCTTTTGAAGGACATTAGGTGTGTTATGTCTGATAAATCATTAGAAGAAGGCGGTATTATGTATCGGCATAGTGAAACCGATATATTGACCGGGTTCGCCTGTATTGTGGGTCCATCGGATACTTTGTATTTTGGCGGATACTATTATTTTATGTTTAAATTCCCGACGAATTATCCGCATTCGCCACCTATTGTATCTTATTTGACGAATACGGGGGGTATCCGATTTCATCCGAACTTTTACCAGAATAAGAAGGTATGCGCCTCTATTGTAAATACGTGGCGAGGTGAACAATGGACGGGGTGTCAGAGCATAGAGACGATTTTAGTTACATTTCAGTCTCTTCTTGATAAAGAACCGATGTTACATGAACCGGGTATTAGAGCCCAGCATCAGGATTTCAAATCATATCATACGATTGTAGAGTATTATAATTATGAATTCGCATGTATGCGTCTATTAATGGACGTCCAACAACATATTGCTTTAGAACCGGCGTTTATCCCTAGTTTTGATGAGTTTATGCTCCGGCATTTTCATAAAAATAAAACGTGTATTCGAGAGATTTTGGTAGAAAGGAGTAAAACAATCCCGGCGAATACAATACTTCGTATATCATTATACGGAGGAATGTCGAGTAGTATATCATATCAAGCACTTCTCGAGAGATTTGATACGGTGTTTATGACCGCGGTGAATCAAAAGACGTCGGTGAATTTGACATGTGACCAGGCGCCGTAGATACCGATTTTATTGCGTTCAGCAATAAAATTGACAGTATTGCGTTCAGCAATAAAATTGACAGTATCGTATTGTATACGCAATACCGATTTTTTGCGTTCAGCAATAAAATTGAAATTATTTGTCTATATATATAATATCCAACGCGCCTCTCACAATGCATTTCTGTTCCGGATGTGGCAATATGTATTACATCAGTATAACTGCCGAAAATGAACTACAATATTATTGCCGAAATTGTGGACACGTCGATGACACGATTGCATCCGAGAATATTTGTGTTTCAAAAGTGAATGTCAAGCATACGACAACTCCACAGACGTTTTCCCAAGTCGTCAACAAATATACGAAATTGGATCCAACATTGCCGCGAATCAATACGATCAGGTGCCCCAATGATGAATGTCCTAGCAATCGGAAATCGGCATCCGGTGCGGGCGCGGGCGGGGGCGCAGAGGCTGAAGACAAGAAAGAAAAGAAAAGCGAGGTTATTTACCTCCGTTATGATGACACGAATTTGAAGTATGTTTATTTGTGTGCGAAATGCGACAAGGTGTGGAATACTGAGCAGCAATAGATTCCATTTCATTCCATTACTTTATTTCGTAAAATTGAAACATAATAAAGTAATATATTCTATCTATATAGCATACAGCGTGAAGCAGATGACAAGTCTACTTAAATCGGCACCTGGGGTCGGGGGAGATATAGAAGAAGAACTAGTGGATTTGGCGGTAGATTCAGACGATGAAAGTGGAGGAACGGTCGCAACCGACGCCGAAGGTGATTCAGGAAGTGAAAGTGCCGGCGCGGAAGATGATGACGGCGAGAGCGACGCTGGAACTGAAGAAGAAGAAGGTGCCGGCGACGCTGAAATAGAAGGTGCCGAGGGAGGTGCCGAGGGAGGTGGTGGTGAAGAAGATGACGAAGGTGCTGCCGGAGGAGGAGGTGCTGCCGCCGTGGCCAACAAACAAAAGAAAAACAGCAAAAAAAAGGGTGCAACAAAGAAGAATATCGAAGATGACCTTACTTTACTCGGTATTCCTCACGGACTTACATTTGACGACGATGACGACGATGATGAAGACAATGATAGCGATGAACCAGACAACGCCGAGTATTTCCAAAAACTCAAATCAAACGTCCGTGACAGTTTTGTTTCGACGTATCATCCTGAGGCATTTTCAAACAATTATGACGAGATACAAGCACTTTCGCGTGTTGTCCGGAATAGCGCGGGAGTTATTGTGGATGACCTACACAAAACAATCCCGATTATGACGAAATACGAAAAAACACGGATTTTAGGACAACGCGCCAAACAAATCAATGAAGGCGCGCAACCCTTTATTAAAATCGATTCAACTGTTATTGACGGATACCTTATTGCAGTGAAAGAACTTGAACAGAAAAAGACGCCGTTTATCATTCGACGACCGTTGCCGAATGGAGGGTCGGAATACTGGCGTATTCAGGATTTAGAGATACTGTAGAACGGTCGCGGTCACGGTCGTGGTCAATCCAAACAAAATAAAACACGTAAATGAAACTTCAAAAATGATCCATCATCTTTATATTTTTGCCGGTTTTTACTACTAAATGTGGTTTGATCCCATTTTTGTTCAACACCTCCGTCAGTAAGAACAGTATCTCTAGTTGTATGATAACATGACGACAAACAAAATGTACATAAAAAATCGGATCTATCTAGTGTTCTTGGAGTCGGCGGTGACATTTGTTTTTTATAGTAGTCATCCCGCAATTGTTGTAAATTTTCATTGCTCAGTGCGTGTTTGAAATAACCGGCTCCACCGTAACCGTCGCTATCGCTACTACTATTACTCTTTACGCTGTTATCACTATCACACCGTTTCATTCTTGGTGTGATACATTTATTGATATATTCCATTTTATATTATAAGTATTACAATATTATATTATTACACCTTTTCTCATTTGAAACGCCCATATAATATTATAATAATCATATAGATATAATCGCATATATACTATTATCAAATGCCTTATATTCTAGAAGTTCAAAAGTTCAACCCAGAAGGTCATAATACTTATCCAGAATGGCGTGGAAAAAGCGAGCACATTGGTTATATGAATAAAATATTCAAAACAAAACAAGAAGCGAGTGATTATTATGATAATTTTAATCCGCATATGCGACCTTTACACGCACCACACGACAAAACTTGGCGTAGCGATTGGGACCCTAATTCTTATCTAATGTATATTGTGAGAGAAAGATTTTACGAGTATCTAAAAATACCGCCTTTTGAAGATGTTAAAAAATAAATATTTGGTTGTATAAAAATGGGCGTTTGAAATGGGAAAAGGTGTAAATAATGCGCGGACGACCTTCGACGACGCCACTGCGTTAGCACTAGCACTTCCAGCGCTTTCCACAATCCAAACACGTGACAAATGTCGTCATCGGTTCATCCGCCGAGCGTGTCTGAAGTTGATAATATGTGCACTTCTTCGATTTACACTTATTGCATGTGAAGTTATCCGTAGACGCTTCAATATTCGGTTCATATTTCTGTTTATCACGCACTTTCTTGTCTTCGATGAGTTTTTTCCATTTGTCAGGGCAGATTTCTTGGTGAGTCATAAACGCCAAATCTTTCGCAGAGATCGTTTTCTCAACTATCATTGCGACCACATTCGGTTTTTTCAAATTAATATAAACTGAACGCAGGCGGTCAATATACAACGTCACAAAGAACGGATTGGACCACTTCTTCACAATATTGTTTTTTGATGCATGTTGAATCGCCCAATTATATACCCCTTTTTCAATATTGATTGATATTTCTGGGTCACATGTCAAATCGGACGTAGTATCCAATATTGTATTCAGACGTTTTCTGACTTCGGTTCGAAACTGATCGGGATACGCGATTGTATCGATGGATGACATCTCGGTGGGTCGGTCGGTGGGTCGGTCGGTGGGTCGGTTTTGTGTAATGTATAAAAATCTCTTTAATAATAATCGATCAATTTTATAAAAAATAAACATTACAAATATTATTATTTATTTCTTATTATTATTACGAATATGAATCTTCGCTCAATTCAGAATCGCAACTATCGCCAAGTATAGCAGCAGCAGCAGCAGCAGCAGCAGACCTCGCCAATTCATCCTTCTTTGTGGGTTTTTTTTTGGGAGCAGATGTGGCCGCGGACGTGGATACGGATATGGAACCCGTCTTTTTAATGGATGGAGTAATCTTCCGGTCACCGCTGCTGGTTGAATCCGTATCCGAAATTGTATCTGTCTCTGTGTCGGTCTCCGTTACAAACTCGCTTTCGGTTGTTGTTGAATCAGATTTGATTGTTTTACTCTTCTTCGGTTTGTCGCCATCGAGGTCGCTACTGCTTGGACTGTCATCTACTATAAATCCATCCTTCAAATAACCATTCGCGGTCTTTTTAGACGCAGGAACAAACGCAAGTTCATCAATCTCATTTTCATCATCTTTCGCGGTTGCAGCCAAATCTTCAAACCCGCCGAAGAGTTTCTCATAGATCTTATTCCATAATTCAATCGAAAGATCGCATGCGCTTTCAGCGTCGATACGTGCAACAAGCGCGATATTTCCGAAAAAGATCATCTCGTCGATGGGTGGCGGAAGTTCATACTTATTCTCTTGACCCGCGCGTCCGTCTGTCTTACACCAGACATCGATATAAATATATGACGACGCGGTTGCACCGACACCTTTCGCTCCTTTCTTCTTGTTCTTGTATTTGTATGTATGATAACAACTAAACCCGTCGCTTTTCTTGTTGGCGCACTTTTTAGAAAGTATAGTTGTCAATTCATTGAGGGTCGTTTCTTTGTTTGTTTCCACATTCGTTTCAGTCAAAGAACCGGTCTTCGATACAATGACAATTTTCGTCTTTTCCGCGTTGGTTGGCATGGTGATGCTATGTATATTATATAAGTGACAACTTTCTAAATCAGTTTTTTACCTGCTCGCACGCGACAAACACACATAAACATAATTTGGATATTATGTTATACCAACCCCATATAATACCGTCATGTCGCATGTACGCGCACAAAAGAAAAATCAAAATGCTAGACAGGCGATGGTCATATCCGGACTTAGCACAATTTATAGAAATACTAGCGCAAGTCATGCGATCAAAACACAACAACAAAGTGCTCCACGTATTTACTTTTTAAATATATCTCTCGACGACATCAATAAACTTTATCCGAAGATAAGTCAAATTATAGAAAAGGGGAGTGCCGTCAATGCGGTCGGGAATACCCGATACCATGTAAAAACCAAAACCGAGCATCTATTAATAACAGGAACCGATATTTATGAAATCGGATTATCAAAACTAGGTCTATGGCTTCAATTACGTACTCCGGTTGATGGTATTGTAACAATAAAGGAGATAAATGTGAATGTCACAGGGTACGACGGTGGAGATAAACCGAGTGATTATAACATCCCAGTTCTCATTGATGAAAGTTATTACGAATTAATACCGAATGAAACGACCGCGACCGCGACCTCGACACATATCCAACCGCACCATAAGTATATCGTCCAGACAAAGAAAATAATCAAGTTACATGCAACATCGCCCAATTCATTTGTATTTGTAGTAGACGGCGGCGGCGGCGGAACCCAGAGCATGGGTTCTAATGTCATTGATTTTTACATGACAACTGACGATGGTATTATTCCGCAAAGCGAGAAATTGAATAATACATTCAGGGAAGATATGATTTCGTTTTTATTACAGTTCAAATTATGTTCGTAATATACACGTGAATACTACTACTATAAATAATTATGCTCTGGTTCATTCAAAATATTGCCTTTTCAATAAGTTTAATCGTAATCATCCATTATTTATATTTATACTTTGAGTCGACCTTGACAACTCCGAAGGTGAAGGATTTGATTCACTGTCCAAAACAGAAATACAATTCATTATTTGAAACGATCAATAGTCAAATAAATGTATCTGATACGAAAGACCAGAACAAGGAACATTTAGGAATACTTCCAAGAAATAGTAAGAACAGTGTATCTGGTGCCGACCTAGGTCGAGACATCAATGAACCGTCGATGGCGCCAAACACCGCGATGAAAAATGATCTGAAATCGTTTTTAAGAACGATTGGATTGAAAACACAATCGACCACACAAATGCCGAAGGCGGCCTACGAAACGTATTAAAACCATTAATATAACTATAGTATATCATATACGATGCGAACATTAAACAATTCCGATGTTGAAAGTTTACTGTCTAATTTTCCAACAACTAGACTTTCTTATGAAGTTTCTGTTCATAAGAACGACAATCCGGTCGCCGGCGCCGCCACCGCCGCCACTACGGTCCAGGTCTCCGTCCCACGCGATAGTAAATGTTTTATTATCCCCAAGGGTCGGCGTTGTATAGCGTGGGCTACGGAATGGAACCGTAAAAAAATCTTCGCGATCATTGAAGTTCAAACTCAGCGAAATCAAATCCCGGTACCATTTCGAAAATTCCATGAATCAAATGGATGGTATCCCGGGCAGGTTCATACATTTGATACATGTTTTCATTCATCTTTAACTTACGGTACTGTATTCGGTGGTGTATTATTTCGCATCGATCGTCGAAGTGACGATGGTCCCCCCACAACGGTGCAATGTTTTTCCATAAATCATATTTATTGGTATAAGGGTTCACAAGTCCCGAATTTGACATTATCCGGTCATGTCGAATTATGCGAGAATATATTTACGAATGACCAATCTCTCCGTCAGGTTGCATATACACAGGCGAACAGTATTATATTTGGATTGCCTGTATTATATTCGTTTGCAGTCGACGCAGTGTATGATGACGCATTTCTTCAGTCTTTTCCTTATCCGGTATATTCCATTTTATATAGAAGTAATACGACAACGCGTGTTTATTCACAGAACCTGATGACCTCGGTATCGCATACACCATCGCGTAATTTCGTTCAGCAGTCCACGCCTGCGGTTACGGTGGCAACCGTGGTCGCACCCGTGGTCGCACCCGTGGTCGCACCAAGACCCGCGCCTACGGTTACCCCCGCGCCCACACCCGCGCCCGCGCCCGTTGAATATATAAAACCCGACGATGAGGCGCTTACAAATATACGCGCTGTATTCATCGTTCGACCAAACGTCCAAAATGATATTTATGAACTTTTTGTAAGTACGGGCACTCCGCGAAATGGAACCGACCACACCCTATTCCATAATTTCGCACACATCCCAGACTTTAAAACAAGTATAATGATGAATCGATTATTTAGAAATATCCGAGAAAACGAGCGTTTAGACACGATGGAAGAAAGCGAGACGGAAGAAGAGTTTGAGAATATTGAACTCGATAAATATGTGTCACTTCATAAAGAATACAAGTTGTTATGTAGATTGAATAAGAAGTTTTGTCGATGGGTGCCGATTTCAGTGGCGCCTGTAATATCCGAGGTAGTCAATGACTTTATAGTGAAACAGCATGAATCACGATATAATATTACGTATCGGCGGTCGTCGGCGTCGGCGTCGGCGTCGGCGTCGGTCGCAAGACGACCTTTTGCTCGATTCAATAACCAGTGATTCGATGAATCGATGATTCGATGATTCGAATATAACATAAAAATATTTGCTGTATAACTATAATCACCGATGCACTCTTTTACCCGATCAGTATCACTTCATTCACTTCATTCTGTAAATATGAGGAATGTATCAAATGTATTGAATGAAATGCGCCGTTGTTTACCTTATGTAACCCCATATTACGCTATTGGGTCGAATTCGTCGCCAAACCTTGTGTCATATCTTCGCGAACAGAAAGTCGGTTTGGTTTCTTGTAAGAGTATTATCTCGCCATGTAATGAATATATTGTGCGTAGTGTAGATGATATCGTAAAGGTGCGTACGGGTACTCGTACGGGTACACCGACATTGTGGGTGAATACAACCATTTCAAACGATGGTGTCGAGAGAACAAGAGAAATGTTTGAATACATTTGGGCGCATAAATGTATCTTGAACGGGATTGTATTTGATATTCATAATTTTACAAATGGGTATATTCCTCCAACGATGTATAGTTATAAGATCGCGGTGGAATACGTATTTAGAAATATTGTTGTTCCTTTTGAGCAGGACTACGGAATTCAAACTCCCGCAATTATGATTGATGGACGGGATCATATCACCCAGATACGTCATTTATCCGAACTTCATTATTATGCACTTAAGGAAACTTCGGTAATCGGTGGATTCGCCAGGAAAAAACCTGAATTGCGTTTAATACTAGGGACATTGTTTGATTCGGTCGGGTTCTCTGGCGGTGGCGGTGGCGGTAACGGTGCACGAAGTGTTCTGGCGTCACATGAATATCCGTGATTAATTATAATATAATATTATATATATAATGTCTGATCCTAATTCTACTGTAGCATCCGAATCCGAATCTGCTCCACAGCAAGGTGGCGCGCGTAAGCGTAAAATCGGTCTAGGCGGTGAGCATATGAATCTCCAACCTTCCGCCCCCATCAGCGGTCAAAAAATCCGTAAAGTCAAACCGTTTGTTTTTCGTAATCAGAAGAAGTATTTAGCGCGTCTGCGTTCATCTCCTTGCCGTTCAGTAACTAAACGTAAATGTAATAGTCGTAAGTTACGTCAGAGTTGCAAGTATGCTCGCGGAACCAAGCGCACATTCTGCCGCAGGCGTTCAAATAAGAACTATAGGGTGTAATTGTTTTATTAATTCGTATGTATATATTCAAATACTAATATACGTAGTAATTATACTACGTATATATATAATACTAATGTCATCATCACAATATTTGCATTCAAATCCGTTGGCGGAGCACAATTCGGGTATTGCGTTATCGAGCAAACAGGTCCCAGCTCCGGTTGGTGGAACGGGGAATATGTATATGGGTCAAGCGGGGCGTGAATTCGTTCAAGGTGGCGGTGGTGCGAGTCAGTTTTATTCGTCTGATGTAGGCAATCCGGCTAACGCTCACGCTCACGGGTCGTATGCACCAGTTACTGTCGGGTCTAATTCTGTCACGAGTGGCGGTGGGAAGAAGCGCAGTGGGCGCAAAGTGTGTAAGTCTGTGCGTGGAAAGAAAAAGTGCGGTAGAATGTGTAATAGTAAATGTAAGTCGCGCCGTAATAAACGCATCAGTCATCGTCGTCGTGGTAGTCGTCGTGGTCGTGGTAGTCGCCGTACCACTCGGATGCAGCAGTATGGTGGAAGTAATGCCGCGTATTCGATTGCCGGCGCAGCGACGGATGTGACTCGAAGCACTACTGCTCTCGCCAACCCGGCGCCATATACTGCTTATAATAGCTGTCATCCGGTTGCTTGATTCAATTCAATTCATTCGGTTACGTTTCACTCGGTTACGTTTCACTCGGTTACGTTTCACTCGGTTACGTTTCACTTCACTCCTCCAATTTAAACATACATTTCCCATCCATCTTCGGTATTGTCGTCTTCATTTTAGATTTCGCGCTTGATTCCGTCGTCACCGAGAGAATACCCGTTTCTTCATCGATTTCAATAATATCAGCGTCAGCAAGTTCAAGGTCACGTGCGTTCGTGGACGCGGTCTTCGCAGTGGCAACCGGAGGTTGATATTTCACCGTCCAATTGTTTTTATAATATCCTTCCGTGTCTGTCATCACGATACGATATCTTTGTTTAATATAGTATGTCTGACGTTTCAACCATTGTGCGCGGAATACATCCTGTGGATCGATAATATCGATAACAAGCGGCGACGAGTGTTTCACGCGCAAAATCCGCCCCACTGACTGACAAACATCCGTCTTTGGTGACGCCATTATCAACGTTGTTAAGGTCTTAATATCCAACCCCTCCGACGCCATCGCATACGTCGCAATAATCACCTTCTTACTCTCACTCAGTTTCAGTGCAGCCTCTTTCATTCCGCCGACATAATACCCTACCGTCGCGATTTTCCGGTGTTCAATCGCATCATGGAAATATTCAAGCAGCGACCTATTATGCGCCAATATCATCACTTGCTGGTCAGGATTCGTCGCCAGTTCATTCTGTAGGACATCCAGTACAAATTCGCTTCGCCGATTATAATTACACACTTTAGAAATCATCGTGCTGAATTTCGGGTTGCCGCGATAGTCGTATTCTGTCAGATTGAATTCGGCGTCATCTACTTTATATTGGATCCCTTTGACGATGACCGCGTGACTTGTCGTGTCGTTTTTTTCTTTATGAACTACATCCCCCAAGAAATGCTTGAATACTTTCGTTAGACCGTCCTTACGCACCATCGTGCCTGATAACCCGAGCGTATATTTAGTGACGATTTTCATCATACACCGGCAGAATACCTCGGCTGACATATGATGACATTCATCATACACAGTCAGTCCGAATGTGTCGAACATATCTCTCGGATATTCCTTCATAGACAGTGATTGAAGCATCCCGATGACAATATCTTTATCATCGATATCTAGGATTTGTCCTTGGATCATACCAACACGTGCAGCCGGCAGGAACTGTTGAATTCTCTCGATCCATTGATTCAAAAGGAAACTTTTATGGACGACGACGAGAGTTTTAACACGAAGTCGGGCGATGACATTAAGCGCCATAACGGTCTTTCCTTTGCCTGGATCTACATCCAGTAACCCGCCACCCCCCATCCCCTGGTTTTCGGGTTTGGTGACTTGATGAATGTATTTATCAACAATGATGTTCTGGTATTCGCGCATCTCGCCGGCGAACACGAGAGATTCAGATACAGACGCGCCTGGAGGGATCCGCGTTTCTTCAGGGAATCCGTATATTTTGGTCCCATAAAACCGCGGAATATATATCTTTTTGGAACATTCACGGTAAATAGGGAATTTAGGTGGTTGGACGGGTGCTTTAGGAACATACGCACCGACAGTTAGTTCATCTCTCAACAACTTCAGATCTTCTGCATCCATACATTCTTTTAGAAGAGTGTACCCTCGCGGGCCGTAGTAGGTTGTGGCGGAGGAGGCGGACATTGTTGGCGGTAGCGGTAGATTATATATAATAACGTCGAGAGATTTCAATTGTATTTGTTTTAGTATTATAACAAATAATATTCGTATCGAATATCTGTATTTGTTTTAGTATTATAACAAATAATATTCGTATCGAATATCTGTATTTGTTTTAGTATTATAACAAATAATATTCGTATCGAATATCTGTATTTGTTTTAGTATTCGTATTATATTATTCTGCGTATAGAATATATATAGTATTCACTAGAGACATAAATATACCATGGAAACACTTCGGACATTAATGCGTCAAGAAAAGCAGCACGAGATTGTCATATTCGTGTTGCTCGTTTTGTATATTGTTTTTACACCGGCAGTTCCTCTCGGGTTGGCGCAGTACGCCGAGAGCACATACGGTCAAATTGCCGTAGTCATTATCGCGATAACATTGTTTTTAAGTACCAATCCTGTCGTCGGTATTCTGGCGTTCTTTGCCGCGTATGAGTTTATTCGTAGGTCCAGTCGCGCCACCGGCGTTTACGGTCTCAAAACATTTTCACCGACCGAGCAAAAGAAACAGCAGGTAATGACCGCGATGAATCCGGCGCCAGTTAAGACTCTGGAAGAGGAATTGGTTGATAGTTTAGTTCCAATCACCCCTAATAATGATATTGGTTCAAGTGACGGTGGTTCTTTTCAACCGGTTCTCGGTCCACTTTATGGCGCCGTTGAACCCGAATATGACGGAGTGATGTAAATCTATCAACGCCAATATTTGGTAATAATAAGTAAAATTTATTATTATTAACACAATTTGTTTTGGTTCAACGGCGAAGACGATAATGTCTAGATTTAGATTTACGGGTTTTAGATTTACGGGTTTTAGATTTACGGGTTTTAGATTTACGGGTTTTAGATTTATGGGTTTTATATTTATGGGTTTTAGATTTCGATTTACGGAGTTTGGTTCCTCCTCCCTCTGCGCCTTCTCCTCTTCTCGCTGCGCCTTCTCCTTCTCTCTCTGCGCATTCTCCTTCTCTCGCTGAGTCTTCTCCTTCTCTCTCTGCGCCTTCTCCTCCTGCCCCTGATTCAGATTCAGGATTAGGATGAGAAAAACCTGCCGGAGGCGCCCAACTTTTATTAAACATTTGTAGTGAATTAAATGGAAATTGACTCGAAACCAATACACCACTTGGCTTTATATCATGATTTCCTGGTGGTGGTATCGATAATTTCCCAAATAGGGATCGTTTACATAATTGATCATTGTAATTTGTTACAGTCATTCCGTTAATTGGTATTTGTGAGAGTCTTAGTCTTGGTGGGGATGGGGATGGGGATCTTTGTCTGGATCCTTGTGTGGGTCTGAACAACTCCTGTGAGTGATGGAATGGTGGTAGTTCTCTGACAATGATATTCATTGTATTTAATTTAATAAACATTGCTCTGCGAAACAACAACTCGGGTGACGCTTCGAGTGACGCTTCGAGTGACGCTTCGGGTGACGCTTCGGTTAACACTTTGGGTAACACTTCGGGTGACGCTTTGGGTGAAACGTGCATCGGAATCGCTCCTTGTTCGATAATCATTTTCATTAATTGCCTGTCCTCTCTTTTATACAAATCTATATTGTGTTGTAATGAACGCTTATATCGGTCGCGGTATGTTTTTATTTTATCGTCTTTAAATGTCAATGAAACCGGTTCCGCCTTTGGATCTGTAACAGGTGTCACATTGACATCTAATCTAATAGCACCGTTCATACTGTCATCAAGATTAAGATTACAAATAGCAAAACAGTCATATCCAACCTGCCTTTCGCGTACTTCATGCCCCGTCTCCCCTCTTTCGATTATAACCGACGGAGTTATATGACCGTATTTGGCATTTTTAATTCCTCTCGTTACATCAAAAGTGAATTCAAAATGTGCGCGGTCACTTACTATACGAGGTTCCATATTTGACCAATTAACGCCACCTTTTTCTAAACGAGAGCACGCAAATGTTGTTTCACCTTGACTTAAAATTTTACCTATATCTGCACGTAGTTGTTCGTCACTGCCAATTGCTTGCATACTTGCTTCAATGCCTTCAATATCTGCTTTATAGCCTTCAATACGTACTTTAATGCCTTCAATATCGGCAGCCTTGGCGGCCTTGGCACCCTTTTCTGGACTTTTCTTTAATGCTTTTTCTGCTTTTTCTGCTTTTTCAACTTTTTCTTGTAATTTGTATAATTTATAATTAAAATTTTCTAATTCACTAATTTGTTCTTTCAGTTCTTTAAGATGTTTAACATCTTCGCTAGTGAACATATGTCCGCCATAAGGATTGACAACACCAACTTTAACATCTGCTTGAGCAAACGGGATTGGAGGAGATAATTCAAGTTTAGCTATAATTCCAGGACCTGACACCTCTTTTCCGTTGTACATGGTTGGATTTCCGGTCGACACTTCGGTAATGTTTCCTTTATCATTATATGTAAACGAAACCACTGTTGAAGGAATTTTGAGTGCGCTTAGAACGGGTAAATTCTGCATGAATTCCTTTTGTGGATTGCCTTTGTCAAGTGTGACTTCCAACATAAACACGCGCCCACCACCCACAAGTTTGTCTTTTTTTGAAAGTTGCATTATTTGACAAGTTCCAGTTAAAAATCCTTGTGAATCAAAATTACCCACAGCGTATATATCTGGATTTGGTTCAGTAAACAATTGGTAAATCGGACTAGAAGGTGGACCTATTTTATCAAGAGTAATTTTCTGCAACACATATTGAGATTGTTGATCCGCCATTTTATGAAATATTGGTGTCTATATAGATAGATGTTATTTTTATATACGAGTGTGTCTAAAACGATACACCCGACTACCGTCCGCCACCGCCACCGCCCCCTCCGCCCCCGCCGCTCTGTACCGACCCGCTCGCATTCACTTTATTGCCTATCCTATTGAATATAAAGCGGAACATATAAAAGAGGATTGCGGCCAACATCAACCCGAACATGGTTCCAATAAGTGTACGAAATATATCGTTATTCAACAATGTATCCATATTCAAACCCACCTTGCTCAAATCCAACTCGGCCAAACTACCAAGTTCGCCATTATTAGACGATTGCTGATATAATACTGTCCCGTCTTCGCCTGTCGGATTACATTTAATGTAAATATCGCCGTTGCCTTTGGCGTTATTCGCACCACGTTTGTTATAATAATACAAATTTTTAGGCATATTATTTTCAGAAATTGGACCAGTTTTTGTGATAGATGAACCACGAGACGGGTCGGTAAGACTAGTCAGTGAGTCACGGTATACCATTATTGCGTCTTTTTTGTGATACACAATATAATTATAGGTTCCGGTGAATTGTGGTAATAAATGACGCCCGACATACGTAAAAAACCCCTCCTTTGGAATAAGATTTCCTAAATTGAAGTTATTCACGTCGGATATAAACTTGCCTGCTGTGCTCGATTTGTTAGGTAGGTCTTGAAGTATCGTATTCATAATATCGGAACTCTGTTTTCCACTACCGTTGCCGACATTTATCGGGATAGATACAATCAAGTTACGACCGTCAGCACTTGAATGATATGCGAGTAATTCGGCATCAGCAACTGCACCATCATAACGATGAAGTGATGGTTGATAAATATGGATATGCTCTACTTTATAATCGACACCGTTATATTTGGCTGGATAGATACCGCCACTACCACTATCATAAGGAATGCGCAAATATGAACCTTTATGAAACACATTACATGTACTCGTGTTATACTGATATGAAAAATTACAGGTGGACGAACATGCACGGTCTTCTTTTCGCATAACATCCGATGTAAGATTTACCGGCGCATCCCGACTTGATTTTGAACTCATTATATTACTACTAATATTAGAATTGTTATTATTTATTGGTAGACTATATATTATATTATATATATTTTATGTATATGAGAATTATAATAGAATTATAATACAATTATAATACAATTATAATACAATGAAATTAACACGAAATAGAATACGAAAGATTCATAGACAAAAAAATCAGAGTGTTCGCAAATGGAAAAAGATACAACAGCGTAAAAAGTCCCGGCGGTATAATACATTTAGACGGAGTTCATCGTTATCGTCGCCGTCGTCTAAACAGACGCTAGGGTTTCAACGGAAACGATTATTGACTCCATATAATGACGAGGTAATACCCGGACCTGCGAAATTGAACCATGTATTAAATAAGACACTGAAAAATTATATACCATCATCAGTATTGAAGTATTTAAACCAAAAATATAAGGATATGAAGCGTGCGAAACGGATGTCGAAAGTGATGACGGGAGGAGGAGAGAAAAATGACGCTGCTGACGCAATGGTTGCCGCAACAGCTGCCGCAACGGCAGCAACAATGGCTGTCACAAAAGGAAGTTCGGTTGATAATAATAAAAAACCATCCGAACCTAATAAGGTGGACGCGCCACCAAACACAGAAGAAGGTACTACAGGCGACGAATCAAAGGAAGGCGAAGAAGTATCAGTATCAAAGGAAGGCGAAGTATCAAAGGAAGGCGAAGTATCAAAGAATGGTGAAGTATCAAAGGACGGTAAGGTATCAAAGGAAGTCGACACAAAAAACAAGAAAGGTAAGAAAAGTAAAGTCAAATTCAATTTAGGACCAGAGATAACCGGTGATATTTCGATCCACGTTGAAACTTATACATTAAAATCATCAGAAGCCTATCATTTCATCGATTTTCTTATTACATCAGGAAAACCGTATTATATCCAAATCAAATCAAAGGCTAGCGACGAAAAACAATTAAATATTTCGGATACAGATATATTCGAATTGCGGCGTATCCTATACGGGAATTACGCCACAAAGGCGAGATTTGAAATAAAAGACGGTAAGGATAAAATACCCGATGATAAACTCGCGATGTATTTTAAAACACCGGATGTTATTGGTATCGCGGGCGGTGATTCTATATCAATCGACGGGGGTGGAGATATTATGATTTATACCGGTGAAACCGCGCAAGTTTTGGAAACGTCCACTGATAAAATTATTAATTTGAAGATTCAAGGTAATGACAAAGAGGTATCTGTTACTGACGCAAAGCGACTCTATAAACTTGGCGGGAATGGACAAGCGCCGGCGTCCATCAAAACGGTAGAAATGCGACAGAGTTTCGGAAACAATATTAGTGAAACAGAGTTCCGTGTACAAATATCGCCAGTTACACAAATAACATTGAAGAATGCGTCTGGGGCGTCTGGGTCCAAAACCGATGATAAAGAGGAAGTGTTTTCGGATGAATCAAATACATATATTGCGAACTTCAGTGAAGGAAGTGAGGTGACATCTATCCAAACATTACGTAAATCTCTCGAAGTTGCGCGTAAGAACCTCCTCGATGAAGAGGAAGACGGCAAATTTGCGGCGCTTGGTATTTTCAAACTGTTGAACGAATTATTAAATAACCCTGAATTTTCTAAATCCGAAGGATATGATGACTTTAAGGAGTCAGTATTTAATTTTTCGTATAAAATCCCTGGTATGGAAAACAAATATGGATTTATACAGATGCAAACCTTTTTTGAAGAGAAAGGTGATAGTTTACCCCCGGGTGTGGTAAGCGAATTTTTGAAGTTATTGTCGTTCCTTGGACACGGACCAGGTGGCGAAAATTCCGCCTGTCTTGCATTCAATAACCCCGGATTGTCGGCTAAAGTATTGACAACATTAACTCCTTTGGCCGATGGAACTACAAAACAAACATCCCAAATATTTAATGAAGGAACTATCCCGACGATTGCGACATTACTCGAAAAAGGGTTGGGTGGGACTACAGAGGGCGACGACGACGAAGACGACGGCGGCGAAGAAGGCGAAGAAGGCGAGGGAGGCGAGGGAGGCGAGGGAGGCGAGGGAGGCGAGGGAGGCGAGGGAGGCGAGGGAGGCGGAGAAGGCGGAGACAAGACTGGTGCTGACGCCAGTGGAGGAGAAGACGACGGAGGTGGTGCTGACGCCAGTGGAGGAGAAGACGCGACTACTGCGGCCGCTGCCGAAGCAACCAAGAAGAAGGAAGAAGAAGACGCGGCAACCGAATCAGCAGCGGCTGACGCCAAGAATAAGGAGGAAGAAGACGCAGCCACTGCTGCAGCCGCAGCAAAGAAGAAGGAAGAAGACGCAGGCGTGGCAGCATCAGCATCAACCGACAATAATAACGCCGCCGCAACTGCTGCAGCACTCGCTGCTTCAACTGCTGTCGCAATGGCGGTCGCCAATACTCGCGCCGATACAACAGGTTTGAAAATAGAAGAAGTTGATATTAAGAGAGTATGGGGTGATTGGCAAAAAGGATACATTATTAAACGGTATAAATTTGACAATTTACCCCCAATGATATTAGTTCATTATATGGGACAATTATTAATGGACGACGAATTTATTCCGGCATCTGAAGAAGGCGAAAGAATACGTCCAAGAACTGAAGAATCAATAATTGGAAGTGATGGTATAAACGATACAAAACCAGAATTGCTTAAGAGTTTTTATACTGAATCGATGATGCGTAATTATGATATAGAAGCTAAAACCGCAGCAACCGAATCCACTTCAGGACAACTTAAAGATCATATTGCCCCAGAAGAAATATCCCCAGAACCGATTATTCCATCTGAAGAAATAAAGGCAATTAATACATTATATGAGAAATACGATAAAAAATTTGAAAAGGTCAAAAAAATAATAGACCTTAAAAGGTCATTCAATACCGGATTAAGACCACTAGCTACACTATTACTAGAGATGCATACAAAGTCATTGGAATCATACAAAACATGGAAAAATGATGGGTCTAATGATAAAACGCATAGGAATCTTTATATAACTACAAACCAATTCAAAGAAATAAGAAGGAAATTCGATGAGCAACTGAAATCATTTAAAAAGAGTAACGATTTTAAGTATATTGACGGAGATAAAGACGATTGTGATAAAATTATTAGTGAATTTAAACCGTCTAACTGGCCGGCAGTTTTCACATCTAGTGAAAATAGAGAACTTTTGAACAAAATATGTAGGTTGTTTTCTATGTATAAACGATGGGTGAGTGAAATTAAATTCTATAACGATTATTTTAATAAATGGAATGAACTTAAGGGTAGAGTATTTGGTTTGACGCCTGATGAGTATGATGTAGTAAAGCAGTTTGAATCGAGTTCAAACGCTCTAACTGCCCTTTTGAAATCCCTGGATAAAGATGTAAAAGAAACAGAAATATTGGAGAATGGAATTCGTGTTATGACTGAGGATGAGTTGCGAGACCAAGGAAATCGACGCGGCGGCGGCGGCGGCGGCGGCAGCAATAAACGCAAAAATGTGAAAACCAGGCGGCGAAACAAACCCGCGAAATAAGTATTTGAATCTATATTATGAATAATAAAACACCAGGTTGTGTTATTATTCTGCTACGCTCGGGTGCCTTGTGCCATTATTTGAGTTGATTCAATTACTGCGACGGCGTCTGGTTGAAAGACGACGACGACGACGACAACGACGACTTTTTCCCCCGTGTTTCTGACATTGTATGCAGCCAGTTTTTCCACCGCAATTACTGCAAGGAGGAGGAGGAGGATACTCGTTACTGGGACGACTAGAACTACTACCCCTAAACCAAGAACCGAAACCAGAAGAAGTAGAAGAAGTAGAAGTGGTACTAGGTCCTATGTAAAGACGCTTCTGGGACCATGCATCTAGCAACCCAATTTTTTGACTTCCATATGTACCATATGTAAGATCAAATGTGGGAAGTGACACATTTGACACTAGTTGATATGCCATTTTTTGTTTATACAATTCCACAATATTATTTTTTTTAAAAAATCAAAAAAATTAAACGCCACTTAATCATTCCTCGATTAATACACGATGACGCTCGGTTCTGCTCCGCTCGGTTCTGCTCCACTCGGTTCTGCTCCGCTCGGTTCTGCTACGCTCCACTAAAACGGTAAATACCTCAACGATGCGCTATCATACGCCGACACCTTGAACGCATCATTATACCCTTCAACGTATACAATATCCCCGCTACTTACATTATTACATCCATACTCACCGGTGCCGCTTTTACCGTTTACTGTAATCGGCAATTTGATCGCATTATTCTTATCACTTAATGTATAAAACTGCCATTTATCCCGGTTTGTGAATAAGGGGCGCCCGATTAATGGAAGAATCGTTTCTTGTCCGTTGCTGCCGGTGCCGCCACCTCCATTTCCATTACGCGTGAGTATTCCAACCTGACGATAGGTCGTGTCAACTGATCGGGTTGGCACATTTACACGCACACCGGCAACCCCGACGTCACCGCCACCGCTGCCGAATCCATACCCGCCGTAATGTATCGTTTCAACGCCGCCACGTATATCATACATGGGGGTAGTAGAACCCACCGAGTTATCGCGTAAAGGTGGAACATACGGATTTAATAATACATCCTGATTTGATGATGGACCACCGATCCCGAAATCCAAGAAATCAGATTGTGCTGGAGGAGGTTGTTGGATAACCATTAGTCCGCCGTGACCACCGTGACCACCATGTCCGCCGTGTTTTCCGAAATAACGCACCATAAAAAACACACAAGCAATAATAACGACGATTATAACGAAAAATGATATATTTTCAAAACAAAACACACCAGGTGGACATCTTCGCGCCATTCTACTTCTAAATATCTATATATACAATGGATTATATATATAGCGAATGATAGCGAGCAATAGCGAGCCCAGCCGGCGATAGTGAGCCGGCGACAGCGAGCAAGCCGGTGAGCAAATTATTTCGATCCGGCCTTTGCGGGTGCAAATCCCTTCAACATTTCGGTGATACCGCTAATACCACCACCACCAGTGATTTGTTTCATAAACCCTTCCGCCGATTTCAATAATGGACCCATATCCTTCATATTCTCCATCAATTGTTTTTGCTGGTTCATGAGAGATTTCGTCTGATCGGTTAATCCGCGCACACCATCCTCGCCAATGATATTTTCGATATTGTCATACGCCTGCTCTAATGTGGATGCATAATCAATACGATTTCTTTGTGACGCGGGTTTTTCAGCACTATGGTCTTTTCCATCATAACTTGCGGGAGACAATGGCGTCATCCCCTGCTTACTACCAGTTTTAGGTTTGCTTTCACCAGCAGTTTCACTCTTGACTGCGGGCTTGTCTGCTGCGGGCTTATCTGCTGTGGAGGTAGGTGTTGCCGCGGCAGCCGTAGTGTCCTTATGCAATGTTTCTTCGCCTTCCTTATTTTCCGTATCGTCATCTTCTTGATTTTCATCAGTAGTAGACTTCTTCTTCTTATCTTTCAATGTATCAGCACCTTCCTTTGACGAAGATTTCATCCCCTCTATACTTCCACCGATGTGTAACATATCTAAAATCGTAACTGAAATGAACGCCGTCAATAACACAATAATCATATTTTTACTAAAGTATGTCATAAGAACCCCAATCAATGTGAGTAAAATGACGCCATTAAAGTTGCCATTGGCTACAAAACGGAGAATGGTAATCAATACTGCAAATAAACTACCGTATAAAACAAACTTATTTTGAAAAAACGGGGAATACAATAACTTGTTTATGTAGCCCATAATGAATGGAATGAATGAATGGAATGAATCGAAATATATACAATACCAAAATATATTAAATTGATTGAATATTATATTTATATCAAAGATCGCGGTGTTTTATCTATTATGTCACGGTATGAAATAGGGTTGTGTCAACAATTCAACGAGGAAATGCATGGGTTTGATGAAAATACAAGTTCGCCGGAAATAAAGGAGCATTACATTTGTCTATATACATTTCCATTCAAAAGTACGTTCAAAGATTATATAAACTTCGCAAAATGTTATGGCGCCACTATTGAAATCGTAGAAACCATCTGGTTGTACCCTGGGAATGAAATGGTCGCAATATACAAAACATTTTGGTTGCGTATATTACAAAGAAAGGTGCGTAGATGGTTAAAAGTAAAACGTCATGTTCAAACGAACATGATATACAAGATGTTGATGACGCGTGAATATACAGGAATCAAGTTGCTGTTTCAATAAAATACAATCGGTTCGCGGTCGTCGCTGGCGCTATCTTCTTCTTCGCTGGCGCTATCTTCTTCTTCTGCGTCGTCTTCGCTGGTGCTATCTTCTTCGTCTGCTTCTTCTTCGTCTGCTTCTTCTTCGTCTGCTTCTTCTTCGTCTTCGCTGGCGCTATCTTCGTCTTCGCTGGCGCTATCTTCGTCTGCTTCTTCTTCGTCTGCTTCTTCTTCGTCTGCTTCTTCTTCTTCTTCTGCTTCTTCGTCGTCTTCTTGTTCGCTAGCGCTATCTTCATCTTCGTATTCTTCTTCGCTAGCGCTCTCGTCGTCGTCTTCTTCGTCCGCGTCGTCTTCTTCTTCGCTAGCGCTATCTTCGTCATCCTCGATGTCGCCTTCGTCGCCTTCGTCTTTTTCGTCTTTTTCGTCATCATCTTCAATGAATTGAATTTCATTTATTTTATCTATCGTAGTCCCAATAATTGTATCTATTTCCATTAATTTATCAAGACCTTTGCGCATATTCGACAATAATTTACCTATATTCTTCTTATCTTTCACTAATTCTTTGAGCATCGGTTTATCATGATCAATGTCCGATTGATCGCGATCTCGGTCGCGGTCGCCTCGGCGTAGTTTTTTCGACGGTTTATTCTTCTTCGTCAATTGTTCGTTTATTAATTTACTCAAGTGCTTATATATTTCATCTAAATGATGGATTTGCGTCCGATGTTCATCCACCATTTCATCAAAAATTGCCTTGGCTTTAAGATATACCGACAACAAATGTTTGTTATATTGGAGATTATGCCGAAGTTTTACCATATGTTTTACAATCATCTTTTTTGATTCTTTTTCACTCTCTCGAAAATCCCGAATAGCCCGGTCATCATATGCGAGAAAATCAGAATCGGCGCGTATATCGCCCGAATCGTCGTTATCGTTATCGCGGCCGTCGTCGCGCCGGTTTTTAGGTATCATTTATAATTAGATTAGATTATAATGAGAGATTCGTTCCGCCCGCCAAGCAACGTCATATCAGATCTTTTCAAGAAGATTCCACCAACTGCACGGTTTATGCCAGAATTCTGTATAATAAATATCGCCATCTGAAAAGAAGGCCGCACTATAACTAAATGAACTGGCCGATGTAATCAATATATCGGCCGCAGCCATACCAACATATGTCTGTTCGTTCGTTTCGTTCAAATGAAGAACCACGTCTTTCCCGATGGATTCATTCTCAATATAATTTACGAACTTGTCGACCTTTCCCTGTGAATAAATATGTATCATAATCCGGGTATCCGGTCTCGATTTCGCATATTTCTCACGAATCGTAATAAGTGATTTAATATAATACTTATCCGTATATTCCTGACCGCCATTAGGACGTGTATCATCGCAATTGGGTCGACGTATATGCGCCGCCAAATGAAGAACATTATTTTCATCGCCGCCAATATTCGAAAACCCCGCGTAAACTGCCGCACGGTTCTTATTCTCCCAAAAACGGCGTTTCAATCTCGCCATACTTTCACTTTTAATACACATGTCAATATTTCTCTCGACGTAGTTGAATATATCATAAAAGTCTGGTGTTAGAATCTGGGCGTTCTCATTATTGTCCACCAATAGTTTCTGTGCGGATTCATAACTCATATAGTACGGTTTTATATTCATAATCGTCTCCATTTTTTCAATAAAGTCGGGATCATTATCATAATTATGCGCCATCTTTATGGGACTTCTATATACAAATGTCGATTGCTCACACTCTTCCGCATAAATACACGTCCATATAAATCGCTGAAATTGTGCGCCAAATCCGTCATCAAATGGTATCGTCGAATAGTATCGCTTTTTAGGTGGAACCACGCTTAGAATGGCGGACGTAGACACCGTCGCGGTAGATGTATTAGGATAAGGATCAGAATCCGTATCCGGATGAGTAGCGCATCCTCCCACCACCGCCTTCGCCTTCGCCTTCGCGACAAATTGATTCTCATCATTTAATTCATAAGCGTTGGGTTGCGTTTTGTCGTCTCGCTCTGATGTAAGACGTCCGATATGACGATTTGTTATCTGATTATAAAATCCAGAGAGAAACCCGAGAGATTTCCACCGATTCGCATAATCCATCTCGAAAAACTGGTTCGGTGTATCATAATTCCCCAGTATTAAAATCGCATTCACATCAATGATCGACGGTCGGAAACTATAATGCGGCCAATAATGACAATTTCCGTAGGGGAAGTCGCCAGTTTTATGCTGATGAAGTGCGACATCGTGCGTCATATTACGCAGAATGCGGTGTCCTTGCATCTTGTAGTCATTTATCGTCTCTCCATAATTACGATTGTATAGAATTTGACGCACATTATATCCCGAGTTACGCGAATCAACCATCATTTGCGTGGCCTTTCCGACATAACTGCCTGGTGTATGAAACAGAAAATCGTCTTCCATATGGATCCAGTAGTCAGGTCGAGTTTCTTTTAATTTATCCCAAATAATATTCATACTCTCTCGATGACCTTTTTCTGTCGCACCTTTCATATAGAAATCAATCCATGGATACGCCTTCTGCATTTTATCGCGGTCGTACTCACTCGAATTATCATCCACGCAATACCAATAGTCAATCATCTGGACATCATTCCACATATTCAGAATAGAATTCACTGTTTGTTTAAATAAATCTAACCGTTTACATGTAGTAAATGTGATGATGACACGTGCATGTGCAGTGCGATTACGATTGACAATGACCGTATCTGATTTAATTACATTCTCGATCGGATAAAATTCCGACGACTTTTTCAAATGGAACTTGGTAATAACCGGTTTTTTATTCGAATATTCGTCTTCAGGCGGTACAGTGTCACTACTCGAACCCGGTAAATATTCTTCTTCCGTGTTGTGGAGTCGCGTCGGTGCGACAATCGCATGTCGGACCTTATTGAAGAGTAACGTCCATGTTTCAATGTCGTTGTCGCTAAATCCGTCCGATTTAGATGCGACCATCGAGAGAAAATGATTCACGGAAAAAAATAGACGCAGTAATTCGGGGAAGGATTCATCATCGAAAAAATGGCGATAAAACACGAGATTACTATATGTAGATGTCATAAAATGGAACGCCATATTATGGTGACTAAGAATCGTTTTACAACATTCATATCCGCTTCGTTTGTCGGAAATATAAAAGGCCGAGATCGAATTATTGTATTCAATAACATCGTGGTATTTATCCATGGCGAGAAATAACTTGTTTGCAGGCGATCTATTATAGTTCTTGAATTTCTGATATAACGCATTTACGATCACATGATTTCCATCAGCGCGCAATATCTCCATCATTGATGCAACACCCTCGATTCGCTCCTCGTCATATTCGATGGTTTTACTATAATATTTAAACGCATTGTATTTGTCGCCCTTTTTATAATAGAGGTTTCCGAGGCAGAGTGCAGTATAATACTTTTCCTGCGCCCAATTGTTTTGAGTAAGGACGCGCTCATACCATTGAATCGATTTGTCGATATGTGCTGGTCCCGCATCCATCCAACTCTGTGCACAATAAAATGCATATCGTTCGGCCAGACCGCGGTCGCCAGCGGCGCCCATTTCCTCATTATATCCACGCTCAAGGACGGTCGCGTCTTTAATATATTTTTGGGGATCTTGATTTCGACTGCCACTTCGACCTGAATCCACGTAATAATCGCCATGAATCGCGTGCGAACTCTCTTCCTTATCTATACATGTAATATATTCGTGAAGCACACCCACGAACCGCCATCGTTTTCGGTTATTCACGATAAGGGTCCGCAAATAGACAAACGAATGACCCAGTTTCAATTGGTATGCGTCATGAGTTAGTTCGCGAGGCAATACAAAATTCCCGTTAATCGAATCATCCGCATCGAATATGAATAAATAGTCGGTTTTTTGAAACGCCATCTGCAGCGCCAAGGTGCGATTGAACCCGAAATCGCGCCATTCTACCTGCTCAATCTCGCCCGGAATACCGCGCGCCTTGAAAAACGCCCGAATAATTTCCATCGTATTATCGGTTGAACCTGTATCCGATATATAATACGCATCAAACTCGATGTATCGGCACAGGTTTTCAAGCGTTTTTTCAATAATATGAGATTCATTTTTTACAATCATATTCAAACAAATCGTATATGATTTAGACGGTTTCGCCGTCGCGGTCGTCGCTTCACAGTCAGTTACTTCTGTAATCTTCATTTTCAATAGACGATACGCGATACTACAGAATAATCTGTGTTTGTTTTTATGCCTTTTTACATGGATCTGGATCCTGCAATCCGGTTAATATTGCAATATTAATAATCATGCAATATTATATATATAATACAACTTACTTAGACACAAATGTCATTTACACGTTTCCGCGACGACCCAGACAGAATAAGAAAACAGCTTCAACAATCTACAGATGTAGGACGTTATGTATTAAATGTTCCAGGTCAAGGAGACAAACCGATGTACACCGAAGACCCGTATATACGCGCACAATTATGGGCCGGTAATATTATGACGAACTCCGTGGATATTGAGACGGAATTGCGCGGATTGTCGCGGACATTGACTCGTGATACACCAGACAATTTTCATCACGCGATTCGTGCATCACAAGCCACGCGCACCAATGAAATGATTGCATGTCCTACTCGCGGAGGCAGTGCAGTCGGACAGTCACGCGTCACACACCCGGCGTGGTTGTTGCGCGATATAGAACAAGATAACTGGAAAATGCTCCATTTTGATCCGCAAGAACATGTATTTAGACCATTTAATAATAATTTAAGCACGCGAATTATAGAAAAGGATAATTTCAAACCAAGGATGGATATTCCGGGTTTGAACGATGATACGTACTTCGCGGTTCATCCCACGAATCTAAACCCGGCAGTTGAGGGAATGGCGGCGGGGCGACGCGTGACTGAACGCGGACTTGACGACACCGGCGCGGCGGGGACCGGAAATGCGGTGGGAGGAGGTATCATGGATATAGGCGATATGCGACAGTTTAGCGGATCATCTGCACTGTTTTCATAATATGTATTGTATTGTAAATATTATTATTATTATTATTATTATTATATTTATAGGAGTAATCTAAATAGATATAATACAATTATAATAATATAAATTTAATATAACCTCGTAACATATACATAAATCATAATGGCCGAGATTGCATTAGGAGCGCTGGTTCTAGGCGCTGCATATATCGCATCCAATCGAGATAAAAAGGCGAACTTATTGTCACAAGAAGGATATCGCAACGCCGGAAAACATGAGTCCAGATATTTACCAAATACTAATATTCCCGTTACGAACTATCCAGTTATTCGCCCAAATACGGGATCGAATGTCAATGATTACCAGAACCCGAATGCCGCAACAGACCGTTATTATGCGAAAAATGTGGATTTTGATAAGATGTCGGCCGGTGTGGCGGGTGGCGTAGGTGGTGTAGGTATATTGCGTGGCGGCAACGGCGGAGGCATCCCCGAACGTGGTCGTGAATTTGCCAATGATAGTAAGGATTATATCACCGGATCCGGCGCCGGATCGACCGCAACCGCAACCGCAACAGGTGCTCCATCCCAAAACTACGATGATTTAGAATACGGCACACAATTCGGCGATAATTATGGAAAAGACGGTTTTACGTCTTTAATGGGCGAAAAAATCGACCCGAGGTCATTTAAGCATAATAATATGGAACCGTATTACGGCGCTAAAATAAGGGGTGTAACAACCGGCGCAAATATGAATGAAAATGTGCTGGATAATAAGGTCGGAACCGGTTCACAATATTTCTCAAAGACCGAGCAAGCACCCCTTTTCCGCCCGCACGACAACCTCCATCTCCCGAATGGAATGCCGAACCAAAACGATTTCTACCAGTCACGCGTTTTACCCAGCACGAAGATTTCCAATGTGAAACCGTGGGAAGAGATCCGTGTCGGACCTGGTCTTGACCAAGGATACGGGACGCAAGGATCACTCGGATTTAATTCGGGAATGGAAGCTCGAGAGAAATGGATCGACCGAGGTGTTGATGAGATGCGTGTTAAAACGAACCCTAAACTTACATATTCTCTCGAAGGGCACCAGGGACCGGCTGCACACTATATCCAAACCGCGCCTACGACGGCCACTTTAGGGCGAATGGAAAAACACCTCCCGGATACATTCTTCGTTAATACGCCTGACCGTTGGTTTACGACAACTGGTATGGAGAAGGGTGAAACCCTCCGCGCGATTGAATTGGACCGTGAGAGTAACCGTCAGACAACGACGAGCGAGTATTTCGGTGCAACCGCGCCGGCCGATGGTGGTGCGGCCATGTATGCACCGAAGAATTTCGAGGACACGCGCCGACAGACTTACGATGGAAAACCGTTGATTAATCCGTATGCGGCCGAGAGAAATACCGCGACCGAGTCCGACTTTGGTAGGATGAGTTATAAATTCACACATAACAATCGGACAACGGTCCGCCCCAATGAGATGGGCGGTATTCACGGCGCGTTCAAGGCCGTTGTTGCGCCATTGCTCGATATCCTCAAACCATCGCGTAAGGAAAATGTGGTCGGAAATATGCGCCCTTATGAGAACGCGAGAATGCCTGTTCCTGCAGCAGTTACCGCGACGTTTAATCCGGCTGACCGTGCACCAACCACCATCAAGGAGACGACAGTGGGTCTCGTCGGTTATGATCACCTCAATGTGGAGCGTCAGACTGCGGCCGGTTATTTAATCTCCCAAAACACGCCGATTGATACCGAACGTGCAACGACTAGCACCGATTATTTAGGGAGCGCCGGTGGTGGCGCGACCCGTATGGGGAATGGACTGTATAATGCGGCCTATAACCAACGCAATAATGTCAATAAGACGTATAAGAATGTAACAAACCACGGTTCGATGTCGCTGTTTAATTCAAATACGAATGTCCAGATTGACCGCCTGGATGCGGACCGCGCGAACCAACGCAGTATGGTGGCGACAAATGCGCCGTCATCGATTCCAAGTATCGATATTTATGGCAAAATGACGATGCCACAAAGTTACGATGAGAGTAAACTGAACGAGAGAATACAACCGGATATCCTGAACGCATTTAGACAGAATCCGTATACGCATAGTTTACAGACGTATTAATCAGACGGATGCACGGAGGCGCTGAGACACGAGGTCACGAAACCTGAGATATTAGTTTATCATAATATACACGATCGTTATTTATAACAATATATATATAACATACTTCAAGAATGAATAAAAAGAATACTTTAAAAAAAAGAACTTACAAAAGTAAAAAAAGGTATCATAAAAATATGACCAAAAAGTCAATACATAAAAAAAAGAAGAATATAAAAAAAATGTTTGGAGGTATGTTTAGCGCAAGTAGTAATTCATCCAAAAGTGATAATTACTGGAGGAACGATTCAGATGTTCGAAGATTATGGGAATACAATACATTGATGAAACCACCAACTCTTGCCCCACCACGTCTTGACCCACCTCTTGCCCCTATTTACACCATGCCTTATAATCCATTCGGAAGGGAATTTCCCCCTACAATGAATATGCAATGTGCCACAGGTCATTTAGCCATGATTAATATGGAGGCACGAGATTGGACTAGTGAATTACCAATACAAATAATACAAGAATCTATTAAAAGAAATATATTCGGTGAGGGAATCCCCGATACAATAAATAGTCAACAACTAATAGGTCATTTTTTTCACGGAATTAAACAAAGAGTAATAACATTAATGCAGATTTTAGAAATTAATGGAATAGGTTCACAAAATTATATATCTAGAAGACGCGTAATAACTCCAGGTATAATGACGAATTATAGAGACAATGAAAAAGAATGGATATCGTTTGGAATTATGCATCATACACCGTCTATGACTACTTATTGTGTTGATTCGATATTTTTTGTAAATAAACGCCCTGAAGAGGCGTTGGAATTAAAGGATGGAAGAAGTATAAGAATATCGTCGCATATGTATGGCGAATATTATTTAAATAACTTTTTAAGTTTAGACGGATTAATATTATGTATAGATTCTACATTAGCTGATAAAAACATTTCAGAATTAAAGTCACCATTTGATGAACAGAGATATTGGTTTCCCTGTGGCAAAATTGAAATTATAAAAAAAATACTAACATTTTTTAATTCAGAATTTCTTAAATTATCTAAGGATCAATTAATCGTCTCAGAGGCAGATTTAGCTATGTTGGCGACTAATGAAGAAGAATTTAAACGATTTTACATAAGCAACTTATTAAGGTTAGTAAACTACATAAGACATCATTTAACCCCATCAGACAAGTCAGAAATAACAGAAATAACAATATTTGATTTTATAAGTTTATTACTTAGGTATTACGAGAAAGATATTCAGATATTAAAAGTTATTTTTGAAATATAAATGAATGAAACATATACACGTAATCAATATTAAACGTCTGCTATAATATTGATTGAAATATGAAAACTGGAATGATTAACAATGGATTTGTCGGACGTATGACGTGTATTTTAGTGAAGAATTATTTCTATGAAAAGCGACGATGACGAGATATTTATACCAGCGAATTTTTGAAACCTCACCCAAAGGGGTGCTTAATTTAAATTTTCAACGGTGTAGTAAAGTGCTTACGGATACGGATACGATACCAGTAAAACCACCCACATTCGCAACCACACCCCTCCATTAAACGAGAGAATGCAACCGGATATCCTGAACGCATTTAGACAGAATCCGTATACGCATAGTTTACAGACGTATTAATTCCGCGAACATATGGTTAGCAGATGGTCGCCGAGAGATTTACAATTCATAAAAGTATACGCAGTATATGCGATATTTTTATGAATTATTGTATATATTATTTATATCAATATAAAGTAGTAATAATCATCTAAACAAATAAAATAGAAAATGAAATTGCCGGAGTTTCTTCAAGATAGTCATACCGTTCTTTTTCTATTGATTTTAGTATTATTGGTGAGTGTATGGGTATCAAGAACATATCGGGCCGGCAAGTTTAGTCGCTGGATTGCTCCATCAGAAGGGTATGGGTCGGGGATTATCGAAGGATTGATTCAGGCGACGCCTTATCTGGGTGAAGCGTACTCCTCTGCTGACGCGGCTGGTTCTTCTTCGTCTGCGGGTGTATTGATATTGAATAAATGTACTCAGGTTGTGGATACTGATACTACATTTCGATTTTTCTTTACTCCGGCGAAGGAATTGACGGGTGGAATAATTACAATATCGATTCCTACAAGTCACATTAAACTACCGTCAGGAGTGGGGATAACTTTGAAAGAGTCTTCAATAACTTCGACTGCTGCCAAAACCACGACTACAATATCCGGCACAAATTTAGATCCAACGGCGTCACAGGGAATCGTAGTTACAACTCCGGCGTCAGGTCAACCCGGCGCGGGAAATTATGTAATAACATATACCATAAAAACAACATCCGCGATTCCTAAAGATAAACAATACGCATTAGAACTGACCGGTGTGAAATGGTCGACCACTGCTGTACCTGCTACAACCGACGCATTTGTTACATTGACCAGCAATAAAGAAGACTCAGGAAAAGAAAAGTTAGTTAATGTGTATGTAGGTCATGCGACCGATGCGACAAAGCGTGTTAGGATATTCAAGGATACTACATTCGATTTTGAACAGACTTATTTATCGTGCCGTAAAATAACCACGGAAGATCCAACTCTGTCACCTGGCAATGCTGGAGCACCAATCACATTTACGATGAATATGATGCTAACCAACGGATTGAAGGGTGGTGACCAAGTTTTAATTCAACTTCCATATGTAATAAAGTACCCTAGTGCGGACATTATAATAACCGTCGTTAACGGTTCAGACAGGTTGGCTACATTTGGTAACATAACATTTACACTCAAAGAATCAAATGTATATGAAGGAGGGCAGAACTCTCTCTATTTTAATCTCGGGACTGGGAATGCAGATGTTGTTTTATTACCTCCCAATGTAACATTGAAATTAATAATAACAGGTATTTACGCCGAAAAAGCGTCAGGAACGGTGAGCAATGCAAAAATACTCACATTTAGAAAAGGTGTAACGCCAATTAAATTCACCGACAATTCAAATGTACTTGATGCGGGCCAGTTTACCTTTCCGGAAATAACAAAAGCGACAAATACTGCCGTAACCACTGGCGGAGCCACTTCCACTGGCACGGCCAGCGATGGCACAACTTATGTTACATCGGCTGCGGCCTCGGTTCTGATTTCATACGTGAAGGACCAAATGAAAAATGCGGTTCGGGCCCAAAAGGATTATGAGGCCGCGTATCAAAAACTGCGTTCAGCAACATCACAGACCGCGAAGAATGACGCACAGGACGCATATGACAAGGCCGTCGCGATACGAAACCGGCTCATCGCGAGTCATCCCGACTCTTGGTATGACGGCGCCAATTGGCGGTATGGTGATGACGGGTATATTCGCAAATGTATCGAACCGTCAACTCTTTCCACGAATGAAGGCAATTGTCAGAATATATTCCGGATGGATGCAAGCGGTAATCTCGTGAAGACGGCGGATGGCAATAATATATTATTGATGAAGAAGTGTCCGTGGAAATGTAATAATCCTGGTCAATCTGGGTCAGATGCATGCCGTATTGATATGGATTGTCTAAAGGTCACCCAGTGGGCGACGTATTTGCCTGATGGAACCCAAATCGAGAAGAATTTGCTTGGAATATCGGCAACACGCGCGAACTATGATGCTATCGCGAGCGATTCTAGTAGCAGCGCATTGAGCGATGATGATATTTATATGCGCGGGATTACGCGGAATTTCAAGGGATATGGGAGGAGACAACCAGGCGGCGAACAACAAGAGAGACACGGGTTATTCGGTTCAATCAGAGACGCTACTGGGAATATTATTCGCGGTATTGGAAACTGGATTGATCCGAATGATCCGAACTCGGGCAAACGCACCGCAAAACATAATGCGTATTATTATGAGGACGGGTCTCCTGCCGCAACGGCCTATCTTGGAATGTATAATGGGCAAGGATATGAAGAGGAGTCGCCTTTTAATAGCGCATCCAAACCGATGAATTATTATTACACTACGAATTATTATTATACGAATGGTGAGGCGGGGGGTGACGGGAGGAGCAATATGCCGGGGGCGATGACGAAGGTTTTGCCTTATGAACAAAATATTAATCTCTAGTGAAATGAAATGGAACCGGGCGGAACCGATGAAATGAAATGGAACCGGGCGGAACCGATGAAATGAAATGGAACCGGGCGGAACCGATGAAATGAAATGGAACCGGGCGGAACCGATGAAATGAAATGGAACCGGGCGGAACCGATGAAATGAAATGGAACCGGGCGGAACCGATGAAATGAAAT